CAGTCATATGGTCTGTACTGAAATCAGACATCTCAAAAGGCTTGCTGTGAATCTTATGCATTGTACTTGTTGAATTAGCAACTGTTCCAACCTTATATGTATCAAATTCCTTCCACCAGTAAATAGGAGCTGTTATATCAACTGATACAAAAATCTGACGCATAAACTTTCTATGCTCATTTCCTGCTTTAATAAGTGTCTGTGCAAGTTTCATATCATTTTTACCAATAATATAATCATCACTTCTTTTATACTCACTGCAACGTGAATCTACTGTACATCTATTACAGAAAAATTCTTCGCTACAGCCATAGTAACTATCGCTTTTAGACCAAGAATTCATTGGATTTCTCATTCCCCGCAATGCGCCTTCAAAATTAAATACTTCTGTGTTCTTAAATTCCATAAAAAACCTACCTTATTTATTAATATATCTAAATAGTGTAGAATTTCTATTATTTTTCAGGGCTTTTTTATAAAAACTACTCTTTTATTTTAATATATCTGGTATCAACAATTATTTCTTCTTCATTACGGGCATTTATGTATGCGAGACAATTTTCTTTTTTAACTGTCGCCATAAGCATATAACCACCTTCATCTTCCCATCTACTCATAAACCACTCTGCAATTTCTTTATTTCTAGTCCATGATATTCCGTTTCTTTTACTCTTTCTTCCCACTCCTCTATAAATAGTAAATTCATCTGGTAAACTGTTATATACCTCTAACTCCTCATTATTCATTAATATTCTCTTATCCGTTTTCTTAAACCATTGTATAAGCATATCTACAGGTACATTGATATCATCGTTAGGGTTCTCACTTAGAATCCATGCATCTTTAAAGAGTTTAGTAAAATCTTCAAGACATAAATCGTCTTTCCAGTATTTAATCATTGTTAGCTTATATGGAGCATTGACCATAAAATAAATCTCCCATACACTTTCAGCTTCATCTATATACTCAAACAAATCTTTCGTCCATTTATTAAATCCATCTTTATTTGTTAAATCATGCCATTCTCCGGTTTCAGAATTATACCAGTTACAAGTGTTAGTGAAAGGATGTGAAGTTATTATTCCTCCTAATAATGGCTCAATTGGTACAGATAAACATATCAGTTTTGAAGTCTCTTTTATATTATCTAAATCTGTATGATACTTCATAATAACTGTCTCCTTATAAGTTTAGAATAATCTTATATTATCATAATCATCTGCAATAAGAAACTCTTCCTTATTAAACAATTACACCTACCTATAAGAAAAATCAATGTATTCAAAGCAGATACTCCTAAATTTAAGCATAAAAAATACCGAAGAAGCTGATTAAGACTTCCCCGGTATCTTTAGAAAGGAGGTTTTCGGCACATACTGTATAGTCAGCTTTCGCCACAAAAAGCTTTATGTCCGTACATGTACCTAGCATATACCCATGAAATATAAAAGAAAATATATGCCACAAGCTTATTCCAATGGTTACTACCATACACAGACAATACATTTTCCGGAATAAGTGTGTCTATTTAATATGACAAAAAAATGTCAATGGTCTCTATATGCTACAAAAATGTACTACCCTTATTTCCTTGTCGTACAAAAAATAAGAATATAAAAAACTCACATATAGATTGTAATGGTTCTTTTAGGACTCGAACCTAAGACCGCCCGGTTATGAGCCGGATGCTCTCCCAACTGAGCTAAAGAACCTTATTTTAAATTCGGCTAAACCTATACACCTATCAGGCAGACTAACAAACTCCCTGTAGTCACATATCCATTCCCTGATGAATGAATATAGAAGTACTCTTCATCTGTCGTTTTTCGTTTTCTTTACTCAGACTACATAAGCAGAAAACAGGTTAAGAGTTTTATTCTTACAACAATAAATTTTCAAAAGAAGGAATAATAAAAGTTGCGAATTCTTAAATGACCGTCAGCCATAGCAGAGGAAGAAAAGAATATGCTCTATTTTATTATTCCAAATGTCTGTAGTAGGACTCGAACCTACACTCTAAGGATGAAACCCTTATGTCTTAATCTTTTGACTATACAGACGGGTGACAGGCTATATGAATAAATACCTACTATGAAAAACATCAATACTTAACAAACTCTTTCAAATTTTTATAAAATAAAACTTACGCCTGTCAGATAACCTTTATCTTATATTATAATAGTGTATGATTACTTTCATTTATTGAATAAAAATTGTATTTATTTAAGTACAATTTAAAAAATATTTATAGAAATCAGATTAATAACGCATAATATCAGTATCGCTGTTATCAGTTTCAATACAACTGAACATCTCCAGCCTGTAAGTTTAAGAACAATCCCCTTTGATAACTTATTTATATGATAGATATTATTCATTATATCTTCATCATTTAAGCTGCATCTGTAATCATTATCCTTATCCAGTCCAAAATAATCCCTGCTGTCAATATATGGCTGATTCTTATTAACACATATCAATATCCCGCTTTTTGCTGTATCAAGATATCTTGACCTTAATAGGGAATACAGATATCTGTTTTCTTCTTCAGTTAAATTACAATACTTGCTCTGTGTTAATGGAAAACATTCCTTATATAGCTGTCTGTTCCTTTTTAAATTGAATAACCGTAATTCAAATACTATAAATGCTAAAATAATTATTATTGATACTATATACTCCATTTTTATTTCTCCTTATTTTTATTATCTGACCCATTTAATACAGAATTGCTTCTTTTCCCCATCATAATATTTCATTCCCAGCTTGGATATTATCTTATCCTTGCTTACATAATGGTTATTCCAGTATCTTGCATCAAATGAATTATTTCTGTTATCTCCCATAACAAATACACATCCCTTTGGTACTTCAAAGACTTCCGAAAACCCATCATGGTTCATAGGCTCATGGATATATTCTTCATTTAACAATTCATTATTTCGCCATACATATCCATTATTGATTTTAATGGTATCTCCTTCTATCCCTATTATACGCTTTACATATATGGTATCTTTATCATCAGGCGCTTTGAAGGTAATTATATCTCCTCTTTTGGGATTACTGAATATATATGCCAGTCTGTTTCCAAATAAACAGTCACCTATATTAAGGGTTGATATCATTGATGATGTAGGAATTGTCGTGTTGAAGATAAGAAATTTATTTACAAGACAAACCAGTATTATTATTGTAATAAAGGGTAATGCCTTCTTTAATTCCTGTTTTATGTTGACAGTATCTTTTTCAGTCATGCCTTTTATATGTTGCCAGCTCCTTTCTTATTGTACGAAAGAAGATATATTTGTCTGGGAAAATAATTTAAGGATGTAAGGATAAGGAAAACGAAAGGTTTAATTTAATTAAAATATATTACACCTTTGTATATTTCCATCTTTACCTATTATATATTGCATCTTTAACAGTCATATTTTTTATTTTCCTATCATTATCTGTTTCTGTCTTTACCTTAAAACAATCTATATAGTCCTGTTTATCATTAACAGATATAAATAATCTTCTTACTTCTAAATAGTGCATGATATTTTTTTATAAGACATTAAAAATAGGAATTTTATAAGAAATTTATTGAATATGTATTATATATTAGAATATTTAATCATAACTGATGTGATAATATATGAAACATAATATATAGGATATAAGGAAAGCATTATATATATAAATATAAAACGGTGTAATATATTTTTAATTATCATTGTCATTATCACTTTATTACCATCATTATTACTGCTATTATTATTACTACAATCACACTTTTCCCTTATCCTCTCTTAAATCAAAAAAAGAGACATATAAGGTTATCTTACCTTATACATCCCTTATTTTTATTACAGCTCTATATCATCTTGATTATAATTATCTTCTTTTGCTTCTACAAAGCTTTTAAAATGTTCCGTAAATAAAGCTGCATTCTTATCATTTATCTGTTCAGTATATTTTTCCTGTGCCAATAATAATGCCTGTTTATTAATCTTTTCTTCTCTAAGCGTTGAGTAATATCTATCCTCTAAATTATCTTCATCTAATATCTCAATAAGCATATCTTTAATTTTGCTATCAATTACATCCCAACTTCCATATAAATTAATAACAGCCTTATTTATTTTTGTGAAATCTATAGGAGTATTTCTCTCTTCATTCTCTTTTAGTATCCCTATAATATCAGATAAATCCTTTTTATAATTTCTAGCTGAACATAATTTCATTGCCAATAAATATTCATCTGTAATTGTTCTTACAGTCAGACATCCACAGAATTTCTTATAAAATTTACTATATTGTACTATTTTAGGACTATATGATTTAGTATGCTTAAAATCTTCATTAATCCAGTCGCTTTCTAAGCCATTATTATCAGCTACCATTTTAATAGCATCTTTCATTGATGAAGAAGCCCTTAGTATTGCATCTAAATCAGTTGTCATATCTCTGAAATTATAATTAAGCAAAACAGAAGCTCCACCTATAAGAATAATTTCAGCATCCGGAAATGCCCTGTTTGCTTTTTTATATATTTTTGCAACTTCATATAAATAATGGTCTATATTATTTCTAGTAAATTCAAATGACATACACATTACTCCCTTTCCTTTTAAACTACATCCCTAATATCTTTCTCTACTATATTATATTTTAAGAAGAACCTTCCACATTCATCTTCACTGCATTCTTTTAAAGCCTGCTGCTTCTGTTCATCATTTCGTTTTATACTATCAATAAGAAGCATACTAAACGGAAATACCGGTTCACTTAATTTATATTGCCTATATTTATCAAGTGGCTCATATACCGGAGCATGATATATATATGTCAGATAATCAATCATGGCAAGGGTATATAAACTCTCAAAATACCATTCCTTATCCCAAAAATACCCAACCCAGTTATCGTTAATGACTTCCTTTATGAACTCATAATCACCCAACCGTTTAAGAGTATGGCACATTTCAGATTTAAACAGGTCTGTATCCATTTGTTTCTGCAATATCAGTCTATCTTTCATATGTTATCTCCTTTTTACCTGTTTTAAGACCTTCTTGGTATCTTTATCAGTCAGTCCTGTAAGATAGTCTGTTATATAAATATTTACCTTAGATATATCCGTATATAAGGACTTATCATCATCCAGTATAATATAATCATTGATACCGTTTCTTCTGATATAATATTCAATCTCATCCTGTCTTGACTTACCACTGACACTCATTGTTTTATCTGATATAACCAATCCATATATATTTAACTTATGTAAAAGCCCGGTTATCTGTGGACTATTATTCCCCTTTATATCAAAGCCTTCTTTCCAGCTTGATGTAAGGACTATCTTTACGACTCCATATTTCTTACTTAAATCCTTACATAGTCTTATGAAGTTATCCAAACACTTATTATTAATGGTATATGGCTTATTCCAGTCAGCTTTACAATTCAAAACTCCATCTATATCTAAAAATATATACATCTGTATCATCTCCCTATATAAAAATAGTGTATATCAGTTCAGAAAAAAATACAAATATCATCTTTCTAAAAACTAACACACACTATTAAAATATCTTTCATTTTAACATAAATATATTCATTGTCAGCACAACAGGTATCTTAATTTTTCTTTCTGTTTTAATGACGAATTATTACTAATATTAAAAAAAACATTATGTATGGGAAAAATACTGCCATTATAATGCAAGCTATAAAAAATAAGATGTTTTTTAGTGTTTCTTTTATGCTATCCCAATCAATTAAATCAATTCTTTTATTTCTTACTATGCAGTTATTGTCAAAATCATAATAAGATGAATACCATATAATGTTTTTTATCTTTTTAGCTATGCTTCTTACCATATACTTCCCTCTATTTTTTAAAATAAAACTATATTTAATAATTTCTTTCATCCTTGGACTAACCTTGACTTAGACTAAAAATTATTCTAGTCAAGTCCTAAGTCAAGCTATTTCTTCTTAATAATAGATACTGTATTCTGTACAATCATATATGTATAATCATCCGGGTTATCATATACTTCATCAGGGATATCTGTATATTCCTTACCATTTAGCATGAAGATATAATTCTTATCCTTATATCCTGCTAAATCATCTCTTAAGCCGGTCTTACATGATGTATAGCTTTTACTCATAATAATGAACCCAAAGATTAATAAACTTATAATAACTGCTATAATCCCAACAAATACTATTACAAAGATATCCTTACTATTCCCCTTATTATTATCTGTTTTCTTACTCATGCTTAATCCATCTCCAGTACATCATCATTATCCTTTTCATTTGCCATATCCGTAATATAATCAGCTTTATCAGCTAAATCAGCTAAATATGCTTTATCGTACTTATCAGCTTTATTATCCTTTTCATTCATAAACTCTTTGTACTCTTCTAACATCTTCAAATCATACAGTACAGTTTCCTTTAATTCCCCGATTGAATTATTAACGGATGTATCAGTAAGTCTGTATCTTGCATATATGCTGGATATATCATACTCCTTTAATAATCCATCAGGTGCTTTAATGGTAAAACAACTATTATTAAACATCTTTCCCGGTATCTCTACCTTATACCCTAAAAACAAATTGCCTCTGATTTCTTCCTTAATAATCTTTGTTGCTTCTGCTAAAAATTCCTTCTTATTTAACATAATTCCTTCTCCTTATTAAAATATCTATTTTAGGCTTTACGCCTCTCTAACTCGATAAACTAAAATCTCCCATCCCGCATTCAGAATTAGCTTTTAGTTCTTCTACGACGCTTTTTTGTAGAAGTATCCTCATCTTCTTTTTTATCATAATAGCCTGCATTTATAAGCTCTTCCTTAGTCCTCCTATGTCTTTTAGGCTTAGTGTCTGTTTCCTGATTTGAATTCTCTTTAGCTTTATTATCTGCTTCTATCTCTGCCTTTGTGCGTCTGTGTCTCTTCTTTGGCTGTTCATTAATAGCATCCGGTTCATTAGTATCATCTTTAATATCATCTGTTTCCTGTATAGAAGTCACAGTATCCTGTGATTTAGAGCTATATACAGCCTTTGTATGCTCCGGTTCTTTATAAAGAAGCGGTGTATTTGTTCTTATAGGTATATGTCCGGTCTTAATAAGCTCTAAGATTTCATCTGCGCCTTCTAAATTACCGTCCTTCTTATAATACTCGACAATAGCCCTTGCATAATTATTAAAAGCTTCATCATCGTTATTAAAATGAGCTTCTATCAGCTTTAAAATCTCCATAAATGGTCTGCTCATATTTTTTTTATAATCCTTTCTTTATAGAACTAATTAGAATTAATTAATCTTTCTATATAAATAGTGTGCAATTTATATCAATAAATGAAAGTTTTTTTACACTATTTATGTATATATCAAAAAAATAAGGAGAGAAATAATGATTTTAAGCGAATATATAAAGCATTTAGATACGCTTCTAAGGAAAAATCCAGATACATACAGCCGGATTGCTCCTACTGTCTTACAGGTCTATGAATTAAATGGAAAACACCTTGCTACCATTGAGATTGATACTTTCATAAAAGAAATCCAGTATAGAGAAGGTAAGGTATATGGCGATAAATTAAAGGATACCGACATAGACAGACTTAATAATACAGAAATTATATCCTTAAATGCCGGATGCCGGTTCGGAAATATGGAAGTTTATATGAAAGGGAACAATAAAAAAATCATATGAAGAGACTAATAGCAATTGACGGAAGCACAACAAAGACAGGAGTAGCTATTTTTAATATAGATAAGCATAAATTACAGACTTTAAAGGTATTATGTCCTGATAATATTGAAAAGCCACTTACAAAGAAAGCAAAGGATAGTCTTACAAAGAAACAGATAACTGACAAACAAAAAGAAATCCATAGAAAGAATACTGATTATCGTATATCTGAAATGATTAAACAGCTTAATAAAATATTCGATAAAAATAAGCCGGAAGTAATTATCATGGAAGATACATATGGAAGTAAAGATATGTATGCTTATAAAAAGCTCTGTCAGCTACAGGGATTAGTGCTTAGTTACTGCCTGATAAATAATATAACTTTTATACTAAAGATGCCTCAAAGCTGGCGTAAGGATTTAGGCTTTGAAATCATTAAGAACGGTCAACAAAATACCAGAGAAGAATATAAGAGCATGTCAATTAATCACATTAAGGATAAGTATGGAATTGATGTAAGTGATGATGAAGCAGATGCTATATGTATAGGAGAAAGTTATTTTGTAAGGGAAGGTGCTGATTATGAATCAGAAGAATACTGAATATATAGGGAATGAACATTATGAGGAGATTTATGAGAAAGTATTAACATTGTTTAATAATGATATAGATAAAATGTATAAGGCTTTTAAAGAGTTATCTGATTATCTTGTATACTTTGGTGATACTAAAGAGAAACGCATGAAAAATTATTGTAGGTTTAAATCAGATAATGTGATAAACAAATTACTATAACTATAATAAGAAAGAGAGTTTGATAATTTTAATCAGACTCTCTTTTTTACTGCAATTATTATACTTATTATAGCTGTTTTAACACATAAGTCTTTTCAAAGGTAAATGCTCCTGTCTTTCCCATATAAGGATATCTGAAGCTCTCTGTTACTCTTAACTGTAAAATACCCTCTTCCATATTAACATTTAGAAGCTGTACCTTTAATGTTCCGTCACTGGTAAGCCCAGCCTGTAAATTAACACAGAACCTATTCATAAGCTCATTTACTATTGTTTCATTATATGACCCATCATCATTTATATAATAATTTATAAAATCAGGGTCATAAAAGTTATCTATCATCTTATCATAGGCATAATCCATAGATTCAGTAAGACCAGTGCTTATTTCTCTCTCCCTTGCATTATTTCCTATAATGGTACAGTGTATAAGAATAATAAGAGTAATTGAAGCTAACCATGTTCCTGTTGTAATTATTGCTCTCATGTTTACTCCTCTCTAATGTGAACCGACTACTCCCGTTATAGGAAATCTTGCTACTCCGTTAAACTTATGGTCTGTCGAAAACTTAAAGAAACTATGTGTAAGCTGATAATTGATACTATAACTGATATAACCATAATTATTTGTTGTATCATAATAACTGAATGCTACATCATATCCCTGCTTCTTATAGTTATCTACAAGCTGGTCAAGCTGGCTTTTAAAGTTATCAGTATAATGAATGAATATTCTTGTATAATCAAAATCATTCACAGCCTGCTTATTACCATAGAAATCATCAGCTGTTATATTTATAGGAGTTTCTTCCTTTCTTGAATTTCCATTACTGTCCTTTTTAAAGACACATACATATGGAGCATTGTTTTCTGTAGCTGAATACCATGTCTCATACTTGGAATAATCCTTATAATCCAAAATATATTTATAATTAGGGTCATTTATATTACAGTCTGTATAAGCTCCTGCTTTATCGTCACTCCCAATATCAGCGACTTTAAAAACAACTGCATCTTTATTATTATCATCATAATAAAACTGTTTCTTAGTCTCTTCATCCCTAAAGGTATATGCTATTAAATCTTCATCATTCTTCTTATAGCTTGTGAGCTTCACTTTTACAACATTCTTATATGTATAAGTCGGATATGAGTCATTGTTTGAATCACCCTCTCCTTTTGCTTCTACAAAGTTCTCAATATATGTTGATATTTCATTAACCTTTGTTATCTTACTATTCATAACGATAAACTGTACGGATATTATACACATCCATGACATTATAATAAGATAAAGCGATGTCTCTAATACACTCTTCATTTATTTGTTTTCCTTTCCTATGAGACAAATATACTGTTTAAAATTGTATTTATTAATCCTGAATACTGGCTATACATGATTCCCATAATAAGAGTTGCAGCTGTTATAACAAACATCATAAGTAATGTTTCGCTATATATATCTATCATTTCACCCATAATATAACTCCTTTTCTTATTAGATATTAAGCAAAATCATAAAGAAAGTTACTAAAATACCTATATTTATAAATAATGCTACTAAGCTATCTCCTAATACTTCAACAATCTCTTCCATAATTCTTCTCCTTAAAGCATGAGATTAACAAGACAAATCATGTCCAATCCTAATTTAACTGATGCAAATGTTACAGGTATGTACTCTGAAAAGTGAAGGACTGAATTTCTGTCTATTAAAGATGCCTGCTCGTTCTTATTTATAATCTCATAATTTCGTTCTACCAGTAATGATAACTGTTCATCCATATCTGCACGGTCTACATCTGATAATGAATAAAGATTCCTTATGGCAGCGGATATATCAAGCAGCTTAAATCTTGCCAAGAATTCATAATAAGGTTCAACTGCTGTAGGGTCTTCCTCTATACGACTAAGGAAGATTTCAAGCTCCGGTTTCATAACTATAGGGCATGTCTCATAGGTATCCTGTATTGCTGAAAGTAATGGTTCTTCCTGTAAATTCAATGATACATCTCTTAACCACTCGGAAAAGCTGTCCTGTATGTTTCTTTTTGTATTCGCTACTGCTGTCTTCTTTGTAAGAGTTGGCTGTATGACCATAAATATATCAAAGATGCCGAATAATGCAGCTACATAAGCGTTATATGGTATAAACTTCATAAAATATAAAGCAACTGCAATGATACCAATAATTGCATAAACTGGAATACTTATAATCCTGAATTTATTCGGATTAAACTCTGTAGCATTCTTATAGTCTTTCATTATCATTTTTTCATTTACTGCTTTTGATACCCAGTCACGATTATATGAAACCTGCGTATAAACAAAATATAAAACACACACTATAAGAAATATCAGACAACATACCTGATAAATCATATTATCGCCAATGCTCTTTTCATAATGATACTCACTATTCTGCATAACATATGAAAATGCTGAACTTACTGCACCTATACCAAGACTTAATATAAGTCCTATAATATTAGCAGTTTTAACTCTTCCTATTTCGTTCTGTTCTGCATATGTTCTTGTAATCCAATTATCTATATCAGTAAGCATAATATTTATTGAAGATGTATAATCTCCACCCTTTAACTCTATATTTATCATGTACTTATTAAGGGCTTTTACTCTTGTATTATTATATTCCTTCTCAATAATAGCTAATGTTTCTACTAAGATGTCATCTGATACACTTGTATTAAGATTATCCAACGCCTTCTGTATGGTCTTTTTTAATTTACCTGTAGCAATTTTTTCTGTATCTTCAAGTGCCGTTATAATCTTTGGCGACTTCTGGAAGGAATATACCATCTGATGTAAATATATATCTACTTCATTAAATCTTTGTTTCTGATACAAGTTTACAAAGTTTGCTCTTATAAGGGAAGGAATAACAACTACGGATACCACTCCTACTATAATAATAAATCCCGGCTTCATCTGATATAAAAAGCCCATTCCTACAGGAAAAATTAAAGCAATAAGAACAAACAGAATATATCTTATCTTTGATAATGTATATCCATACCCATATATTTCCTTTTTCATTTGTTTTATGGAAAAATAGTTCTTTATATTATTAAATGTCTTATCCATTCTCTATCTCCTTTCCATAGATGATATCTGTCGGAGTTTCAGGTCTCTTATAAGGGTCTGTTATTCCTAATCTTTCAAACTGTCTCTTTAAATTCTTTGGAAGATTGTTTTTATCCTTTATACCCTCATATGCGTTATAAAATGGAATAAATACATTCTCTATTTCAGTACGCTCTATTCCTAAATTGTCTTTTCTTTTTACCGGTATTCTTTCAAAAAATCCCAATTCACTGACAATTCTATGCTCCAGTTTATCTGCCTTAACAACCAGTCCTATATCCATATAACGGTAGATATTATTTATAAATCTTGGACTCTCTCCTGAATCACCAAGCATGTTATACATTCTGTCAGGAATATCCTTTGCTCCATCTACATGTACTGTTGTCATACAAAAGCTTCCTGTACTAAGAGCATTAAGCAGCTCTACAATTTCAGGTCCTCTTGCTTCAGACAATAATAACCAGTCTGCATTATGTCTCAAACATGCTTTAATCGCTGATGAATAATCAAATTTCTCATCTACTAGAAATGGCACACACTTTCTACCCGGATGTATCTGTCTATAATGTATTTCTGCATTATCTTCCAGTGTAATAACCTTCTCATTTGCAGGAATAAATCCTGATAAATATTTAAGCAGCTCTGTCTTTCCCGCATGTGGTCTTCCCCCTATAACAATGTTACTGTGGGCTTTTACACAATTCTCTAATAAATTAAGCAACTCTTCCGGCATCATTCCGGAATTAATGATTGTTTCATGGTCATATCTTAATGTAGTAGGTATCTTCCTTATGGTAAGTGACTTAGATTCACTTCTGCTCTCATGGAAGATACTTATTCGTAAATCTTCCGTATGTGCTTCCATTACAGGATTTGCTGTATTGAAATTAACCTTCATTATATTGGACAGCCTGATTGATAAATTAGCTATAAATTGTGGTGTGAGCTTCTTATCCACCTTATAACAACCCTTTCCTAATTCAGTAAGCCATAAATTACAGCCATCCCACTCTATATCCGTTATCTTATCATTCGATAAATATTCTTCTATTTCAGAAAATAAATCCTTCTTTTGTGCTTCTATTATTTCATCAAAGCTCATTTTTTCTTTATCAACCCTATTATCCATTACTTTGTATCTCCTTCCACTTCTTGAATTTCCTTTCTGCTTACTATTCTCATATCTTTAAAAGAAATTAGAGAGAAGAAAAAGGAATCTTTTCATAGGTCTTATTCCTTAATCCCCTCTCTTAAATATAAATAGTATTAGCTACTTTTCTAAAACCTTACCCATCTTATGGAGTATCTATATCTCCTTTACTTACCGCCTCATTAGCTGGGTCTTTATACTTTGTATCAAGGTCAGTAGTAGCCTTCTTGGTCGATGTTGTAACCTGTGTAACTACAATAGCTGCAATAGCAAGTGCTGCAACGATTGCAAATAATGCAATAACAACCTTTCCGTAATGCTCAATTATGTCATGCATAACTTTTCTCTCTCCTTTTCCTGTTTAAAATTAAACTGATTAAAAATAAAGGTGGAAAATTCAATCAGTTTATATTCTAATAGTGGAAAGCAATTTTTTTTAAGATAAAAAAACAAGAAAAATTCAAAAGAAAATATCAAAAATATTTTTAAAAGAAAAAGACTATGAAACTCAGTCCATAGTCTTCTTATACATATCTATATTAAAATGTAAGTCCTACTGTATTCTTTAGTACCAGAAGATTAATTCCAATACCAACAGCAATTAATAAAACCGTAAGATATTTAGCATTATCCTCACTGGAATATACTCTTAACCTATATGGTAAGATATGTATATTCTTCTTATTAAACAGATATAATACAGGCAATCCATTAACTGTAAAGCTGTCCAATAGTAAGTGTCCAAAGATACCAAACCATAAGCCTGTAGCTAATGGAAGATACATCATATAGTTATTCTTCATATAGAGCATTGAAATAACACATAAGATAATATTTAGGAATACATCATGTGTATAGGTTCTATGCCCTATAGCCTTTGATAAAATGAAACTTACAGGCTTAAGGATTCTGCCTATAGTAGAGGTTGTCATATCTATATCCGGTAGTAAACTGCCTAACATAGCCATACCTGTAAATTCATACATCCCTGTTTCATCTATAACTCCTAACTGATTAAGAGTAATCACTGTCGCTATTCCTGTTACTGTTCCAAATAATAAATGCTGTTTACCTAACATAATAATCACCTGCTTATTTAAGTCTAAATCTCTATCTACTTAAATAGTGTGTAATTACTACCATATTTAGGGGCAAAATTATAAAAAACAACAATATATAGTAAAAAATTATCAAAAAAACATAAAAAAAGAGCTAAAGGAAAATTCCCTTAACTCTCTTTGAAATTAAAGTGTATGCTCTTCATCTTCAGAAGCTATACTCAATTCATTATTGGTAAAATCTCTCTCAGTTGTCTTACGAAGACTAATAAGACGGTCATAATTATCTGTATCATCAATATAATCGCTTATGCTGAATGAAACACCAAGGTCTTTTATACATGAACGGACAGTTTCAGAGAAGCATACAGCATCTTTTCCCCAGTAACCGTATTTATCAGCTTCATCACTATATAAACCGCCTAATCCGCCTTCTCTATAATCTACACCCAGTTCAGTCTCCTTTAACCATCTTATATCTTTATCTACCGTCTGTAAGTATTTATATTTATCCTTAGTACTCTTATAAGATGCATATTTAATATTTGTTACAACATTACCCGTTTCCGGATTAGCTTTATAGAAGTTTCCTGCTCCAAATTCTTCATAATTCTTGTAGTTTTCTTTAGTTAAATAAGGTAATCCTACAGTCATCCGTCTTAATAAGAAGCGATATTCTATTTCCTTTAAAGAGATGATATCACAGCTTTTATCATCTATGACTTTAGAATTTCCCTCACACTTATAAAACATATTCATCTTATGAGCTTTATTATTCTTATCATAGTAATATAAGAAGTGTCTATCCTCAAATAAATGTTTATCCTCATTACGATATCCACTGTAATTAAGTCCGAAAGCCCAATGAAAAGGGCTAACTCCCATTGATGTACCATCATCACACTTCATAACATCAATTCCATCCTTTGTCTTGATGTTTTTCATCATCTCTGTATGAGTAAGGTGTAATTTCTGCTGTATATCAAGTCTGGCAAATAACTCAATATCATCTCTTAATTTATTCAAGTCAAATTTAACAGGTTCAGGATACATCATAATTCCGATATTATTTCTTATAGCTTCCTTAACAACTAAATCCTTGCCATAATCCGATAATTCCAGAAATTCTTCCTTAGTAAGCTTTCTGTCATATCTTATTTTAAGGATTTTCATAAGCTCCTTTTCCTGTATATCATATGTAATAAATCCACGGTCAATACCATTATTTATAGCATCATTCACAATCATTTTAGCTGTACCTAAGCTGAAGGTTGTATCAAACTTTCTAAAATCATACCCATATGTATTCTGTACATAGTCTTCAAGCTGCTTTTTATACTCTTCATCCGTAGGGTCTAATATTTTAAATTCAAAGCCCGGACAAAAACTGTTATCATTTTCATCATGGACTGTTTCATTCATAGTAGATAAATTATCTTTTGAATCATCCCAGACTGAAGCTATACGACATGCCATATCTAAACTGCCTATATTTCCACTAAGGAATTTTATATCATCTGATACTCCTTCATTATCATAAAATACATGCTGTGCTATTAATAACCATGCTTCTATTACATAATTAGGAGTAATTATACAGTGGTTCTCTCCTTTATAATAATCATAGAAGTCTCTTATACTCTCTCTTATTATTGCATAATCCTGATTAGTAAAATCAGCTATCTTCTTGACTCTTCTGGCTTTTGCATAGTATTGTCTGTGGAACATTCTTTCATATGGAGTTAAACTAGGGTCATCTCCTTCTTTATTAAGTACACTCTTTATATGCTCCCTTATTTTCTCCGTATATTCCATACGCTTCTGATATGCTTCAGGTGTCTCTGCCATATATCCTTCAGTGAATCTGTCCGGATGCGTTGATATACCCTCTTCATCTACCTTTAACCATCGTTCTGCCTCTACTACTCGTTCATAATCCCATTTGAACTGATTAGGGCGTGTTTCATATTCTATCCACCTCTTCTGTATTTCTCTTTCTGTATCATTTTTATCAAAGCGAAGGTCATCATGCACAATTCTTTCATACACCTTAAATTCCTTATCATAACGCCTTGCATTACCGTCATATTTAGACTCTGGTTTAGGTTTCTTCTTTCCAAATAATAATCCCATATATCTTTGTTACCTCTCTTTTTAAATAATAATAAGCAGATACAATTATTGTATCATAATTAATACATAACCGCATCTGTTATTATCATTACATTTCATATTCATTTTCGTACTGCTTATTCTCGGTTTTTGGGTCTGTAAATTCATATGGGATATTATATCCTGTTCTTGAACACAGCATATTAAAATCTATTTTCTTTCCAATGACTTCTTCTGTCTGGAAAATATCCGCATAGCTGATACCATTTGATTCATACTCAACAACTATAGGCAGCTTATTTATTACTCCCTCACTTTCAGAAAAGGACATATATTTCCCATCAGGTTCATTTGTCTTTATAATAGGAAGATAAAACCTGCCTTTATCTGTATTGATATAAGCTTGTCCTGCATCCTTTATCTGTCTTATGGTATCCATTGCTTTATCCTTATAATTAGCATTAATAAAGGATACATCTACATCTCTTTCTTTAATTAATGCATAGATATCATATTCATCTATCAGTTCATAATGATAATCATAATTAAGACTTTTAAGCAAGGCTTCATTTACAGTAAGTCTTTCATATATTTTATCTGATAAACCTAAATCATTACAACTCTTAATAAACCCTTTTAAAGTATCCTTATCTCTATTCCTTTTAAAATCAGCCGTTCTTAAATACATAAGGTTATTAAATACATACTTTGGATAGTTCTTTTGTAAAGCCTGTAGTTTATTATCATATCCATACTTTAAATAATCATCAAATATATTAATTGCAATAGATAAATCCTGCCATTTTATAGGGTTTAATTCCAGCTTTTCTGTTGTTGTAATATTATTTTCTTTCAATACAGCTTCTAATGCTTCCTTATTATTGAGATTAATATAATATGCACCCTTATAAGCTATGCCTTCAAATTCTCCCCTGTTATTATAAACAGGAATTCCCCCATCCTTAAATATCTTATTATAAAAGTCATCAAATTTATCGTTTATCCTATTCAAATCACTCTTCCAGCTATTAGCTACAAACTCTTCATTTTTAGCTATAGCCATTACAATTATATTAAATCCTCGTGACAGATAATCCTCTGTATTTATAATATTTCCTGTTATGTTCTTATGTCCTTTATTTCCTGTAATAAATAATCCTGCCATAATCTTTTTGCTCCTTTTCCTTCTTGTTACATTTCCAGTTCATTCTCTTCCAAACTCTCAAGATAATCTTCAAGCTCTATCTGTCCTTCACATTCATAATCAGCCATCTTATCTGTCTTTAATACTGAATAATTCTTTAATACGCTAAGAATCTTCTCTGTATTCTCTTTTGTTGCTTCTATATTTAAGTCTGATAAGATATCCTTACTCATTCTTATTGCCCTGTCTTTAACCATAATCATTCATTCCTTTCATTAATTTGTTACTATCTTGGCTATTTTCATATTAAGTAGTGGGTGGAATAATCTTTACAAACCGCTAAATATCTATATTTATGCATAAAAAATAGCTGTCCTTTTTCAGACAGCTATTATTATGATTCCCTATTTTATTTGATTGTCTTTCTTAAGCTTCTTTTTAAGGTTTAAGCGGTCTTCTATTTTAGTCCAGATGCCTGCTATTATCATAGAAATAACAGCAAGAATAACTGATATCGGGATTAATAGAAAAATATCTTCAGGCTTTGAAGCAATCCCTGTAAGAATACCAACCGTTGATACTACTGAAAATAATGCTACAAAAATCCATATATACCTTAATGATGCTCTTCTATCCACAAGGATTCCGTCTTTATCCATACTATCTACCTCTCTGTATCTAAGTCTTTATCTGTTATTTCATCTTCTGTATTTATAAGGCTATCCCAGTTTATATTATCTATATTAATACCTTTACTACAAAGCCCTATAGCATCACATAAACTTATAAATTCATCAGCCCCTACAAGGTTCATATTATAGATGTCAAAAAGCCTGTCTGTTCTTACTTCTTTTATTGACGCATCTACTGTAACCTTTAACTCCTGCTTTAATACATTAAGCATTTCATACGCAATAATATCTGTCTTTTTAAATACAGGACTGTCCTGCTCTATCCATTTAAACCTTGGATTAATTGTATTCTTATCCGTAATGGCTTTTATAGGTATACCTGTCCAATTTTCCAGATTAGGGTTATAATCATCTATTAATACATCATAATCAGATATCTCAGGTACAAAACCGGTCTTTTCTTCATCTAAAGGCACAAAATATACATGTTCTTTCTTTATAAATGGAAGATTCTCCTGTAACCACTCCCACTTTTCCTTTATGGCCATAAAACATGATTTACTAAGAATCCTTACATCTGCTCCTTTACTATGTAAGGTATTTGCTAATTCTATATATTCATCTATGGGCTTTAAACCTCTGAAATATCCCGGACTGAATACCTCTTCCATTGTTACTCCATCCGGATGTTCGTCTGATTTAGCCCAGTTCCATTCGGCTAATACCCCATCCATATCAAAATATATAACAGGATGCTCTGTTTTCTCCTGCGCTATATCAGTAACATCCCAGCTTCTATACATTTTCCCGCTATTCCATTTTTTTTCACTTATTTCTTCCCAATACATAAATAATCCTCTTTAAAAAATTTTATAAGCTCTATAAAATTATATTTACTGATAAATTAACGGATTTTCTTCATAGTAGTTCCTTCATATATTGCCCCTATATTCTCCAAAATGTATGCCGTATCCTTATATCTATCTGTCAACTGGTTTGCTGACTTTAAATATAAGCAAAAAGCCATATTGTATTTCCTGCCAGATGCCATATAAGCAGCTAAGTTTACAGTCTCCCCTGACTTAATAAAATCATTCAACATAACATCATTTAATACAATAAGTACATTTTTTATAGGCTCATTATTTTCCTTACCTTTTATCTGAAGTCTTACTAATTGTGATATAATATACTTTACCATCCAGTTAGAAGTATCTTCTTCATCTGAAAACTCTATAAATAAAACTGTTTTCTTCTTATTGAACTCTCTAAGGTTATATGAATTACTCTCTCCAAATTCACCTTCTGCTTTTAAATGCATTCTCAATGATAAGCATATAGACTTCAAGACATCTTCTCTCTTAATGGTCTGAAGAGTTGATGCAACACTTTTAGATGAATACTTTATTATCTCTTCCAGATACCTTATATCCTTATATAACTCCCCATTTATATTTTCTACTTCTGTTAATGTTTTAGGTCTGTTTGTTCTTACCATATACATTAATATACCTGCAAATACTGCCTTTTCAGATACTACCCAGAATAAATCCTGATGCTCTTGTATCTGGCTGTCTATAAAATCAGTAGCAAATAACTCTATATCACTATCAGTATCTAAATACTCAAAAGGATTATAATTTCCTGCTTTTAAACCAGCTATATCTATTGTCTGCACATTATAGCCTTTTCTTTTAAAGTCCTGTTCTGTTGCCTTCTTTATAGTAGAATTAACATCCGTAATGATTAAATTTGATGAATTTCCCTCTTCTTTGATATTGGAAATCAACTGTTCAATCTTTTCACTCTCAAGGTTTCCTGTAATTATGAAATTATCTGTCATCTTCCTATTTCTCCTTATGTGAGTTTCCTCATTTAAGTAAATAGTGGATAAAAAAAATTTTTTCAGACAAAAAAATTAAGGACAGCTTTTTTAATTTCTGCCCTTAACTTTTTTCATGTTTGCTTCAAATATTAAATCCTAAAATTCTAACTCTGCACTCTACACTCCGAACTCATAACTAGAATTCAATATCCCAGCCCTGCTCTTCATCTTCTTCATTTGAAGATTCCTGATGTCTTGAGTTTTCAACCATATGTACCTCATTAGTAATTATATCCACACAGCAAACATCTGCTGTAATGGGTTTTATATCTTCATATTCTTCATTTCTTGCTGCTTCATACTCTTCAGATAATTTATCTGCGAAATCTGGAACTAGAGCAATCGGTAAATTATATTCTACAAGTATCTTTCCTTCATGTGGAATTCCTATACGGAAAAATCTATATGTATTATCCTGTGATAACTTATCTAAGATTTCATCCATAAAAAGAAGTACACCTGTTACATTACTATCACTCTTTGATGTAATCTCAAAGATACCATCCTCATTCTTCTTAATAGATGTATCTTCCATAATTGTCTTTCGTACTTCTTCTCTTGACATATCCATAAAATTACCAGATACTACAGGGCTAATTGGTAAAACAGTGTATAGATTATTTATAAGGCTATTTGAAAAACGGAATTCATCAAATTTTCGATATTCAGAAGAATTTAATTCTGAATATGACCTAAGCTCGAAAGCTACAGGTGGTTCATACCCTGCATCTTCATTATGCTCTGTCTGTGCTGTATGTTCTTCAGCTGTATTTAATACTCCAAGCTCTGATAAGTATTCAATCATTGTCTCTCTGAATGATAAATCATTCTCCTGATACTCTTCATTAAGCTCTTCGTAATCAACACACTCTGCAACTTCTTCATAATCTGTTGAAAGATTATTGCGGTTATCCTTAATATACTGTCTTGCCATGTTTTCAAATTCATCAGCATAGTCAGTATCGTAGTCTTCATAATAATCTTCTGTATAATCCCTTGTAAGCTTTGAAATCTCTGTCTTCATTGTCTTATGGAAGGATGCATCATTATTCTGATAGATGTCATTTAACTTCTCATAATCAATAGCTGACTCATCAATGACCTTATCTGGATTATTAACCTTATAATCATGCAGCCATTCCTTTGCTGTTTCTGTAAACTCATCTAAATAGTCTGTATCATAGTCCTTGTAGTAATCCTTGTTATGATAGAGTCCGTAATCATCATCCTCTTCATACTCATCTTCATCCTCATAATCATCATCTTCTTCATATGAGTCATCATCCTCATAATCCTCGTCTTCATCGTAATCAGAATCTCTGTCTCTGTCGGCTTCATATGCCATGATGTCACCATTAACATCGCTCATAAGTGTCGATACATTAAGGTCTGATAGCTCTTCAGCTGCATTAACAAGCTCTTCTCTGTAAGGAATGTTATAAGCTCTGCATGTATTGTCCGGATATTCTACAATTAATACAGGCTGTGCTGTTCCTGTTACATTAGCTGCTGATAATTCATAATCATCTGAAATATCATTAATACTTAGGAACTCTTCTACTTCATCCATTACTGCTTCTACATAATCTGTCTTTCTCATAATCTAATTCCTTTCGTTTTTTAATGAAGCACTATATTACTTTATAATATAATGCAGATACCTTATACTTAAATAGTGTATAAACACTAACTAAAATCAGAGAAATATGTAGAATATTTATAAATTTTTTCTAATAAAAAAGCAGCTATAATTAAAAAACCATAGTTGCTTCATATATTTGTTTTAGTATTCATTTAAGTTGTGTATCTATACTATTTAAAATCAACGAACTATTTTATCTTTAACTGCATTCTCCATAGAAAAATAAGTATTATCCTTTGCAGGAGTTATCTTTACTAATAACAGGCTGTATCTATCCATAACAGGATTTATTATAATCTTCTTTAAATGGTCTAAAGACCTAATTGGGGTATCATTAGAAGCAGAAGCTTCTGATACAGGTTTTTCCTTTTCAGTATTAAATCCCTGCTTATTAAAATAATCAATTATACTTACAGCATCAGCTTCTCCTAAAGCCTTTAAAATGTCTTCATTGGTAAGATAATCATTATCTTCCTTAGTTGTAATGAACCCATGTTCGATAATTACTCCTAAAAATCCCATATATTTACTATATCGGATTACTCCATAATAATCAGCCCTGCTCTCATCAGGATAGAAATTAGTACTGTTTTCTTCATCATCTGTACTATCTCTTGTATAATACTTTGTTATTGGCATAATCTCCTGTATACCGCTATTTTTAAGACTGTCTAAAAACTGTAAGCCTAATACATTATATTTATCCATCCAGTTAGTCTGTGGATATATAAAGTGTACTCCGCTGCTTGTTCCGGTACTCTCTGCATTTACATGTATACTTACATAGAGGTCTGCATTATCATTCCTTGCCTGTACTACTCTTTCATAATTACAGTCTTCATAAGGAGTATCAGGATATGGACACTCTAATGTATCATGTGTAAGAACAACATTTATATTACTGTTAGCTTCCAGATAATCCTTACAATATCCTGTTATCTTAAAATTTATCTCTTCTTCCCTAAGTCCAAAACCTTGCGCTCCTGTATGCTTATAATCATGTCCTGAATCCAAGCACACTGTCGCTTTTTCTGCTTCTAATTCTGAATCATCTGCAAAACATATGGTATTATAGTGAGAAAAACCTAAAATACTATATATAAAAGTAATAATCCCCGTCAGGAGTAAACCAATATTTACCTTTTTATTTTTCTTCATTCCTTATATCCTTCTTTATCTTCCTACTATGAATTTTTATTTTTCTAACTACTATTAATAGTGTAAGAAAATTTTTAGACAGAAAAAGAAGAGACACCGGTTAATCCAATGTCTCTTTCTACTTCCTGATATCCCTATAAGGGAAAACAGTCTTTTATGTTAAAGGTCATATTCGATATCATCATCAAAGCATAATCCATAAAATTCATCATAAGCCTGCTTTGCAATCTCTTCCGGTACATCTCCATATACTTCAATTACATCTGATATATAGGTATCATAATCATCAGGATATGAAGAAGCAAAATCCATAAGTGTCTCATAAGCATACTCATAAGCCTCTTCATCTATTATTGCTCCATTTTCATCTTTCATAAGTGCATCTGCCATCTCACTATAATCATTATATCCTTCATCTTCGTAAATCTCTTCTTCCATTCCCCATGACTGATGATATAAAGGAAAATTATTTTTAAACTGTGGAGCAGGAGTCTTTGATATCTGCTCTGTCTTATATACCAAATAATCCTTAAAAGCCTTTATATCTGAAATCTTAGATTTGTCCAGTGTATTAGTAAGTGTTTGTAATAATGTATCTAAGGAATATATATATCCTATAAATACACTCTCCTTTACATTTAATCCTGTGTTACTGTGCATATATCCGTCTGTCGGTAAACAACAACTGAATGCATTCTGTTTTAAATTCTTACCATAAAATAAACCTTCATCAAACTCTGTATAATCACATGTAATATAAGCATCTTCAAATGGTGTATATTCCTTAGAAGAAGCCTTTGTTACACCAAAACTTAAACTGTCTCCGTCAAGTTCAACCAGCTTATCATGTAACATAGTCTGCATCTGTTTACTTCCTCTTAAGCCTTCTATAGATATAAGTTCATTCTCTTCATATCCTTCATCAGTCACATCTAATGCTATACATGTAGGATTAATCCGGCTTTTTTCTGTTATAAATGTAAAAGCATCCTTTGCTCCTGTACAAAGACCGGTTTCTTCTTCAGCTGTAAATGCAAAGTAAACATTATTATCTATCAGCTTATTATCATTTAACATGATACTTACAGCACTTGCATTTGTTCCTAAATTATCATATGTACCATGATAATACCTGTCCTTATACTCACTGCTTACATTTGTTATTCCTGATACTATATCTGCATGACTGCTTACTAATATACATTTATCTCCCTTTTTAGGAACAGACTTACCATAAATAACACAGTTCTTTGTACTGTATACTTTATTATATGATGAATCTTCTAATACCTTATCTATAGCATCCAATTTATCTGTAGTTGTAAATCCTTCTTTATTATTACTTCTTGCAGGTAAGGATATCTTCTCTAATACATTATCCAATGTATCCTTTATCTTATCAGCTTCAGGTTTAAATTCCTTATCAGCTTCTATCTCGACAACACTCTGATTAGGTTTTAAATTATCAAGCAAATCAACAATAACTGTATCTGTTATCATCTTTGCTTCTTCATTATATATATCATTAATGGTATCTGATACCTTACTTATTAATTCATAAGGATTTCTGTTAATTATACATCCCTGTATATCTGTATCTAATTTACATTCATAATAAATACTATCAGCATTAGTCTTTATTACCAGATAATCTTCTGTATTATGACTAATTCCTTTTGGTATATAATAAAGACTTACATCTTCACTATTAAATGTCTTATTAATATCTTTTAGGACCTTATCTATCTTTGTTGTTACCTTATCATTGCTGATTGCTTCTGTTAAATTCATTAAACTCATATCTTAGCTCCTTATTTTCCCTTAACATCTAAATGCCCTTTACTGTAATAGTGGTTTGCATTTATTGCTTAAGAAGCTGTTTATCTATTATTGTATTATATCTTTGGATTTTTTTAGTTTCCTTTAGACTGGATAATGCTTTCTCTTTAGATATATCTATATTGATTTTTTCATTATCAGATTGGAATTGCAGATTACTATTTCTTTAGATTTGTTGTTGGTCTATTTTCTATTTTAGACTGTTGGACTGTTTGTTTTTCAGATTGCTTTTTCTTAGTGGAGGCTGTTGGTTTTGCACCTTTCCGGATGCCTTGCCTGAGTGCTGGGCGCAGTTGTCCTATGTCACGAAAAACTACTACGCCACAACTATACTTTCTAATTCTTTTAGAATAGTCTTAAGTCAATTCTGAATTCAAAATTAAATAAGCACTTTCCATCAGCCAGCATCGTCTGTTGTTATCAGTCTCATGTTACTATATATTGTCTTTCATATACCCACCATTATTAATCCATTGGTTTCAGATAATTACTGATTACTCTTGTATCTTTTTACAGGCAAGATACAAAGACTGTGCCGGTCTCTTTATTTCATCAGTTATTACCTTTCGTTTCTCCTATTAATAATAATATGTATTTTACTTATCAATATAAGCTTCATAAGTATACTTTCTACAAGCACCTACGGTCAATCCACTTGCGTAAGGTTTCCCTATGACTGTCCTACTTCTACTCTCCTATTTATAAAGACTACCTGTATCTTCATAAATAAAATCATATCCATATCGCAATCACTGATATATTACTATATCATTATCTGTATAAGTCCTTGAGCCTTATTACCATAGCTCACACCGTTAGCCATTCGCCACAACCACGGGATAATTTTAACCATATAGGAGATAATTACATATTTACTATTAATTTCCATATACCTCATATATATAATTTTCATATATTTGTGATTATCTTTAACCCTACTTAGGCTTAGAGTTTATTACTCTTTCGGGGTCATCTTCCGTTTTCAACCTCTTTCGTTCTCCAGTTGTGATAACATGCGTACAACTGTCACCGGACATACTCATTAGTTAGGCTATGTCGGACCAATTTTTTTATACTGGTTGTTCCCATTTCCAGATAGCTAACAGCATTGTATAGTAAGTACAATAATCTGCCGCCCTCTTATTTTTCTTTTCTTCTATTTCCCCTACCTTATATTTAGTATTGTTATCTTAATCAGTTAGAAAACAGACTTGAAAATAAGCAAAAATATATCTTTATATTTTGAATAGTGTAAGAAGTCTTTCATTCAGGAAAGAATTCTTGTATTTTTTAAAATACAATCTATATTTTTATTTTCTTAGCTTTATTTATGTAAAATCCTTAACATAAAAAACAGGACCATCTCCTATTAAGGAAACAATCCTGTCTTCTAATTAATAATTTGCAATTTTTAAAACTCTGTACATCTTTAAATCGCTGTCAGTAATCCTTCTTAGAACTGAACCGCCATATTCTTCACTGCACTCGATTATATAATTACCCTCACCTTCTTCTTTCCATTTAGAAGGAGTTGTGTTTGTAGAAGTACCGACTATATACTTATCAATCTTATCAAGATGTCCAATATATATAGCCATCTTACCATCTTCTTTTACTAAAATATCACCGGTTCTCTTTGTTCTATGGTCAAAATTACCATTGTTAAAGAGGTCTTGTCCTGTCTGTCCATATTCACGCTTCATTCCCGGCAGATTATATAATCTTCCTAATACAAACGAATCACTCATAGCTGGCCCACTCTTATTATAAAGACCATTTTGATAAGCATTTACCCCAGCATTAGCAGACTGTCCGCCTTTACTCTCTGAATAATAGAACTCTCCTACTGCATTCAATGCATTTGTTATAAGCTGTGTTCTGTTTTCAGATAATCCGGAGTTGTATTTCTTTATGGATGCCAGTACGGATTTCTTCATTTCAGCATCAGGCACCATGTTAAATCCGAATGGAAATGACACTTCAAAACTTTCAAAGATTTCAATTGCCTGCTGATATCTGCCTTTCCATGTAATATTGTACATATCAGGAATTGTGCTTCCCTTATAATCTCCATATAAATCATGCATTTCTGAATATACATCTTCATATAGTTTGTAATTATCATTATCCCCATATTTATAGTTCTTTCCCCAGCCTTTAAACTTAAAGATATCATCCGGGTCTTCTGCGTTTTCATCCTGAGTAGAGAATTTCTTTGTAGATAATGTCCATCCGTTTCCTGATATCCAGCTTCCAAATTTAGCAACTGTAGATATTACCTTATTCTTTCCCCATTGCAGGGCTGCTTTAGGTGAGCTTGGAATAGGATAGAACCATACCTTCTGCTGATTTATCCACTTCTCTTTCCATTCATCAATAGTATTTGTACCTTCAGTACTCTGATGTTCAAAATCACTCTCTGCAAGGAAGAATGTTATCTTATAACAATCCTTTTCCATTAGTGTTTTAAATTCCATATCCATGATAAGGTTTATGGAAGGCTTTATATGACCGCCACAGTGTCCTTTACATACATATGCCGTATTGTAACAGCCTTCGTCACTTTCAGATTTCCAAGGGTCATGTGTATGTGCTTCTGTTGTACATAAGCTTCCGTCAGGTTTTATCCAACCCCATGTACAATCATCATGTGTATGTTCAGTTTTACCACAAATAAGATTATCATAATTGTAATAGCTATAATCTATATAGTTTTTACAGCTATCATCATGTTCATGGTGTCCATCACATACCATTACTTTTTTTGCGTCTTTTTCTATAACATATTCAGATATTCTCTTTATACTATGGTCAGAGTGGTCTTTTGTATGGAAATCAGAATCCGCATATAAACATTCACTATATGCGTCAGGATTATCGTTATAATCATCTTCTGTAGCTCTTCTTATTTCTCCACATTCATAATATATATTATACCCTATCTCATCACGCCATTCATAACAATCTTCGGTTTCTTCATGGATACTATCATTGTATGTTCCATCCCATATTCTATCTTCTACCCATTCATAGCAATTATCATTATGAACATGTTCTTCCATTCCACAATCCCAGCCTTCATATTCTCCTGAATCTTCATGGTTATGCTCTTCTTTTCCACATTCTAAATCACCTCTATAAACAGCATAGTTATCACACGTTCCATGACTGTCTGAAGGAGCATTATGCCCTATAAATACTCCATTAGCCTCACCTGACCCCGCTGATATGCCAAGATTTATATTTGCTTTACTAAGCCATGAACTAAGTTGCGCTCTCTTCTGATTAACACTCTTATTATAATCAGAGGTATATCCATGTATATAGACATTATTACATTTGCTTTCTTCCCTTGTAACTACATGTGTATCCTCATCATATGACATTGATGTAAATACATCTTCATCAGGACAATCTGTTACTGTATCATAAGTATATGCATACTTATCGTTACTTTCATCATCATCATTTAAAAATGCTATATCTCTTGTTCTTACATACATAAAGAACACATATCCCTTTGCTGTGTAGTAATTATCAAAGTTAATATCTTCCTGAAATCTATAATGCATCATTGATACTATTGGTACAAGATTAGCAGATACTCCCTTTAACTGTTCATGTCTTAAATTAGGCTGACTATAATTCATGTCCTCTGAAGCCCATATATTCTGTAAGGTTGCATCTTCTACACTTCTTGTCCAGTCATATTTCTTACTTGATATGGTATTACCGGGAGTTAAATAATAAGTCTCTGCCTGCTTTATAGCTGTATTTGTAAACTGCCTTCCTAATGTATTAGAGGTTTCATTTACTATAAGCTGTATGTAATTTATATTTTTTAACTCTTCAGCAAGCTCTGAAGCAGGATTTGCTCCAAAAAATGCTCCTAATCCTAAAATCAAAATAATAAATGGAAGGAAAGACATAAATGTTGTAGCTATTCCCCCAATAGCAGCTCCTATTGCAGCAAGTCCTGTTTTCTTTAAGAAACCTTCAATTTTCTTCTTTATTGAATTTACAAATCTTCCTACTGCTGCTCTTGGCTTCCTTGTAATATACTTTGCAAATCTCTTAGGAACATTCTTTGCTCCTTTTAATGCATTCTGTGGAGCATGTATTATTCCATTTATCCTTGCATTGATTATTCTTGCATTATCAAGTCTTGCAAGTCTTCTGTTTCTTAAACCTGTTGCTCTTACAAAGTTTTTCTGTTTCTTTTCCAGCTTGGCAAGCTTCTTTGCATTTCCTGTACTTCTTGCATCAACGATTTTACTATTAAGCTTATCTCCCTTTTTAGCCCATCTTTTATTAGCTTTCTCTCTATGAGCCAATCTTTTATTACGCTTTTCATTCTTCTTGGCTTCCTTACTCATCTTGGAACGGTCAATATGCTTATAGGCTGTATTTTTAACACTGTCTGTTCCCTGATAAATAGCCTCTGATACCTTAGCAAATTTACTGTTAGGAGCAGCTTTCTTTGCTATCTTTGTAGGAGCATATACCGCACCTTTAACTAATGTGGTTGTCGCTCCGACAGATGACTTCATTGCCGTCTTAACACTTGTTGTTGCAACCTTTGATATTCCCTTATAAAAAGCTATACCCCTATACATATCATTACCGATAAAGTTACGCATTACCATCTGTCTGCCGTGCGCTCTGTATCCTTTTCCTTTATCAACACCTATATTTGCTTTTGCTCCTGTATTTATATATGTATTGAAATCAGTGATATTATTTTTATACTTCTCTATGTTTTGCTTTATCTTATCTTTTGCATCCTTGGTAAGATTTGGCTGGTTAAGCATATTCTGAAGACTGGCTATAGCCTCTTCATTCTTCTTTATCTCTGCCTTGGCACTCTTTATTGAACCGTCAAAATCACCTGTAAGGCTGACTTTCTTTAAATATGTAACCTGCTTATCTCTTATTTCCGCAAGATTGGCTCTCTTTCCCACTGATGTATGGGCTGTCATAATTGATGCATTTTTTGCGGTTTCATTCTGTGCTTTAATAGACATGTCTCGCATTGTAGCATTGACAGTGTGATTATTCATTTTTGTATCATTAAGAGTCTGGTTTCCTAATTTATTTTTGTTTATAACTCCTAAATTCTCATCCTTGGAAAGTGTCCGCCCTGTAAATTCTAGCTGAGACTGCTGTGTTTTATTAAGGCCGGTTTTCGTAGCAAAATCATTAAACTTTTCATTAGCTGAAGATGATAATACTCCCATTCTCTCCATACTGGCTTTTGTTGTCTTATTATTCCAGTTGATTGAATTAAATGCATGTTCAGCTGTACGCTCCTTACTTGTATGCATTACTGAAGCAATTACTGCTCCTGTATTATATGCTCTCATATAATTATCATAAAAAGCATTCTGGTCTCTGTCTCTTGCTCCACTTGCAGCATAATTGTATGAAGCAGATGCTAATGATTTTACAAGATTTCCTTTTCCTTTTTCACTACTAAGCGAACCTATCTGTATTGTTCCGCCGGATAAGTTATAGATTTCACTATTTAATCCCATGATTATAACCCTTTACTCCTATAATGCTGTATCATCCGTATCATTTATATAGCCTTCTGCTTCAGCATTAATATATCTTTCATCTTCTATTTCACGCTCTACTTCAGCTTTAATCGCATTTATATCCAAATCGTTTCTGACAGTGAAGGTTGTACATTCAGTAGCACATAACATCTTTACTACATTTCCACCTGTCTTTGCCCCACTTTCAGTTTCCATATCTATAGCTTCCATTGTTGGCATCTCTCTTGTAAGGAAACATATTAATGGGTTAATAATATTGCACTCCAGTATTGTGTAATCTTCTCCTTTATCTCCGCTTCCTATACTCTCCCTCTCTAAGAAATGAAGCGTAAATATAGGAATTTCTCCATTTTCCATAGGCTTGCTTAAAGATGTTCTCCACTTCTGTAATCTAGCCCAGAATAGTCTTAATTCCTGCTCATCATATGTCTTAAACTTAAATGTCACCATTACTAAATCTGCATTAACTTCATCAAAGCTGATTTCAGGAGTTACCTTATTTAAGGAATATATAATCTCCTGTTTTGTATCATTTGACTGTCCTGTTACTGAATCAACATTGTAATTCTGATAGGTAACAATTGATTTTGTTTCTCCTGATGGTAATACGCCTGTTAATCTGTCACAGAATTCTTTAAAGGTGGTTGCAGTTAAGCCTGCTAATCCTTCCTCATCTGTGTCTTCTATATCTTTTGTCTGTACAATATCGTTATTACGATTGTCTTCTATTTCTAATTCCTTATTTTCAAGAGTCTTAGGTGAATTGATATCCTGATTAAAAAACTTGCTCCAATCTTCTGTTGCCATATATACTCCATTCCTCTCTTTTAAAAAAATATTTATATTTATAATAGTGTGGGGAAATTTATTTTAAGATGTGGATTTATCTGCTTTTTAGGCATAAAAAATAGGAGTAAGCTATTAGCCTACTCCCATTAGATTAATTCAGAATTAATTTAGATGTCATCTACCGCCTTCGTTGTCATAATTTCAAACAGCTTAGTCTTTACCGGGAAATTATCTTCAAACGGAATTGTCTGCTGTCCTGTATAGATAATACCATGACCCGGTTCTACATTAGTAATATACTCTACATCACTATTAGACAGATTAAGTAATTCCTGTAATGAAATTCTATCCATAGATGACTGGTTAAGCATATATACAAATGATGTATTATTAATAATTGCTCTTGCTTCCTGACTTGCTAATAAATCTTCTACATTCTGTGTGATTCCTGTTGGAACTCCGTAGAACTTTCTTGCTCTCTTCCATATAGATTTTAAGAACTCTGATGTAGATTTATTAGACAGAAGAAGATGGAACTCATCTACATAGAACCATGTCCACTTATTATCTCTTCTGTTATTTACCATTCTGTTCCATACTTCATTCATACATACCTTTAAGGCAAGCTCCTTAAGATTAGTACCAATGTTCTTGATGTTAAACACTACAAGTCTGTTATCTATATTAACATTTGTTCTGTGTGCAAATGTATCAAATGCTCCTGTTGTATATGTCTCCATTACAAGTGCCAAGTTCTGTGCTTCTGCCTGTGGCTGACTAAGTAATGCATCAAAGAGGTTCTGCATAGTAGGACAGTGTTCCCTATCTATTGTTCTCTTTCTGCCATTATTATCAGGCGGTAATTCTGCCAGATGCTCAAGATATGGTCTATATATCTGCTGGATACATCTTCCTACAATAGCTTTCTGTGTAGGGGATAATGATGCTCCATTACCAAGCATTGTTTCCAGTAATCCAAAAATGAAATCCGTCTTCATTGTGATTGGATTTAAGTCCGTATCATGTGAATTATCAATATCCAAATCAAATGGATTAATATATACTCCGTTACCCGGTGAAATATTAATCACTGTACCATTAAAGGCATCTGCAAGTGGTGAATACTCTCCATCAGGGTCAATGATATAGATATTCGCATCTTTATTTAAAATAACACTTGTCATTTCACGTTTTGCACTAAATGACTTACCTGAACCTGAAGAACCAAGTACAAGACCGTTATAATTCATACCCTTTGTTCTGTCATATACGATAAGCGACTTATTAATCGCATTGATTCCATAATAAATACCGTTCTTGTCAAACTGGTTTACTTCATCAAATGGAATGAATACTCCAAGACTCTCTGTTGTAAGCATTCGTTTTGAATATAACTTATCATGTCCAAGAGGTAGTGAACTGATAAAGCCTCTTTCCTGTGCATTTAAAAATGGCTTAATTGTACACATATACTTAATTGCACTGTTTTCAATAATCTTCTTCTGTTCCTTTAATATTTTCAAATCTTCTGCAAAGTGACATAGTGATAAAGATGTATAAAACATCTTCTGGTCACGATTTAAAATATCATCCTGTAATGCTTCGATTTCATCCTTATTCTTCCTTAAGTCTGCATTAATCATATCAGGACTCTTACCTGCGCTGATTCGCTTATCCATATTGGCTTCAACCTCTGCCTGTATATTTACAGACTGGTTATGTACCTTCTTAATGGCATCAGCCTGTTCCCATGCACTGATATGAAGTGTAAATACAGATTCAAAATTAACAGATACAATTTCTGTTAAGAAGTTTGTATCCATAAAGTTAGCAATTCCATCAAGGTACATTGCCTGTCCTACTCTTTCATTAATCTCAAATCTGTTTGAATAAAACTTAAGGCTCTCCGGACATACAATATCCTTTGTTGTTAAATGCTGCTTCTTAAGCAAATCATAGTCTATACTTGTCTTACCCTTTGTATTATGCTCAAAGTAGAAATTAGGACTCTCCGGATTTAATATAAGATTGATAACCTCAAGTCTCTCTGCTAAATCTAATGGTCTTAATGGAGTTCCGCTTATCTTCTTAAAAGATGTTGCTAATTCTCCTTCAAGTATTGATAATCTCTGCATTGCAGCTTCTACAGTATCAGCATTTACATATACAGTTATGTATCTCTTAGTTGAGATAGAATTTCTGCTTAATGCCATATTATTCTTAAGAACCGTAGATAACTCTTCTCTATATACATTAAATCCATCCTGCTTATATAACGGTAATACTGATGCTAACTTTGTATCTTCATCTTCCTTGTAATTTACAAATGTAATGAAAATATCTTCCCCAAAGCCTATCTGATTAAGAAATCTTAAATAAGCATCATATATTGCCTGCTGGTCTTCATCATTCTTTGTCTTAAATGATATGTCATCAAAAGCAAAACTCTTACTGTACCGGGTATTTCCTATTTTAAATACACCGTTTTCATATGTACCTTCCCAGTCAAGTGTATCCTGTACTGTTCTTGGTATCTTTATTTTTCCTTTTGTTCTATTCTTTTTATTATTGCCTGTATTATCTGCCGGACTTGTATTCTTTGTATCAGTCTTTGGTTTACTGCTAAATAATCCCATATTTTATATTTCCCTTCTCTAAATCAGCTATAAAATCATCTGATATCCTGCTTTTTTCTCTGCCTTTAACTGCTTCTTTTTCTGTTTCTTTGTTAATGTCTTCATCTTTACAGCTTTTTCATACTCTTCATCATGGACTTCTTTAAGTCTTACTGATGGAGCAATAAAATTATCTATAATGAACGGTATCATTATCTTCTCCGGGTTCTCCCCAAATGGTTTTATTGTTCCCCATACAAAAAACGGAATGGCAAGAACTGCCCCTAAAATAGCTGCTGATGTGCCTTTTATTTCAAACATGGGAGCAATATAGAAAAATCCTACTAATGCCAAAGCTGCTCCGATTCCATAAAATATACACTGCCTTGTTGATAGTCCTAATGCAAATTTGGATTCATGCTTTAAGATATCCTGTGGCATTGGCTGTCCTATCATATCTGTGTTCTCCTTGTCTTATAAATTAGCAATACGGCATACTATCAATTAACTCCTTAAAATAAGATGTCTTTGATGATACTGTCAGTATTCCTTCATCTTTATATTCCTCTGCTACATATGCCATTAAATCTCTGAAAGAGGATATTGACTTTTCTAAAATATCCTTTGTTATCTGACATACCAGCTTATCTTTTACTAAATTGTCCATTTTAATCACCTTTAGTTAATGCAGAATTCTGAATTAGGAATGCGGAATTACTGATTTATTATTTAGATAAATATATCTCTAAATAAGCTAATAATTCCTCATTCAGCACTCAGAATTCCGCATTGATTTAAGCTCCAAACATATCATTTACAATACCGATAGATTTCATCATTGCGCTTATCATTGCTACTCCGACACCTAACATTAATGAGAAATTTCCTACTAATAAAGTCAGATTAACTTCTCCACCTGTATTCTGAATGTTACTTATTACTGTCTGTGCCAGCGTTCCCATAAGATAAGCACATAATCCGCCTATTACTACCAGTACGGCTGACTGACAGCATACGGCTAAGAATTTTTTCAAATATCTTCCGCCTGCTCCTCTCCAGCCATCATCTGACATCAATCCCATTGCTATAGGTAAAAAACATCCTCTCGCTCCCATCTCTAAAAGCCTTGTAAACGCTATGACATATGTGAGAATAAGTACTACAAATCCCAACAGATAACATGGAAGCATACCAATTGCTATTGATAACAGACATCCAATTGCTGAGAAGAAACCCGTATGTTTTGAATTAATCAGAGTTCCTATGTCTGAAGGCACTGTGAATTCTTTATTTACTGAATCAAATGCATTAGTAACTAATCTTGTTAAAGCATCTCCAAAATTCGTACATACTTTATATATCTCATCGCTATATGCTACTGCTGCTACTCCTACAGCAAGTCTTGCAAAGAACTTTACAAATAATTCAATGGTTAATCTGTCTGAATTTATCAGCTCTATCATTGAAATGAGGAAGAACAATGCCGCTAATGCAAAACCTATACCCTTCATTGCATTAATTATTCCCCCACTGCCGGTTATCATTGTGTTAATCTGTCCTGTCAGTGTGCTTACTGAATTTGCAGCTGTTCCGCCACCGCCGCCTTTTGCTGTAATAATGGAAGATATTCCATAACAGGCATCCAGTAACATCTGTATTGCATTTCCTATAAGCATCTGATATGTACTTGAAAAATCAACTCCGCCGGCTACGAAACCACCTAACATATTTCTTTTCCTTCCCGTTGATACCCTACGGATAAAATCCGATAGTCTTTCTTATTTTGTCTTATTTATAATTAATCCCATTGATTAACTTCCAATGGGATTAACTATAAGTCTGTTTATTAATTAGAAAATTACATTGGAGATTGGTGTCCATGCAAATGCTTTAAATACAATTAAAATTGCTCCGATTACAATATCCTTTGCTGCTGTTGTCTGGTCTTCAGGCTGGTTGTTTCGATAAGCCATTACAAGCTTAAATACACCTGCAACAACGAAAAATGCTCCTACTAACGGGAAGATATTTACAACCATATTAACCGCAGTCTTAACAACATTATCTGCTTCGTTACTTCCACTGCTTACCTTAGCAAATGATGACTGCATCAACATGGCTTCACACATAAGACCTGTTGCCAAAAGCTCTGCCTTGTTCTTTACCTTTCCTGCTACTGTGCAGACCTTTCCGCCTGCTTCCTTAACTCTGTTAAACATAACTATATTTCCTCCTAAAAAAATAGAAATTATTAAGAACTATGCTTGTCCTTATATTTGAATAGTGGAAGATAATTTTTTTTAAGAGAAAAAAGTTGAAATATATTTATATTTTTTTAAAAAAATAAGAGTCTGCTTTTAAACAGGCTCTTATCATGTATGTCTTATTAATTTTCGTATCTATATATAGGGATATAGTTATAAGTATCATCAGTATCATTGTAGCCGTCTACTTCCAGTATCTCTCTGATTTTATAACCTTCCATATATACAATTGTATCAAAGGTCTTTAACATACGCCTTGCTTCACTAAAGGAATAATCTGACCCATACTTAACAAGGTCCGCACATTTATCCAAAGTTTCATATGCATTTGTACTATGTACTGTAAGTGCTGCATATCCACCGGCATTAAGAAGTGTCATAACAGACCTCATCTCTCCACCTTTTACCTCACCTATGATGAATTCATTACAGCCTTCCACCAATGCCATCTTTCCTAAATCCTCAAGCGTAACCACAGGCTCTCCATGAAATCCGTGAGTTACATGCTTAAACATAAAACCTGACTGTTCTGTATATAATTCATCATTTTCCTGTATTACAAGTGTCTCTCTTGTCTTAGGAATATACTCAATCCATGCATTAAGTGCTGTTGATTTACCTGAACCCGGTGGTCCTGCAAAGATAATTCCATGACTTAATTTTGCTCTATCTATCAGATATTGCTTTACATCTTCATTAAGCATACCTCTTCTTATAAGCTCATCAAAATCCGGTTTATTCTTACTTATTTTTCTTATATGAAGATATGGATACGGTACTGCATTAATAATAGGAGAACTGACTGTAAATCTTAATATATAAGACGGGTCATGGTCATCCGTAAAGGTAACTATAGGATTTGCAAGTATATCTACCCAGTTACGATAACTTAAGCCTTCAATAAATCTGCTTAAGTCCTTATCTGACTGGAATATTGCTGATGATTTATATGCTTTTCCTTTTACTCTTACTCTTATATCAAATGGGCCACATATCTTTATATCCGTTGTATCAGGATTATCAATTAATGGCTGGATAACATCATACCTAAACATGGCAAGGTTTATTCTACTCATCATTACATTGAAATCATTCTCATTTCCCATCTCTTTAGGAAAGTTCTTCTTAAGATATAATGCACAATCCCTGAAGAATTCTTCCTTCTTCTTCTCTCCGGTCTGATACTGTTTAAATGCAAATCTCTCCTGCTCCGTAAAGAAACGCATTGTTGAGTTATATATACGGTCAAATTCTAATGGACTTATATGTGTACGACCTCTTATATTTCCCCCTACATCATATGTAATGGCTCTGTTATCTTCCTCTGTTCTGTTAGATTCAGATACATATGCCTGTCCTGCATTTTTTAACTGATTAAGTAAAGGGTGTTCCTTAGAAGCTAATGTTCTGTCTAACATAAAAACTCCCCCTTTACTTTGACTTTGTTGTTTCTTCAGGAATACTGTTTATAAAGTTCTTCTTTAATTCCTGTAAGGTCTTCTCATCATAAGTCGTAAAGTCCAGATTATTCTTTTTTAAATAATCTTCCCCATACATATATGTGTACATCCCGTTAAGATAAGTACCAAATTCCAATGTACTCATATTTTCTATACTCTTTCTTGTAGGGCTGTAATATATTGCGTTTTCATCTGTATTATCTGTATCTGCACTCTCGGCTGTACTTAAGGTATCATTACCATAGAACTGAATACAAATGATATTCCTAAGTGATAACCAGTCATCATCTGTCATTGTTTTATTTACATCAATCTTATATATCTCCTTATATGAAGGAAGATAAGTCTCAACAGAATCCTTCACTTCCTTTGCACTCATACTAAGAATTTCAGATTTATTCATTGTTGTAATATTAGGGATATCTGTATTAACATCCACACTTATTACTTCTACCTCATCTGTGTCTTCAACATCAGTATCCTTATTAAAGGGAAGTGTACATGCTGTTGTTCCTATCATAATTCCGGTCAGGAATAATAAAAAAAATCTCTTCTTAATCATAATGACCTTTACTCCTTTATAAAAAATATCTTTACTGAAATAGTGTCTGATAATTTTTATATAGCTTAAAAATCCTTATTATTAAGAAGAGAAATTTTAAAATATCTTCATTCCAGTCTTTATATTTACATAAATATAATATACAACTGCAATAAACATTATAAATACATACAGATTACCTGTTATTTTAGACATACCAATTGTTATATTACCACTGTTATTATTTATTCCTGATATAATCTGTGAAGTCTGTTTATTTACCAGCTCTATGAATTCATCATTTATACCACTTGTAATATAACGCTTTATTATTCCGGTTAATTTCTGTATCTCTTTTGAATTAAACCTGTTTGCAAATAATATCAGTGATTCATCTATTGTCGTCTTATCATCTTTGATGTTTAATATCAATTCCTCAAGCGCATATTTTAAACGCTTATTATTAACGATTTCTTTCATATGTACAAGGCAGTCACTTAAAAATACTCCATTACTTATATCTGTATTAAGAACAGTATAAATATTGCATATATCCATTAATATACTGGTATTATCTGTGTTGTTTAACTGTAAAAAAATAACCATAATACTTATAATTACAGCTAATGCTATTACAGGGATAAAGATACAGTTTAATTTACATATCAGACTTATTATTACAGATATCGCAAAGCTCACTCCTGTAAGTATTCCTAAAAGAATATATGGGTTTAATGCATAGTTATTAAATCTGTACATAATTCCCGTTTTTGATAAATAAAGCTGCATTGTATTTAAACGTCCTGATTTATCATAATAATCAGATAAATATTTATGACTCTTTTCATTTTCTTTTCTCTTAGGAGAATAGGTTTTTATATCCTGTAGCTTCAGTTTCTTCTTAGGAGCAAATTCCTGTTTTAATAATTCTTCCGTAATTGCTGATTTTTCTTTCTTTGTATCAATTATTTCCATTTAATACTTACCTTATCCTTTCGATTACAATATTCCGGAAAGAAAAAGTATTACCAGTATAATACTTAAAATTATTCCTATCGGTGTAAAAAACAATGCCGGATTCATTCCAAACAGATAGTTCATTAATATAATTAAAATTGCACTGAATATTGTAAGAAGTATTATATCTGCTCTTGATTGTGTCTTCTCTTTATGTACCATCTGTATCATCCCTAATCTGCTCTTTGTCTGCTTATAAAGATAATCTGCTGATATCTGGGCTTCATTGCTTTTTATGGTCTGCAATGTATCTATACAGAAACTAAAATATTCCAATCCATAAGTACCTTTAAACTCCTTTAATGCCCTATTACTGTCATTACTCTGTATGGCTGTCATATAGCATTTTTCCATTGCTTTACTTAAGCTGCCTTCAAAATTAGTATAAATTGTTCCAAAATAAAGAGCTAAATCATTATAGGAATCATTACAGCATCTCTTCATAAATTTATCCATCTGCTCATACAGGTCCTTTATTTTCTTATTCTTCCGACTATTATTTATAAGATAAACAAACATTATAAAGACTACAGGAGCAATATATTTTAACGGCTTATATATACTGCCCCCTATTATCCCTGCAAATATAGCGCACATTATAATTATAATTACTGATATAACCGGCTTTATAAATAAGTAAGTGCTACTCTTCCTGCCTTTATTTTTTATCTTGGTGTCTATATGTATCTCAGGCACTTTCTGTTTCTTCATAATTACCCTCTCTTTAATCAGCTGCTTAGTGTCATCGGGGCATGACTTATTAGCAAATCAAGCCCCTTTAATTCCATAATATTTAACATGCCATTATATTTAATGTCTCCCGGTACAGGCTTTGGGTGGGTCTTTATAAATCCATTCTCATTCTTTCCCCTTATATATATATGATTGAAGGAATTTCCATTCTGAATTATAATCGTTTCTTCTGCTAACCCGCTTCTGTCCTTTACAGGTAAAGCACTGTCTACTTTTATTAAAAACCCATGCTTTTCTTCAGAATATAATAACTGTCCTGTTATTATAGCCATCATTCCGTTTGTAAGACCGGTTACTATTCTTTCATTTCCGTAGGCTTCTATCCTCTTTATCTTTATATCATCCTGTATCCCTGAAGATAAATATATTATATTAAACCTTGTACTACGGATTCCGTTTATCTTCTTAAAATGTACAATCCCTAATAGGGTGATTCTATTATCCATATCTTTTCCATTTCTTATGTTTACAGTATGTCTGCTTCAAATACATCTCCACTCCATCCTGCAATTATCTCTTTTTGTGTTCCATTCTCAAATATTCTGATTTTTGGAGAACCATAATTCTTTGCTACTACATAATAATCTAAGAACTCTTTACTTATTAAGATACATAAGTACTCATTTTCCTGTAGATTTAACGGGAATATTTCATATATGTTTCCATCATCTTCAAATTTTATATGTCCGCTTCCCGGTAATATTGGTCCTGTATATCCCTCTTCCTTACTTAAGACATTTATGATATCTCCCTGATTTGCTGATAATCCTGTTGTCATTACAAATGACATAAACTTTCCATTACTATCAAATCCACCTCTGATAAGAAGATAGAAATTATCTATCTCAAGAGTTACAATATTGTGTCCGCTATCCTTTGTATCATATGAACTTGCTGTCTTGAAATTGCCATGTGAATATACATGAACTACAATAGGCACATTCGGGTTATTAGGGATAACCTGTAATGGTGCTACGAAAAGCGTAATGTCTGAAGCTGAATTAAATCCCTGTTTAGATGCAGATATTCTATACTTATTAAATATAAAGTCTCCTGATTTCTTCTGTCTTTCATTTGTTACGATTCCATAAAACGGAAGAGCTTTCTCTTCTATATTTGCTTCTCCAATTACTTCTGCCTGCATCTTAAGAGGAGCTTCTACAGGCTCTTCAACTTCCTCATCTGTCTTATCTTCTTTAACTTCCTGTTCATCATTACTATCATCAGACAGGCTGCTTTCAAAATCCCTTGTGAAATCATCTTCATTTATTATATTATCATTAAACCAGTCCTGTGAAATATCATTATCACTTATGGAATTATCTGCTTCCTCTTTATAAGTCTCTTCTTCCGGTTCTCTTTCCTTTTCTACTGGTATCTCCTGCTCTTTAATAACAGGCTCTTCTTTTGGTACTTCCGGTTTTAAAGTGTTTTTTTCAACTGTTTCTGTATTAGCTGTTTTGATTCCCTGATTTAAACTTAATGCTTCCTTTAAATCGTCTGATATCTTTCCTATAAGCTTAAGAAATGACTGATTTTCTTCACTTACAATGAAGATACCATTCATTATGTCTTCTGATATACCATTAGCAATCTCTCTCTTAGTATCATCCAAGATGTTTAACATCTGATGAATATTTCTTATAACCGTATCCTTCATAAATACCTGCTTCTTCCCTTTCTTTTAAAATTATGAACAATATGTTTCGTATATAATAATAGTGTAGGATTTTTTTTATACGCATAAAAAAAGAAGAACCATATTTTTTTCTTTATGGTTCTTCTTATTTTATCTATGCTTATAATTAATTGGACTTAAGCGTATATTGAATCTTCATCATCAAGAGCATCAGTCTCATTAAGATATCCGATGGTATTCTTACATAATGTATCTCCAATATCTTTATTTGAAAATACTCCAAGTATCTCTCTTAAGTCTTTCATCTGTAAATCCTGTACACATGATACTGCTTTTGCTTTTCTTACCCTTAACTGATTATCTGTAGCAGTCTTTAATCCTAATGCACTTCTGTCAAAGATACATGCATTTACATGTTCCCCATCAGCATAATCGTAAGTATACTTATAATTTGGATGTGCAGGATAATCATATTTCTCATCAATAATAGGCTGTTCTCCATAGATAAACAGTACAGTCTGGTTAGTGTCAATTCTTCCGAAATCTTCAGCTCTCATTAACGCTCCACCCTCTAACTGGTAAGATGAATTAATCTTCTTATTATCTAAAGAATTATTATATCCTCTCTTGGTCGTCTCACCCATCTTCTCTGATAAGTACTTATTATTAGAGTTCTCATCACCACCAAGGAAGATTAATTGTGGACAGTTAGCATCTATTACTTCATAATCATCAGGATACATTCCCTTTAACTGTGTAATAGTCTGACAGATAACTGTACAGCTTATATCGTACTGGCGCACCGTACTAATCTTGTCTTTGAAGTCCGGGATTTCCCCAATATTAGGAAATTCATCAATTAGAAATCTCATAGGAATAGGCAATCTCTGGAAACCACTCTCAACTGCCTTTTTTAATTTACAGTTCTTTAAGTCAGCCTTAAATTTATAAGCAAGCTCTTTAGTAGGTCTTCTTCCTAACCATGTATCTCCCATATAGATGTCATAATATCCGTCAAATATATCCTTACTTACCTGTCCGTTTATTACTACTTCCTTTACTGTTATATCTTCTGTCTGTATCCTGTTAAAGAATTCCTTATCTTTTCCGAGGACAACATCTTCTCTTGAAAAGTGTTTTAAATGGTCACGATTTGCAAAGTAAATATCTGATGTCTGTGATAATCCTGCTTCACATCTATGATATAACTGGTCAAATAACTGTGTATATACGAATGCTGCAAGGAAGTTATAGGTTCTGTCATTAGCTGGAATAATTAAGAATAATGCACACTTCTCATTACCAAAATTATGTAAATCTAATGAATCTGAACTTGTAAGTCTCTTTACCTGTTCAATGTTAAATGGGTCAAGTCTTACAGCTGTTGTCATAAGAATTGTAGTACTTGTCTTCTCAGGTGCTAAACAGAAGTTCTCCCACTCTCTTAAAGTGTAAGGTTTTTCAATCTGGTCTATAGTTGTGTCCTGTCTTTCAGCTTCAAAACTTCTTATATTTTCAAATACTGCTGATAATTGTGATGCATTAGCTGTATTATTCTTGCCATCTCCTAATTTAACATCTGGTCTTAGTGCAATACCACAATTAGGATTCCACTTCTTATTTGCCATTCGTGTAAGCTCTGTAATATTAGCAAATGTAGCATTAAATATGGTGTCTCCCATGATTTCAGGCATTTGTGCATATGGTTTATCACATCCTTCAGGTATCATTGTAAGCAAACTAACCATGCAGCATAGAAACGCATTCATGGAATCATCCCAGAACGGGTCTTTACTACCACCGCCTTTTCCACCAGATTTATCCGTATTCTTGATGAAGGCTTCTACAATCTTCTTAACATCTGCTTCTCTGTCACAATATACTAATGGATTATATGTATCACAATTTTCCATTGTAGCTATATCAAGTACTTTTATCTGATAACCATGTCTTCTTAAACACTCTCCTATTTCTGTTACAGTACCACCTTTAGGGTCTGTAATAACATAGTTGGCATTCATCTGAAGCATGTTAGGCTTAAGTACATATCTTGTTTTACCTGAACCTGTAGTACCTAAGATAAGTGTATTTAATGCATGGAAGTGTTTCTTTGCTTCCAAAGACTCATATACATTCTGCGATAATATACAGTTATAATATGACTTTCTGAAATCATTACCGTCAAATTCAGCATACTTATTTGTAATCTCCTGCGGGTCAGCCCACTGTGTTCTACCTTTAATGGTATTAATATCCTGATGTACTCTTAACTTATTATATGAATATGTCATAAATATAAACATATCTATAATAAGTGTGATTCCAAATGCTAATCCCGGACTATATTTTGTACTGAACATTAAAAACGGATTAGAAGCAAGTGCCGTAGGTAATCCACTAAAGCACTGTGCCATATCCATTCTTGGGTTTAATGCCTGATATGCCGAGTATGAGCATAAAATATAAAATGCAATTACTGATACTCCTATAAGTTCTATTATCATTGAATTAAACAGATTCTTTTCTTTCTGTTTAATGGTCTGTTCCTTATTTATTCCGGATACAGGAAGCTTTCTTTTATCCTTTCCTTTGCTTAAGAGCTTCATATATTTTTCTTTCTTAGGATAAGCACAAGGAGATAATCATTTCTCCTCATGCTTAATATTTAAAAATGGACTATATTTTCTACTTAGTCCTGTCTGCTGCCATGTCCTCATCCATATCAAAGTCCTTTGCAGCTTCTTTTTCACTAGATTTACCCTTATTAAAAGCATCCTCAAGGTTTTTGGCTTTTTCAAAATTAATCTGGATATCATTCTCTACATTTCCAAATGCTCCATCTATTGACATCCATGCACTCTCTAAAAGATTCTTCTTCTCTTCTATTGATAAGCCTTTAAGATTTCCATTTGCATCCCTGTCTTCCTTTAAGAAGTTATCTATACAAGGTAAGGCAGCTGTTCTTAAACACTCTACTATTCTGTCATGCTTCTTATTAAATAATGTCTGTGGATTAGCAAAGTTTATATTATTATCATCAGCTATCTCCTTATTAACGGATGCTATGACATCTTTTACTAAGATATCTATGTCTTTTCCTGCCTGTGAATACTCTATTGCTTTTCCAAAATATTCAGGACGAGTACCTGTTCCAGTACGGCTGACTAACTCTTCATATTTCATATTTCTTTTTTCAAAAGTCGCTGCATAATCTATTGATTTAACTACAGCCATATCTCTTATACTATCTGCAAATTTACTTAAATGTGCATAGACTGTAGCATTGTCAAAATTTTCCAAGTCTTCAAATGATAATATCTTCTGAGATGGATTAGCTGTTCCATCTTTATACATGATGTCTCCCTTATCATTTACAATTAACATCTGCGGAGTTCTGGGTTTATCTTCACTGGATGGTAAACTCATTAAAATTACAGGATTTCGTTTTTTCGCATTTTTAATAAAACTATTAAGCGTGTTCCTGTCATGCTTAAGCTGCTCTTCCTTACACTTTGCATACTCTGGACTTATTGAACATCTTGATAAATCAAAGCTGGCTCTTAATAAGCTGTCAGCTAAGTCTCCGTCTAAGTTAAACATCTTATTAGGGGCAATACATAATTTATCCGTTACTTCTGAATAACATGCAACTACTCCGGATTCATATAAGCTCTGCTGTAAGATATTTCGTGTACTCTTATTTGTACATTCAATTACAGGTATTTTCAGTCCTTTCATCTGTGGGCTATGCTTTACATTATCCATGAACTTATCCATATCGTGATATTCCTTTGTATATTCAACCGACATGCTAAGTACTTTTTCTTTTGCATCTATCAGAGCTTCCTTATCGTCACTCTTTACAGCAATTCCAATATCTCCATTATCTGTAGGAATAAGCATATAATCTATGTTCTGCCCCTGTAATATAGTCTCAATTTCCTTTATATATCTCCTGTCAACTAAATCATATGAGAGTGTTCCACCATTTCCTACATGTTTAGCAAGATTCTCCATCATCTTCTGATAACGGTTATTTTTTGATGTTTTAAAGGAATTATCAAATGCTGATAATACCTTCTCTAAAACTTTAGTAAGTTCCTGTTCATCTGCTACTACGTTTGTTCCTATTGTTGAAGCTGCCATTTTGCTTCTCCTTATTTACAGCTATTTTTTAGCTTTATTTAATTATCTATATAAACAGCCTCATTTAACATAAATGGTACATTAAATGATGTTCTGACTACTTTATAATCAGAATATTTAAGTATTAAATCCTTACTGATTCTATCCTGTGATGTATATGCTAATATGTATAATTTCCCATTCTTCTGAATAGTCGGGAATATGGCATCATTATCTACGATTTTACATAGTGTCCATAAATCCCTTATTGTTACTCCTTCTAAATATTCCTGCCTGCCGGTAAGCTTATACTGGCAGTAATAGATATCATTTGCATTTCTTCCAAATGCCAGTATTTCAGATGGTTTTATAATTACCGGTTCATCATCTATAAACCCTCTTAAAAAACCATATTGCCACAGAATTGTCTTTATCTCTTCTTCTGTGTCATATTCTGTTTCTAAAAGATAAGTCTTAACAGGTCTGCTTATACATCTTGATATATCTGTATAAATATAAAAGGATATATCCCCCGGCGGCATATATATACCACCGGTTTTTGTATCACTCAAAATATAATACATAGCTATCTGTTCCCCTTATTATTTTGTTTTCTTATCTGTACCTGTACTATTCTGTGTCTTTGCTTCAGTCTGTATCTGTGTATTTTTTACATTTGATTTTGTGTCTGCCTTAGTTTCTGTATTATCCATAGCTGATTTTGTACTGCCTGTGTTGGCGCTATTTATTACAGATGAAGATTTACCATTAGCATCCTGATGACAGTTTGTTAATGTGATATCATATGATTCCCAGATACCACTTACAAATAATGTATAGGTGTTTCCATCTCCTGTAAGATTATATGAGTAAGAATTATTGATAGCATCATATGCAAAATCTTCCTTTTCCTCTCCTATATACATATAAATATTACCTGAAGGTTCTATCTTTCTAGGAGTTAAGGTAATCGTACAGTTGTTATCTTTAGGAAGATTTATCTTAAACTGTCTGATTGTAGCCGTTGTAAGCTTTGACTGCTTATTCTTTACGGATACTGTATCTTCTGTTTTATCCTTATATCCTAATGAACCTACTACTTCTGTTGAGTATTTATTAATTTCTTCACAGGTGCTATATATTCCCTTATCTTTATTTACCGTCTTACCATTTGCAATCTCAAGTAAGTCACTTGCTGTATATAAACTAAGCATCGGAGTATTAAATCTCTCCTTATCTGTTATATTAAACTTTGTACCATTCTTGATTATCCTGATAAACCCTGTAGATGAATTAGTATTTGCTCCTATTCCCCACAATCTATAATATCCGTCTGTATTAAAATAATTTGGTATTTCAACCTCATAGGTATATGCCCTTAGTGTCTTGTATTCAATAGAGCCGAATAATTCCATTGCTCTAAATACATGATTATTTGCAACTGCATCATAATGATGATACTGTGTACCACTATAGATATCTAAGGAATACTTATTGTCCTTTGTCATGTTGTTGATAATTCCGCTTTTTAAAAATGACTTATCTATATCAACATTTCCTACCTTTGATACATAGAAGGTACTGTTATCTGTTACATCTTCCAGTATCTTCTCTAAATCTGAACCCGGTAAAATTGTAGGTGCTGCATCATCATCCGAATCATATGTAAAATATGGCTTTCCTGTTGTTGATGTCTCTAAATTTACAAGCCCTACGGTATATCCTAAATCTTCATAACGCTCCCACTGTATATAATCCAGCATTACTGATTTTGAATAATATATCAGCTTATCTCCTGATTCCATATACAATGTAGGAATGTTTAACTCCTCTTCTTCTGTAAAATACGCCTGTCTGTCTTCATCTACAGACTGCATTTCATCATCATCAGCATCATAATTAGTAGTTGCTAAAAATGTTGGATAATATACACCATCATGTAATATGTAAAAGTCGCCATCTTCCATATCTTTCTCTTTTGTTACTCCGTATTTAGATGTCTCCTCATTATCATATTCATTCTGTGTTGCTTCTGCTGTCTTATTTTCCTTTTTCATACTAAAACTACATCCTGTAAGAAACATACTGCATATACTCATTACCAGTATTCCTCTTAATATATGAATGCCTGTTTTATTTCTGTTTCTTCTCATAGATACTCTCCTCTCTACGAAGCTTTCTATTCTTTGGAACAATGATAGTTCCACAATAAGGACATTTTATTGCATCCTTAAAGCTCTCTAATAATGGATTACCGCATGAAGGACAATCAAATACTCTACTCTTATGATTGGTTTTCTGTTTCATATTATTTTCTTCTCTCCTGATTTTCCCTATCTATCCAGCTTATTCCCACCTTTTTATAAATATCTTTTTTTACTTATTAAAGCTAAAGTGATAGTATTATTATTAATAATAGTGTCCGGAAAAATATTTATAAGGCTTCTTTTTAGCTGTAGAAAAAAATTTTTAAATTTTTTGGAAGATTATGGAAAAAGTGTTCAATAAATGAAAAACAAAACACACTACTTAATATGAGGCATTTTGCCCTTTATTTTAAGAAATTTTGAAAGGCAGGTTTTAGTGTAATGGCTGTAGCGTATATCCCTGATGTAGAACATGGTGAACAGATTTATAATGAAATCGACAGAGTTAATGGTAGGAATGTAGATTATAATAATATCGGGTTAATTATTCCTTACACATGGAATGACTTTACTGATTTAGTCCAATATGAAAGGGAACAGAAAATTTCCCCATATTATTCAGCAATGATTGCAACCAATCTGATGAAGAATAAATTCAGACAGAAATTTATACATTTTAAAGACATCACATGTGTTTCAGAACCGGAAGCATTATCAATCTTCTGGACAAATAACTACATAATGATATTAAATAAAATTCCCACATGGGATATAGAAACCGGCAATTACTTTGATAAGTACTATGAATTATTCATAAATGATGCAGCCAGAACCACTGCTGAAGAAATTAATTGTACGATTAACATTCCAACTATTTCAACTGTTGAAGTTAATAACCAAAAGAAACAGGTTGTATCAAGGACTGCTGCAATATCTCTTAGTAATGGAGATATAAAGAATGATGAAGAGTATTCTTTACAGGATAAGCTTGTATTTTCAGCATTAACAGCAGCCTGTGCAGAGGAATCAATTAACATAGACAGTTATAACAGTCCTGAACTTATATATGAAAAGAGAGAAGAAATTGAATTAAGCAACAATGACGGGTTCTATAATTCATTAGAGAAGATAGACCGTCAGCTTGAAGATAAGAATAATAAACTTGTTATAAATAAGCAGTTAGCATCAACATTTGTATTCATGGAGAAATTCATGGATGGGGATATAAAGGAAGATATCTTATTAAATGAGAAAATTGCTCCAGTATTAAACAGGGTATTCTCAACTGCTGTGGTACAGAAAGAACAAAAAGTAAAAGAGCAGGACAAAAGTACTGAAAACGATATAGATACATCTTATGAAGATGAATATGAGATGTAAATAAATGCAAAAAAAAGGAGTTGTCTTAAAATAGACAGCTCCTATATTTTTTATATTGAATAAATCATGTTTTCGTACTCATTCAATATATCTGTTATTTCATCTTTCTTCTGAGTACTATCCCTCAATTCTTTATACTCATCAAAATACTTATCCTGTAATTCCTTCGGACTATTCAGATAGTAGAAATCTAATGGGGAAGCATAGCATCCTCTATTATTCATAATTTTAATAAATGACATCTGTTTTAAATGATACTGTTTTGCATTTGATAAAAATATCAGCTTATCCTTAAAATCAACAATTCCCTGTCGTGCTTTAAAATTACCTTCAAATGCTTCATAAATTAACTCATCAACAACATTTCCCATCTGTACAGACCTGTTATTGGTTACTGTTGTCTTCACCTTTCCTACAAGCTTTAAATTATTGATTGTCTCCTCATCAGCATTAACTAAATCATCAATGACATTATATTTTTCATTATAAGTAGCCTTATAATATTCAGGATAGAGAGATTTCAATATAAATTTCTTTGAATCTAACAGACAGTCCTTGAATTTCTTTCGCTCAACACTATTACAAAGGCTTTCGCTGATTATTTTATCGACAAGGCTTTTTGTTCCTGTAGACTCTAAGAAATTCTTGCCGTTATTAGCCCTGTCTTCTTCCCATAAGGCATCTATTTTCTCAGGAGATAATCTGACTATATTATCAAACATATAACCTAATACTGCCATTCCAATATAATACTGCTCATTTGTCCAAGGCTTTGTTTTGGTTAATGGCAATGTACTTGATGACTTTCCCTTTATCAGATTTATTACTTCTGGTAGTACCATATTTATTATTTTTGTTTTATGAATGCCATGTGACTTACAGTAATCTTCTCTTCTTTGTCTTAATACTTTATATTTCTCTAAAGATTGTGTCTGATATTCAATTTTATACTTCTGCTCTGCCATATATTACTCCTTTTTTATCTTATACTAATTATATAAGCTGTCCTTAAATATATCATGGGATGCTTCCCTTTTTATCTCATTAGGTTCATTCTCTTTTGTATTGATTACATCTTCCCCTGAAAAAGCAGGACTCTTTAAATCTACTCCGGTATATACATTCTTCTGCTGTAATACGGATGCATACTTCTTATGCTCTCTCATACTAAAATATGACGGAATCCTTGTCCACTTCTGATTAATCTCATCTTCATCCACCTGTAAATGCTTTCCCATTACTGAATAGTTCTTTGTCCATTCACAGTTTATTACTATACTGTCAGATAATTCTATTCCAAAGAAACTAAGTGATTTTGCTACCTTTGCTGCAATCTCCACATCCATTTCAGATGGTTTTAAATCACTTACCTTCCTTCCGTTACTTGGATGATTATGTATAAGAACTACCGCCCTTGCATTTGTAAGTAGTGCAAACTGTGCTATATCCTTTATATTCATCTCAACATTTTCAGATGTTCCTATTCCTAATACTCCTAGTACCATTGGTCTGTAATAATTATCCAGACACATTACAAATCCCATCTCTTTTGTTGAATCCTTAACCTTATCTACAACACAGGCTAGTACCTGTGGCATTGAAAATCTTGTTATATCTGAAGCCTCTCCCAATAAAGGAAAGTCATAATCAACTTTTAAAAATCCTACTGGTATCTGGTCTTTTAGCATAATATTCCTATTACTCCTTCTTTATAGCTTTTAATCAATTATACAGAAGGAAGCAATTTACTTCCCTCTGTATTATTATAGCACTTAGCCGGTGTAAATGATAATAACTTTAAGATAATGTGATTTCATCTTCCTTAGTCATATCCATAGCTTCCTCTTTTCCGGCATCAGGAGCTTTAGGTGTTGTTACTGTTCCTATTTTATGGGATAATGCTTTCTGTCCTGCATTTATTAAGATATTATTAAGTCCGCCTAATACCTTTGACTGGGCTTCCATTATTGCTGAACCGGCTTTATACATATTACCCTTTGCCTGTTTACCCATAATATTTATATTATCCTGTTTTATATCTTCCTTGAAGCTCTTTATTATGTCCTTTTTATCCTTATTGATTTCTCTTTCAAGCTTCATGGACATATACTTTGCTGCATCAGGATTATGCATCTTATCAACAGCATCTACTTCTGCTTTTAATGACTTTGTAGCGTCAGACATGTATTCTTCTGCATTAATAGTTCCATCATTAATACCAAGTATAAGTCTGTTTGTATCTTCAACATTCTTTACCCTTGCATTAAGAGTATCCTTGTTAGATTTTGCCGCCGCCTGTACTACGGCCATCTTTCTGTTGACAATCTTTGATGTTCCTGTAATAGCTGATGATATAGCAAGTGTACTGTCAGTTACTATATCTAAAGACTTATTGTATACTTTAACAGCACCCTTTGAAATTTCATTTACAGCATTCATTACCATAGCCTTTGTCTTAACTCCGATATCCTTTAAGAAACTCATTGTCTTTCCCGGAATGGCTTTTATCTTGCCCCCTGCTTTAGCTGATTCTGCCTTAACTGTAGCTCCTGCCTGCTTTATGTCAGGAATGATTTCTGTCTGGAAATATCTCTCTGGGGATTTTTTATCTTTCCATACTTCAGCTTCCATCTTATTACTTGAAAGGTAATCTACATCCTGCTTTAAAACATCTCTTTTTGCTTCAAATATTGCTTTTATAAATCCTTTGCTGTTCTTTATCTTCTCATCAAGTATAGTAATTTCAGCAGTCTTCTTATTTATAAGTCTGCTCTTTAAATCAAGAAATCCCTTTCCGTAACTAAAGCTTCCAAGACTTACAGCTTCCAGTATCTTATAATTAAAATTGTGATACTTTGTAAGACTTACTGTATTATTTTTCAGTAAATCTGTATATTTGTCCAATGTTGCCTTATATGCCTTATTTACTCCATCCATTATACTTGACATAGCTGATGTGGTAACTGTTCTTACAGGAGTAATAACCTTTGTACTTACAGATTTCATGCTGTCAATTGCCTGCTTCTTATAAGTACGATATACATATTCATTATCTATACATGCCTGTCTTGCATTCATTGTCATCTTCATGTTCTCTTTTAACTGGTTAAATGCTTCCTTCATAGACATGTTGTTAAGAGTATCATTTCCAAATGTCTTTACATTCTGTAATGAATACCTAATAGGATGTTCTGCAACTTCTACGATTGCTTCTTTTGCAATATCACTCATATTTTTTCTCCTAAGATAAAATACTTAATTTTGTATTTTTTATCTGATTTTTATATTAATGATTGCTTACTGTTCTTTTGCTTCTTCTTCAAACAGTTCGCTCTCAGTAATACCTAAACCTTTTATAACGGTTTTAACCTGTTCTTCTGCTCTGTTATTTTCAACTGATTCAATCAGTCCGTCTATAATCATCAGACTTTCATTTTCCTCTTTAAGACTTTCTTCAAATAAGCCTTCAATGTCTTTGTCCTTGCAATCTTCCTGTAACTGGGCTTCTTCAGATATCAGGTCTTCTGCTAAAATAACATTGTCAGGAGATGTTGTATCATAAAGGTCTGCATAATCTAAATCAGCAAGCTCTATACATTTATTCACAGATTCATACTGCTCTTTTAAACCGTCAATAATATCATTCATGTTATAATCCGGATATAATCCGTTTTTCTTAAAGCTTTCATTCTGCCGTTCTGCCGTTGCTATTTTATTTTCAATATCTTTCTTCATAATAAAAAGGTAGTTAGTAGATATCATCTCACTCATATTTCTTTATCCTCCTGCATCCCTTTATTCTTTTCATATGTCTTTTCTAATTCAACAACTTCTTCTAATGTTGCAGGGTTGGATTCTTCTACAATCTTATTACTTTCCTTTGTTTCTTCTTTTACTCTCATATAAAAACCCTCTCTTTATGATAATATTAAGACTATATGATATGACACTACCTTTACTTATAATAGTGTCATACCATAATAATCAAAATTAACATTTATCTGTCAGGCTATAAATATTTTTTCAAATATATTTATGCCGTCAATTCTCTGTATATCCTTTGCAGAAATAGATACACTTGACTGTATCCCATCTGCAATTTTCTGGAACAGTTCATTAACTTCTTTTGTGTATTCATCCGAACCATAATATAATGCTCCACCCGGATATACCGCATATATGTATGAGAAATCTATACTTCCCTGTAATTCATATATCTTATCCAGAAAATCAAATACATCAAAGAAAATAAATAGTACATTGAAGCTCTTATCTGTCATAAATACTGCTATGATATCATTAGCTTTTCTTTGTATCTGCATTAACGCCTGTTCAAAGTCATCATCCTGTACCAATGTGTGATTTTCTTTTACTAGAGATTTTAGTTTTCTTTGTGATACCGACAGTTTTTCATCATAGGTCTTAGGCTCTTCGTCTGTTTTTGAATCAAGCTTTTTTATCATTAAATCTATAATCTCTTCTATCTTCATCCCATTCCCGGTAAATGTAGTCATCTCTGTATTTAATGATAATGCCCTTGCTTTTATTTTTATCTGGTCAAGCCCTGTTTTCTTCTGCTTATATATTATGATAAATGTACCATTTTCTATGAAATAAGCATTATCTTCTTCTCCTATATTATGCTTTATAAGCTCTCCTATAAGCTCAATTTGTCTATCTCCTTCTTCTCTTTTAAAATTACTAAATCCCACTATTCGTATTAATGCTACTGTATTAGTGGCTTTTATATTTACCATAGATAAAGCCAGTTTATTTCCTAATTTTGTCTTCTGGTCTACCATAGCAAGCCTCTTCCAGTCAACATCTTCACTCTTAGTATTAACAGGCTCTTTCCGTATGTTTAATTCAGGATGTTTATTCTTATAATCTTCCTTATTCTCATACATGGCTTCATCTGCCAGTGTCTTTAACTCTTCTATGGTCTTAGTTCCATCTCCATATGCAACACCTATTGCACATGAATATACAACGCCTTCCTTATCCAGTTTTGTATACTTTTCAAGCGTCTTCTCTATAACTGTTATTTTCTTCTCAACAGAATTCTTATTGTCTGTAGTAAGTATTGCAAATTCATCTCCACCTATACGGTATACTTCATTCCCAAATACCTTCTTTAATACCTCTGATATCTTTAAAAGAAGTGTATCTCCTGCTGCATGTCCGTAAATATCATTTATGTACTTAAGATTATTTGCATCAGCAAATATGAATGTTCCTGTAAGTGGGAATGTCTTACAATCTTCTTCATAAGCAGTCATATTCTTTAACCGGGTTAAACTATCTGTTGTAGCCTTTAATTTCCAATCAATATCTGTATCCGTATTATTCTTTTCAACCGGCTTCTCTTTTTTAGGCTTATTAAAGGTTATATTAGGAATTGTTATATTAATTGTCGGTTTCTCTTTAACCGGTTTCTCTGCTTTTTCTTTTACAGGCTTTTCTTTTACAGGCTTCTCCTTTGCAATTTTCTCCTTCTTAGGCTTATCCGGTATCTCTATTCCCTTTAACGGATTACTTAATGCAGGCTTCTTTATATTACCTATGGCATCTTTTAAGGTAGCTGATGCTGTACTATCCTGCTTCTCTTTATTCTTATCTTTTTCATCCCTCTGTTTAGACTTATTCTTCTTTGCTTCCTCTTCTGCCGCCTGTCTTTCTTCTTCTAACCGTATCTGTTCTCTCTGTTTTGCTTCCTCTTCTGCTTTCTTTCTTAAGATTTCTTCATGTCTCTTTTTTATCTCCTCTTCTCTTTGCTTCTCTTCTTCTGCTGCCTGCTGTAATGCCTTCTCTTCTGCCTGCTTTGTTAATCCCGCATTTGCACTGTTTATAGCAGATAACATATCTCCTATATCAGATACATCCACATCTTCCACAATCTTCATTCCACTGATTGTATTTGATGAATTGGTATTATTATCAGAAGTATTATCCACTGTTCCTAAGAATACATCCATATCTTCTCTTATATCAGGCGGAGTCTGGAAATATATATCTACATCCGATGCAGCATTTGTCTTATTTATAAGGTCGTTATCATTATTGGTTAAATATCCCATTTTTTCACCTCTTATTACTAATGAAAATTGTTTACATTGGAATGACAAAGAACAGTAAAGCCTTATCTTCATCAGATAAATTTGAATGGTTAATATCTATAATGTAATTCTGCATATTCGTTATTGTCTTCTTTATAAGATATAATACCTTATCTAATGGATAATACTCTCTGAAGCTTTCACTATAATTGTACAGCTTCTCATAATCCAGCTTATACTGGTTATCCCTATCATTTGCAAAGTTGGTTAATATCTTTGTTCTTAATTCTGCATCATCAGGCAAGCCATGCTTCTTTATACCTAATACAAGCTCAAGATTATCCACTCCCTGCATGTCTGTATCCTTGTAATAATCCCAGAATGTGATGCTATCTGTGTTAATATTTGAGTTATCATTTATAAAATCTGTATTAATATCTGACATATATAAGTCTCCTTTTTGATAATAATTATATTAATTCCATTCAATATCACTATACTTAATCAATCTTGGCATCTTACTATGTTCTCCATAATATAACCTGTATCCTAATGCATTACTTACCGGTTTCTCACATTTACTATAGAAAGTAAGCATCTCTCCGTTCTGAAAATCTGAAGGAAGATATAATCTGTCTGAATGTCGTATAAATCTCGTTTTTAATGGGAAGTCTATATTGCTCCAGTTCTTAAGGTTAGCCATGTGTTATCTCCTTTTTTGATTAAATAAGTTAATAATTTTCTTTTATATTTAAGTAGTGTAAATTTACTATTTAAAATTAAAGAAAATTATAGGGGATAATCAGAATAATCAATTAGGTAAATGGATATAGCATAGGTAGGAATGATAGTAATAAGTAATAGTGGATAATAGTAGGTAATAGTAGTTAATAATAAGGAATATATTACACCACTTTTAAATATCCATTTCTTTGTCTTCCTGTTCTAATTCCTGATTAATTTCTATAAGCTCTGATGATTTCTCCTTACCTAAAAGATTCTCTCCCTTTACAAATTTCTCTTCCAAGAAATCCATTGTTCTTTCTAATACATCTACAGGTACATTATCTACAAATTCAGAAAACTGTAAGATTGTTTTCTTTGCTCTCTTTTTATTTCCACAATATTTCATCATCAGAATATTTGTAAGATGATGTGCCTGTTTATTTTCAACATTATAGACTTCCTGCTGTGCTAATAATCTGTTTATTTTTCTTTCAGCTTTTCTTGTCTCATCCATAGTTTTAAACTCTATATTTTTAACCCAGCTTTCACATCTGTCTATGAATTCTTCTTCTGTCTCTTCTTCGCCCTTTTCCGGAGCAGGAGTATTAACTATGGTATTTACGGCACGATAGAACTTCTTTAATTCATAATTATCTGCTTTTGTATACCTTATAGGAGCTTCCAGCCCAAGCTGTTCCATTGCTTTAGTATAACTATCTCTTAACCGGAACATCTTTTTCTTTCCACCTGTAAAGCTCTTTGCACATAAACGATTTCTTTCATCTATTGGAATTACTATCGCATGAATATGTGGAGTTGTTTCATCCATATGTAATACAGCTGATAATACATTCTTATCCCCACCAAAAGCTTCTCCTAACCACTTGACATTAGCTTCAGCCCATTCCATTACTTTGTCATCAGCTATAGCCCCGTGTGAATATCCTAAAACAATTTCATAAGCATACACGGAATCCTTTCTTGGTTTGCAATATCCACCTTCCATATTTACTTCATATTGTCTGTCTCTCCATAACGCTGAATAATCTTCTACTCCGGCATTAACTAATACAGTGTTAAGATATCTCTTATTAATATCAGCATTAGGGGCAGCAGTCGGAACTTTTCTAAAATTATGAATTGCCCTGTTTGCTAGATTTGTAAGATTTGATACCTTTTCTATTTTTAATATATATAAATTATTCATCATATACACTCCTTAATATATCTTATAATAATAGTGTGGAGAAAAATTTATATATCCCTTAAAAAATAAAAAAATTAAAAAAGGTGTAATATATTTAATTATCATCAGCCCTCTATCCCCCTTTTCCCAAAAAATAAACAGTAATCTTACACTATTAATATAGGAATTACATCACAACCTTATATTAAGAAAGGATATAGATATGAATTATTATTTAGTAGATTATGAAAATATCGGAATTGAGGGGATAAAGGCATTAAGAGACATCAAAGATAAAGATGTAATTATCATCTTCTATTCAGAAAATAGCAGTCAGTCTCTTCCACTGGATATCTTTAAAGAACAGACAACCTGTTATGCCATAAAAGCTAATGTAGGAACAAAGAATGCATTGGATTTTCAGTTGTCATCTTATCTGGGATATCTTATTGCAACCAATTTTGATTCAGATGAATATACTATTGTTTCAAACGATACAGGCTATGACTGTCTTTGTGATTATTGGAAAAACTATTCCATTAAAGTAAAAAGACTACCTGTAACACATGAACAGGTATCATGTACTGTTACTATAGACGAATTAATCAGTGCTATAGGAAAATATAACAGTTATTCTGATTGTCTGTTAAAGATAATAAATAAACATAACAGTATGCATGATATCTGTAATGATATACAGAGATTGTTAAGAGACAGTAAAAAGACTGGGGAAATCTACAAGAAAATCAAACCATTGCTTACTGAAAAAGGAAAGGCCTGATATTTTTCATAGATAATATGAATATTGTATATAATAAAAGACAGCTCTCTTCTAATCACAGAAAAGCAGCTGTCTTCTTCATTATATATTTTTTTAATCTTTATCAATCATAATATTATCTGCAACAATATCTTTTAGCTTATCAGATAGTATATTTTTCCCTTTACTGATATTACTTTTTCCCTGCGTCCTTTGTAAGTCCAAAAGGTAATTAATCTTATTCTTATACATATCTATCAGCTTTTTCTTTCGTACTTCAGATATATTTTCACATTTATTCAAGATAGCCATTAATTCATCTGTATCTGGCAATTTAGATATATCCAATAAATTTACATTTTTTACATGGCTAAGGCACTCTCCGTCTGTATTATACAGACCATTTACTTTTGTCCTTAAGAATAAATTCTCTGTGTATTCAGCTTCCAGCATTTTACAACTACCTGAATCAAATATAGGAGCAGCAGATTCTATCGTCAATGTATCAGCATCTCTTAAAAATGCAATATTTCCCTGATGACGGTCACGGTTTAATATTAAAAAATCTACCATAGTCTGTATATCAAGATAATCATAAGCTTTTTTCTCATCAAACCCATACTTACTTGTTAATACTGGGATAAGGTCGTATACGGACTCCTGCTGGGTTAAGTTATATTCTTCCAAGAGGTCATAAACTGTTATAAGCTCTATATTTTTATCAGCATTTAAGGCATCAGTAAATGCATTACAGGATACTCCTACAGGCTGATTATAAGAGTTTAATACAAATTCATATTTACAGAAATCTTTGTCTTTTATTAATCCCTGCCTTTCATAAATAAGAGATGCTATAAGTTCTCTGGCGCTTAATATATCATATAATGGCTCATTCTTCTTACATAATTTAAGCGTATCATTTTCCTTATACCAGAACTTTTCTAATTGTCCACCCAAAGTAGCATTAGTACCCTTATAGTGCCTGTTTTCGTCCTGAACATTAACAAAGTGGTCTACTCCATTTAATTTCTGACATATATCTTTCCAAGTAAGATTATCTTCTTCTTTTTCAACCCAATAACAATCTGTAAAAGACATTGCGTTATTTTCTAACATCCACTGTCTAGCTGTAGACCCTTTTTTAATATAAGCATTATAGTTATCCCTGCTTAAAGGAATTTCTCTGTCAGACAGCCAGTTATCAACTAGGAAATTACCTTCTTCATTAAGTACAAAATAAGTCTCTTCTTCTGGCTGTTTTATAAACTCATCCATATTATGAATAATTCTTTTTAAAGGTAGCGGTAAGTATCTGACTGCATCTTTATTAATTGCAGTGTCAGATATTTCCTGTCCGTTCATTGTAAAATATAAGATATTCTTATCTTTATGTTTTAATGTATAATTTTTCATATCAATCACCATTCTAGTTCTAAAATATTAATATAATCCATTTTCTATCTCCTTATTTTTCTAATCTCACATATTACCTTTTCTCCATATTTTCTCTTTAATTATTTAATACAATTCAATATCTTCGTAAGCTTCTATTGTTTCTAATCTCCATTCCGGATGATTACTTAGTATATCCTCTATTTCTTCTTCTTTTAAATTCTCGCAAATCTTTCTAATTGTTCCACATTCATCACATATTATACTTTTATATTCCATGCTATTAACTCCTTATTATACCGTATTTTTCTGATATATTCACAACCAAATTATTTAGAATATCATAAATTTCCTACTTTGTTATAATTATAAACCTTTATTATTAAAATATATCTATAGAACTCTTTGCTTTTGTTGCTTCTTTTATCCATTCTTCTCTTGGAGTCTCTTCAAAAATACAAGCTTTTTCAATCTCAGCATCTAACTGTCTTTCCTCTTCTTCTGTTAATTCCCCATTAACTATCCTTCTTGCAAAGGCTTTCTCTTCCTCTGTAAATGTGACGCTTGGTTTTCTACTAAATCCATCCTTCATAATTATCTTCTCCTATCTTCTCTGTAATTTATTATTATACTATAATAGTGTATGTTTTTTATAATATATTTTAAATAATCTTAAAATTATGTTACAAAAAACAGCCTAAATAATATCATTGATACTGATATGATACCTCTTAAGTAGACATGGTAAATAACCAAAATCTATTTAAGGGGTATTTTTATGTCCAGAAAATCTAAGTATTCTATAGAACAGCGAGTACAAGCATGTGAAGACTATCACAATGGAACTCGTAGTTTAGAAGAAATATGTATAGCTCTCGGAACTACCAGAAAGAAAACTATCCGTGAGTGGTTAAAAAAATATGAGAAGTACGGAGTATCTGCTTTTCAGGAAAAGTCATATAACAAAAGTTATACAAAAGAATTTAAAATTCAAGTAGTGGAAGAATATATAAGTGGTTATGGTTCACTAGAGGAACTGATTGTAAAATATGATATTTCTTCTACAACCCAACTACGAAAATGGATTTCAGTGTATAATGCCAATAGAGAACTTAGGGACTATTGTCCAAAACCGGAGGTCTATATGGCAGAAGCAAGAAGAAAAACAAGCATTGAAGAACGCAAAGAAATCGTAAAGTATTGTATCGGACATAATCGTAATTATAAAGAAACTGCAAGTGCTTATGATGTCTCATACAATCAAGTCTATTCTTGGGTAAAAAAGTATGATGCACTAGGTGAAGAAGGATTAACAGATAAGCGTGGATGTCATAAAACGGATGAAGAGGTAGACGAATTGGAACGTCTTCGTCGGGAAAATGTACGTTTAAAGAAGCAACTCAAAGAAAAGGATATGTTAACGGAACTGTTAAAAAAAGTACAGGAATTCGAAAGGATGTGAGGCTCGGAAAACTTCGCTATAATTCGGAATTTATAGCAATAAAGTTTTTCTATGAAACAAAGAACTGGAGTATTAATTGGATGTGTAAACAGCTCGAAATATCAAGAGCTGCCTATTATAAGTGGTTGAATCGTGAGATACCTGAACAGGAAGCAGAAAATATGAAGTTGGCAGAACTTATAAAGGAGTACGATGAGCGCTTTAATCACATTCTGGGTTATAGAAGAATGACCTCTTGGATTAATCACTTTAACCATACTGATTATAAACCGAAGAGAGTACATCGAATTATGAAGAAGTTGGGTATTCATTCAGTCATTAGACGAAAGCAGAAAAAATATACTTCTTCGACACCGGAAGCAGTAGCTGAAAATAGATTAGGCAGAGACTTTTATGCAACTGCACCAAATGAGAAATGGACAACTGATGTAACAGAGTTTAAGATTCCAGGTGAGAAAAAGAAACTTTATTTAAGTGCCATTCTTGACTTATATGATAGATACCCTGTTGCGTATGTTATCAGCACGAGAAATAATAATGAGCTCGTATTTAAAACCTTTGATAAAGCTATTGCCGCAAATCCTGAAGCTAAACCATTATTTCATAGTGATAGAGGTTTTCAGTATACAAGTAAGGTATTTCAAATGAAACTTAAGGAACATAAGATAGAACAATCTATGTCCAGAGTTGGACATTGTATAGATAATGGACCTACTGAAGGATTCTGGGGTATCATAAAATCAGAAATGTATCAGATGTACGATATAACAAATGAATCTTCATTAAGATTTGCAATAAAAGATTATATTAGATTCTACAGTGAAAAACGACCACAAGACAGGTATCATTGCAAAACGCCACTAGAGGTAAGAGCTGAAGCATTATCTACAGCAACACCACAACAGTATCTTATTCCTAAAAATAAACGAATTGAAAAATATAAAGAGAAATGGTGTGCATAGAAAAACGACCGTACACTTTATACGGTCGTTTAGCAACACTTCATTTTAGATATTTAACCTGTCTACTTGACAGGGGGCATATCATACTACTTGAGGCTGTCTTATATTTATCTTTTATTATTCAAGAATATAATCAACATCTCCTTTTTCGATTTCAATATACTTTCCATCGACTAAAGTTGCTTTTAAATATTCACCATCTTCGTTCTCAGCATAAAAATCTAATTTAACATTTGGATTATCTTCTGCCAATTTTTTAAGAATAGTAACAGGAGCATTCCATATTGTACTAAATGATAAGGTTTCGCTTAACTCATCATAATGTGTGTCATAAGCGTTATTCCTAGTTCCCCAATTATTACGACACCAATCAATATATGTTATCGCTCCATATTTTTCATAATTATTTACATATATTTTCCCTTTTTCATAATCCTCGTCTATTTTATTTTCAGTTAAAATACCTTTCTTTATATCATTATCTATGTATTCCTTTATAGCTGATATCCAATCTTTATTAAATGCATTTGTAATTAATTTTGAATATTTAGATTCTTTTACTTCTGATATTGGCTTTGATAATTTTTCTGATAAATAAATATATATCTTCTTATCACTTTGTACATCACAATAAATTTTTAAACTCTCAGGTATTGGTATCAACTTGTTAAAATCAAAATTTCCTATTTTATCTATATATTTTTCTGCAAGTTCCTTAGAAAATCCAGTAATCGTATTATAAGTCCAATTATCCATATCATTTTCTCCTTTTTTATGTAACATTTATATTATCTATCTAAATCCATATCTATATCCTGATTGTCCATAGATAAGTCATTATCGTTACGATAATATACTGACTTATCTTTATCTAATGCAGCTATTAAATCATTTAATGAATTAAATGCTATAACTTCATTCTCACATCTAATCATTATATCTTTTCCATCTTTACCAATACTTATATAAGCAGATGGTCCTATTGTTAAATTAGTTCCGTTTCCATTTCTTACTTCTTTATAGTGATTACTCATATCTTAATCTCCTTTATATAATTTATCTCTTATCTAAATAGTGTAAAAAAAGAGATATCAGATACATAAATATCTAACACCTCTAAAAATAAGTCATATTTATTCGGATTTAATCTAAGCTGATATCATCTTTATCTTCATCATTATCCGGTTTATCAACTCCACCGGCTAATTTGTAAAGAACTTCATTTCTTTCTTCTGTTATATTATCTAGGATACTATTTAATATATCTCTATCTACGGGTTTATAGTCTTTGTTCTGATTCATAATCATTATACTCCTTATTATCTTTATTAATGGTATCTTCTATATTTTGACATAGCTCTAATTTGATTGAATTATTCTTTATTATTCTCTTTACATCTTCAAATGTTATTTTATTATTAGCTATATCCATAGTGAGTTTGTATAATTCATCATTTGTTAATGTTAGTTTATAGCTGTTCACCTGTAATAATGTTAAACAACAATATACTCCTGTTCTTTTATTTCCATCTATGAATATCTGATAATCAGTAAAATCATATAATAATTTTGCACTTTTATCAAATACTGTCGGATATAATTTCTTTCCAAATACTTCCTGATATGGACTTAAAATCACTGAATCCAGTAAATTCTTATCCCTAACACCATTTTCTCCACCATATTTTTCTATTGCATAGTTATGGATATATAACACATCATCTTTACTTAATAATTTTTCATTATTATCATCCTGTAGCTTCATAAGAACATCACTGTATTCATTATCTATATCCGTAATTATTTGTTTCATTATCATAATAATAGTCCTTTTCTTAATTATTATCATTTGCTTATCTAAATAGTGTAAAAAAAAGAGATACCAAATATATAAATATCTGATATCTCTTCAAAATTATTATTATTTTTCAAATTCCAAGCCAAGTTCTTTCTTTTCAGAACCCACTATATCCTTTAATACAAACTTAGCCTTAAATTTACTACCTTCCTTACTTGTCATGTTCTTATAAGTAGTCTCTCCCTTTGATAAGAGGCGTTCCATATCCTTTTCAGTTAAAATATATCCGCCTCTTGCACCTCTGAAGTCCTTATTCTCACAATAATATCCGAATTTACCATACTTTAAAGGAGTGCTACAGCATGGACAGTCAAACTGTTTTGCAGGACCGGATTTACTTCCTTTAGCTTTACTTCCATATGCCTTTGATACACTAATTCCTTCAGCATCCTTTATAGCCTGTATTTTCTCCGTAATATAATCATTCATGGCTTTTCTGTGGTCTTTGGGAGATAATGTACCATTTGCAATATCTGATAAGCTCTGTTCCATCTCTGCTGTCTTTTCAGGACTTATAATCGTCTTATCTATAGTATTAAGGGCCTCTATTACCTGTTTACCTGTCTCTGTAGGAGATACCTTCTGTTTCTTATCAACAGCGATATATCCTTTATCAATAAGCTTACTAATAATCCCGGCTCTGGTAGCAGATGTACCTATTCCACATCCTTTAATCTGTTCCCTTAACTCTTCATCTTCAATAAACTTACCAGCTTTCTCCATTGTAAGAATAAGCGTACCTGTTGTATATGCAGCAGGCGGTTTTGTCTGACAAGGATTAAGCTCTAGCATACACTGTAATACATCTCCCTTAGAAGGAATATTTACAGTCTGTAAATCTGGTTTATCTGTATATAACTCCTTCCATCCTAACTGCTTCTCCTGTTTTTCTGTAGTGGTAAATACCTCTCCGCTTTCACTCTTTAGAGTAATATTGATACTATCATATACATAAGGTGGTTTAAATATAGACTTAAACCTTAACATGATATCATTAAATACAGCCTTCTCTAAATCCTTACACTGATTTAAATGATTTTCAAATGTAGGAATAATAGCATAATGGTCTGTAATCTTACTGTCATCTACATATTTCTTAGGAACAGGTTTTCCGAATTTCTTTTCTAATTCCTTTGCTACTGCACTTGATAATACTCTTGCATCTGTTCTTGGATATGTGGTCATTTTCTTTTCATAAAGTGACTGTGCTATCTTTAATGTATCATCTGGGCTGATATGATATGTTTTGCTGCAATGATTTTGTAATTCTGCAAGATTGAAAAGATATGGAGCAATCTCTTTCTTTTCTGTTACCTTTATTCCATCTACAGTTAATCCTATAGATGTATCCACAAACTTAAGATTATCCTTACAGAAAGCTTTCGCATCCTCTTCCTTTTTAAATCCTGTTTCATTATAAAGTAAGGCTGAATCATACATTGCACTTCCCGGAACAGCCTTCCATTTAGGAGTAAAGGTGTACCCTTCAGGATTAGCATTGATACCATAATAATCCGTAACAACAAAATCATCTATTTCCTTCTGCCTGTTTACAACCATAGCTAATGTTGGAGACATTACCCTTCCTGCAATAACTTTATTTTTTGCTTTCACAGTAAGTCCTTCAGTAAAATTCATACCAATGCTGAAATCATCAATGGCTCTTGCATACCCACTTGCAATTAAATTATCATAAGAATGATATGGCTTTGCATCCCTTATACCATTTAAGATAGCCTCTTCTGTCTGGGAATCAATCCATACAACCCTCTCGTCTATCCCTCTTGGGTCTGCTCCTTTAAATATCTGATTACGGATGAGTGCCTGTATATAAATACCTTCTCTTCCGCTATCACCTGCATAATAGATAGCATCTACATCCTTAGCTGTGTACAAGCTCTTTATGACATTGAACTGGTCTTTTGTTGCATAGCTTACCTGATAAATATAGTTATCAAATAAAGCAGGGAGATTATCAAATCCCCAATGGTATTCCTTCTTAGCTGCTGCATTAAGTAATCTTCCGGCTTTCTGTTCCGGTACAGAAGCTAAATTGATAAGATGTCCGACAGCCCATGTAATCTGTACATCTTTATTAAGAACAGGACTGTATCCTTCTACATATCCGTCTGTCTTACCTGCTTTCTTTACTTTAAGCACCTTTATATATTCCTGTGCTACGCTTGATTTCTCTGTTATAAATATTGTCTTTCCCATAAAAAAACTCCTTAATTAAATATGAATTTTCCATTATTAATTAAATAGTGTGGAAAATATTTTATTCAGAGCAATAAAAAAAGACCTATATGCTATTTTTTAACATATAAGTCTTTTATATTTACCTGTCATACTCATTATCTATAACTGGGTTATCATCCATAACACCTTTACAATTAACCTGTTGACACAAAATATCTTTATTTATTCCAAATAAGTAATCATTATTCTTAACATCATTATCCCAATTTAAAACATTTACCTCTAATGTATCAAGTATATTATGTTCATCAAAAAATATCTGATTAATCTGTCTATGCTTATTTTTAGCATAATTTAGAGCATTTAATGTACCACTTGTACTTCGGACTCTTTTATCATTATCCCAGTTTTTATCATCATACAGGGCGATTACCAAAGAGGAATCATCAATCATTGCTTTATTTCTATCCATCAGGCAGGTATTCGTATACTCTTCACTAATATATCTGATTTTATCAGCCATATTAAGCATCTTTTTATAATTATCACTACCAAATAATCCATCTTTTCCCCACTTATCACTCTGGGATTTACAAGGGAGATACAATATGTTCTTTATTTCATTCGGATGCTCTTTCTTTAATGCATTAACAGCCCTAAAAGCTAACTGGTCAAACCCTTGAGCGCCACCAGTAATGAAATTATGATAGCCCTTATTATATGCATCTTTTATGACCTTATAAGTATATATGGTTAATTTTAAATAGCTGGAATCATCATTATACCCAAACAGATACTTTGGCCGTCTTCCGGTAAAGCAGGCAGTCTTTTCTATATTGCTATCTATGGTTTCCTGTTTATATAAAATGTCTTTATTATTTTCTATCCACTTTTTTAAATTTGTTTTAACAGAATTAATAAACTGTGGATATTTGTCCATTGCATCTACTATTTTACAATTAGTTTTATCTCCAAAATAATAATAATGAGTTATAGGCAAATGCAGTATATTTCTATGTTTAACAAAAATAGCCTTTGCCATATCTGTATTAAATTTTAGACTAATTGCTTTATCAATTTTATCATCAAAATCAGGTCTTTCATAACGAGTACCTTGATTTTTTAATATTTCATTTGCCTTTTGTTTAGCTTTTAATCCATATAACTCTCTTAACTGTTCTCTTTCTTTATTATCTGGATTAATTTTAAGATATCCCCAATAAGCTTCAATAGAATTAAAAACACCTTCATCAGTACTAATAGGACAATATGCAAAATTAGTTAAAAATCTACCTAATTCTGTTTCCGCTTTAGAATATATATTTATATGAGTAATACCGTCTTTTAATGGATTTAATTCCATTGTATTATTCTTTATCTCTTCTATAATATTTTCATCTAATTCCTGTACTTTAATATTGTTTCTTTCTAATCTATCAGCAATTAGATGCCTATGACAGAAATCCTCAGACTTTTCAAAACAGCATAATGCTACATGTTTGTCCATGCTGTCAGCTACACCCTCTATCCCACTGGCTTTCTCTATCAGACTGATAAATCCATCCATATTATACTTATCCAATACCTGCTCATTGTAGGCTTTAATATAATTATCTGTATTTCCATCTCCCTTATATTTTAATAAGATTTCCTTTGTAGGGGCTAATTCCAAAATACAAGGGATATCTACTCCTTTAGGTGTAAATCTTGCTATGGATATAGGAAATACATTTGAAGGGAACTTCCTTATTTTAGCAAAGTAACTTGTATAAATCATATTATTATTTTCCTTATTATTACAGCTCTAAATCATCATATTCATTTACAGGCTCATCTTCAACAACTTTTACACTCATTTCAGGAGTCATATACTCTTTAAAGTAACTGCTATGGACCTTGCCATATGCCTTAAATTTCTCATAGTTCGTAAGGTCGCTCTCTGTATGTCCAAAATGAATAAGCTTCCATTTAGGAGTAGTATTTCTGATACTTAAATGTTTCTTTTCTTCGCCTAACATACTTACTTTTTCCTGCTTTGTAAGGTCAATATCCGCACTAAATACCGGTTCACTAAATCCTTCTCCAAATGGTCTTAATTCATTAGTTATACGGTTAATATGTGGAATATCATTAAGCTCTATAGGAATGGCATCTATTTTTCTTTTAGGGATGAATTCTCTCTTTTCTACTCTCTTTTCTATTTCTTCAAAGTTTTCCTTAGTAAGAGAAAATCCTGCTGCTCCTTCATGTCCGCCATATTTAATAAAACAATCCTTATTTTTATCAAGGTAATCATAAATATTAAATCCATCTACACTTCTTGCTGAACCTGTAATCATAGTCTTATCTTCATTATCAGTACATACACATACAGGAGCATTATATTTCTCCTTTATAAATCCTGCTACTAATCCTACAAGTCCTTTATGTAATCCCGGAGCATATATCCATATAGGATAATCCAGTTCCTTTCCCTGTTCCTTTATAAGATTATCAACCTTTTCGACTTCTTCTACATCCAGTTCCTTTCTATAATCATTAATCTCTACCAGTCTCTTAGCTTTCTCTTCAGTAGGATTTTCAAGGAAATCAATAACCTGTAATGCTCCGTCTGTATGTATTTCACTTCCTTCTAGTCTTCCTGCGGCATTAAATGTAGGGGCAATATAAAATCCTATGTCATCTGTCGTAAGATGTGCCAAATCCCTGCCTAATTCATATGTAAGCAATAAAATATTTACAGGAGCATTTACCTTTAAGGAATCTATGGCATTCTTTACTAACTGCCAGCTTCCTTCCCTTAAAGTAATCATATCTGCCACTGTTGCAATGCCTGCAAACGCCAGACAATAATTTCTTGTCTGCAAAGATACAATATTTTCCATAAGCTTAAAAGCAACACCTGCTCCACACCAGTTTGTACCGGATAAAGGATTATCAATAAATGATACTTCCGGGTCTATGATTAAATCTACACAGGGAAGTCTATCTCTGTTTTTTAATTCATGGTGGTCTGTTAATATTACATTACATCCTGCTGATTTAATCTCTTCCAAGTATTCCTTTGCAGCAATACCTGTATCACAGGTAATAACTAAAGGTGTTTTATCAGAGGCTTCCTGCTTACAAAAATCTACCATTCTTCTGTTTATTCCATATCCTTCCGGTCTTGTTGGAAGAAGAATAGTAATATCCTTATCAGGAGTAATCTCTTCCATGCTTCTCTTTAAAATATGTGAAGCACATATACCATCTGCATCATAATCTCCTAAAATGATAATACTGTCTGCTTTCATAGCATATTCCTGAATTTTAAGGGATACCTTTAAATCGGCTGAATAATCATTTGTCTTCCAGCTTGGTATTGTATTATTATCAATCCCTAATCTGTCATAAATTTCCTTCTTATAATTTCTCATAAAATCCCCCTATTTAATGTTTTTTCTTTTTTGCAATGATAAATAAGACAATAAGTACCAATATTCCTATTACGGCAGTAATATAGGTTTTTATATCTGTCTTTTTATCTTCTGTATTATTAGATTCATCATTACCGGTATTACCTTTATTAGTAGTAATACTTACTCCATCACTATTCGTAGCTGAATTATTTACATCCAAATTCTTATTTACATATGAATTGTCCTTATCATCAGACGATATATTATCCTTATCTGTACCGGTACTGTCATCTTTCATAAGCTCATTGACAATATCGTTTAATTCATTCTTATCCGTATCTGAACTGACCATACCTGATAAAGCATCTCTCATATTGTTTTCTTTCTGACTACCGGATAACTCAGACTGTCTTAATCCCTTTGCATAATTAGACATGGCATCCATATTATTTACAATGAATTCTTCCCCACCCATGATTGCATATAAATCAAGATGTTCATTATTAAGTGTTACCTTCTCCTGCCATACGGTTGTTTCATCATTGAAATTTCTCTTATGAATTAACGGATTCTTATAATCCTTTGTCAGTGTACATATTCCATATGAGTAATCATTTGTACTAAATACATATGTACCATTTTCTACATTGAAACCGAATGATACTACTACGCCTTCTCCTACATCTTCTGCTACAGTCTTAGCTGTATCCAGTTTTGCATGATATCTTAGAGTTTCATATCCTAAATCCTTATAATAGCTTCCATCAGGAAAGTTATCTGAAAAACATAGGAAGTCATAGTAGATATCCCCTTCTAAGAAAGATGACTTTGGAAAGAGCATATACAAAGTGATTGTATTATCATGTGTATGCTTCTCAAGATTATCTACATAATATCTTCCGTCCTTATAGTTATAGTCTGATTTCGTATAAGCATAAGCAGTTACATCAGGTTTAATCTGTAAAATTAACACCATTAAAACCGTTATTATGCCAAGAATTACTGATTGTTTCTTCATATTTCTTTCTCCTTATAAATCCCTTATACTTAAATAGTGTGGAAATACTATATTAAAGCGGCTTCTTTTTCATATTTTTCTTAATAAAGGGTAAAAAAATAACAGGTACAGTAAAAACCATACCTGTTAATTCATTATTTTTTTAATTATCTGTCTATCTCATCTATTTCTTCAGAACTATCTTTTCCTATGAAGAATTCTTTATACTTTTTAGCATAATCAAGCAGTGCATTATCAATATAGTTGCTTTCAACTAATGCTCTGGTAAAATTACTATATTCTGTATTACCGGATATGTATACTTTACACTCCTTATCCCATTCTCTTAACGTATCATAATCATAACCACATGCATCACAAAGAGCTGCAAGCTCTTCACCAGTTGTAGCATCCGAAAGGTCAATAAGCTCTGAATGAACCTTTATTAATACTTCTTTCTTCTTATCAATAACATGGCTAATTACCGGTTCGATTGTATCTTTATCAATCTCTGTAAAACCACTATCAAAAGATAACCCTGTAAGTCCGCAATCAGTTACTATTTCCGGATTAACAATAAAATATCTGTTGCTTACAGTAACAATATTACCTGTTACATACTGCTTTTCTTCATCTTTAGCACTGGTTCTCCAATTTATTTCCTTTGCCCTGTAGGTGTATGCATTACTTACATCATCCGTAGGCTGTTCTTCCTGTTTTTCATTATATTGTTCATCATATCTTTCTGATTCTGAAAAATCATATGATGAAGTGCTTAATGGTATACATATTCCATTGTCTCCTAAGCTGCTAATCCCGTTTCTATTCATAATAATTTTCTCCTTTATTTTTTGAAATTTATTTACATATACTTTTAGTTATGATATTTTAAATAAGTACTACATACATATTTGTGTTGGTAAGAAATATGTATGCATACAATTAACTTCACAATCATTGATGTGTCTTATTGTTAATTTCAGTAATCTGAAATACAGTAAGATAATGAGCAACATCAATGAAGGCTTGCTTAAGTCAGATAAGTAAGCCATTCCGACAATGGGCTTAAGTATGCGCAACTTAAGCCTTATTTTTCAATTTCTTTATAATATTACTTATATTATAATAGTGTATGACTGTTATCATATTTTTTAATATTTTGTTATTCTTTAATACTATCCTGCAATACTTTAATTAATTCCTTGACTTCTTTTACTGTCAGATACACCTTGTCCTCGAATGTATCTATGGTAATTCTATTTTGGGATTTATCCCTGCTTACAAAAATTTCAGCATAATTTCCTTCTTCTGTTCTGCCTTTTACAACCTTAATATTATTTTCTTTTGCCATAGTTTTTTATCCTTTCTTACACCTCAAATTGTTTACAATATTCTTCCCAATTCTGTTTCCTTTCAGTAAGCGTTTCAACCCAATATCTATCTCCATAATCATTATCGTCTTCGTAAAAGAAATACCAATCTGTACCACGAAAATCCTTTTCAGTAAATTTATGACACAAGTTCAGATATTCTACTACAGTCATAAAATCACTTGTATTTTTAATGTAATATGCCCTGTCATGTATAAGGATATCTTCATCAGAAAATATACTTTTGATTTTATCCATTTTTTCCTTTAATACTGTCCATTTCTCATGTACCAAAGCATCCCTTTCACAATCAAAAATTTCACCATCTAAAGTTTTATATACTGTTTTTTTCAACTATTTCCTGTGTCGTAATTTTATCCATATATATTACCTCTCTATTTCTTCAATCTCTTTATCCTTTATATTTTTCTTCTGATTTACATATGAGCTTTCTTCTATTTCATCAATTCTTTTATAGCATCTGTAAAGTTCTTCTTTTATATTGTCTAATCGCTTATTAAGTGTTTTGATATTATTAGCTTCTAACAATCCACTGGCATTATAAATGCTGTTAGTTGCATTTTGTATGTATTCTTTTACTTCAGTTAAATCCAGTATTTCAGGGTTACAGATATCTTTTGCTCCAATACAGATTCCATTACTAATACGGCACTGATAATAGTTACTGCCGAAATGAATCCGTTTTGTTTCATTATCTGCATTCCTTTTAAATATATCTTTTATATCTCTCCAACGCATTCCAGTAACAACATTATTAATGTTTTCTTCATCCGTTCTGTTATATTCCATAACACTTAAGTCCTTTCTATATCCTTTTTTACCTGTTTTAAATCCGTTTTCAATCATTTCTCTTGTAATCATATTTTTTACTTCTCATATTCCTTATTAATTAAACGCTTAAGCCTTTTGCAATATAATTACTTTCATCAAATATCAACATACCTAATAAGTTTAATACTGTCTTTATCAATGTTCTGGCATAACATAGGCTTATTAGGCAATCCCCAGTCCGTCATTGTGTAGAAAACCACACATGGTATCATTTCAACCGGAGACTTTTCATAATCTTCTGTAAAGCAATAAGAGGTTTCAGGATACTCAAAGTAAAATCCTTGAACTTCTTTACCTGTATCTTTATCTATAGCTTTTATATATGGAACTTTCATAATTGATTCTCCTATTTTATTTAATAAGTACATCTCCACTGTAAATGCTTATTCCAAAACACTTTCTCATGGTATTTACAGTTTTTACATACCTTATTTTTCTTCTTTCGTGGCATATATAATTTTACACAATACATCTTAAAACCTTATTAATCCCTTTCTATATCACTATTATCTTTACCTTTTAATTTGTTCATTGCTGCTTCGGCTTCGGCTTTTGTGAGAAATACATTCTTTCCAAATTCCTTATCATAAAAACCTATATCTGCTCTTGGGTCGCTTGTAAGAAGTGCTTCTATGTAAAATTCACTTCTACCAGTTGCGAGATTGCTATGATAATCCACTCTTATAACTTTGTATTCTTCTACTGTTTCACAGCCAAGAACACCAACAGCATACACTGTATCTTCGATTTTACAAGGCAACCTTAACAAATTACCTGATTCTTCTAAGTCCTCGTATTCTTTTAGTTTTCGATATACTGCGTCTATTTCTTCACAGTCTGGTTCGCAAGCACTTTCCCATAATTCATCATCAATCCATGATGGGTTACTCTCTGTTAATCTATTCATAGTAATTTTACATCCTTTCAAAATCATCATTATCTAAATTTATATTTTTCCTATTTTCTATATCTATCAATTCTTTTAGTCTTGTTTCTGTATTCGTAGTTGATTATTCTCAATCTTATAACAATACTCCGCTTCATTTGATTGAAAAGTGCCACATAAAGTCTTATTTTCGATTGTCATATCTATCATTACTGCATCTGGATATTTCGTTTCTATAGCTTCTCGGATGTTTTTCATTCTGCTGTCGTCATTTATATCTAATCCGATAAAGACCATCAAAACTCCTGTCAGTATTGCTATAAAAGCACATACACAGGCAGCAAGTGACTCATCCAGCAACGAAGACTTATAATTACAAATAATTACAAAAATAAACACCAAAACTAATATTACTACTCCCGCTATTGCAATTCCCATTCCTATATTTGTATCATTTATCTGTATTACTGTATTCATAGAAGTTTTCCCCCTTATTTTGTTAATATCAGCCATTTAGCCCATATTGGTATATCAGGGTTGCATATTATGTAAATTGAAAAGAATATACCAACAGCTATAGCAATAATTAATGCTGATATTAATAATACATCCTGTATCTTCTTCATACTTTTAATCCCCTTCTTTTATATATTTTTATATATAAGTAGTGTAGAACTACTTTCATTTTTTCTTAAATATGACAGATTTTTTAATAAATTTTTTCGCATAAAAAAAGCCTTACTAATAACCAATAAAGCTATTTATAAGACTAACTTTCTTTATATATATAATATTATTTTATTCTATAATGTAATATATAAGTTTTTACATGCAGTATCATCAAGTACATCTGAAATTTCCACTTCCATATGATTCATAATTCCAGATGCAAAATCATATGATGTTAAATAACATAAAGCATTTTTATCAATATTAAATACATCATATATTGTTATATTCTTCTGTAGAATATTCTGTAGTTTTATATTATCAATATGTTTCACTAAATATTCCCCAATATCCTCATTTAATGTCAGACAGGCATATTTATTATTGTTTTCATCATAGCAAATAAAAAACAATGGCATATCTGATTCTACAAGTACTTTATCTACATAAAACTGTCCTAAATCTTTAAATTTAATCCATTTATACATAGTCTTTCCCTTTCTTTCTATGCAAGACATACCAAACAATTTTCAATCTGTGAATCATCAGGTACTACCTCACATTCCTCAAATGTTATAGGCGCATCTTTTGAATTAAAATAATCATCTGAATAATCCCAGTCTAAGAAACTGCTGATATGATATGATTTAATACCTTTTCGCTCCACTTCCCTTAAAAATGCAAGTACATCATCAACATAAACAACATCTTTCAAGTCAATTCGATGTCCTGCACAATATTCGACAATGCTATCAGCTTTTGATATATTTTCATAAGTAAGTATTCTATCTTGTCGTCTAATAATTGGAAAATATTTATCTAACCACAATTGTTTATCATCCATTTCTTGTTGAACCTGACAATGACCCATGATGAAATTTCTTCTTGCTCCACAAGAATAAACAACTTTCATCATATGCTGAGATGGTTTCCTCGTTAAGAAAATATGTTCACTAATTTCTTTTAAACTCATACCATTATTTGTACCCTCTGGGTCTGAAACATGGTCATTAAACCGATAAGGTGCTAAAGTCCCATCAATATCCCAGAAAACATATTTATTTTCTAAATCACTTTTTCTAATACTTCCAGTTCTCATAAATTATCTATTCCTCTTCTCTTAGCTTCTCAAAATAGAACTTTACAGGTTTGATATCCTCTTTGATAAGTCCATATTTTTTAAGCAGCTTATAATTAAAATTCTTTTCAAGATTGTTGAACAATGTTGTTGATAAACGCTTTCGGAATTCTTCTAATGTAAATGTACTCTTATAGAAATTACATGCTCTACAGGCTGGCAGGTAGTTCTTTATATCATTGAGTTCATCATCACTTAATGCTTTATAATTTCTTTCTTTATTGTATTCGTTTAAGTATACTGCTTCAATATGGTCTACCTGCATGTCCTTATAATCTAATTCACAGCCACAATAAGCACATCTATGATTACACTTATCATATACAGCTAGTCTTGTCGCTTTTGATATTGCTTTTCTACTCATGGGTTAATCTCTTTCTTCATTAAGCTCACCTTTTAATTTTTCAAGCTTTTCTTCAGCTTTTTCTTGTGTTGTAAATATAATTCCATCCTCAAAGTCTTTAGGTCTGAATGTTACTGTTACAGGTAAGTCTACATGAATATCATCAAGGTATCTTACTTTAATATCAAGATAATATCCATAATCCTTATTTCTCATTTCAGATATTTTAACCCCTGCATCATTACAATAATACGGGCATAAATTTATTGATATTACTTTAGCTTTTCTTATATTCTGGCCATCTTCAGGAATAACATATAATGTCTGTCCTATTGTTACTCCTAAATCTAATTTTGCATAAGCTTCAGCCTCAGTAAGAAAAACTGTCTTACCTAAATCAGATGAATTGAACCAAAATTTTCCATAACCACCGTTTATCGAACTTCCTTGATAAACTATAGATGATTTCTCTTGTATTTTAATACTTTCGATTTTAATTTCATTATCTGCATACCAAACTATATCTCCTACTTTACAAGGTAGCTTAGTAAGTCTGCCCTGTTCCTCTAAATCCTCATATTCACATAACTTTTCTGCCAGATGATTTATAATATTATGTAAGTCATCATATGTAGTACCTCTTGATGCTATTATCTGCATCTCTTCATTTGCTACAATGTCTCCATATGCATCTCTTCCTGTTAATCTTTCCATAATCTATCTCCTTCTAGCGTTCTAAGTCATTGCCATTTTTATTTAATAAACGGCTTGCTAAAATTTCTTTAACACTCTTTTCTGCTTCTTTTCTAGTTTTATACCATTCTGTACCGGTATTATCTGCCATTAAAGTTATTGCACTGTATCCAAGTTCTTCTTCATTTTTAGCAGATAATGTAATACCAAATTCATTAAATGTAATACCGGTAATTGTTAAAGGTATAATTTTAGTCTGTCTGAATATACCATATACCGTATCTCCTAAATTTGGCATTTTTTTAATTTTTTCAATAATCTGTTCATTGCCTTTAGCTTCCCATTTTTCTTTTCTATCCTCTACTGGAATAATTATGTCAATATTATTTAATATCTGCCTGATATTCCACGATTCGCCTTCATAATACTTATCAATCTTAATAAATCTCTCTACAAGGTCACTTATAGGGATTGTTTTATCTGAATCAATCATATCCTTTACATAGGAAAGGTCTAATCCTTTTTTCCTATATAAGCTTGTAGATATAAGGTAATCACACATTTCTTCTTTATTCATAATAAATCCCCTTTTGTTTTCTTATAATATACTAATTTTGCTTCTGCTAGTTTTAGAGTTGATACCTCTCAATTCTTTCGGGATAATGGCTTTGATATTTGTCAACCCGTTTTACAAGTTCTTCAACTTCTAATGAAAATGCCATACTGTTTTTCTCCTTTAAATATTTGTTAAAAGAAATATGACAGAAAAAATGTCAATTAAAACTTTCTCCTTTTCACCTTATTATCAGTCCTAATACAAACAATAATCCTTTCATTATAAATACAGTTATCATAAAACCTAAAAGCCCGACTGTTACTCCTATAATAATCTGTAAAGTCTCATTATTATTTATATCTGGCATCTTCACACCTTCTTCTTCTTATTTATCCCTATTATAATAGTGTGGAATTTAATAAAAAAAATCACTATATTTCATATAAACATAACAGAAAAATTAAAATATATTTTCACATAAAAAATAACCCTATCAGTGTTAATACTGATAGAGTTATATGAAATACTAATTATTAATCGCTTTATTCATTAATTACATTAATCTGGCAGGATATTATCAATATTTATATTAAACGACTTTTCCTGTTCGATTTCCTTTTTTAACTCTTTTAAGGTCATGTCTTTATCAGACATATAATTTAGTACTAAATACATACAAGCTTTTGCGTATTCAGTAGCAGAATCCAACTCCTCTGTAGTTGCTTTTCTCATACCGGGAAGTTGCCTTAAACTTAAAATAGCCATAGCCTTATTTATGTCTTTCTGTTGTTTTTCAACTTCTATTCTCATTTTTCATTTATCTCCTGTTTACATATATTATTATTTTAATGTATAATATGAGAGCCTATTTTTCTTCACTAATCATGTGATTCCGACATTATTATAGGCATTTAGGGGGATAATACCCCCTATTTTTAATTTCATGGCTCTATAAGTTTCATATTTGTTTAAACCGCTATAGTGATACATTTTGCATTTTTATTTATGTTTACTCTATAAACAAAACGGTTTTTGTATTTTTCATATTCGCTTTTATACATATCCGCTAACAATCCAAAATATACTCTTTTACAATCAGCGAAAATTTCAACATCAGTACCGCCACTCATTACTTCCACAATATCATTTAACGTCATTTTGTACCCACTCCAATCCTTGTAAATCTTAGTTTCATTTAAAATCCTATATCACAGCAATCTTCACATGTATTGCCTTTGTTACTCAAACAAATAAGTTCTCTATATTTTCCACAGCAATCACAATATCCAAGAAGACTATTTCTTGTCCATTTTCCATTGATTTTGACGTATCTATATTTATAGTTCTGCATTATTTCGGGAATTTTATCAGAATATATAACAACTCTTGCACCTGAATGAACACTTGTATTTGATTCCACAAACACAACCTTCTTTCCTTGTGATAAAATTTCATTTTGTCGCTTTTCTAATTTATCGTAAAAATCAAGTGAAGTAAAACCATAAATGATTTCATTATTTGATTCACAACCATCATATAAATTCATAATATCCTCCAATCTGCCTTTGAAATGCAAATTTCAAATACTCATTGTTCCATCCAAATAATCATTTAAGCTTTCAAAATAATCTTCGTTTGGCTGTTCCTGATGAACAAATCCCTGTTCACACTGTTCTTCATAAGCTGCCTTCTGTGTCTCTTTATAAATAATTTCATCAATTCCATTCATTTCTCTTGCCTCCAATTCTAATGAAACACATATTCCTACTTTGTCTTATTTTTCTTTCTACATGAATAACATCTGCAAGGTGCTTTCATATTCCTATCAGTAAACCAGATTCTTTCTTCATCTGTCTGCCAGAAGTATTCGCCACATTCCTTACATTTTTTAACATCCTTTATATCATTTGCATTATGCTTTTCTACGGCATTATCTGCATATGTCTTATTAGCCATCCATGAAACAGTTGAATCGCATGGCATTGTTTGAACCTCTGTTGCAATATTATCTGCTACAAATTCGTTTCCATTAAAATAAATCTTATATCCTAACATATTATTTCCTTTCTTCTGGTGAAATGTGAATTTAGTCTGATGTTTCTTTTAACATAGCCTTCGAGTATTCATGTCTGAATTGCATTTCAAATTGAAACATCAAATCATAAAAATCAATATCTGGATATTTTTTAAGAAGATTACTTGCTGTTTCCTTTGCAAATTCGTTAATTCCATTGATTCTTGTTTCCATCATATTATTTTTTCTATTAACATTCTGCCTTTTCAAATCGACACCTCCTACAAAGAAACACGCATTTATTAATTTGATTTTCTATTAAATAATCATTTAAGTCTTTTCAATCCTCTTCTATTGTTGGGATATGCATAAAATCAACCGTCCTTTCTATTCTACAGAAATAACATATTTTTTACCTGTTGCTCCGCATTTAGGGCAAGTATCATATCCTGTTGCATAATTTTCAGCAAGCCATGCAGCGCCACATTTCTTACACCTCATTTTTGTTGAATAGCCACCATTCTTTTCACTATCAATAGTTCCGTAATCAACAAAGCCTACGATTGCATCACAATCAATTACTCTAATTTCCATTAAATCAACTCCTTTTGAAATTGCTATTCCTTATACTTCAATAACTTCCCATGTCCATTCATATTCTCCATCGTAAGATGAAAGATAAGCAGTTCCATCATCGCTTATTGTAAAATCAATCGAATCCATATCTTCTTCACTTGCGTTATTTATTTCCTCTTCATAAGTATTCTGTGCATCCTTTTCGAGAAATGCATAAGCATTATCTTCGTTATCAAATGCATCATAGCTTGCAATTTCCTTATTGTGAACTGAATAACAAATTACTACATATTTTTTCATATAATCACCTTTACCTTTTATAATGAACTACTCACAGCTGACACTTCTATTTATTAATAACTGATAACTAATTTTCTCCTTACATATAAGTAGTGTGAAATTACTACCTAAAATCACGAAAAAAAAGCTGCTTATTTAAAATAAACAGCTTAATTTAATGATTATATATTATCAATATTCATAGTCGTTATCATGTTCATTATCAGCAGTTATAGTATCTTCCCCGCCTTTAAACACTAATTCATCTGTAGCAGTGATAACCTCAACTGGTGGGTTGTCACCGTAATACTGAGCTTCCCATGTCTTTTCAGTATAATCAAACGCATAATTAAGACTGTCTGAATCCGGTCTGTTAGGATGTAATGCTTTAAAAGCCATCTGTGCTTCATATATGTTCTTCGCTAATACTACTACATAATCATCTATACCATATGGGTAAGCTGGGTCTGAACCAAATGTAAAATAGAATTTCTTATAAGTATCTGCCAGTGTCTTTGTATTTTCTTCTGAAAGTAAGCCCTTTTTTCTGATAGAGTCTTCTATAAGATTATTAATATTATCCCAGTAAGATAAGTTACAGTCATAATATCCATTTTTCCACATTTCAGCTACATCACAGGCTATAGCATCTTTTAATACATTAGGTATATCTTCTCTGTCTTCTAATAGGCTTAATACATCTTCCTTTTTAAGCTCATAATTAACAGCATCATAAATTGTTTCTTTCTGGTCAGAGGTTAAGACATTAAGCAGTTCTTCAGTACTTAAATTTCTTATATAGTTATCAATATCCATAAAAACTCCTTTAGTCTAAATCTATCTCAGACTTATCAAGATAATCCTCTACAACTCCAGTAATAGTTGTATTTTCTTCTTCACTTTCTTCATGTACAGCATCATAATCTAAGTTTTTTACAATATTAGAAAAGCTGACACAGCTTTCAATTCCTCTTAATTTAAAAAGGTTATCAATACTTTTATTTGCATCAAGGTAGTCATCTTCAATATAAAAATATGGATAATTAGGGTCATAATCGTAAAATTCAGGTACTAATGGTATGCTTCTTTCCCTTAATTTATCTACTAATTGGTTAGCCTGTTCCTGATTATCAATTTTTATTGCAATTTTCTTACTTATAAAATTATCTATTACTTCATCAGGAATTTTATCATTCCTATTTAGTAATCCCTTATCTGATTTATACTCGTGGTCATAATCAATACAAGGCATTTCACTTAATATTTTCTGATAAAGCTTATCCATTTCTTCATATTTACTATAAAACAATTTAAGTTCATCAAGTGTAATCTGTCTTCCTAAACTGTTAGCATCATCATTTTTATAGAAATATAAACCTCTGCTTGTTTTCCAGATATTAAGCCCGAAAGTACCATACTTGTCTAAATATTCAGATACTTTAGCTTTTAATATTTCATATTCATCATGTTCCCTGAAATACTGCCTTTCCTGCATTTCAAGCTCTTTAAGCTTTATATGAAATGCTTCGTCTACATAATCTGTATATGTTGAGCCTCTAAACATGCTTATATTTGTATTAAGCATGTTTATATTTCTATATGGAGTAAAATTAATACTTCCTCTATCATATATGATATCAACACAATTTCTTGTGTCATTCCTCTTTATCCATGCAGCGAAAGATATTGCACTCATCTGTCCATATTTACCTTTTTTGATAACTCCATTTGCTTTATCTTCCTTAAGTTTATCAGCAAGACCAAGTATATAGCTTGTAAGTCCATCATTCATACTGTCAAGGAATTCAATCTTCTCTTCTCTTGTTAATTCATTCTCATCATTATAAATCTTTTCATTGCCAATATATATATTGCTTTTCTCATTCATAAGAGCCATATCTTCTACTTTCCATACAAATGACATAAATTTAACTCCTCTTTTTATTAATCCAATTCTATATCATCTCTGTTCATATATTCTGATATAGCCTCATTAATGCTACATTCTTCAAGGTTTGTTTCCTTAATGAAATTATCAATGGCTTCATTCATCTTAGTCTTTACTTCCCCTGCTAAATTCCATGCTTCAGTACTGCTAAGACTGTCATTCTTGTTCATAATCTTATTAGTCATTTGTAACTGCTCATAAAGGTTATGTACATTACTAAGTGTATCATTATCAAATATAAATCCCCTGTCTGTAAGAAATACACTTCTTTCATCAACATCAATCTGATAACCTTTTAAATCCACTAAATTACTCATATAATATCTCCTTTTTGTTTTTCCTTATATAGGAATTGTCTTTATATAAATAGTGTGGTTATAAATTGTCTTAAATTAAAAAATATCTCTATTTTCTTCTGATAAATGAAAGAAACTTTACACTATTTAAGTAGTAGTATTTATAACAGAAAGGGAAAATACAAAAAATGGAAGATTTATACAGACAGATTGCCAATTATGAAAAGAAACAGATTAGAAAGACAAATATATTATCAGGTGTTTTATTAATCATAGGAATTACCGGAATAATAACAAGTATATTTTGCCATTATAAAATAATAGGAATAATATCAGTATTTATAATATTACTGGCAGTAACGGATTTACTTATGTCTAATTTATCAACAAAAACAACCATAAAGAAAATATATAAAAATAAACCTTCCCTTAGAGAAGGAACAATAACAGATATCAAAGACAATATACTTACTGTAACTGATAAATATGGAATGGAATATACAGTAACCTCTGTTACAAGGCATAAATTCAATATAGAAGATAAGGTATTCTTCATAGGGATTAACAGATTCTTTGGAATGAAATGTGAACAGGTAAGATATGTTTTTTATAACGGGATGATTTTATAAAGTAAGCTTAGATTATTTATATTAGTTGACGGAATGATAAGTATGAAAACCTTAAAGGTTGCTTATAATGTGAAGACATAAAAATAAGGAGATATCCGGTTAATACTAGGTATCTCCTTTTTATATTGCCTATATTAAGCTGTTAAATATTATAACTCATACTCATCACAATCTCTTGAATTATCCATAACTTCTAAATCATTTAATGCTTCAGCAACCAGTTCCTTGTCTTTAATCTTGCTTTCTACTTTTGGATTAAGTGATAACGCTAATATTATCTCTTCCTTAGTAGGCTTTATTAAACTTCCTATTGCGTTTGGATTCTGTTCAATTGCAAAACTTCTTAAAGAAGGGAACTCTCTCTGAAAGTTTCTGATAAGTAAACCATTCTTTTCAATAGCTTTTCTTACTACCGGTTCAGTAAGGGCGGATTTTTTCATATGAAGTATTGTACTTGCATCCTTTTCAATAGCTATCATCTTAATTTCATCACTAATAGGTGTTTTAGCTTCTATCAAACCTATAATCTGCGGTTCTTTCTCAATCGCAGCTTTTATAACCGGGTCTGTAAGGGTTTTAAGTGTAAGTACAATTCTTGGAGCATTCTCAATAGCTGTTTTAGCAACTTCATCTGTCTGTATTTCAGGCGGTATTAAAGACAATGCATATCCGTTCTGTTTTACAGCTTCAATTGCAGCTTCCTCACATGGATTATCAATCATCTGTATAAGTAATCCGTCTGTTTTAACTACAGCTATCTGCATATCCTTAGTAGGGTTTTCAATGTTCTTTATCAGATTTGGGTCTGCTTCAATCTGCTTTACTGCTATAGCTTCACATGGGTTCTTTATAAGTTCAAGTTCTAACGGGTATTTATCATAAAACCATAGCTGTAACTCATCAGATAAGGTATCCAGCTTTTCCAGTAATGCCTTATGATTACTTGTATTACTTATGATATTTTTAATCTCTTCATCTGTTAATGTGTTATGCTCAATCTTATCGCCAATTTCAATAACCTTATCAACAGTAAATCCTAAAGATAACAGATATCCTAAATGAAGATTATTAATTATATCAAATTTAGAAGGAACAACCTCATGTTTTTCAACTCTGTAATTAATAGCCGGTGGTAATACTACTCTTCCGTTCTTCTTTATTGTTCTTGCATTAGTATGACCTGTGTAATCTGAATATATCCATCGTGAAGATAATGTCTGTGGCATATCTGCTAACTTTGTAGATGGTACTGAAGCTCCCCATCCCTGCATACCTTCATTATAACTTGTTCCTACATGAACATTACCATAAGGACATTCTTTAGCCCACGCTGCAAAGATATTATTAAACAGGTATACATCCCTGTCATTATTAAACTCCACATTATCAAATACAATTGTGTCTTTATCTTCATCTGTCCATACAAAGCCCTGTGCAATTACTTTTCCACCCTTTTCAATTATAACTGCTCCTGCATATGGGTCTGATGTAAGTTTATATACACATGTCTCTCCTGCTCCATTATAATGCTGGCAACAGTTGGTATCATATCCGATAGTAAAGTTGCGGTAATCATCTGCCGGAAGCATATACATATGGAAATTTCTATCTATAACTTCTATTTCTCTTCCCTTTATAGCAAGGTCATTATCTGAAAACTTATAATTATACTTATGCTCCATATTTTTACAGTCTGAACGGGCTTTAAATTCCCTTAATTCATTAATCTGTTCTACAGGAGACTTACTCTTATCAAATTTTACTAAAGACATATCATAATCTGACCTTGACGCATAATGCTGCAATCCGTCATCTATGCTCTTCTTTATCTCCATTGCATACTTATAGACATTCCTGTACTGCTCCAGTAATTCCTTTAAGTCATTATCAGATATATCCTTATGAGCATTATAATATTCAATAAATCCATTAGTTTTAAGATATGAAACAAGTTCCTTTGGATAATATGAACCAATTATATTTATATGGCTCTCTTTTATCTCATTGAAATTAAGCTCATTACTAAGTGCATACAGGCTCTCTGATTTTGTCTTGGCAACCTTCATTAAACTCTTTAAATTAAATTCATTATAGATACGGTTTCCATTCATTAAAGAGTCTTTATTAAATTGTGCTACTGTATAATCCTTAATTACCCTTGGTACTCTGTGTCCATATTCCTTTGATTCCGTAAATAACTCTGTAGCCTTCTGTTCAGCCTGTGTTATATTTGTTACTGGGATATCCTTATCAGGAGTAATATTTATAAGCTTATGTATATCTTCTTCACTGATATGTCCATTCATAAGGCAGTTTTTATAAAACATAGCCTCAAGCATATCTCTTGTAATTATAATATTCTTATCAGTACGCTTTATGGATACCGCTATATCTGTTGCCTTAACAGGATTTAATTCACATGTAAGAAGCTGTCTTTCAGATGTATTAAGCCCCATTAATATATCAATGGTATCCTTGTCAGGTACAAGTTCATTAAAATTATCTGAATAATATGATGCTATACCTTCCTCTATGGCAAGTCTTGCTGTTTCAGATATCTTCTTTAACTGTGATATATCAGCATCCGGATACATGTCTAAAAGCTGTGGAATAATTCCTATAGTTGCTGCAATCTGATACTTTAAGGCATCAGTCTTGGCTTTAGTATCTATTGGGAATGGATATACCTTTGTTGTACTGTCAACATTAAATAAATACTTCTGGTAGACATCATTAAGGTCCTTAGACTGTTTATCCATAAACGGAATATTGCTGTTAGGTGGAAAATCCTCATCATGGAAGATATCTCCCCTTCCATTGACATCTCCTTCATAATCAGCATCATGCACAACATTGTAATCTGGAATAAAAGAGTTTTCTTTTCTTATCTGCCAGTACTTATAAGCATCTTTTATAAAAGCATCATCTATTGTTATATCATCTGGGAAAGTCTTATTAGCAGGGATAAAACAGGCGGTTATTCCGCCTATTTCATCTACAGCCTTTCCACTTCGTAAATCTTCAAGTATCTTCTCCAGTTTATAGTTTGTGTTGATATCAAATACCAGATTATCCTCTGAATGAAAATTTAATGGTAATTTATCCTGATTTAAAATAATCATCTCTTTACCTCTCTATCTCTATTGATTTATCTTCTTTGTCACTTTTTACAGCCGCTTCATTCTGTTTTATTTTCTTTTCGTTCTCATCATTTCTGGCAACAAGATATTCAATAGTGTTATAGTCATATGCTTTTCCTGTAAGGTCATATGCTTTCTTTAAGAAGTCATTAGTTATAATACCGTCCTTATTTGTAAGATTAGGTATTACATACTGCCCTGTACATATAAGCTTCTCTTTTGCTCTTGTAGCTCCTACAAACCATAATCTGCGTTTCTCATTGATTTCTTTTGAATATCTTCCACTAGGGTCTTTATGGTACTGCTTACGGTCAAAGTTTGTAAGTGAAAGATATGTTGTATCCCACTCAAGACCTTTAGCACTATGTATGGTTATAAGATTTACACCTGCATAATGTCCTTCCTTTGTCTTACCACATGTACTGTCATATCCGTATAATTCAAAGTTGGAAAAATATTCTGCAAGCTCATCCATATCCTTACAGTAAGATATTCTGTCAAGGAAATCCTGAAAACATACATCTGTCTTGTCTTCATCAAGCTTATTTGCAAGCTCAATGAACTTATCAATAGTCTTAGGAACACTCATAATCTCTGCTTTTCTGTCCGCTACAATATCATCAAGCTCTTCTTTTGTTGCAGATTTTAATTCTCCGTGCTTTAATACATTCTCATACTCAATCATTCCTTTAGGAGTATGGTTTACAAAGCTATCATAGTAATCACATAATGCTATTACCCTTGCATTCTTTCTGAACGGAATAGGATTCATAAGCACAGATGAAATATTTGCCTTAGTAAGTGCTGATGCTATACTTCTTAATTCATCTCCTGTACTTGCCATTATACATATTGAGCTTGGGTCTGCTCCTGCTTCAATACGCTTGGCTATATCATTTGCCATAAACTTATATTCAGCTTCTTTTGTATAAAAGCCCTGTACATCTACAGGCTCTCCATCATTCTTTGTAGCAACAAGGTCTTTCTCTACACGGTCATCTACCAGTGCATTTATCTTATTTGCATTAATAACAACATTTCGGCTGCTACGGTGGTTTTCTATAAGCTGGAAATCCTTAAACTCTCCAAAGTATCTTTCAAAGTTTACAATAAATTCAGGAGTTGCATCCTGAAAGCTGAATATACTCTGGCTGTCATCTCCTACTCCCATGAATGACTTAAAGGAATTGGCATCTATCATTGCCTTTGCTATATTAAGCTGCTTTAAGTTACTGTCCTGATATTCGTCCATGATGATATGCTCATATCCGTATTCATCAAATAATCCCGGATGTGTCTCTGTAAGCTGTAATACCAAGTCTAACTGGTCATCAAATTCAATGAAATTCTTCTGCTTCATCTCAAGCTGATACTGGTTGTACATAAGAAATATCATTGATATTGACTGTGGAGAGTATGTTCCGGTAAGTCCATTCTCCCTTACTGTCCAATTGTTCTTCTTGATATCAGCAAATACATTCTTTGCTTTATTTAATGCACAATACTGATTAGCCCATTTTGCATTTTCGTACTGTCCTAATGGTCTGTATTTCCATTCCGGTATCTTTGCATAGGAATTAAGGACATCATTTATAATTCCATATCTTACTTCATCAGGTACTACTCTTGGAGCTTCCGTATACCCTAACTCTTCATAATGGTCATTAATTATATCCTGTCCGAATGAATTAATCGTACCACTCTTTATAAGTCCGGGGTCTGTGAGTATTCCTTCCTGTCCTGCTAAATATCTGATAACTCTCTCTGTCATCTCTTTAGCACCGGTTGTTGTATATGTAAGCATTGCTATCTTACTTGGGTCATATCCCTTTTTGATAAGCTCTACTACACGCATTGCAACGAGTAATGTCTTACCTGCTCCTGCTCCTGCTATAACCCTTGCTATACCTCTTTCAAAATCAGCGGCTTCTCTCTGTGTCTGTGTAAGGTTTATATCAGATAATGGCTTTATTGTCTTTTCAAATCCTAAATCTATAGGCGGTTCTTCATAGTTACAAAGCTGGTTTCTGGCACATGTACTACAACCTTCTCCTGCACATCCGTTTTCAATTATCTCTTCAAAATCACTTTCCAATGCATTGTAAAGGTCATCTGTAATTTCAAATGAACATATCGGAGCATAATCCTCATAAGTCTTATCTGTACGCCTTTCATTAGGCTTTGTTAAGAATTCATATCTGATATTTACTGTCTTATCAGGATATTTATTATTAGCCCATGTTGATAAGCCATACATTTCTGACTTTCCGGCTGGTGTCGTTAAAGGATTCTTAAACTGGGATGTCTTTATCTTTACAATATCAACCTGTCCGTCTTCTGTTTCATACATGTAGTCAAAATCAGGTAATACCTTTCTACTTTTAATCTCAACTGTATCGTCTTTATCTATTTCATCTCCAAAGACTATAAGGCTGTCATCTCTTAAGCCTGAGTATGTATCCTGAAAATACTGGTTATAAAGCTCAATCTTCTCTGTGAACTCTTTTACTTCTTCATCTTCCTGTATGTATGTATCAAACTTAGCACCATTGTCTTTTAAAAGGCTTCTTACTTCACTTTCTATATCCGGAATATCTTCGCCCTTTATCAGTCGTTTTAATATCTGCTTCTGGGCTACCGCCCTTATTCCATTTTGTGAAAGTCTTGAATTGAGATTATCCCCATTATTAAATAATATGTTTGCTGAATTTAACTGAGATGTTTTCATCTTTCTTTCTCTTTCCTAAAACACCCTTAATTAATTTTGAATGATGAATTCAAAATGCTGGATTGCTAGTTTATCAATTTTTAAAAAAAGGTGTTTATTTAATTCAGAATTCGGAATATGGAATTGAAAGCTTATTCATTTAGAGATATATTTTAACTAAATAAACAACCAACAATTCCTTATCCCTAATTCTGCATTGTTTTTATTCCATTGTGAAATCTGTATCGAAATCATCTAATGCAAAATCTCCTGCATCAAATCCTGAATTCTCTGCTACTGCCTCTTCCTTTGGCTTTGTTTCCTTAACCTCTTCTGTTACAGGAGCTTCTTCCTTTACAGGAACAGGTGCTTCTGTTGGAGCTTTTGCTTCCGGCTGTTCTTCTTTTACAACTTCCTTAGAACTTTCAGCAGCCTTTGACTTTACTCTGTCATTTAAGTATGTTACATCAACTGAATCAGCTCCAAGATGACTGCACATATGGTTCTGGAAGATTCTGCTTGGGTCCTGCTTGCTAGGTGTCTCTCTTACCCAGCTGTTTCCCGGCTGTGTAATTACCGCTGCATAAATAGGATTTTCCTTTCTGTCAAACTTTGAAAACAGCTTTTCATATCTCTCAATGTTTAACTGTGCAGGAATAACTGTTCCGTCTTCCTTTGTTCTTTCAGGAAAATTATAAATGCTGATGATATGTGTTACTCCTTCAGCTCCCTTACCTACTAAGATACCAATGTCAAAATGTGGCTTTCTAGGCTTTCCTGCCTTGTTAAGTCTAGGCTCTCCTGTTGTCTTATCAATTTCATCATACTTTCCTGCAAATAAGACATCTCCTGCTACAACTGCCTTTGCCTTTACTCCTGCTGTTGGTGGTACTTCTGCATAAACGGAATCCTTTGTGAACACATCAGCTAATACCTCTCCTCTTAAGTTCCAGCCCTGTACTGTAACAATGTCTCCAACCTTCTCTTCAATCTCATACTGTGTCTTTACAGGAACTAACTCATTTACATACTGCTTATCCTTAATGTTCCATGTTCTTACTTCAATTTCTGCCTTAAGCTTATCCTCTGAAATAGACTTAATCTCTCCTGTTGCAATTACTAATCCACTCTTGTTACTCTGATACTTTCTACTCATATCGCTTTCTCCTTTTTCATTCCTGCATTCTAAAATGCTTAAATCTGTCTGACCTTTTATCAGGTCTTAATTTAATAGTGTGGGGCTGATATCTTTTATCTAAATAAATATCTATAATTATCTAATAAAATATTAATATTTTTTATAATATATTGGGTATAAAGGAGGGAGGATATTTTTGAAAAGATTTAGTAAACGCTTGTAAAGATATATGTTTTATTTAACTTTGTAGTTGTTTATTGATAAAACCTATTATGTGTACAGACTGGTATTTATTATTAATAAAATCAGACATCTGTTGTATTACAGGGATAATAATATCATCATATCTGACAATACTATTACTCTTACAATAAACATATCCTTAAAAGTCTTATAAGATATACTTTTACTGAATAAGGACTAAATATATCTTTAACAATAATATCTAGTCTTTAAAAGTATTATAAAGCTATGTTTATTACTGAATAAGAATTGTATATATCTTTAACAATAAAACATAGTCTTATTATACTTTTAAGTTCTTTATCCCCTACGGGGGATATAACTATATCTGAAAAATAATATTTAGTCTTTATAAGTCTTATAAAACTATGTTGTTATTTAACAATAAACATAGTCTTATAAGTTTTATATGACATACTATTACTGTTAAAGATATAACTATATCTCTTATAGGGAACTTTAAATGTTAAATAAGACTATGTTTATTACTGAATATAAAACATAGCCTTATAAGTATTATAAGACATACTATTACTTAATAAGGACTAACTATATCCTTTATAGGGAATTTTAGAAGTAACATAAGACTATGTTTATACTGAATAAGAATTGTATATATCTTTTACAGTAATATCTAGTCTTTAAAAGTATTATAAAGCTATGTTTATTACTGAATATAAAACATAGCCTTATAAGTATTATAAGATTACACCATTTTTTCTATTACACCTTTCTATTCTTTTGATATATTTATAATTTTATTCAAAATCTGTCCTTGAAAAACCCGATAAATGAAAGAAATCCCACACTACTTAAATATGAGATATCAAAATAGCAGTTCAGGCTTATGGATACATGAAGATATTTACAAGTCTGAATTCATAAAAGGACATTTAACTAAAACCTTGTTTAATTGTTCAAGCGGTATATTAATTATGAGTTTGTTTCTGGTCTGTTCAAAGCCACTCATACTATCTAAAGCATATGCTGATAACAATTCAACAGCAACTATTGAAAACAGTCAGTCAAAATACAACGCCGGGGCTATAGAGCAGACAGAAGGAGAAGAACAGCCCTTATTGACAAATTATATTGATACAGACACAGAAAACGAACCTGATGAATTAATTGCAGATATTTATGTAGATGAGGATGTAGTTATTGATTCATCAGACGCAACACAGGACCTTATACCGGCAGATACAGAAGATGAACCGGAAGAAATTATTTCTGTGATTGAGACAATGACAGTACCTAACTGGGTATCAGGCTGTAAGTCTTACAACATAACACATATGGACTACAGAGCCGTAACTGATAAGACATCAAAACAGTATAACCTGCTTAATTCAGCAAAGGCTACGACAGATAGTTCAACCGGATTAAGAATGATTGATGACAGAATAGCCATCGCATTAGGGCTGGGATTTAATGTATCAGTCGGAGATTATGTGAACGTAATATTTGAAAACGGATATGAGTTTGAATGTATTATCGGAGACATAAAGGATAATAAAGACACGGACAATACTCATAGATTTCAGAAGTATGACGGTTCAGTAGTAGAAGCTATAACAGACAGACATATTTTTACAGGAACTAAAGATTATCCTGAAGGATTTAAAGGAACAATAGCCCAGATAGTAAGGCTTGATAAGACATTTGAGTATTAACAGATAAAGGAGATTAGGACATGGAATTAAGACCATATCAGCAGGAAGCTGTTGAGGCGATATTTGAAGAATGGAAAACTAATAAAAGTACAATGACTGTTCTTCCTACAGGCTGTGGAAAGACCGTTATATTTTCAGAAGTTGCAAGACAGTTATATGAATCAGGTAAGAGAATATTGATGCTTGCACATAGAGGAGAACTGTTAGAGCAGACACAGGATAAATTTTTAAAATTTGGAGTAGAGTCAGTACTGGAGAAAGCTGAGTCAAAGGCTAACCCGGAAACAGATAATGTAGTTGTTGCCAGTGTACAGTCAATCAGCAGGGATAACAGATTAAGCCGTTTTCCTAAAGACTACTTTGATGTAATTATCATAGATGAATGTCATCATGCTGCAACAGATACTTACACCAAAGTAATTGAATATTTTAATACGGCTAAGTTGCTAGGAGTAACCGCAACTCCTAACCGTTCAGATGTAAGAAATATATCAGAAGTCTTTGATACTGTAGCATACAGCTATGACATTAAGACAGCGATAGATGAGGGCTACTTATCTCCTATCAAAATCAGACGAATCCCAATTAAGATTGATATTTCCGGAGTAAGGACAAGCTGTGGTGATTTTATGTCAGGAGATTTAGGAAATGCTATCAAGCCTTATCTTAAAGATATTGCACAGAATTTAAAAGATAAAGCATCCGGAAGAAAGACTCTTATTTTTACTCCAACTATTGCAATCGGAGAAGAATTTGCAAGCTTGCTTAATGATGAAGGCTTTAAGGCATCCTGTGTTTCATCCAATAATAGTGCTGATGAAAGAAAGGATATCGCTAATAAGCTAAGTACAGGAGAACTTAATGCAGTAACAAATGCTATGTTATGGACAGAAGGCTTTGATGAGCCAAGCATAGACTGCATTATTAATCTAAGGGCTACAAAATCAGAGAGTTTATACAGACAGATTATAGGTCGTGGATTAAGACTGTCTCCTGATACAGATAAGAATAATCTGCTTGTATTAGATTTCTTATGGCATAGCGGAAAGGGCGGATATAATATCTTATCTCCTATCCAGTTATTTGTAGATGAATCAAGGCTTGATTTAGCAGAAGACATCATAAATGAGGGAGAGGAAGAAGATTTACTTTCACTTGAAGAGAAGGCTGATGCAAGAGCTGCACTTATTAAGCAGATGGAAGAAGCGAAGAAAAAAGCTGAAGCTGAAAAGAAAGAGAAAGAAAGAATTGCAAGGCAGAAGGAAAATGATAAGAACAGACATTTCTTCTTTGGAAGAGAGCTTAAGAATATCATTAATACTCCGGAGATTACATACTGCTTTGATAAATCAAACAACCTTGACAGTATCATATTCAGAGATGCAGTAACCAAGTTCTATACAGGAAGGGATTCATATGAGTATGTACCATTAAGACGCTGGGAAAGTGAACCAGCTACAGAGAAACAGAAAGAAGCTCTTAAGAAATATGGTTTTGATATATCAACTATCCGCTTTAAAGGACTTGCAACTGCTTTAATGAATGCGGCAATCAGACACTTCTCAAAGCATAAGTGTTCATATAAGCAGTATGTATTTTTAACCAAGCATGGGTTTAAGAATGTTGAAAACTGGTCAATGAAAGCTGCTTCAGACATGATGGATATGATATCAAGAAATGGCTGGCGTGTTCCAAGGTATATCAACCCAAGAACATATAAGCCTGCAAATACGATGGTATTTCCTGATAGAAGAAGACATCCTTCAATAAGCAGATTAGCATAAAAGAAGCATTGGAGAAGTAATACTGATATTAATATTACTATTACTTCTCTTCTGTTTTTAATTTTTTTATAGGAGTGAGATTATGGAATTTAATAGAAGACGGTCATTAATTATATCATCATTTATCGTATCCCTGATACTTATAATTACATTAGTGGTTATGAAGCGGTTCTTTATAACATTTGAGATGAAGGGCATATCCATGAACCCTGTCTATAACGAAAATGATTTACTTATGGTTTTGAAGACTGACGACATCAAAATAGGAGATGTTATTGCTTATCAGACAGAAGATGGGGCATATATTATCAAGCGTGTTATAGCGTTGCCGGGTCAGTCAGTTGTTATAGATGATGATGATAAGATTTATATAGACGGCGAGTTATTTGAAAGCAGCTATATCCATATTGATAGGGATACTGAAAGCTATGCAGGTGGAATGAGTTATGACTTAGCTGATGATGAATATTTTGTACTGGGAGACAATCTACATCATAGTATTGATTCAAGAGCTACAGGACCAGTTAAGGCTGAAAAGATTACAGGTAAGGTTGTGTATAATTTTGCAGGAATTTTCTCAAAATTAAGAAAATAACCCTTTGTTTATACATTTTTACGCTTTTAAAAGTTATTAATCCCACACTATTAGATTAGATAGTAATTTAATGAGGAGACAGCAAAGATGAATAAAGTAGAAATGCGTAAATTAAAATTAGCAGGAATAAATATTCCAAAGGGAACACCTTTAGAGAAAAAAAATATAATTGAAATTGGATTACAGCTTATGACTCTTGATAATCAGGATGTTTTAAAGATACTTGATAAAAATACCGGTATAAATGAAGCTGAACGAATATTAAGAGATGGACGCTTAAGCGGAGAATTAAAGTGTCTTACATACGAATATGATTCTTCTAAGGAAATTGAAGATGAATTAGAAATGGAATAATCATGGAAAGGAAAATACACATATGATGACATTACTTGACGATAATACTTCTCTTGATTATTTAAAAGAAGATATTTGTAATCTTTATACTGAAACTGAAGAAACAGAAGTATTTAATCAATATAAAACACTTAACTGTGCTGAAGAAAAAATCAAACTACGCAATGACATATTAATGCATAATCAAAGGTTGGTAGTATCTATTGCAAAATATTACAAGAATGCAGTCCGTACATGTTTTTCACTTGAAGATTTAATTGGAGAAGGGAATATAGGATTATTAAAAGCAATAGATAAATTTGATAATTCTACAGGAAATAGATTCAGTACATATGCAACATACTGGATTAAACAGGCTATTTCCCGATATATAACACAAACTGATGATTTAATCAGAATTCCGGTAAATCTTAAACTGTTATGGGTTAAAATATCAACATATATCGGTGATTATTATTCAGCACATAACTGCTATCCTAGTGATAAAGAAATATTGGGTAATGTATCAGGATTATCTTCTGAAGAGCTTGTTAATTATTATTCATATGCGAATATACATAAGGATATTTTAAGCCTTAATATGATAGTTGATAATGGAGAGAATGATGATTCAGAACTACAGGATTTCATAATGGATGATTTCTGTGTTGAAGATAAAGCAATTCAGTCAATTAACGAATCGCTGTTTGAAAATAAAGTAGATGAAATGCTCTATAAAGGTATAAGGAAAAGAATTATAACTGAAAGGGATGCCAAGATATTTAAAATGAGATTTGGATTTGGGGCTGAAACGAAGCTTACCCTACAGACTATAAGTGAGGAGTACAATATGTCCAAGGAAAGAGTAAGACAGATTGAGGGAAAGGTATTAAGATATTTTAAACAACCTGCAAATAAAATAATATTAAGAGCATGGCTGAACAATTAATATTCAGACAGAAAGGAAAAATTATGAGTATTAGTCATATCATAGGTGCATCATCATTGATTATTATTTTTGGATGTATCATCTGGACATCTGTAAATAAAAAGAAGCATCCTGAAAAATATAAAAATGAAAAAGGAAACAGCTTTAGTATATTGTTTGGAGATTTCTTTTCAGATGTCTTTAAGGATTCAAAGGATGATTATTATTACAAGAACACAAAATATGGAAGACGACATACGATAAGTTTATCAGACCAGTTTAAAAGGGCTAATTCCAAAAGAGCTGATTCCATGAATAGATACTTAAATGATAATCCGGATGAAAATAATAATAATGCTTTTGGTAATAATGATAATAACAATAATTTATAATTAATAATGATGGCTATGAGATTGATGTCTTGTAGCTATTTTTTTGTTTTTATATACCCTTCTAAGGCGTTTTTTTAGCTCATATAGCCCCTTTTCTGTTGTATATATATAAATTATCCTTTATAATAAAAAAAGCCCGTATAGGCAAAATGATACTTTTCTAGTCTAAATCATATAACTAGGCTTAATCTGCTTTCTAGTCTAAATCAGCATTATATTAATATAATGCTTTCTTTGTTTTATCAGCTTTATTTAATAACTAATCATACTTACATTAATTATAATCATAGGCTTAGTCAGCCTTATTTGTATATATATCTTTATAGCCTTATTAGTTCTATATTGGCTTATATTTCTACTCTGCATATATGTATGATATTTCTTATTCAGTATAGTCAGGATATTTATAATTTTAATAAATATATTACACTTTTGTCACTTTTCTATATTTTCCCGTCTTTTCCTTATTTTTAAGTTCTTTCCAGTATTGATATTAATACTTGTCTTTATAGTGTTTATATGCTAAATCAGCTTTATAGGCTTTATATTAATAGTAGGCTTTTTATTTTTAATAGCCTTTATAGGCTATATATTACTACATAGAATTGTAATCTTAGTATTATATTATTGACATATATTTTTATAAGTCTGATTAATCTTTATATTAAATAAAATATTATTAGGGATTTTAGGCTTTATTTCTTTATTAGTTATATTAGTCTTTTAAGTTTGAATAAGATTAATTGTATTAATATTAATAGAATAATGATTAAGCATTAAATTACAATAAGTGTAATATATAAATTAAAGCCTACTAATCATATTTTTCCAACTAACACTTGATATCATTATCAGAATATTGTAGAATTAAAAAAAACTATGAACTTTAAGGAGAAAACTTAAAAAAATGGCAAGAATAATATGTATATGCTCACAGAAAGGTGGCGTTGCTAAGACAACCAGTACAATAGAAGTTGCTTCTATTCTTAAATTAAAAGGAAACAGGGTATTGGTTATAGATTTGGACCAACAGTGTTCATTAAGCAAGAATATAGGGGCATCTCTTGATAATAAAACAATATATAATGTACTTCGAGCTGAATGCGAAATAAAAGAAGCAATACAACATCTGGAATTATTCGACTGCATTCCCGGCTCAGAAAGTCTTTCAAGAGCAGATAAAGAATTTATAGAAGCAGATGATGTCTTTGCGCTGGCAGATATTTTTGGTTATATAAAAGATGATTACGACTATATATTAATAGATAACGGACCAAGCAGAAACACCCTGCTTACTATGTCATATATTGCAGCAGATTATGTGATTATCCCGACAGAAGCAGATGAATCATCATTAGATTCCTTAGTTACAACAGAAGCAGATATCAATAAACTGGTAAACGGCAGACACCATGACAGTCATGCAGTAATAATCGGATATATACTTACAAGAGCCGAGAAAGCAACAGTTCTTCATCAGCTTGCTATAGAAAATCTTAAAGCAGAAGCAAAGAAGAATCCGGTAAAGCCATTTGTTCTTACAGTAAGAAAATCCATAAAAGCAAGTGAAGTGAAAACATTCCATACATCTATGGCTGAAATGTATCATAACCTGCCAGTAAGTATGGATTATCAGTTAATAACAGAGCAGATGATAAAGATAATGGATAAGATTGAAAAGAAAAGGAAGAAATAAGATATGGCAAGTTTAAGAGATAAATTAAAAGCAAAGAATGCAGAAAATGCTGCTGAAAGAGGGAATACCTCTACAGAGGATACAGTATTTGCAGATTTCATTAACAGGGCTGAACCAGAGCAGGAAAAGGACGCAGAAAATAAATTATCAGAAGAACAACAGCCTGTTCAGGGAAAAAGTAATAATCAGGCTAATGATTCTGATGCTTCTGAAAATAATCCGGTTAAAAAAGATACCGTAAAACAGCCTGTAAAACAAAAGGCTAAAGAAAAGAAACCGACAGCTGAAACTAACCATAAGGAGAAAGAAGTTAAAGCTCCTGATAAAACTGAAGAAAAGTCGGATAAGGAAACAAATGAATTTATCCAGCAAAAAAATGATAAACAGGTAACATTAACAATATCAATTCCACCTGAAATAGATGAGTACTTAAATATAAAACCTGCAATGTTAGCAGAACCTATTAAAAAAGTATTCAGGGATTCAATCATTAAAGCAGCAAACAGTCCGATAGATAACAGTCTTGCATCCCAGTTTAGAAAGACACAGCACTCATGTATCAAAAGGACTATACAAGTAAATGAATCCTTTAGAGAAATAATTCGTAAGGAAGCAGTAAATTTTAAAATGAAACCTACCTCCTTTATTACATACTGTTTAACAAAGGTCTATAATGAGGATGAAGAATACCAGAAGGCTATGACAGAGGATAAATAATCTTATTACACACACACATTTTAAGTATTTCTTGGTTAATCAGACATATATATAAATATATAATAATAACTACAACAGTTAAAATTAAATTAGTTTAGTTTAGAAAACTGGAAACCCGCATAAATACTGGATTATTAATAGTTGATTCAGATAAAATATTATTTAATTCAGACAAAATTATAGATGATACAGACCATAAAGATAAGAATACAGGCTTATTTATACATTAAATGTATGGATTTGTCTGTATTCTTTATTTTTTTGTCTGCGTATTACTATAATTCAGACAAATTACTATAATATTTACTAAGAATTGTGGATAATATTGTGGAAAACCTGTGGATAAATATATTTAAGTCTGTCATTATATTATCTTTGAAATAATATCAAAGCTAAAAATGATATGAAGTTAATTATTTGTCTGAATCTAAATATAGATTACAGCATCTTATTCAGACATTTTTATAACTGATAACAAATCATTAGTACCTAATCAGGACAAAATCCATTATAATTCAGACAAATAGATAGATTTATAAGCTAAATAAATATCAATTCAGACAAATAAATAGAAAAATCATATATATTCAGTCAAAAATAGTTTTAATTCAGACAAATAAATAGATTTTACCTTTAAATAATCCTTACATATAAAATTTTGTCTGAATAAAACCGGAGAAACATTAATATTTATCTGATTTTATATACACGAGACATTAATTCAGACAAAGTTATAAGTTATAATAAATGGGTATAAAAAATTGTCTGAATAGCCATTAGTCAGGATTTGACAAGCTTTACAAGAGATTACCCGTAATGTAATTCAGACAAATTTGTATATTATATTATAATTCAGACATATTTATAACATTTATATATAAAATTGTCTGAATAACCTTGATTTGAGATTTTAAATATAGTACAATAAAAAAAATTTTAGAGGCAATTAAAACTATGGCGGATTAAGAATAAAAAAATACTAAGAAGGTAAACAATATGACGGATTATATTCCTGTAAATGAAGAATCGGTTTACTATAAAAGCAATAAGCTTATTATGGCTAAGGGAAAGATTTCCACAAATGAAAATAATATTATTGAATTAGCTATATGTAAAATTCAAAAAGTATCTATGGATAAGGATGCCAGCCTGATTACAACCATGTATGCTAATGAACTGAAATCTTACATAAAAAATAAATCCAATGTATATGCAACATTAAAGAATGTGAGTCAGACAATTGGTAAGAAAACAATGATGATTGAAAATGGGAAAGGAGATTTTGCTGTCTTTCCTATTATCCAGAAGGCGGAATATAAAAATGGTGTATTTACTATCAGATTTAATGAAGAGATAAGACCTTATATTACCCAACTGACAGCAGAATATACTAAACTAAAAATAGCAGTATCTAAAGATTCTTCATCAATAGCCACATCAAAGTTATACGGAATATTTGAAAAGGAATTATATCCGGGAAGTAAATCATACGATAAGAATTTAGGCTGCTCTGTTGTTGAATATGCTATATCTGATTTAAAATTTATGTTTGGATTGATAGACATAGACCATCCATCAATTGCTGCACTTAAAGAGAAAATGAGAAAAGAAAAGCACTATGACTGGGATTTATTATATGATGCACTTCCTGAAAAGGAGAAGATATATAAGCAGTCTAAGGATTTTATCAGACGAATGATAGAACCAGCCAGAAAAGAATTGTATGAATTATCCAACATAAAATTTGAATATGAACCGATTGCCACTAAGGGGAAGAAAATAACAAGAATAAGATTCTTTATTTATAAGAATGAGAAGAATGAAAAGCGTATTAAAGAAGCATTAAATACTGTAAGCAAGATTGTAGATAAAGAAGAAGATATCAAAGTAATGCAGACAGATATTAATGAACTTTACGAAGAATTTATTGGGTTACATCTTCTTACAAAAGCAAATATAGATGATTTCTTAGAGAAGGCTGATTATGATGTAACCAGAGTAAGAAATGCCATTTATTATACAAATGAAAAAGGTGATATTAATGATTTTGTCGGATATGTAATATCTGTTATTATGCATCCAGAATGGGATTTAGCTGGTGGAGCAGCTATTGTTAATGGAACAGAGATTAATAAAGAACTTACTGAAGCAGGTAAGGCAATTATAAGAGAGCAGACAAAAAAAGATACACAGTCTAAAAATTCTAAACAAATATGGGAAACGGTTATTAAATCCAGAGATGATTTCAATGATTTCTTAACCTATATGGAAAGCAAAGATAACTGGGATTTAGATACATTTGAGCTTGTATTTACTGACGAAGAAAAAGTAGATTACTGGAAGAAATGGGCGCTAAATAAATAATATTAATTAAGACAGGCTTTAAGGGTCTGTCTTTTTTTTATGCAAAAGAATGACGACATATGTACTAAGCAGACAAAATTAATTTTCTCTCAGGATAATTAGGAGCGTTATCCTTGGAAGCCATTCTTAATTATTTTGTTTTGCGTAATATTTTAATTATATTTTATGTGGAGAGAGGATTTTTTTTGACAAACATATATACATATGTCGTCATACATCTCATATGTTTTACTAAATTCTTCTGTTAGTGATATATTTTTATAATTTTTTTTAAAAAATCAGGATAATTAACAAATATAAGAAAAATAAAATACACTATTCAAAATAAGACATAGTAATATGTCCGTAAATATATTTTTCTATAGGAGAATTAAGATGGCTGAAACAAATTATGTAAATTTCAATGGAATCAATAAGAACATGGTCCATGAGAGAACAAACCAGAACACAGGAGAGAAGTTTTATAGTGTAGGTATTAAAGTACCTAACGATGTATCAAGAAACGGAATTGCTAATGTAGTAACAAAGAAGGTATTTCCTACAAAGTCTGACCCAGAGAATAAGGTTAATATTGGATTCCCTGAAACATGGAAGGTTAATATTTCAGTAGCTTCCTTCTACAATAAGGAGAAGCCTGAAGATACTAAGTATAAGACTATTGAAATTCCTGTAACAGAGCTTAAGGCAAAGAACATTGAAGCTCTTAAAGCAGCTAAAGACAGAATGGAAGCAAAGGAATCAGAACAGGAAGCTGAAGCTGAAGGACCAGAGCTTGATTAATATTTAGCAAAGAAAAGGCGTTGAATTATTATTTTTCAGCGTCTTTTTTTCTTGTAAAAAAATATTCATCCACTATTTACATATATAAGCTATATCAGCTACAGGGAAAATAGAAAGATGAGCATAAAAATTGAATTGTATGATTTTTCAAAATATGATAAGAAATTTAGCAAAACAGGCGGTAAATATGGGTTTAAAACAACCTATACAAAAACAGGGAACAGATGGGAAATAGAACATGAGACTACATCAACCCATCCATTTTGCAGAAGATGCGGAAGGTTTATAGACCATTACAATAAAGAAACTGATACATATGTATGTGGCAGAGGATTAATAAAGATAACAACGACTGAACTGGATTACAGATTGTTTAAATTCATGGATATCCATAAAAATAAGCATGATGGATTTATAGGATTACAGGATGATGATAATTCAGATAAACCAATTGAACCGATAGAGGAAATAGAATTAACAGAGGTAGAAGAAGATGAGTAATTTTACAGATGTATTAAAAAAAGGATTTGACAGTCTGGAAGCAGAGCTTGAAGCAGGACTTATTGAAAATGATAATTCTGAAGCTGATGATAATGTATCAGATATCAAGACAGATATTAAATTATCTGAAATAGATGAAAATGATTTATTCGATATGAATGAAGATAATTCCTCCAACCCGGATATGGATGAAAATGAGCCACAGGAAGCTCCGTTAGAGGAAGAAGAAAATAAGGATACAGATGATAAAGGCAATGATAATGATGAGCATGATATAGGTATAGAAGAAGAAAATATACTGAATGATAGCATAGAAGAAACCGCTATAGACAGCTATAACAGGGTATGGGAGTTCTTTAGAGAGTGGAATGGTTTAACAAAAGATGACAGAAAAGAAATCACAGGTGGTAAAGATATATTATCATTCACTCCTATAGAAGCCTTTACTTTATTAGAAGACTGGAAAGAGAGTAAAAGAATACATATTGGAGATATCATCACTAATAATGGAGTTACCGGTATATGCGTAGAAATTTCCATTAAGGATAAGAATAGCAATGACTGTTATCTGGTATCTACCGGAGATGAGAAGCTGTTGTATTTTGATAAGGAATCGACTTTGAAGACAGAAAAGCATATTGATATAAAGAAATTACTGTGAAGAGGAAATTAAAGATGTTGGTAAAGGATATAATAGGGGCTGTTAAAATTAAACAGAAGAATAATAATTTTCAGATAAAGATATATGAAAAGAACGACAGCAGCCATGCTATAAATATTATATTAGAATAAAGGAAGAAAAAAATGGTAACAAATGATACTTTTTTAAAAGCATATAAAGATTTTGAAAATGAACTTAGAAATAACTCCGAGTATATAACAGTAAAGGATTATGAAGACAGGCTTACAGAACCGGAAATACAGGATAAATTAAGATTTGCAAGGAATCTAAGGAATTATCTGTCTCATCATTCAGATGGCGATAGTCTAATAAAGGTAAATAAAGATATGCTGGATTTTATTAATGAGCAGAAGGAAACTGTTCTAAGAATGAATGGTATTGTGCAGGATGCATATGTCAGTGTTGCAAAATCAAAGTATCTTTATAAATTATCTGATGATATCAAGACTTGTAAAGATTTATTACAGGCTCTAAGTAAAAAGAAAACGGACTATGCCTACATCTTAAACAAAGATGGAAAATTATCAGGAAAAGTAACCATTTATGCACTTATAGATGTGGTAATAGCTAATCCAAGATTAGGAATTAACCACATTCCTGTAGAGAATATAAATATTCCTGTATTAAATAAACAGACTCCACTTACAACATTGGATAGTGGGTATTATTTTGTACAGGATGCTAAGGGTAAGATATGTGGAGATATTGAAATTAGATAAAAACAGTGTTTTACTCTAAAAATGTCTACATTTTTTAAATAGAGAAAGAAATATATGATATATAACAGCAAAGAAAGCAGGCAAGACATAAGAATTCATAAAGGAGTAATTATGGCAAGAGTGAATAATAAAATAAGAAATATATTTAGAAGGCAGATAAAAGCCGGCAGTTTATTAACGCTTACAATATTATCTGCATCGGTATTAACAGCATGTAATTTAAGCTTCAAAAGGACAGAACTAATTTCTGATAAACTTCCTCATTCAACACAGGATATAGATATAATTGTAAATGATGAAAGCAGCCTTGATGAGAAAAACCTAAGTCAGACAATTGATACCATCTTAAATGAAGCAGAAACAATGGCAAAGGAAGCTGATACGGAGTTTATAAAGGCTTCAATAGTAAGGGTTGTTGATGGAGATACATTAGTTGTTGATATAGATAATGAAGAAGTAAAGGTAAGACTTATAGGTATTGATACTCCTGAAAGTGTAGCTTCCAATGATTATTTACAGAAAACCGGAAAGACTAACAGCAAAGAAGGAAAGGATGCTACATCCATTACAAAATCCATATTGTCAGATTATACGGATGTATATTTACAGAAGGACATCTCTGAAACTGATAAATATGGGAGATTGTTAAGATATGTATGGTTGTCTGTACCGGAAGATGAATTTAATATAAATGAAATAAGTACAAAGATGTTAAATGCCATGCTTTTAGAAAAGGGAACAGCAAAGGCAGTCTCATATAAGCCTGATGTTAAGTATCAGGATATATTTGAAGATTTGGAAAGGTAAGAAAATGAAAGTAAACGGAACTGAATACAATACAGGGAATATTATTTATACAACAAGAGGGGCAGATATGTTTCATTTTAGTGAGAATGGAATAATGTCCATGATAATAGAAGATTTTGAAGTAAGTAATGGAAAGGTGTGTGCTATTGAGCATGGTAGTTTTATGGATAAGAGCATAGAACTGGGGATATCAACTACATATAAATTAAGAGATAATGCCGTAATAGCATTGAGACTGAAACGGTATTCAAAAGATTTTTTTAATAAATATGATAATCTTACCGGTAAAGATAAATATATGTATTATAATAAATTTGAAGAGATGGAGAAGGTTATACATGAATATGATAACCATGAAGATACAATTAATTTTGACAGTGTTTTAAATAATTGTAATTTCAAAGAACCAAAGATTATAATAAGAGAAGAGGATATGGATTTAGACAGGTAAAGAAGATATTTGTATAAAAAAGTACAATTCCATGATAATTGTCTGATTTTTTGATAGTAATTATACACTACTTATATGTAAGTAAATATAAGGAGCAAGAAATAATGGCAAAAACAAGAGAAGTACAGTGTATTCATTATATATGTGAAGGCAATTGTGATTTAGGAAAAGAAGGAATATTCAGAAAACGTTGCCAGACATGTAAGACATATAAAAAGCTTCCGGGTGGTAAACCTGCAAGAACAGATACAAGAAAGCAGCGTAAGGAAGCAATAGATAAGAAAGCCATGAAAGACTATAGATATTAAAGGCAGGAAGACAGCTATGGATAATAATATTAATTATACAATCAATGATTATATTGAGCATTTAAAGACAACTAAGTTTTATAAAGAGAAGGTAGATAAGCTGTACTTATGTGATGCAACTCCGGATACAGTATGGTTTAAACCTAAAGCTGAATATACAAAGGTTGATGAAATGGGGCTTAACAGACAGACTGAAGACTATGACTATCTGTGTTGTGATATAGATGGAGCAGTAAGAAAGAATGGCAGTCCGTATCTGTTAAAAGAAGTGTAAATATAAGCCTGTTTTGTAATGGATAGGTTTTTTAAAGGAATAAAGAAAATGAAACAGAAATATGAATTAGGAACTGAGTATTTTAAAAAGGCAAAAACATATTCAGATACGGTAGATTACTTAAAGGATGCAGGTATTCTTGATGAAAGTACCTTAGTTTTAAATGAAGTAGCTATGGAGAATTATCTGGCAGGCTTATTAGAACTAGAAATCAATGAACCTATTTCAACATATTACGGAATGGGAAAGATACCGCATGATTTAGGAAAGAGATATAAAGACCTGTATTTGAATAATAACAATAAGATACTTCCTAATTATGATAGAAATTTATGGAAGGAATTAAATCAGGCATACCATGATTATTGTGTCCATAGATTTCCAAGAGATGATTTCAGCTGTAAATTTACAAATGATACTATTTTATATGATATCAGTCTTAAGGATGATTTGAAAAAGATGGTTGAAGAATATTGTAAAAAATATGAATTATCAAATGAAAAAGATAATATTGAGATAGAAAAAGAATAGAAAGAAGATGTGAATAGAATGTTAGAACAGCAGATGAATTTAAGTTTAGAAAAGGAAATAAGCAATCTTACAGACAATATAGGTTTTACACATAATTCAGATGGATTACTACTTACCTTTAACAGTAAGTTGTTTAAGAATATTAAGGGTATTCCTATTATTGCTATCAAAGAAGATATGGATTTAAGTGAGTTTATATCAAAGTTTGATATCCAAAAGGAAACTGAAGAGATATCAGAAGAGGTAAATGACCTTATGGACTTTTACAATGAAAGACGATTATTTTTTACAGAGATAGATAAGCAGATTGTAAAAGATGAAATTTTACAGGCTGTAAGTGAATTATATAAGGGGATTTTGAATTATCATAATGCCTTATATAAAAAGAGGCAGTATGACGGATAATAAAATTAATTGGGAAGAATTTAAGGAAAACATAACTAATCTGTTTGCATATAAGCCAGTAGTAGGAGATACCGGAATAACAGTAGAGATAACAAAGGAATATGCTGAAAAAATAGGGGCAGCATATAATGAATTTGTAAATCCCGAGGTGAATATTATAATCACAGATAAACAGATAAAAATATTAAAAGGAATATCTATATGTGATGGAGTCTTATCTGCCTATAAGGAGATAGAAAGTATAGACAGAGCCGGATTAGATAATTCCTTTATATATGAAAATAACGGAAGCTGTTATATTAATGAATAGTCATTAGTGTAATGGCTTTTTATTTATAGATAAGATAAATCCTATTTTGAATAAGATTTTATCCACACTATTATAATAAATAGTTTAAGGCTGATAGAGCCGCAAAGAATAGGAGAGAGCAGTATGTATAAATATTATAGTTTAGAGCGTCCAATAAGTCTTGGTACATATCCAAAGCGTAAAGATAACCCTATATTAGCATTTGAGAATTTTGAAAATAACTTCAGATGTAAAAAAGAACTTGTAACTGACAATGACAAGGTATTTGAAGCATGGGGATACTTAATTTTTCCAAATCCGCTTACATCAAAGGAAATCAGTGATTATGAATTAGGAGATGCAGGCTGTATTCCAAGAACAGTAAAAATCAGTGCATTACCATTCCAGTTGCGTCAGAATTTACTGGATGAGATAAATGGATTTTATAAGAAGGCTATGAATTCATTCAGAATGACAGAAGAAGGCTTTAATGATATGTATGGTTCATTTACTCTGGATGATTTTCAGAAGATGATGCCAAATATTGCAAATAAGTATCATTTTATCAATGATAAAAATAAATCCCCGCTTGAAAAGTTAATGGATGGTAATATCAAATTTGAATCAATACTGGATAATATGGAAGCAAAGAAAGATGAAGCATCTGATTTGGATTATAGAAGTGATGCTGAAGAATCAGAGATAGAAAGATAAGAGGTAAATATATGTCGGTTAATGTACAGAATGCCAGTAGGATGAAATTACTTGAAGAATTAAAAAGTAAAATGAATATGCGTAGCAGGCAGTGTTCTACTATTATGACAGAGTTAAAGCTAAGAGGAATTGATATATCTGGTATAGCTAATATGGGTTTATCACAGGAAGAGATGAAAATGATTGCTACTTATTTTACATTTAAAAATGAACAGATAAATTTATCCTGTGATGTAAAAGCCATTGAAAATGAAGAGATGGATTCACAGACAAGAAACAGAGAATTAAACCAGTTAGAAGCTGACAGAAAGATACAGGCTAGAAAGCAGGAAGAAGAAAGACAGCGTGAAATAAAACAGGATGAAGAGAGAACCGCCGCGGAAAGCTGGTATGAAAATAACAGAACACAATTAGAATCTAACAGTAGAGATGAAGAAGAGCATGAAAGATACTAATATGAGATGTATTAACCCGAATAGATATTGTAGAAGATATTGCAAAAAAATATGGTATCTCTAATTTTTTTCATCTAAAAAAATAAATACTACACACTATTATAGTATAGCTTGTTTTTCAGGCTATACTATATTTTTTAGCAGGAGATACAAAATATGAACAACATGAGTAATACTAAATATTATAATTTGCCTAATACTTCGACTTCTTTAGTAATAGGTTGCGCCGGTTCAGGAAAAACAAGCTGTTATATAGAACCAATTTTAAAAGATTTAAAAGATGAAAGTTGCATCGTGATAGATAGCAGAGGTACATTATACGAGAAATATAAGAAATCTCTTTTATCAAGGGGATATAATGTAAAACTTTTAGATATTGATAATTCTGAATCAGATACCTACAATCCATTTGATTATCTTAATACAGATTATGACTGTGTTCAATTAGCACATAGCTTTATTCAGTCTGTAAGTAAGATAGAAGATAATTTTTTTAAAAATACTACAGAAAGTTTATTGACGGCACTTATATGTTATATACATATGAAATATGCTGGTACTAATAGGCATAATTTTTCAGAGGTAATTAAGTTATGTTCAATGATGCATAGTGATTTTAATACTGTAAAGGATATGTTTGAAGAATTAAGAAAGGCTAATTCTTATTGTCTGGCTGTAAAAAGATTTGATGATTTTATATTTACATGTGAAGGAAAAACTCTTAATAACATAATTATAGATTTAGCTGTTAAATTATCTGTGTTTAATATACCAAATGTTATTAATTCGTTATCAACTTCTGATAAAAATATTGAATTAAAAGGTCTTTTAGATACAAACACTGTAGTATTTTTAAAGATATCTATTAATGATTTAACCTATGATTTTATTCATAATATTTTCATTACACAGGTTTTAGATATGTTAAATAATAACAGCCCTAAGAAGCTTAGAATTATACTGGATGATTTTCAGAGGTTAAATTTAGGATTTGATAATCAGATACTATTACAGTTATGTTCTATTTTTGATAAGTATGATAATACAGATAACCTCAAGACGGATATTATTATTCAATCAATAGCCCAGTTAAAACAGGGAGCGTATCGTAACCTTATTATTCAGAGGTGTAAGGCTGTAATTTGTCTTGGAGTAATATCAGAAGAAGACTGTACTTTCTTTATGGAATTAGTACATGTTGATGTAAAAGGATTACCGCTAGAGAAACTATTAGTCGTAAAAAGAGATAAGTTTAAAGCATTTGCAGAAAAATATAACAAAATACATGAGATTTAATTTTTAAATAGGTGTCTGATTTATTTTTCAGGCACTTATATTTTTATTTTTATATAGGGATATAAGATATTCTATTTATTTTTTTATAAAGTATTTCCACTATTTATATAATGGAAGTTTTCCAATAGATATGCTTCATTTCTTTATGGAGCTTTATTAGGAGTTTTTATATGTTAAAAACAAATACATTACAGGACATGTTTGATTCTGTAAACACAATAGTATGCAGATTATCTGGTTTTCCACCAGTAAATAAGTTATTAAGGGAATATCCTGATGGTAGTAGACAGCTTGATGAGTGCTTTTCTCCATTTTTGCCGGAAGAGGCATATCTCACACCTGAAAATGCCTGTGATTTTACAAAGAGCCATTTAGACCTTGAAAATTTGAAAAATTTCAAATGGGGGATAGATGATAATATTTTACCTGCAATAAAACAATGCAGTACGGATTATGGAGCTTCCATTAATGCAGGGTATATACATTCACTGGAAGAAATAAGTGAATATCTTAATAAAAGAATAATAGAGATGGAAGGAGAGTTAAATGAAGATAAGAAATATATAAAGGATGAACTTATGCATAATGTTGTAGCAATAGAAATAGATGATTATGAATTAGATTAAAGAAAGGAATATAAAAATATATGAGCGATTGGGATGAAAATTTTCTTAAAGAGAATGACTTATATCTTACAAGGCAACAGGTTGAAAGAATTATAAATTATCAGTCTAAATTTACAGCAAAGGTCTGTGCTGATTATTTTAAATATAAGGATTTAAACCATATAGGTTTAGTTTATACATTAGAGCATGTGTTGATTGACTATCCTGATGATATATCAAATTTATATAACAAACATTTAGAATATCTTAATAAAAAATATAGAGAAAAACATAAAGAGGATGGCTTTAAAAATTCATATACATGTCAATTTACTGAAGAAGAGAAAGCAAAAACCAGAAGATTACTTAAAATGACAGATAAAGAGACTGAAGAATATCTAAAAGATATTAAATGGAGTGATATCACATATGAAGATATGATTGAATTAGTAAAAAATGGAAAGGCTATACTTTGATGAAAAATCAAGATATTTTAAAATTATTGAAAGATATATTTAGTAAAGAGAAAATTAAAGACTATACATTAGTGCTAGATAAAAAACTTCATATAGGTAATAGCTATCTTAAAAATTATTATGATACTAATAGAGAAATGCATATTGGTGTTAAAGAATTAAAGGATGTATTTAATAGAGATGTTTCAGATAAACTGCTTGTAAAAGCTGTTATTAGTATTTATCACGAAATAAGGCATTATTATCAGCAATTAGATTTCTTTGAAAAATACAAGTGTATAAATGATGAGAGAATTAAAGAATTTTTTTATAATTATTTAGCTTGCTTGGGAAGTAGTAATGGATATTATTTAACATCATACAATTATTATAATAATCCAAGAGAAATTGAAGCTGAATATATAGGAGTAATAAAAGCATATAACTATTTATGTATTATTTATCCTGAAAAAGAAGTAGAAAATCTGATAGTTAATTACATTAATGATAAGATAGATTATCAATATTTTATTCATATAGACAATCCAGTTTCATCAATACAGGAGATTGATATTATTTTTAAAAATACTATTAATAACTGTAGGCAAAAGAAGCGAATATATGATGTTAATTGTATTAATGAAGATAAATCAATTAAATATATACAGAGTATTAATGATGATTTTGTATTACAGGTTAATGATATCAATAATGGAATATTACAAGATGAATTAATAGCAGGAGCATATGTAAAGTATATAAAAGATAAAAATATAAAAACTGAATTGAACAAAACACAAATATATAAAGACAATAGTAATGAATTATTAGATAATCTTGAAACCGTGATAGAAGAAGATAAGATTATCAGTAAAAACGATTATGAATTAGATTAAAGAAAAGAGGACAAATATATGTTATATAAGAACCACAGATTATTTATAACAAATGATAAGAAGAGAAAGAATTATGATAATGTAAGAGAAGGCGCAAATACAGTAGAATGCCCGTCATTCAGACTTATGGAAGGTATTAATTATATTACCTTTACTGCATTGGAGAATTATCAGGGAAGGCTCTTTTATGCTACAAAGGAAGAAATCATGCAGCATAGAAAGCCAAAGGATAATATAAGCAGAACCGGTAGAAGATATGCAGTATATGCACCACCTATTTCAGCATTGCATGAGATACCTATTGAAAATATTAACTTAGATGAATTTACTGAAGAAGAATATGATAAGAAGACAACATCCCAGCTTGTAAAGGATACAGTAAATGATTTTAAGGAGATTATTGAAATCTTAAAGCAGAATGGTAAGGATATTACTAAGCTTCCTCTTAATGCAGGATTAAGAGAATTAGAGCATACTGAAGAGGAAATGCAGATGTAAAATGAGGAGATAATAATTATGGCAGATTTACATTTAGGAGATTCAGTTGGTTATATCGGGAAAGGGATTAAGGACGGAATTGAGCAATGGATACTTACTGAAGATAAAATAACTAAAATTGACCAGACTAAAAAATATGGAGAAAGATACCATACAAAATCAAAGTTCTATCCACTGGATGCAGAAGATGTAGATTCAAATACAAAGATAATGGAAAAAGCTGTAGGAAAGGGATATATTCTTACAAAAGAAGTATTCGGAATTAATGATATTACAAGACCTTTTGCGGAAAACTGGATAAAATGGGCTAATAAAAATATGGATATGGCTGTAAGTGTTTTAGAAGCAGATGAAGACATTGAAAGATAATTATTTGCATTTTTAGATATCTGTATAAAATCATATATATATGACTCCACTATTTATATGTAAAAGACATATTATAGATAGTGGAGTTTTTATTATGGATAAATTTAACTGGAAAAGTACAGTAAAGGATATTACGGACTGTAATGAATTTCAAAGGAATAGTAAGATAGACCTGTTAAAAAAAGAACCGTCAGATAAATATACATATGATGATTTCCTATATGCTTATAACTTTGAGAAGAAAAATAATAAGTCATTTGCCGTAACAGGACAGATAGTAACTAAGATGATTATGCCTTACATATATAAAAGCATAGATAATGATTTAAAGTACAGGCTGGATGATATCATTATGGATTGTTATGTAGCGTTAGTAGAAAATGCCATTCCTAAGCTGGATATGAATAAAATAGCGGATGCAAAGTATCCGGCAAATATGTTATGTGGGTATTGTAAGCTTTATTGTAAGGAAGTCATATGTAATAATATAAGGGAAGGAGTATCAGTAATATCTTATAAAAACGGCTATAGAAGAGAAATGCCTTTTTCTAATATAAAAACAAGTCAGTCTATAAACATAGAAAAAGATGAAGAGAAAGACACAGCCGCTTTTCTTGATAACCGGCATTTTTATACATCAAATGTAGAGTTAAGGACAGTTGAAGATGATTTAAGAAGAAAACAGCTAATAGCAGGTTTATATGTAGCAAAATATAAGGTATCTTTTAAAAGAGGATTGAGAAAGAAAATAGATATAAATTCGCTTTTAAAAGATTATGATAATCTGTCATGCGAAAGCAGAAAAACTGTGATAGAATATGCTATAGAAGTAACGAAAGAAAAAAAGGGATTAAAGATAGCAGATGCAGACCATACTGCAAATATAAGATTTAGTGATGGAGTTTATGGAGATAAAAAGATAGTAGGATTATCCCATAATGAAGATGTATATGTATTTTTAAATAAATTTATTTTAAACTTAAATGAAAAACAGCTTGATGATTTTTTAGAACATCAGCAGGTATATGAAAAGATACAGGATATGCTTGATAAATTTGATATACAAGAGATTAAAAATTCTCCATATGATTTAGATTTAAAGCCAATGGACAGTACATGGGATAGGCTCATTAAAAACCATATAGATATAGATTATTCAAAATATAATGAAGAATTTGAAGAAGAATTTGAGAAATAAGGAGAAATAATATATGGAAAATATTAATAGAATACAGGAATTAAGCAATAAGATAAAAGAAGAGATTATTTTGGATAATTTCAGCAAAGATAAGTTTTCGGTAGACTTAAGTGATACAGCTATTGAAAAACTGAAAGAAAATATAATAAATAACACCGTTGCAGCATCTTTTGATATACTGGATGAAATTAAAGCCCTTAAAAATATGGGAATTTCCATTGATACTGCAAAGCCTGATGATTTAAGACTTATAGGAGACAGAGCATTAAGACAGACATTTATGGAGCTTTATTTAAACAGAGATTATAACCTTAACGGTCCGGCAGATTCAAATACAAGATATATGTATAACAGTGTATATCGTTTGATAAATGAAGTGGAAAGAAACTATCCTGAAGCTGTCGTTAATGATGAAATTAAAATATTAACTGTAGCCAGTCTTAGGAAAGCTGGCTATATAAATGAAAATTCTATGGAAAAGAGTGTTGATTATTATGGAGAAGATAGATGTTAAATCTTTAGATATTGACTATCAATTAAAAAGAAGTGAACGCAAGGAAGAAGAATTATTTATAAAGAATAATATGAATACAACAGATGAATTGCAAGACATTGATACCTTTGATGATTTGGAAAAATAATGTTGTATTTTCATATAATATATGATATTTTTTAAGAAATGATTTGAGCAAAAGCAAAATAAAAAAGAACTGTTATTTGAACCGACTCTCCAATCGTTAGATTTTAGGTCTGACTTTTTAGGAATTAGTTCAGGTAGCGGTTCTTTTTTTGTGTTTTTTCTTAGTAATTATACACTATTTAAGTATAACTAAGTAAAGAAAGAGAGATGTTTTATATTATGAAATGCCCGGAATGTATGACAGATAACTTATATACAGTAGATAGCAGACCACATGGGGAAGTAATAAAAAGAAGGAAAGAATGTGGCTGTTGTAAGGAAAGATTCAATACATATGAAAGCCGCATGTATCTGGATGAAGACTGTTTTCCTGTTCTTTTAAATGCACTGGAGCAGTATAAATCCGATAACAAAAGTATTTCAGATAAGGAATTAAAGGCATTAAATAAGATGATTACAAGTTTAAAATACTATTGATATATAAAGTTCTTAAAAATAATTTTATTGGTAAAGGGTTATATTTTTGTTCTGAATATAATAGTAAAACCACACTATTTAATTAGAGTCAATAAAGATGAGCTAATGATGAAAGGAAGTGTGAATATTGGATATTACAGAATATGCTCCATATCTTTCAAGGAAATATATAAAACAATTCAAGGAATATTATCCGGATATGGAACTTATGTATAAGGAAAATCCATATTCATTATTAGATGTTCCACAGGAATTTGAAGAAGCTCCTACTTTTGAAGATATAGATAAGACGGTAACATTAAAGACCTTTGATTTAAGATTAAAGGAATTAAGAGCAGTTATAAAGTATGTATTGAAACAGAACGAGCAGGCTGGAAATTCTTGGATAGAAAAAGATACTCTTGAAAAGAATATAAGAAAGATTTTAAGGAAAGGCGGACATCCGATACTTAATAACATGCTTCTTAATTCAGGACTTAATTATTATTCCAAAACAGGTATGATAACCATTGATAAGAAGAGAGATACAGTTTGCCTTACTGAAACACGAAACAAGGAATTCAGAATATATAACGGAATAAAATCCATGAAGAAAAATAATGTGGACTTTTCTAAATATGAACCGGTAGATGTAACAAATATATTAAGTAAGGAACAGCTTGAATCTGCATATAATGTTGTTACCTGTGGAGAGAATATATCCTTGCTTACAGGTGGTCCGGGAACAGGAAAGACTACAGTTACCAAATCAATTGTAAAGGGTATAAACCGTGCATATCCTGAGAAGAAGGTTGTGTTATTAGCACCTACAGGAAAAGCTGCAAAACGAATACAGGAAGTATTTGAAGGACAGGATATAGAGATTGAGACAATTCATTTATTTGTAGGCTGGGGATTTGAAGAATGTAAGATGTATAAGGTTATACAGAATATTCAGGATACGGATGTAATCATCATAGATGAAACAAGTATGGTATCTGTAGATGTCTTAAGCAGATTATTTGAGTATATTAATACAGCAAAAACCAAGCTTATTTTTATTGGAGACAGTGACCAATTACCGGCAGTAGGAACAGGTGATTTAATCAATGATTTAAAGACAATGGGAGTATATGAAGAACATTTGTATATCAATTACAGGTCTGATGATGCGATTATATCAAATGCAACCAGATTAAAGCAGGGAGATTTTCATTTACAGACCGGAGATACCTTTGAATTTATTGATATTAACAGCTGTATAGCAAAAGAACTTTTATCAAAGGAAATGGCATATGGAGAAGATAATGAAATAACTCTTACACCATACAGAAAGCTGTCTGTTAATGGAAATGTAATAGAGCTTAATCACCTTATTCATAATGAGAAGTATGGAGACAGACGAAGAGATTTCCTTAATGGCTACTGTTTAGGAGAGAGAGTAATTTTTACAAAGACAAACTATAAGCGGAGATATTTTAATGGAGACACAGGTACACTTGATGGAGTATGTACAGTAAAAGTCAATAAACAGACTGTAGACGCTTACAGGGTAACACTTTCAGATGGAAGAGTTGTAAAGGTAACAGATGAAAATGACTTTGAACTGGCATATGCAATTACAATACATAAATCACAGGGTAGTGAGTATGATATTGTAAATATATATATCCCGGAATACAGTTCCTTTATAACAAGAGAAATGTTATATACCGCTATAACAAGAGCAAAAGCAAAGGTAAGATTATGGACTACCATAGATATATATAAGCGTATATGTCTTACAAAGACAGTAAAAAGGAAAACACTTATTAATCTGTGGAATGAAGAAAAAATAGCATAATTATTTATTAAGGATTGCATTTGGCAGATGCAGTCCTTTTTTATGCGGTATGTGAAAAGTTCTTACCCTTGCTTTTAATTTTCTGTTTTATTATACATATATTATCACATATATTTAGAAAATACAAATATAATTGTTTTAGTATGTTCATGGATATAACCATCATTTATAAAAAAGTACAGACACTATTATAAATAAGGACAAAATCCTTAAATACAGGCATGATAAAGCCTAATAAATAAAGGAGAGATGAAGTATGTCATCTATATGTACAGGGAGTATTCATACGCACTTTGAATCTGATAAAGACGCTGTGAATGCCCGATTTAATGATGATGGAAAGATTTCTTTTGAAGGAGCATTAAAGGAATTCTATGATTTAGGAGCAAGAAAGGTTGCTGTTACGGAGCATGGAGCTTTTAATTCATTTGAAGATATTTATGCAGCTTCAAAGAAATTTGAGGGGCTGGATGTAATTCCCGGATGTGAAGTGTACTTAGATTATAAGGGAAAAGGAAATCCTGATGATGTGTCGCATCTTATTTTAATTGCTAAGGATAATGAAGGTTATAACGAATTATGCAAGATTATCAGTGCAAGTAATAAGAATCTATTGGTAGGAAAAGCTAAAGACTATCCGTTAGTAACATTTGATATGTTGGAAAAATATGTAGAACAGGGGCATTTAATAGCAACCAGTGCTTGTGTAGCAGGAGCGTTAAATAAGACTTTAGCATCTGACTATGTATTTTTGCAGGAGAAAATTGACAAGAAGAAAAATACGCTTATAAAGAAAGGGTATTTTGAATTACAGGCACAGGTTGATGCTTATAATGAAGCTGTAAGACAGATTGATGAAGGACTTCCTACAAAGGAAGAACTTAAGATAATGAAGGAGAATAAGGATGTTGAAGGCAGAAATAAGGCAAATGAATTAATTGCTGATGCTAAAGCAAAGAAGCTCTTACCTGAATTCATAGCCCTGAAGGATGCAGCTGTTTATGCAGAGAAGGAAATCAAAGCAAGAAAGCTTACAAGAACTGTTAATGAATATCATACCTTATTAGATAAGATGGAAGTTCTTAAACAGGAGAGAGCTTCTAAGGATAATATAAAGGATGCGGTAACGGTTTATAGTAAATTATATAATCTGTTCGGGAATGATTTCTACTTTGAATTACAGAATCACCATTTACCGGTAGAGAAAATTGCTTACAATCTATTAGTAAGGTTTGCTATTGAAACAGGACATCCACAGTTTATAGCCAGCAATGATATCCATATCTGCATGAGTAAAGATAATCCGGACTTTGAGAATGAAATCATTAAGCGTAAGGTTGCTAAGTTTAATGCATTGCATAGATACCCAGAAGATACCATTGATGAGAGAGAATATGGAATAAAAACGGATGATGAGCTTAGGGATGAGCTTCTTAGTATCATTGAACCCTATAAGGATTATACAAAGAAACAGATTGTTGATGAAGCAATAGGAAATATCAAGGGAGCATTAGATAAATGTAAATCTTTTGAGGTTATAAAGAGAGATAACTACCCAAAGTTTGCAGACAATGATAATGAGTTATTTGAAGGACTCATAAATAAGGGAATAAAAGAGAAGTTTCCTAATGGTTATCCTGAAGGTAAAGAGAAGGAATATGAAGCCAGATTAAAGAAGGAAATCGAAATTATTGAATCTATGGGTTATGCTTCATATCATCTGATTGTACAGGATTATTTACAGTATGGAAGATTACTTGGATATTTAAAACCTGAAGAGATTGCAACAGCTCCATTAGATATAAATGAACTGGATAAATATATTACAGATAAAGGATATAAGAGAAGGGGATATGCTATAGGACCGGGAAGAGGTAGTGCAGCAGGAAGCCTTGCATGTTATTTACTTGGTATAACGGATATAGACCCTATTAAGTATAATTTACTGTTTGAAAGATTTTTGAATCCTGAGAGGCGGTCAATGCCTAAACAATATTGGGCGTTCAGAGTGAACTCTATTACTCAGAGGTGTGCTTAATATTTTAATATTAAGTGCTAACGGTAGAAGTTGAATAAGACTGCTATATGAAGTGTCACAACAGGATATATAGCTTAATCCATAGACGAAGTAGCTTCGTAAGAGAGCCTACGGTCCTTGCGTCTTACTATGTAAGCCGCTGTAAAGCTACTAAAGTTATTTCATAACTTTTTATTGTTAATAAAGGATAGCAGGTAATACCGTGCTAAAGCATTAATAAAAATAATAAATAATTTTATTGATGAGAAGTGTAACGACTAGCTTTTTTAAGCGTACTACTGAAGATGAGTTACAGTAGGAAGTGTACTGAAATATAATATTGATAATATTATATTGAGATATAGTCTAAACCCACTTATTTAATAAGTGTTAGAATACTGTGAAAACAGGGGCATTAGTTGGATATCGACAGCGATTTCAAAAAAGATATAAGAGAGCGTTGTATTGAATATTGTGCAAAGAAATACGGCGAAGATAATATCTGCCGAATTATGACTAAAACATACCAGTCAAGTAAAGGAAGTATAAGACTGGCTGCAAGATTTTTAGGTGCAAAAGAATACGCAGATATAATAAGAAACAATGATAATGATATAGATGAAAAGGAATCAAATAAACTAAAAGCAGATATTGCAAAGAAATGGGAGAAAACCGGAGATAAGCTTTGTAAATTCATTGATAATAACCAGATAGAAGCTACAGGAGATACCGTCATTGTACAGATGGACTTTGATGAAGATTCAGATGGTTTTGAGGATGGAGAGATAGAAGAAGAAGAGATTATTGATGACGGTTCTATTAAGTCACTTCTTATTAATCCAGAATTTAATAAGGAAGAGAAGAGACTTATAAAGCTGTCTGATAATATAAACGGCATCTTCACAGCAACAGGAGAACATGCCTGTGGTGTTATCATAAGTAAAAATAGAATAGATGATGTAATCCCGCTTATGCATAATAAGAAGATGGATAATTTCTCTACACAGTGTACAATGGCACAGGCTGAAGCAAAGGGATTATTAAAGATGGATTTTCTTGGTCTTAAGAACCTTGATATTATTACAAATGTATTAAAATCTACAGATGATGATAAATTACAGGACTATAGTATAAGAGAGAAAATCTTAAATGACCCTAATATTTTTAAAAGCATCTATTGTTCAGGAAAGACACTTGGTATATTTCAGTTTGAATCACCGGGTATGACAAAACTATTGACTGAATTACAGCCAGACTGTTTTGAAGATATTATTGCTGCAATTTCACTTTACAGACCCGGACCTATGGATTTCATTCCACAGTATATAGAAGGCAAGCATCATCCGGAAGCCGTAGTTTATAAATGTGATAAGTTAAAGGAGATATTATCCCCTACATATGGAGTAATTGTATATCAGGAACAGGTAATGCAGATATTTCAGGGAGTAGGTTATACATTAGGTGGTGCGGATGCTATCCGTAAAGCTATGGGTAAGAAGCATGTAGAGGAAATTGAAGCAGAAAGAGACAATTTCATTTATGGAAATGCTGAAAGAAACATAAAGGGAGCTATTGAATGTTATGGTATGACAGAAAAAGAGGCTACTGAATTCTTTGATACTATGGTTAAATTCGGCAGATATGCTTTTAATAAATCACATGCTACAGCTTATGCTACTGTGAGTCTGTTTACAGCCTACTTAAAGACATATCATCCATGTGACTTCTATAAGGAAACTCTTAAACTGTTAGGAACTGAAAAGCGTAAGAAACAGATGGATAGTTATGTAAAGGAAATGAAGAGCTTTGGTATTACCATGAAAGCTCCTGATATCTTAAAGGGTAATATGAAATTTGAAACATCAGAGGATAAGAAATCACTGTATTTTGGATTATCTGAAGGAAAAAACATGAGTGATTTTGATATTACCTTAAAAACTGATTGTTTACAGGCATTTGTACAGGGTAATCCACAAGTTAATCAGACAACTCTTATTAGTCTTGCAAAATTAGGTTGTTTTAAGACATTATGGATTAATGATAAAGAAGAGTGTTCAAGAAAGCAGGCGGCGGAGTGGATATATGTAAATAAAGCAAAGTATGACAAGATGCTTACCTGCAAGAATGATTACAGGCATTTAAAACTTGAATTTGATAAGGAAACAGATATAAAACAGAAGAAAGCATTAGCCAAGAAAGCATTGGGAAAGAAAGATACAATAACTGCTCTTCTTAATGAAATCAGGGCTGATTATGATGAATCTAAGTTTGTTGCTCCAAAGGAAGATAACAGACTGCTTAACTATCAGACAGAAAAGGAACTCTGTTATACATATCTTTCAACAGAAAAGGATGCTGAAATACTTAAGAATTATAAAGGTGGAAACACTAATACATTTGAGGATTTAGCAAATACCGGATATCCTATAAACATTACTGCTGTAGTATTAGGAGTATCAAATGAAAGGAAAACGAAGAGTTCTAATAAGCCTTATTACAATGTTGATTTGCTTGATAGAAATGGCAATATAAGAACTGTCAGATTTGCAAGTAAACCGGAAGCTATAGCAGGAATATTCAGAATACCACCACAGCCATTTTTCAATGCGGAACTATCTGCAAAGTTGGACTTAAGTAAAAAAAAATATGAACATTATGACCTTAATGGGCTTATAAATGGTATTATAAACAATAAAATTGATATAAACCGTGTAAATCCATTATCTGTCTCAGAAAAAATCGACACTATTGAAGTAGAGAGATGATTTTTCTGTAGATAAACACAAGGGAGAGGAAAAGTTATGTAATCATTTCTTTTCTTCTCTTTTTTTATTATCAGAAATATATATGAAAGGCTTTAAATATGAGAGGTAAAGTACGATTAATGCATAAGGACGATTTAGTATGTATTATGCAGCTTAATAATAATAATCAGGTTATAGATGTATTGGAAATTGCTAATGAAAAACTGCTGCCACCATCTATATCATTGGAATCTGACAGAGATATAAGAATAGAGCTTACACGATGGTTAAGAGGAAGGATATTTTCACCGGGAAGACTGGATATCATGGAAATACAGTCGTTCTTAAGTAAAGACGGATTAGCCTTAGCAGGAAGAGTATCTTTCTTTGACTGTTACTGGTTAAGCAATAAAACAACTGAAAAATGGGATGAAGTCAATCCATATAAGAACTGGCAGTTTAAAACAGACCCAATTAGTCTGCTTAATATGAAGCCGGAATATTTTAATAAAACCCGTAAAATTGATTCACCTAATTTAAGCATACCGGGTAGGGAAATCCGTTTATTTTATAAGAATAATAAGAATGAAGTATTTTTACTATCCCAGAATGTCATTAAGGAAATGAGCTTTTATAAGAAGAACATAGATAATCCAATTGTAGCCAAGAGAAAATATATTGCTTTATCAGGAAAATTATTTACGGCAAAGAAGATGGTTACGGATGAAAATACAGAAATTTTTCCTTTATCAGACCTCTTAATAAAAACAGAAGGGTTTGAAGAAATAGGAGTAAACCGGATATTGCATTGTATGTCAATTTGTGGCATTGGAAGACAGAAGGCTGCATTATTTTTAAAGAATCTTATCGAAGCAGACGGAAATATTGAAAATGATGATAGAGAACCGGACAGCATATATCTGTTAAGAGATGCTAATACTTTGGAATTTATAGGAATTGCCCCAGTCTAATTCAATGCAGAATTCAGAATGCTAAATATAGGATTATTAGTTTATTATCTGGTAAAAAATTACTATTTATTTTCTTAATCCAGTTAAATTTTTAAATAAACTGTAATTTTTAAGGGATTTGATAACCACTATTTATATATGAAATAATGACGGATTATTCTGTCTGATATTAAGGAGATTTTTATGAAGAATAGAATGTTTCTTGAAACAGATAAAACAAGAGCAAAGGAAATAGAGGAGTATTTGCAGGACAGGCAGATTAAGTATGAGACAAGACCTATACATGAGCTTGTACACTTTGATGTTGAGGCACTTACAGATGAACAGGCTATTGAGTTAAAGAAATTGTATAAGACGCTTGATACTCCAAAGGAAGAAGTAAGACACCGTAAATGGGATGAGAGATTCCATACAGTAGGAGAAGAAATCCGTGGTGAGTTCACGGGAGCAAACAGAGAAGAAGAGATAGAGAGGTAAGATTATGAAGATAGTATTAGATATTCCTGATGATTATTCAGGAGATTATATAGCAGATAAATTCAAAGATTTCTTTTCAAGAGTTCTAGTGGATATAGATAATAAAGGGATGTGTGGTCGTTATGAAAAAGAAATTGCAGATATGTTTCTTACAGCTTTTGATAATAGTAAGGAACTTTCCGGAATGGACACAGACAGGGCAAAGGTCATTATAAATAATCTCTTATCTGAAATTACAGAGAAAGTATGGGAATCAGATAATAAAGAGTATATGGCTTGGCTTAAAAGCGAAGTAGGACTTAGTGATAAGGAGTTATCAGAATTATCAGATGCAGGATGTTTACCATTACCTGAATATGAGTCTGAAATGGAAATGTAAAAGGAGTAGATATTATGCAGAATAAAATTTCTCCAAAGGAAAAAATAAATTTCGATTTCTTTAAAGAGCTTCCGCTTGACGAGGTAGCAAAATGTTTAGGAATGTACCCAAGTAAGGGTGGTAAATACAGAAGCCCGTTACATACGGACGTAAACCCTTCACTTACAATACAGATGGACGAAACAAAACCATATTATAACAGGTGGAAGGACTGGTCATTTAATGAATGTGGGGGAGCAATAGAGCTTGTAATGGCATCTAAGTTTAAAATAGCACCTACAACATACTGGGCTGATAAATCAGCTTATAAGAAGCAGTTATTTGAAGCAGTTCATTTTTTAAATGATTATTTTCCGGGCGGTATTGAGTATACAGAAGAAGGAAAAAAGGATATGCCTAAAATTCCAAAGATACCAAAGGAAATATTGGAAGCTATAGGGTTAGATAATAACCCGTTTTTTGATAATAAAGTCGCATCTAACAGAAGGATATCACAGGATTATGGCATAGATATAAAGAAAGTATTTTCAAGTACCTTTGATAATACCATTAATATGTTCATGTCTGAAAGAGCTTTGATTGTGCTTGATAAATTAAAAGCATATGAAAAGAACTGTTATGATTATTCACTTGAAGTTATAAAAAACTTTCCTGATTTAGATGAGAAGGCAACAGAAGTAATACTTTCAACAGCAAACAAATGGATAGAAAAGGTACAGCCTTATATAAAAGAAGTAAGTGATTACTATTTTGATATGGCAGAGATTGAGTATCCGGTAATTGATTTTGAAGAGGAAGCAGATAAGCTGTTTGGAAGTATTGATAAGGAATGTGAATTACAGGATAGTACAGAGAATGAAAAAGACAAGAATTTAGATTATGAAATGGAGATGTAAATATGGAGACAAACTATAAGGCACTATTTGAACAGCATAGAAACAAATATAACTTGCTTATTAATGAACTTAATGAGATGAAGATGAATGATACTTATAAGGATGCTGTTAATAGTGCATCTTTTGAATTTTTAAGAGCATTGTATCTTGCAAAGAGAATAGATATTTATACAAACAGTGAAGAAGGAAGAAAGCCTGTATTTGTATTCACTTCAGCACAGGAAGCATTATCTACATATGCAGATATTGTTAATTTCCCTAAAATGAGTGAGAAGCTTCTTAGTAAGGCAGTTATTATCAATCAGGTAGACAGAAAGATTAGTGAAATAAATGATTTGGTTAAGTCTTCAGACTACCTTACATCAGATTACTTAATAGAACAGACAGATACACAGGTTAATAATCTTGCAAAGGAAGTATTAAGTCTCATTCCTAAAACAGAGAAGTCTCTTAATAAGGAATTAAGGCTTGATATTTTAAAGGATATATGTAACCAGTTTAACAGTGTACAGGTTGGTCATTTGGCAGACAAGAAGATGTTTAGAATATCAGATATTGATAATCTTGTGAAGGTAGTAACTACAGATAATGGTAAAGCTAATATAAAGGCTTTATGTGATAAGTTTAATCTGGATGTAGTACCTGTAAAAACAGAAGTCTTACGAATAAAGGGATGTACATTTAATAATGAAGATGGAACTTCAAGACAGGGAAATATAAGGGAACTGGAAACTTATATAAATGCAAACGGTATTGCTCCTGCATTAAGAGTTGAGAATTTTACATATAAGCCTGAAATCGGAGAAGAAGAACCTGCTGCAAGGATTATATGGGGAGATAAGGAATTAGGAGTACTTCCAAGAGATGTTGCGATTGAATTACACAACAATTATGCAGATAAAATAATAACAGCTAAATCAAATAAGATATTAGGTGGCGGAAATGTAAGCTACGGAGTAGAAATCACACTGGATATATGCGAAAAAGCTAAAGTAAAAGAACAGGAATTAGAGCTTGGTTAATTATGAATTCTGAATGTAGAATGCAGAATTATTAGTTTATTGTTTGGTTAAGCACATCTCTAAATAAATAAGCTAATGATTCTTAATTCTACATTAAAGTATCTACTTAAAGGCAGATTTAGCATTCATAATTAATTTAATGGGGAGATTATTATGTTTAATAATATTGATGTAGAAACAACAGATGAGAAGGTACAGGCATTGCTTGATTACTTAAATGGAGAGAATGATACAAAACTTACGGCAGACGATATTAAAGTCGAAGAGCAGTCGTATTCAAAATCAGGTGCTTTATATCATACTCCATTTGGTACATATAATGTACTTACGGATTCAGAAAGCTATGATGCAGCTTATCAGAGGATTAATGATATATGGGATGATTTAGGATTAGAGAGCTTCACTCCTAATGCTCAAATTTATATAAGGGATAATTTCATTGAGCCTACAGACAGTCTTGATGAATTTATGGAAGAAGATTTCTATGAATACTATACAGATATAGAATCTGAAAGTGACAGTTGTTTTGAAAATAGGCTTCAGAGAGAACTTGCTGAAGTAGATGGATTTTTTGAAGATGATATGCAAAGATATCTTGACCTCAAAGAGCAAAAAGAAGACCTTAGAGTTGAATTAAATGATATAAAATATGATATCAAAAAACTTGAAGAGAAAATCGCTAAAGAAGAAGACAATCCATATAAAGAAAAGCTTAAAGAAGATTTAAAAGCCCTTAATGAAGAAAAGAATAGAATTTCTGATAGGTTGGAAGATGTATGGGTTGAGTTTGACTATGATGAATTTACAAAATGGATAGAACCTTATGAAGATAACAAAGAAAACCTTATAGATAAAGCCGTACAGACAAAAATGGCAGACTGGTATAATTCACTTGAATGGTACTTGGACGAATTTGGTAAAGGAACAATTGGTTATCTTCTTAATAACGGACTGGCTGAAATAGATATGGATGGACTGGTTGATTATATCATTGATACAGACGGCAGGGGATGTGAACTTGCAGGCTGGGATGGTGTAGAAAACGAGCAGGATGATTTCTATATATATAAGCAGGATAATTTTATTTATGAATGTGATAAGCTTAATAAAGAAGAAGAATGTGAAATGGCTGATTAACAGCATATAAAAGAAGGGAAAAATATATGGAGTTTAAAGGAGATTATGGGTTTTTATCAACATTCTATCCATGTTCCATAGTTCTTGATAAGGAAACATTATTAAAATACAGCGATGATAAATTGCATGATTATATCAATACATATTTACCTAATGGTTTTCAGTTATCATGTGTAGAACAGGGTTTTCAGGCATTAAAAGCTGATAAGGTTGAGGAATTTATAGATATCTTAAATACTAAAAAGGGATATGAAGCAAAGGTAAGAGGTAAAGATATTCATAACAGAAAGAAATGGTCTGTCTACAGACTGGATATAATGACAATGCTTAATAAAGAAAAATTCAGACAGAACCTTACCTTAAGCAGAAAACTGGCAGAGATTGATTCTGCCATTAATAATGATATCTCTTATAAGGATTACTATTGGGGAAGAGTAACAACAGATAATTTCCGTGGTCAAAACCAGTTAGGGGCTATTTTAAATAATGAGCGTAAGGCATACAGGGCTGAATATGGATTAGAAGCTCCTGCTAAAGAAAAGTTATTTAAAGGCAGGGTAAGTAAGAAAACAGGATATAAGGATACTGTTGAACAGTTTGTAGAAGGCATCAAAGATGATTACTTTTATGTTGTTGATTGCGAAACATCAGGATTAGACAGCACTTACTGGGATGTAATTGAATTATCCGCTATAAAGGTAAACGGAAATACTTTTGAGATTGAAGATGAATTTGATATATATGTAAATCCCGGTTATAAATTACCACCACAAATTGTTAAGTTTAATGAAGAGAATCAGACAGGTATATGTGATGAGGTTTTACAGTCACAAGGATTAAAAATGAAAGATGCGTTAGCTGCATTTAAAGAGTTTGTCGGAGACAATCCGTATATTTTAGGGCAGAATATAGGATTTGATATAAAGTTCATAGATAAACTCTATTATAAGGGAAATAAGGAGATATTTTCCTATAGCAATGTCTGTGACACATTAAAAATGGCAAAGGAAAAGATACCGGGCAAACATAACTTAGAAATTCTTTATGAGATGATTCCATCAACATTTAATACTCCCACTCTTAGCTTTCATAAGTCAATAGATGATGTAAAGGCTACACTAGAAGTATTTAAGTGGTTAGCACAGTCTGAATATCATATACCGATAATGAATAAAGATTTAGATATTCCAACTGTAGATTATAATTTGGATTAAAAAAAAGGAAAGTTATGAATATAGATACTAAAGGATTAGATAAAATAAAAGAAGAACTCATAAAGAGAGCAGACCTTATAAAGCAGGAAGAAGAACTTAAAGGTAATACTAAAGCAGAATATAAGATGTATCAGAAAAGTGCTTATGAGAGTATAGGCAATTACTTTAATAAATTGAAATCCATACTGGATAAACAGGATATTAAAGAAATAATGATTGAAACAGGACTAAATATAAAATACTGCTATGATAAAGTACATAAATTTAATGGGATTACAGACGGATATACCAGTATAAATTTCAATAAAAATTATAAATATATTGAAGATTCTTATGATAATGAATTATTCAGACAGACAGCAATTAACTGGGATACAATTCAGGCTAAGATTGAACAAACCATTATAAATCAGATTGCTAATGATAATTATAAAAAGACAACTAATATTGATAATTATAACTATGAGCTTAAGGTTTATAAACAGCTTTCAGGTATTGAAAAATCTGATGATTATGAAACTGAAAATGAGCAATTTGATTTTGATATAGACCTATGATGATACTATCAGAGTATTTATTATAAAAACTAATTATTATTTTTTACTTTTTTAATCAAGAATATGGTAGTAATTTCACACTATTTAAGTAAATGGTATTAACTTAAATAAAAGGAAGTGTGATTTATGCTAATTGAGAAAAGAAAAAGAGAATTTAGTAATGGAACGGTATATGCATTATTAACAGAAGACGGATATCCCCTTGAAGTAACAGACACATTTTTACCTGATTATACAAAGATGGCAGTAAATGAAAATACAAATGCCCTGCATGAAAGAGAACTCGGAAGCAGAAAAAACAGATGGATGATAGGAGTAAGCTGTATGAGTGGATGTCCTGTAGGATGTAGATTCTGTGCAACCGGCAACTTAAAAAGATTTCGTAATTTAACAGCAGATGAAATCGTGGAACAGGTTGAATTTGTAATAAATAAGAATCCTGACTTTAACCCTGATGAAGCTTATGAATTTAAGATTAACTACACACGCATGGGTGAACCATTTCTTAATATCGAAGCTGTTAAAGAAGCCATAAAGATAATTGATAGAAGATTCAAGCATGTACATCACTATATAAGCACCATAGGTATTAAGGGCAGTGATTACAGCTTTATAAAGGATAACATAACCTTACAGGTATCATTACATTCACTGGATGAAGAGAGAAGACATAACCTGATTCCTATAGGCAGTCTTTTAAGTATAAAAGAACTAGGACAGATAAGAACTAAGAGTAATTTAAAGACAACGGTTAATATGACACTTGTTGATACGAAAGACTTTGATATAGATAAACTCAAAAGATACTTTGACCCTGAATATTTCTTTATCAAGTTAAGCCCTATAAATGAAAATAATATAAGTGAGAAGAATCATATGGGTAAAGGAATTATAAAGAGTACTAATCTTTTATAAGGGGAAATAATGAGCTGGACAAGGAACATACAGTTTAGACATAGTACATGCTATGACTGTAACGGAAAGAACACAGAATTTAATGATAATGTTATAGACGTATATATCGTTACAACAAGACAATGTAATGCAGCATGTAAGTTTTGTGAATACCATGCAGGAAATATAAATCTTGATACTGACTGGATTATAGAAGCCATTAAGGAACTGTCAAGGACTGCCACTGTCGGAACAATACATTTTACCGGTGGGGAAACTACTCTTGGCGTTACTGATAAAATGGTTAAAATCTGTACAGAAGCAAAGAAGATATTTCCACTGGTTAAAACATCAGTTAATACAAATGGAAGCAGGCTTAAAAACCTTGAAGGAATTGATGTACTGGACAATATAGCATTAAGCAGACATCACTATGATGATGAAATTAACAATCAGATATTTGGTATAAATACAGCAGATACAGATATTTTGGATAGTTTTAAGGATAAACATAAGCTGCATCTTAGTTGTAATTTAATTAAAGGTTATATAGATAACGAAGAAGAGATAAGAAAGTATCTTGAGTATGTATCTAAGCTTGGCATATGTGATATAGGTTTAGTAAGCCTTATGAAGATAAATAAGTACTGTGAAGAGCATTTTGTTGATTTTAATAAGCTTGACTTAGAAAGAATAAATAATCTTAAGCGTACAAGATGGTATTGTAACAGCTTAGATAAAACGAGCTGTTCCTGTAAATGTGAAAATTATCTTTATATGGCAGAAAATTATAATCTTTTATCAGTGTACCATAGGCAGGCAATTAAATTAAAAGGTATAGAAGAAATAAGTAATTATCTTGTTTTAGAAGATAAAAAAATCATGCAGGGTTTTAATGGACCTGTTTTAAATATATAACCGGAAAGGAATATGAATTATGGCAAATGTGAAGAATTTGAGCTTTTTAATAGGTTCATATAAAGAGATGACAAAGACTTTTGGTTTTAATACTAGAACAGACCTGTTTTTTATAAAGCAGATGGGAGCTTTATCAAATATATCACAGATTAGTGGAGATGATGTAACAATTATACAAAAGATTACAGGTATAGGAACAGGGAAAATTAGGAACGAAAGAGAAAAGAATATTGAAAGCTTCATACATGCAATGAATGTAATGGAGGGTATTACTTCAGGTTCAAATATGCGTCCGGTATCACTTCTTAATATGTTTTATAACAAAGAGATAGATGAAGATATGTATAAGATTATCGGACAAATATATAATATTAATACAAATATTAATTTGGAAAGAAAAGAAGTTAATAATAACTTTGGAGTACTTCAGGATTCTAAAATAAGCAGTAAAAATGATACAGACTTAGATAAGTTTATTAACTTCTGCAATAAATATAAAGAATTTGGCATGAATAAAGGAATAAGATATAAAAACCCAAATTGTATATGTTCATCAGATTCTTACTATATATCGTGTTCTTTTAAAAGACTTAATGAAAGTTTATCAAGCATGTATCAGTATCTAACATCTATGAACGAAGCAGATGAAACAGAAGAAGTCTATGTCAATTATAGTGATGGTTGTCATGGTGGCACAAGAACCGATTTAGCAGCTACTAAAGAACTAAGGAACTTAAGTATAGATTATAAAAAGGCATGTGATGAACTAAGAAAAGAAATTGTAAAAGAAACCAATAAAAATAAATCAGCAAATGAAGAATATGAAAGATAGGAAGGTAATGATTATGGAACAGATTATAAGAGAATTAAAGGAAAATGGATATGATTATGCAGTAGCAATTGCTACAGAGGCAGAGATAAATGCAAAGGCTGCATGTGGACAGTTATCAATTATAACAGGAGACGAAGTGTAAAAAGAAAGGCAGTAAGACAACGTGCTTTCGGAATGTAATGTAGAAAGAAAGGAACTGATAATTATGGATATGAAATATACAATAACAATTCCAAAGGAATTTAGATATGAGTATATAAGAGATAAGTTTAAAGAGACATTTGAAAAGTTACTGTCGGATATAGAAGGCAAAGCTGATGATACAACATTAAAAAAAGTAAATCAGCTTGAACAGGCATTTTTAACATCTGAAGCTGTCACTAATGATAAAGTAACTGTTTCCCTGCCATTTGGGGATAAGCCTGAAGAAGTTTTAAAAGCGGCTTCAGATAAATTAACAACAATTTATCCTTACCTATGTGGTAGATATGAAAGAGAAACTATTGATATGTTAAACACAGCATTTAAAGATGCCGGTATTGATAAAACTACTAATATTAAAGAAAAAACTATGGAAATAAATATGACTGGATTAGAACGAATAAAAGAAGAAAGCAAAAAGAATGAAAATTTAAAGCAGCAGGAAGAAGAACTGCGAAACAGCAATGAAGGATATGGATATAAAAGAACCGCCTTTGAAAACATCAAGAAGTATTTTGACACATTAAATGAAGTATTAAAAGACACTGATATAGATGATTTCAATATTCCTTTAGAAGATGAGATAAAATATAAACATTATAAGAGGAATGTCCGTACATTAGGGGGAAATGAATATAAGGCTGAATATCAGAATGAATTTAGCTATAAGGATGAATTTGGCTATCAAAGAGCTATTATAAGTTTTAATAAGACATATGAAAAAAATGATGAAAATAACTCAAAACTGTTTGCAAACAATGGGCTTTTTTCAAAAATAGCATTAAATTGGGATGAAATACAGAAAACGATTGAAGAAAACATTACAGAACAGCTTCAGAATAGAAATGAAGAATTAGAAGCATATAAAAAATTATCAATCAAAGAAAATTCTTCAGAATATCCTCTAAATGATTTTGATGTGGAGCTTGACTAATAAAAAAGGAGTAAGTAAATGAGTAGCAGTTTAAGAGATACAGTAGAAAAATTAAATTATATCTGGAAACATATTAATGAATTTTTATACGAAAATGGAAAACCGACATTAAGACATGGTAAGCCGGGAGTACTTATTGAACATACAGAACAGGAATACATTGATTTTTTAAATGGATTAGCTCAGGATTCTTTAGAAAGCTATCGTGATTTTGCAATTGAATACGGTTGGATAGATGCCCCTGTTCATAAATCAAAATCAAATGATGATTATGATGATTATGGAAGGTAATGAATTAATGACACGAAATTGTAAGAAATGTGATATTGAACCTTGGTGTGAAAATAAAAATAAATCTGTTTGCGTTATGGAATTGTCACCCGGAGATGTTATCTCTTTTATTGACAGTAATATTTCTCATAAAGAAGAAAACTGTATTGTACATAGTGTTTCTAAAACTCAAAATGTTTCTTTTGGGGAACGATTAAAAGATGGAACTATTAAGGAAACATGGGGAATTAATGGAATTTATATAACTGAAATAACAAGAGGGGATATATAAAATGAACAATTACGATTTAGCAGTACAGATTGCCAAGAAAGTAGAAGAAGCTGGCGGAACTGCTTATTTTGTAGGTGGGTATGTAAGAGATAAACTACTAGGCATTCCCAATAAAGATATTGATATTGAAATACATAATATAGCTCCTTATATATTAGAAGATGTATTAAGTGAATTTGGAAATATAGAAGCAAGAACAGTAGGAAATAACTTCGGAATATATAATATAAAAGGTTATGATTTGGATATATCTTTACCTAGAAAAGAGAAAGCTACCGGAAAAGGTCATAAGGATTTTGAAATAGTAGTAGACCCTTTTCTTTCCTTAGAAGAATCAGCAAAAAGAAGAGATTTTACTATAAATGCTTTAATGGAAGATATACTCACAGGGAAAATTAAGGATTATTTTGGCGGGCTGGATGATTTACATAATAGTGTCATAAGACATATAGATGATAAAACATTTATAGAAGACCCATTAAGAGTACTAAGAGCCTGTCAGTTTGCCGCAAGATTTAATTTCACAATTGCTCCTGAAACAATTTGCCTTTGTAAGACTATGGATTTAAGTACCCTGCCTAAAGAACGGATTGCAGGGGAGCTTAGTAAGGCACTTTTAAAAGCCAAGAAGCCTTCTGTATTCTTTGACAGTCTTTATGAATGTAAACAGACAGAATGGTTTAAAGAAGTCTATGCTCTTAAAGGTATCAAGCAGGATAGTGAGTATCATCCTGAAGGTGATGCTTATAATCATACTATGTATGTATTAGACCAAGCAAGCGACCTTTTTCCTACAGGTATAGGTAATCCGGACAGATACTTACCATTTATGTTATCAGCCTTATGTCACGATTTCGGCAAGGTAAATACGACTGAAATTAATAATAAAGGCAGAATATGTGCTATTAATCACGAAATAACAGGTATTCCAATTGCAAATGACTTTCTTAACCGTATTTATAATAATAAGGGTTTTACTAAGTATGTTGATAATATGATTGAATATCATATGAAAGCACATAGCTGTTTTAATAATCGGTCAAGAACAAGAACCACAAATCTAATGTTTGATAGGCTGTTATATCCAAAAGATTTTATTTTGCTAGTGTATGCAGATAGCACAGGACACGATTTAAACAATCTTGATAACAAACAATTTAATATGTTTTTAGGAAAAGCAATGATGGAGAGTGGATTCTTGACAGACCGATATCTTGATTATGGCAAGAGAATATCAGAGCCGCATATCACGGCTGATGATTTGATTGAACTTGGGCTTAAGCCATCATCACTGTTTAAAATTATACTTGATAAGGCTTGGGATATGCACCTTAAAGGAGTAAAGAAGGAACATGTATTAAAACAGATGGTTAATATGCTTACAGGAGATGATAAAGCTGAATTGTTATCAGCAATTAATAATTAGAATAAGAAAGAGCGTGATAATATTAATGCTGATTATGATGATTTCACTTTATATTTTAAAGAACAGGACAATTATGATAGAGATTGAAAGGAAAAAATAATGATAGAATTAAAAGGAAAATATAATAGTGCAAAAGTATTTACAGATAACATTGATAATGAAACAGTAGGGCAGTTAATTACTTTACTGAATCAGGAGTTTGCTAAGGATAATACAATTAGAATAATGCCGGATACACATGCAGGAAAGGGGTGTGTTATAGGTACTACTATGACTATTAATAATAAGATAGTACCTAATCTAGTAGGAGTAGATATTGGCTGTGGAATGCTTGCTATTAAGTTAAAAGAAAAAGAAATAGATTATAAAAAATTAGATGAAGTAATTACCAAATATGTACCAAGTGGCTGTAATATTCATAAAGAAGCTAAAAATATTTATTCGGAATTAGAAGATATAATTGCCCCTATAAACATAGATAATGCTAATAAATCTATAGGCACATTGGGCGGAGGAAACCATTTTATAGAGGTTGACAAAGATAAGGATGATAATTTATGGCTTGTAATACACACAGGAAGCAGACATTTAGGGATTGAAATTTGTAACTATTATCAGAATCTAGCTTATGAAAGATTAAAAGAGAAAAATATTGGTGGTAAGTTTAAAGATTTAAGCAAAAAACTCATAACAGAATATAAAAGTGCCGGTAAAGAAAAAGAGATTTCTAAAGCATTACAGACTCTTAAGGATAAATTCAATAATACAATACCTTCTGTAAACAAAGAATTAGCGTATCTTGAAGGACAGGATATGAAAGATTACCTACATGATATGAAGATTGCTCAGGAATATGCAAAAAGAAATAGATGTGCAATAGCATCTGAAATTATAGAACATATGAATTTAACAATAGACCACAGTTTTAATACAACTCATAATTATATAGACTTAAAAGTAATGATATTAAGAAAAGGAGCTATATCAGCACTTAAAGGGGAAGAAGTTATTATCCCTATGAATATGCGTGATGGCTCTTTAATATGTATCGGTAAAGGTAATCCTGACTGGAATTATTCCGCCCCACATGGAGCAGGAAGAATACTTAGTAGAAGTAAAGCAAAAGATGTAATAAAGCTTAAGGATTTTGAAGATAGTATGAAAGGAATATATACTACCAGTGTTGCTTTAAGTACTATAGATGAATCTCCGTTTGTATATAAACCTATGGATGAAATAATTGAAAATATTAAAGATACAGTAGAAATAGTTAATATAATTAAGCCAGTATATAATTTTAAAGCAAAGGATGATAAAGATTATGTAAGACAGGTAGAAATACATAATGATATTAAAGATGATGATTTTGATTTAGACCTGTAAGGAGAGAGTATATGGATTTGTATGATTGCTTGGATGATGAGCTTTGTGATAATATAGATAAGAATAATAAAGAAAGCAGGGATTATTTACCGACTATGGAAAGACAAAGAAATATCTTATTAGCAAAAAAATACATGGTTGAGAGTATTTATCGTTCAGCAAATATTGAAGGAATTGGAATGACATTTCCAGAAACTCAAACTATATGCGATGGAATGAGCATATCAGGTCATACAATAGATGAAATAAATGCTATAAATGACCTTAAAAATGCTTGGAAATGGTTGTTTCAAAATATTGATAATAATATTAACATAGACTGTTTATGCACTTTAAACAGAAGTGCCGGAAAATTTACAGTTATAAATGCCGGATGTTTAAGGGATAAATATGATGAACCTATAAGAGTACCTTTATTTGATGGAAAAAATTATTATCCACCATTGCCTAAATCAAAAGAAGAAATCAATAAAGATATTGAAAACATTATAAAGAATAAAGATTTCAATGCAGCATTTGAGTTATTCTGTTATGTATGCAAGAGTCAATTCTTCAATGATGGAAATAAAAGAACTGCAACATTAATAACTAATATGTATATGATTCAGAATGGATTCGGTATATTTTCAATACCTGTTGATAAAAAATTAGACTTCTATAATAACCTGACTTTATTCTATTCAGATGATGCCTATAAGGAACAGTTAATAAACTTCTTAAAAGAATCCTGTATTACTGGCTATAAACCTTTATAATATAATAATAATAATTTTATACATAAAAACCCGGTACAACCATTAGGAAGTATCGGGTATTATTTTATATATGATATTTTTATTATAACCTATAACAAATTCTTACTATCAGCTCTCATAAGCACCTGCAAATATGTTATATCTTCAATTGATACATCCTTTAATTCACACTCAAACAGATTGTCTAATGCAAATATTGCTTCTATTTCATCATTATTCCAATAATTATATTCCTTGCAATAACTCATATCTTTTCTATTGTCTAAAAAATCTATATAATGCCAAAGATTATTATTGGCAAAAACAGGTTTATCCTTATGCTTTTCAAAAAATCTTTTAAGTGTAAGATGTCTCTTATATATTTCAGATTCAGTTCCATAAAGAATAGCTTCCATTTTATCATTAAGATAGGGAATTGTCTGGGAATATTCTGTCTCAAATTCCCTAAATAAATTATACATTTTTTCATTAAGCTCCATTTGCTTTTCATTATTACTCATTAAACAGTTTTCCCTGCAAATCTCAAGTTCATCTTTTGGAATAGAATTAAGTATCTTTATACATTTAGCCATTCTATCAATTAAATATTTATATGTTTCTTCAGTGAAATCCATATATGGTAAATTCTTATTTTTTAAACGGCTGTTTGCAATTAAAGATACTCTTCCTATTTCTAATCCAGCCTGAATTAATACATCAAATGGGTTAGATTTTAAATTAAAATTCTTAAGATTTTTCATATATCTTTTCTCCTTATATATTATTTCTTATACATAAATAGTGTATTCTTACCAACTTTTTTTAGTGAAAATCCGGACAAATTCTGATAAACTTAGAAATTTTATGTATCAAATACACACTATTATATATAGAAAAATTTTTATTACAGACAGGAACAGGAGAGCTTATGAGAGTAAGAGGAATAAACGGCATAATCACTGAATTCAATATAGGAGATATTATTTATGAGACAGATGATGTTCTTAATGATAATAAAAATAATATTACAAAATTCCGTATTGATGATTTTAACTGTCAAAGAAATTCTAAAGCTTTTTTATCACATGATTATGATGAGCAGTATCAGTATGCCATAGAATTTAACGGTAATAGTAAAAGAGAGTTGAACCTAGCATCATTGAACTGTTGGAAGAATTATGGGAATGCAGTAGTTTACACAAAAATAAAAGATTGGTTTTGTGCTTTAAATCAGAGAGACTACCTTTCTGCCTGTTATGATTTAATCAAAGAATTACATGAGTATGATTCTAATAATAAAGTAATGGATGCATCTTATTTTAAAAATATGATTAATAAAATTGATACTCAAAAAATAGAAATACAAGCTGATAATAAAAAACAGACTGAAGATTTTTGTTTTGATTATTATGAGCTTTAATAGGAGATTTAAGATATGAATTTAATACATAATCCAAACATAACAATATTAACAGCATCCGGTTCACAGTACAGTATTGATGAGCAGAATAAAACACTTATGGGAGGAAAATTATCATATCCTGTTCAGTTTGTATCGCATAGCGCATTATTAACGGATGGACCTGCTACCTTTTTACTTATAAATAGTAAAACATTTAAAACTTCTGCAATTAAGCATATATATCATTCACAACCGATACAGAATAATACATATGTATGTAAGACTCAGAGTGGTTCTGAGTATATTGTGGATATGGACAGAATGACAATATCCGGTGGACACTTTGGAAATAAGCAGGAGAAGATAATTAATCCTGATTTTCAGATAGATTATGGAGTACCTATGAAGATATGGACAGATACAAGCATAATTTGTACTTCTCCTATTACTGAAATTTATAAATATGAGGATTATATCCGACTTCAGAATATGGACTTAAATAATGATTTAGCTATGGATTATGAAGCTGACAGAATGTAACAAAAGGAGAGATGAATAATGGAGAGAACTATTTATCTGACAAATATAAATTATAAAGGTATCAATAAATCAGGACATTGCAGAAACCGTGTAGAAGTAGAATTAGAATTGACAGATGATAACTGTTTTTCTGCTATAGCTTATGTATGGAATGAAAATCATAGTGATACTTATATGATTGGACAGTGTTTTGATGATTTAAAGGAAATTCCAGAAGTAGGCGAATTACCAATATTTAAAGAAATCTATGATTTATGGAAGAAATATCATCTTAATGACCTTCATGCCGGAACAAAAGAGCAGGAAGATATCTTAAAAGAAGCTGTAAAAACAAGAGAATTAGAAGAATACGGAGCTAATTATAAGGAAAAGTGTGATTATTTAGAGAGTAAAGATATGCTTTATGACAAGAAATACCTTGTTGAAAAGAAACAGGCTGACGGAACAATAAAGAGAGTTCCCTATAGATATGGAACAGGCTGGCTTAAGGAAGAGATTCCTGAAGAAGATTTGTTAAGAATAAAGTCACTTATTCAGAAAGAAAAGATATATGAGCCTGAAGAAGAATATGTAAGATAATAAGGAGAGAGAATTATGAAGAAGCCATATTTAGGAGAAAGAGAATTTTTATATGCAATATCAGTAAGATTTATGAAAAGATTTGAAGATATCAATTCGGTAGATGTGAATACAAAGGATGTATTTATGTTTAAACTGGATTCAGGACATACTCCAGCCGTAAACTGTAAATTTGATGATTTATACAGTGATTACAAGAAAGGCTTAAGCATTGATACTATATTTGAGAAGATGTTAAAGTGTATGAATGCAGAAACCTTAAAAGGTAAGTTTATAGACGCATTCGCATCTGTAGCAAAGAAAGATAATATATTAAAGAATGTAAAGTTATGCCCGGTTGATGCAAAGAAGATAACTGTAAATGAACATGGATGTGTTTTTAATGGGTATGAAACTTATACCATGTCAAAATGCAATATAACATTTATTCCTAAGCTATATAACAACAGTAATTCACAGATACCTGTTACTAAAGGCTTATGCCGTTCTTTAGGAATAACCAAGCCAGAACTCTTTAATGCAGCTATTAATAATACATCTAATTCAAAGTATAACTTCAGGAGTTTAAAGAGCATGGTTGAAGACTTAGGTGTTCCATGTCCGGATGTTCCACTATACGTTATCACAAGTAATACTGTGAAATCACCTGCATTGTTTATATCAGATAAAGTAATGAATGATATATCAAAGAAAGTACATGATGATTATTGGATATTCCCAAGCAGTACAGAAGAATTTATAGTTGTTCCTAAGTCTGTGCTTAGTGTATCAGATAAAGAAGATATAACAGTCCTTGCAGATATAGTAAGACAGGCTAATGTAGAAGCTGATGTTATAAAGGATGGAGTTTTCTTATCAGATAACCTATATCAGTATGACAGAGGAAAGGGCTTCAGTATAGCAGAAGGTAATGATTATGAGCAAAATAACGACATTGAGCTGGATTAATATAGAAGAATTATAGGAGAATAATTATGATTATATGATGTTGTTGATTCAATTAATGAAAATCAGATTGATACTGATATCGAATTAGACTAATAATAGAAAGGTTATATTATGAAGAAGATAAAATTGTCAGATATATTTAGTCTGTATGATTTAGCTATTATAAAGGATACAAACGGAGATTATTATGTAAAGGATAATGCAGATTTTTTACACAGTCTTAAGACATGGACATATGCAGGCAATAATCTGCTTAGTGTAATTGATAGGATTCCAGATAGTCTGATTGAATCAGAAATAGATGATATTTTTGACGGGTATTTATCTGATGAAACAATCAGAAAGGTACTAAACGGCAGAGATGTTCCAGAAACAGCAGAAGAAGCGGTTAAATTTCTTGAAGCAGTTAAGGAATATACAGATGAAGATGTAGAAGATAAATTAAATCTATTAAGAGCAATTGCAGACCCCAAAAAGTATGTAGAAGATGATATTAAGCAGCAGTTTATAACTAAAGAAGATTATGAAAAATATCCTGATTTTAGATTTAATTTTACGGATATAGGACAGGGTGTTGGATATAAGGCAGACCCATCCGGATATAACTGGAAAGATATACCTGATAATGCAATTCTTTATATACCGGAATGTTATGCCGGAACTTGTGGATGCAAAGCATCATATGTATATACAAAATCAGATTTAGAAAAATGCATAAATGACAGGGTAATGGATGATGAACATTTCATAAATGCTGAAACAATGTATGATGAACTGTCATGGGAAATGCCGGAAGACTTTTTAGATGGGCTTGATTTTGAGTATAAGACTGATACATATGAAATCACATTAGATTAATTAAGATAAAGGAGATAGATTGTGAGTGGAAGAAAAAAACTGAAAAGACTATTTTAAAAAGAATAATTTAGAAATAGATGAATCTGATTTAGGATTAGAAGAAAGGGAATAATTATGAGCTACAAATGGTATGTACAAATCATGAAGCTGATGGATGAGAAAAGCAATATATATATTAACAATGAAAAGATTTATAATGATGAGAATGAATTATCAAGAGAAGAAAAGATTGAATTTCTTGATAAAATGAATGATGATAAAATAAGTTATATGTTAAAGCTTGCTGATAAGTTTCAGGAAGACAAAGATAAGCTGTCAAAAGATGAATACGGATTCTATAAAAATGCATCATTAAGAGAATGGTTAAAAAAGAATGATTACAGAAATATTGTTGATACCAGTAAGCCATATATAGGAAGTATAACTCTTGTAGGCTATGATTCTTTTGGTTGTGGCAGAAGAAACATACAGAATATTAATTTACAGGCTAGAGATGATTGTCGTAAAGATTTTGTAGATGAATTATTTCACAGACAGTTAAAGGAATGTGAAAAGCAGGAAAAACAGTATTATGCTGAATATGATGATTATAAAATCTTATCAAGAAAAGTATCTAATTATATGTACAAATACAATATATCATTTGGTAAAGAAATCCGGCAAAGCGGAAACAGATTATTTTTTAAAGACATCCAGAGTTATTGTGAAAGAGACCTTACACTTGACGAGCTTAAGGTATTGGATGCTGCTTTTGAAAAAATAAAAGATACTATGGATGAAATAATAAAGTCATTACCTGAAATGGATTATTATAATGAATATAATAAAGAAGGATTTATTAAACCGGAAATTGAGGAAGAGGGAATTGATTTGGATTAATTCCATTGGCTTCCTTTATAAAAAGATATAATATATAAGGTGGTTTCCAGTCTGATATTGCAGATGGAGACACTTATGTAATCACTCTTATTTATGGGGATGCTAATAAGTTCATTGAAAAATATGGGAAACTGCCAAAAGAAACTGAAAAAGAGTATATCATTCACTTTTAAATCTAATATTTAACATAAGCAAAACGGAAGCCTATAATTAAGCTTCCGTTTTTATTATATATTTATCACTTCGCTAAATTACCGTTTAACGAAATGTTTTATTTTATTTTAAATAAATAATGCATTGTATAGGCTTTATATAGGCTGTTTTATTAAATAAACGATTATTTTATTGTATAATAATAAAAACTCCTATATGGTCAAAATACAGTGCTTAAACAATACTTATGATATTTTGTAATAATTCTACATCATCAGTATCGTATTCATAACAAATAGTAACCGGATTAGTAAGGTTTAGGCTGAATAAACCTAAGATGCTTTTCCCATCAACAGTAAAGACTCCATCAGTTACCTTAAGCAACCCTGATAGGCTATTAACTTCCTTGCTGAAGGTCTTTACCTTTTCAATTGAATTAAGATTAATAACAGCTGTGTATTCTCTTTTCATAACGCTTCATTTTCCTTTATATATAATAATTGCACATATTAATAGTGTAAGGAAATTATCATTTATAAAAAATAAAAGCCATAATTCCTAAAGTTTTTTAGCTTTAGAAATTACAGCTTAATTATTTAGTCGTATTTGATATTAATTATCTTTCAATATCATCATTACCATAAACATTAATATAGTAATCATTGAATTTCTCTTCGATGATATTTAATTCCTCTTTATTTAAAGGAATAACCACCGGTTCAATATTTCTATAAGTATCAGCAAGTTTAATTACTTTGTCAGCAACATCAGGGAAGTCTCTTCTTAACCAGTTCTTATTATTAATTTCTACACATGCTATGACATCAAATTCATTCGTATCCTGTAATCTTGCATAATAATTAACACTAAAAGCAAATTCATTACTCTTTTTAGTATATATCCCCATAATCTTATCAAGTTCAGGGGATGCAGATAATCTGGCAATCTTACATGCGTTCTCATTTGAAACCTCAAGGAAATTGATTTTATCCGGATTAATACGGATATCGTCCTTTACCTGTTCTTTTGATTCTTTTAATTTTAATGTTCCCGGTTCTATTGCATGGAAGTATAAGGCAGGACAATAATCATTATCAATTGATAATTCATAACACTTATCCTGTTCGTTATATGTAACCTGTCCTTCTAAAGTAGCTAATCCAGATTTTCGTATATTATCCGGTTTAAATCTCCAATCTGCTGCATTTACATCAAATGTACAGAAATCTCCTTCATATAACTGCTTTCCAAAATCATCATAGCCTATGACTCTTTTAGAAGTTTCTAAATCCTTTTCTTTTAATTTTTCAATAAAGTTGAATACTTTTTCATATGCGTTCATTTCTCCTGCATACCAGCCTTCATCATATCCAGCAGCAGCCATATTTGATTTTTTTGCACTTTCTTCTAATGATTCATTTAATAATTTGCTTACTTCTAATTCAATGCTTTCTATAATATTTTCCATAATTTAATAATTCTCCTATCTCTCTTCTAAATCAATATCATTATCTCTTTCCGGCTCAGTAACCTTTTGAATAGCATCAAAATCTTTAAAACCCACAAGCTTATTTATACCTTCACATTCTATAAGGTGTTCTATATTCTTACATGAATTAATCCAGTCTAAAGAATTAATATAATAAAATGAACGCTTTCTATCATAAGAAAAATAGGCACTCTGATAAAATTCATCTTCAGCTTCAAACTTATCATAACGCATTAATGATAAAATCATCATTTGATATTCAGGCTCATTATTAATCTCAATAGCAATCTCTTTATTTATAAAACCATCCATTATGGCATCCGGTATTTTTTCAATTTGAGAAATCTTATAAATATCTTCAAAACCAACAGTTACTTTATCATATAAATCAGATGGGAAATCCCATGTTGATGAATACCTTGTAAGACTTTTATTGTCATCTATAAAATAATATTTATTTTCCGAAAAATAAGATATAGAATTAATGTCTAAATTGTTCTTAAAATTTTCTAAAAATATCTGATATTCTAACTCACTGTTTATTTCAATTATTATTCTTGAATCTAAAAATAAGTCCTTTATAATATCTGATATCTGAAATTTTGGATTATCATTATCCCTATCCTTATATACAGAATGCTCTGCTAATTCAGCTCCACCACTGTATTTATCAAACATATCAGCCCATATATCTTCTCTTAATGTTCCGGCTTTGTATTTATCCCAGTCGTTACATAATACTAAATCACCATTATCATTTTCTACAAATAAAACGTCTTCTAATTCATCCCATTTTTCTTCAAGCTCAATATCCGTTTTAAGCTGGTCTAATACACTTTCCCATTTACCTGTTTTGTAATTGACATATATAAGTGCATCTTCAAAGTTTTTTGCTTTAGAATCCATCTGACATTTATGGGCTTTAATAAAATTATCCAGTCTTTCTGTATCAATTATCATGTTTTATTATCTCCTTATCATTATAATTTTTACCTTTCTTCATTCAAATCAATACTCTGATTATTTGAATTATCTGCATTTGATTTTATATATTCAGGCTCTTTATTTTCTCCTATTAAATCCAGACAATTATTTAAAATCTCAAGTGTATTAATATTTGTATCATAAAAATTTTGAATATTGACCTGTTTAATTTTTGAATAAATATGCCCTATAATTTTATTTTTATGGACTCTGTTATAATCTTCTTTATCAGGGATTCTTATGCTTTTGCTTCTGCTCCATATATCTCTGTTTCCCATCTGTCTGCCATATTTATCAAACTGATAGTCTGTATATATATCTAATTTTATTCTTCCGGTTGGAGTAATTTTTATTACTGTTCCTATTTTATCTTCTGTTGGAAGTCCATTAGTTATAAGTACTTCATCTCCTATTTTAAGATTTAATTCATTCATAATATTTTATTCCTTCTGTTTTTATTTTCTTTGTTTACAAGGCTCTAACTGTTATTTTTCCAGCTAAAGCCTTATTTTTAATCTAAATCTATAACAGGTTCATCTTCCTGTTTATTATCTTGTTTATCCTTATCTATTAAATCAGAAAAATTATAGCAATGTTCTATGCAATGAACACTATTTATATTATTAAAATTATGGTTTGCTTTAAGCCTACCAGAAATTCTGTCAATATAGAAATATGGAAATCTTGAATTATAATGTATATAAACGGGTGCTTTTACATCTTTATTTTGTAGCTGGGATAAAAGTTCATCAAGTTCTTCCTGTGAATTTATCTTAATTGCAATATCACCATTACAAAAGTTTTTAATATAGGAGTTTGTAATTAACTTGCTTATATCCTCTGGTTTAAGATTTATCAAAGTATCAAGTTTAAATGCATCCCCATCAACATCTGCTGTAAGATAAGCTTCTCCTAATGCCGGATTCAACTTTTTATATGGAAATATTATTTTTAAACCTACTTCCTTTGCAGCTTCAACAGTTTCTTTTTCATAAGCTTCTGCTATATAAGGGTTATCTTTTGGGAGTCTGAAATATAATGTTGATGTCATGTCCTCATCACATTCTTCTCCAGCCTCAAGCTTATGCTCTATATCCTCTCTTCCAATATATTCAGCCTGTGATAATAGGGCTTTTGTATTATGTTTTTCATTATTTGAAGGTATATCTAATTCTATATTCTTCTCTCCTATTTTATAATATTCATTCGGAAGGTCTTGTACAATGAAACAACCACCTCTTCTACTTTTACCTTTATCTTTCTTATGCTGTTGGATTTCTTCTATTAAGTTGTTGAGACTTATTGTGGAATATTTAACTTCACTTGTATATCCAGCTTCATATTTTTTTATAAAAAGGTTATCGTTATCTGTCTTATAAATTTCTGCTGTATCACTCCATATTTGGTCGCCATCATTAAACTCATAACCATATTCAGCTATTTTTTTATCCTTAAAACACATTGATTCATATTTACTTTGTTCAAGTATTTCACCACTGTCATATTTCTTCTTTAAATCCTGATTGTTAAGTATATTTATATAAGGAGTCTCTTTATTATTATTCCTCTCTACTGTTTCATAATTAATATCTTCAAATTCTCTACTATATATAAATTCTGCTCCTTTACTGTGCAGTGAAAATAAATCCTTCCAGATTATTTCGTTTGATGTTCCGGCACTATACAAGTACACTTTATTATCTATTGAAATTTTGTACGGACTGTTTAACACAAGTTTCCCATCCTTATTTTCAACAAATAATACATCCTCAAGTGCATCATAAGCTTTCTCAACTTCGATATCAGTCTGTAACTGCTTGAATACGCTCTCGTATCTGTTTGTAGCAAAATCTGGATAAGTTACCTTGTCTTCCAAGGTCTTCTCTTCATTTATTATGTGGCAGCTATGTGTTTTTAGAAAATCTTCAATTCTTTGAGTATCAATCAACATAATTTTTCTCTCCTTATCATTATAATTCATAATCATTTTCTGAAACTTTGAACTGATTATATTCTTTATTAAACATAAACATATCAAGGTTCACCATAAACTTCTGTCTTAAGGTACATATAGCCCCTTCATTTGATATTTCAAAATCTACAAGCCCTCTTTTGTTTTCTTCACTGAATACTTTCTTATCATCTTCTAATCTTCTATCCCATTCAGATTTATCAAAGCCGCCCCTCTTACTGGCTCTACTTTCTCTTATTTTATCATCTAGGCTAATATACGCAATAATACAATTATCTTTCCCATAATAGTCTATTGCAGCTTTTGCTCCGTCTAAATCAAGTATGGTTATATACATATCAGAATTGATATCTTCCTTACTTAGCTGTTTTCCTAACCCATAGTACCAAGTATCTTTCTTATTATTTACCAGAGTTTTATAGGACCTGTGTTCAATAAAGAACCCTTCTTTATCAAGCTGAAAGAATTTATCCTTATCAACAAAATAATATTCCCTGCCTTCTATTTCTCCTTCTCTTTTAGGTCGTGTAGTTGTAGATATGAGCTTCTTAAAATTTTCTTTCCTTATAAGTTCTTCCTGTAGTGTGTCTTTTCCGCATCCGCTTTTACCGGTTAAAATAACAAGCATGATTATATTTCCCCTTTTATATTAATTTCTTATTTATAATTAAATAGTGTATTTTTATTTCTAAAGATTAGCGGGATTTTCCTGATATTTATGAATTTTTCCAGACACTATTTAAGTATAACAATACTGATAAAGGAAATAACAGGACATATGGAAATAGAAATTTATGATTATAAAACAAACCTTACATTTTGTAAGGCTGATGTTATATTTGGACTGGATACATTTATTATAAGGAAGTGTATTCCTAACCCTGAAATAGAAAATAACCCATTTAATATAAGATTTTTGTCAGAGTTTTTTGAAACAAGGGCAGAATTACCCTGTTCTATTGATACGGATAAGAAAGTACTAAATAAATTAGGATTATTAAATAAAGCTAATTTATTTGGAAGAATGAATGAAGCCTGTATATTATATGCCATGCTTAATAATTTTGTATCAGATAATGATGATTTAGAAGTATTCCCTATGAAGGATGAAATTATATGTATGGTAGAGTTAGACCAGAGATACAGCAATATATATGTATGGCATAAAAGAAGGGGAAAGAGATGTTTTTAATGCATAAGGACACTCCTGTAGCTGAAATAAGCTATATAAACGGAGTAATGGAGTATGAAAGAATATTAAAAAGGGATGAATTACCTGTTGGAACTATAGGAAATGGTAAAATACAGGAACAAATATTACTTAATCACTGGTATAAATCACGGTCTATTCCTAAAAACAGACCTAATATGGCACATATAACTCAAAAACTTGGTATTGAAAGAGCTGATATGTTTATGCATTCCAGTGGTATAAGTATTACTGATACATACTGGTTTAAAGAAGAATCAGATGATATCTTATGGAAAGATGTTAATTACCATGATAACGGATTTGAACCGCTATTTGCTTCCGTTTACCTAAATACAGGAATTAATGGGGAAAAGATATCAAACAGTCCTGACTTTACAACAGACGGTATTATGGAGAAGTTCTGGTTTATATCCCAGAATAAACCGTATCTTGCAAAAACAGACAGTTTATATGGTAATACCTTATCAGCTAATGAAATAGTTTACTACAATGCTGCAAAACTGGCAGGAGTACAGACGACTCCTTATACCATAAGCTCCGCTAAAGGGAAAGACTATTGTATATGTCCGTGTTTTATCAATGATTCTTCTGAAGATTACATTTCAATGATGCAGATAAAACATAGTGATTTTAGCTTATCCGGGGAAAACCTGTATTATTTTTTATTTAAGGAAGGTTATGAAGATGAAGTCCGTAAGATGATTACTTTGGATGTATTCTTCCATAATAAAGACAGACATGAAAAGAACTTTGGAATGAAAAAGACAAATAACGGCTTAAAAATGATTGCTCCATTTGATAATGGATTCTGCTTAGGTGCAGACAGGCAGTTTGGTAATCCAATAACAGATAATGATTTAAAACTGTTTAGCTGTAGCCGTGCTGAAATACTGGATAGATTTGGAGTACCGCTAAACTTAGATAACAGATATATTGAAAATCTCCTACAGTCCGTTTATGAACAGTTTAATATTCCTGAAGAACGATATGATATAGCAAAGGAAGAATTACAGGAAGGCTTTAATTTAATGGCTGGATTTAATTTATCTAAATACATACCAAAGAATAATACTAATATTTTTGATTATAACGAAGAGCAAGAACAACCACAGCATGAGTTATAAACTAAATCAGATAGACTATTATATATAATAATAAAACAAGCTGATGAAAAGGAGTTATATTCTTAACATCAGCTTATTTATTATCTTATTAATAATATTTGTTTTAATATTTAAGTATGACATCTTTTTAAATGGAACAATCTGAACTATTTTAGCACTGCTTATTTTTCAGGCAGACTTTGCAGAATCATAATAGTTATTTAAAATATTATCAACGTAACCATTCATTAAAGATGAATTTATACCATCATATCTACCCTGTGTCTGCACTACATAATATCTACCATCTTCTTTGTTATAGCTAAATTCAATTGTATATCTCTTAGAAATTCCATCATAGGATTTGCTACCGTCTGTATCTACATATGAATATATAGCACATTTATCTTCACTTATTTTATCAGCATAGCTCCATACACAATGATGCTGTATTTTAGTTTCTAAAATAAGTCTTTTCCTTGATTTAATCCATTCAAAATCATCAGGAAGTATCTTTTGTAAATTATTAAAGACACTATCTACAGATATATTAACTGCTTTTGTCTGTTTATCATAATCTATTGTAAAAGTTGCTATATTATGAATATTATGTATTTCTTCTACTGAATTAATATTAAGTTTTATTCTGCCATATCTTTTTGTATTAAAGAGCAGCATTCTCAGATAATCACGAATATATATATCTAAATCTTTATTCAAATACTCATTATATTCATCATAATCATTCTCTGTTCTTGTTTGTAATACACCCAGCTCCTTTTTAATTTCAGCTTCTTTTGTCTTTGTATTTTTATTAATATAGTCATAAATAATTACCTGTAAGAAAGATAATACTGTTTTTTTATAATGATTACATTTTAAAACTTTCGACAAATCGAAATTCGTTATCTGTTTTAATATTTCCTTACCCTTATCATTAACATAAGGATAGCTTTTTATAATCAGATAACTAAGGTTTATATTTCTCTTATTCCAATTTATATTTATAGCTGAAGACAGCTTATACTTTGAATGAATAAGTTCAGTTCTGTTATGATAATTAAAACATTCATTTAAAGATAAAGGAATAAATACAGTATTATTACTTGACGAATTATCACAATCTTTGAATATGTCTTTAAAAAATATATTCTTATCTATACAATAATTCTTATAAACATTAAGTATCTGTACAAATGTATCATTGTATTTATAACCAAGTAAGTTTATAAAATCTCTTACACCTAGAGGAAAGCACTTTTTTATTTTTCCATCCTGCTCTATTGCTTTATAAATACATCCATCCGCAGGAATCCATAGCATTATATTATTCCTTCTACTATAATATCCAATATTTATATCTTCATTAAGTTTAGATAAACTAACCCTGCCAAATTCCTCTAAATGGATAGTTATTTCTTCTCCTCTTATTTTTACACTAAGCTTACTATTTATGCTTTTTATAGAAGTATCCGTATCTGTTTTATCAGATAGCTCCTTAAATTTATTAATAAGAGAATCATCTTTCCATCTGGTAGTGAAATTATATGTATTTACTTTATGTGCCTCGCTATATCCTTGTGTAAAGGTAATATTATCTCTATTTAAAATATTAAATAAGCTGGTTATAAGTGAATTATTCTGATATTTATATATAGTATCAAAAAGAAGAGCATAGTTTGTTTTTTCATTATAATTAATGATATACTTATTTATCCAGTCATTATCTATATTAACATCTATATAGTTGTCCGCATATATAAAAACGTTAGCTAATTTAGAAAATATGGACATATAATGATAATCACAAATCTCAGCTTTATGATTAAAACATTGAATAAATATCTTTAGAATTGTATTAATATTTGATGTATTATTTAAACCACATAAATAGTTTTCTAAACTGGATATATCACTTTTATTTTCAATATCCTTACTTATTCTATAAATCTTTCTAATTAACTGATAATCCGCTTTATAGGATAATAAATCTTCATATATATAATAAAAATTTTTAGATGCAAACTTGCCTTTATCCAACCTCATTATTATCCTTTTATTAACACTGCCTATTAATGAGTCTTTTTGATATTCCGGTAAAACATAGCGTAGCTTATATATATAATTCTTCTTTTCTCCCGTAAAAGGCAAGTTTAGTACTCTATCAACTTCCTCACATAATTCACCTGATGAATAATACTTATTATTATTAAGGAAATATCTATAAATTATATTTAATATAGGAATAGTTAAATCCTCTCTCTTTAATATATCTATTTCTTCATTTGTAAACCCATGTTCTATCGCTAAATTTATTAATTTTTCTACCGCTTTTCTCATTAAAAAAATACACTCCTATCATTATAAATTTCTTTATAAGAATAGTGTGTATTTTTTTTATTATCCGCTAAAATCTTCTGGCAAATATATCAATTATAACAAAAAGTGTAAAACATAATACACTATTTTAGTTATAGGATATAATCTGTCCTTAATCGCTTTATTTATCATTTTTTCTTCCTTGTGATTTTATGTATTGTTTAATGATATCCATTGTTACTGTTACTCCATTTACGGTTAAGAGACAGAAGCTCTGCGACCAAAACATTTCTTTCCATAATTTTGCTTTAATACCTACTTTATTAAATATTTTGCAATTAGTAAAATTTATAATACATTATTTTCCTTTTTTAACCCTAAATATTTTTCACGAAGATACCAAGCCTGTTCTGAGGTTATGATATCTTCTACTTCTGCTACATTTATATCCGACTGAAGTTCACAATATAAACAATCCCATATATTTTTATTTGTATTGTTTTTATAAGTATCTATACTCTCCTTTAACCAGTCTGGTAATCCATACTCATTATAACTCTTATCTTCTACATCTATCTCCTACATTTTTGTTTCTTATTTAAGTATTCCTTATCTAAATAGTGTAAAATTACTATTTAAAATCAAATATAATAAGAATATTATCTATCCGGTATAACAGGGGTTAAATCTTCATCAAATACCTTAACTGCATATTTTTTATCAAACCAGCTATCAGTTAAAATATCTTCAATATTTACATAGTCAACCGAATAGCTGTTATTATTAAAAATAGGTCCGTTATATGCAATCAACTTATGGATAAATTCGATATTCAAATCCTTTTGTATCTGATTACAGAAATTATCATCTAATAGATAAGTCGCCTGTCTTTTTGCTTTCTCTGAAGAATTTTTAACTTCAATAGCTATTGCATCTCTGGTATCTTTATTTATTAATATCAGGTCTATTTCTTTTCCAGTAGAGTCATCTCTGCATTTTGTTACTTCATAATTGGACAATTTCTTTTCCTTGACAAGATTTACATATAATATATCCTCTATCATCTGCCCTCTGATATCCTGTTTTAATTTATTTATAATTATATTCTGGTCTTTAGTTGTATAATTCATTCTAGCTAAAATCGGTCTTAAGAAAGACACCGTATCTTCCATTTGTGAATGCCTTAATCCCGGCTGTGTAAAAACATAATCGTCATTATCTTTAATTAAAATATCCATCTTTATAAGATAATCAGTAAGTATCTGTACACTCTTTTTATCAAGTCCTATGTTATCGTCCATTATATGAAGCTTGTCTTTTAAATAAGGCTCAAGTTTATCTTTATCTAAAGGAGTTATTTCGTGCTTTATTAATAAATCATTTAATGAGCCTAAATCATGTGATTCAAAGGAATTAATAATAGTTTTATATGAAAAACTCCTATTCGATAATTCAATAATCTTCCTTAATGCAGAGCTGATTTCTTCAATTGAATATCTGGATACAAGATAATTTCGTTTATTATTCCATTTTAAAATACTATTTGATACATTATCTACAATTGCTGAATTTATATAGGATAAATAACCGCCATCTTCATTATAAAATAAAGAGCCATCTGTCATAGTTCCACCATAATTTAAGTATTCATTAAAGCTCTTATCAAAGATATAATTCCACTCTTTATAAGGAATATATGTTGTATGTACTAATTTGCATCTATCGTATAGCTCATTATTAGAAGCTAAATAAAATCCTAAAGAATCTGTTCCAGCTAAAATTATTTTCTTCCCTGAATATGTGAATAAATCATATAAAACACTACTTGTATTTATAAAGTTATTAACTTTTGTTACTTCATCAATAAAAATGTACTTCTTATCATTATTCTTTATACATTCTATAATATCAAACATATCGTCATTTATATCACATATTATTCTAAGACAATCTGAATAATCATTTAATTCAGCTATACTTTGGTCAATAAGTGTAGTTTTACCTGTCCTTCTTAACCCATATAAACATAAAACATTCTTATCATTTGAATTCAGATAATTGAAACAATCGCTAAAACAGTATCTTTTTTTGTAAGACGCTATTCCTGATTGCTCTATGTATTTTCTTAAGCTATCCCCATTTAATACAATCATAATGTTTCCTTTCTGTCTATATTTCTTATGCATATATTATCACATTTTTTATCATATGAATACTTAAAAAGATACCTTTATAATTTACAAAAAGGCACTATCTTTCATAAATAGTGCCTAACTTTACAGGTATTCATCTAATCTAACTCTATATCATCATTATTATGTTGCTTATCAGGTTCTTTTATATATTCTCCTGAATAATCAATTTTTAAGCCTTCATTAAGCATATCTTCGTAATCATCAAAACCGCTTTGTGAAGCTTTGATATCTAAATACTCAGCTAACGGATATGCAATAGATTTATCTTTGTAAGAATTATAAACATCAATATATCTGTTCGGATTTTTGATATATTGAAGTTCTCCTTTTATTTTTCCTTCTTTACACCTTTTATATTCAGCAACAGTTTTATCAAATTCAGCCTTGATAATCTCAAGCTCCTTATCATTAAAAGCTACTTCCATTTCTCCTGCATCACTGATTTTTAGAATGTTTCCGGCTACATCAGGATATCTTATTTTCAATTCTTCTGTATCATATACATTTACAGTTACAATGACCTTAAAATTATCTTTAGATTCAACACCATAGAAACTAATTTGATAAGTGTCATTATGCCATGCATCTGTATATATCCCTGCTGCTTTAGTCAATTCGTTTGTTTCAACAAGATAAAGAGTTTTTGTTTCATCTTCATCTTCCGTAAGGTCAAAAAAATTAATTGCATCAGGAGTAATACGGATTTCACCGATAGAGGGATTCTTTGTATTAAATTTCTCTTCTGCTGCCTTAAAACCTTCTCTGTAGGCTTCTTTCTGGATACTCTCCACAAGGTTTGTAATTTCAGTTAAATTAACCAATACATCATAATCCTCTATTGAATGATTATAGTCGTAAAACTTATTAATATTCCATATTTTTTTCTTTATTTCTTCCCAGTTATTTTTAATTTCCATAGTTATTACCTTTCATAATCATCATTGATGTCATAATCATATCCATGTTTATTTACATGCATTTCTTTTTCTGACTGTCTGTGTTCCTTAATAAGGTCAATAATTGCTTTATAGTCTTCACTGGTAAGCAGTGGTTCAACACCATCTTCTTCTGCTCTTATGATTTCAGCCTGAATCTTACCGTATACGTCTGTTCCGTAAAGCTTTTCATTCTTAGCTTCTAAAAAAGCTTCCTTTACAAAATCACCGAACCTGTAACTGGTTGTTACACTTTTGTTTAAGAAATCTTTAATCTCATTAATATCAGAAAAATAGCTGCTCCAAAGCCATGATGAATTATGTGGTTCATGTGGCATATGAAATTCTACCCAATTTTTTTCAAAGTCCAGTTCATATGTATAATCCGCTATATTCATTCCTAATTCAAGCTTTAAATATTCATTAGCATATATGTCTATGCCTTTCTTTAATCCTTCTTCTAAATTCATAATGTTATCCCTTTCTGTTATATATAAAACTAATCCAGTTCTACATCTTCTTTATTCTGACTTATATTATCATCATATACATAGCTGCCTTCTAAGAATCTCTTAAAATTAAGACCAGCCTTTATACATAAATCCTTCGCTTCATTAATTAGTGACATCTTATAATCTGAATCATAAAATTTTGATGAACCCGGTATATTTGCCTCATTAAGACAATCTTCAATTACTTTTAACCTGTTTATATCCTGATTTTCTATTACGCATTCATCTAAAAATGTTTCTAATGCACCTATCTCTTTCCACTTATTGAAATTATCCTTTTCCTCAAGATATCTGATTCTGCCTCTGATTAAATCTGCATAACCCTGTGGAATATGCAACTGATTTGTAAATATAGTTCTATAATTAACAAGTTTAAACCAGCTATACGAATGAAATCCTTGTTCAATATCACTAAAGCTCTTATATGGACAGTCTTCATATGTATGATTCTTTGCGTATGATACATTTACTAATTTAAGAGGATACTTAAGCCTGTCTATTTCCCTGTCATAACAGCCAATATCTATACCTATACTTCTGTTTGCATTTGTAAATTCATCTATTTCCTTAAGATTTGGAAAATCTCCATTATAATGCAGGTTATCTTTTACCGTTTCACCTGCTCCATGAAAATATGGTCTGTCATTATTCCAGAAAGCTAACAATTCATACAAATCATACTTAGGCCTTCCATCCTCTTTTGTTCCTAAGTTACCATAATCCTGATATGTGTCTTCAATATATCCACCGCCAAATTCTTTAGGAATAAGACATGCAAACTTATCCCCACAGGCTATATTTGCTTTTTCTGTATCTACATTTGCTCTTAACCAACTAAATGAACCCATATTCTTTCTCCTTATTATCTATCCTAATTTATCTAATATATCTTCAATAGGAATATTTTTATCTACATATGACTGGTATTTTACATAGTCCGTATAATTTATAATATCTGAATAATATAATTTCTTTATTCTCTTGTTTAATTTTGCTTTGGATTTAGAATCTTCTCTAGCTTTTCTTTCCTTCTCAACCTTTTTTATAATACTATATGTATCATTTAATTTTAAAAACGGGCATTTCTTTCCATTACACTTATAGAGACAGTTATGTGTCCTTGCTAAATTCATGCTTATATATCCCCTATGTGTATCACAATAACAATATCCTATAGGAGTTGTATATGAAAAATGTTTGTCTATAAGTCTCCACCTGTCCTTATTAAAATTAACCGGCTTATATAATCTATTAATATTCTTACTCAAAAAATACACACCACCTTTTATGTTAATCTCCTTATTTAAGTAGTGTGTATTTTCTTTCATATATTTGAAGGTTTTTATTAAATTTCTAAATCATCAGCTTCTATTTCTGAATTATACTTATCAATAAATTCCTGTTCCTTCTGCTCAAGAATTGTTTCATATCTATTAAATATTGTTTCTTTCCTTTCTAAGCCTTTTCTTAAATATTCAATATCTTTTTCAATACTACATACATTCTCTTTGATTTTTTCTAAAATAAATTTCTCAGCTTCTTTTTCAGTATCAAAAAGATGTATATTATCATTTTTGATAAGATTCTGTATATCTAGCTCTGTCATATTCATTTTACTTACATGTAAATCCTGAATAAGAGAATTAGTATTAACTATATACTTTTCTTCAGCTTTTAAAGATTTATTAAAGTTATTCAGAATTAATTCATCTAATATATAAGTCTTAAAGTGAAATGTGGAATATTCATCATAATATATACTATTCCTTTTATTGTAAGAAATGATATTGATATCCGGATAATTATTTTCTATAAATTCTCTTATATCATTTTCGTTGCTTTTTCCATCTTCATATAAATAAATATAATCAGGCTTTATCTCTTTCTTTTCTAATACTTTGCTTAAATCTTTCTTGTCCAAATATATAAGTTCAACATTTAACCCTAATTCTTCAAGGCTTTTTGTTTTTAATTCTAAATGCTGTAACTTAGCACTAGCTGAAGATGCTATTGCAGCACTAATTCCATTCCTAAAACATACCATTACATTCATTTTCTATCTCCTTATATCTCCAAATCTATTTCATTATCCGGTATCTTATCATCTTTAGTAATGCTGAAATTTTTCATAACAGGCTTAAATCCAAAGTAAGCTGTCTGGGAATCTTCATCTACAACTAAGGATAAATCTTTATCTCCTGAGACATAATCAAGTATTGTATTATAGATTTCTTTTGTTACCGGTATTCTTACTTCTCCTGTATCATAAAATGCATATCCGATTGTTACCTTATAATTTCTATAGAAATCTTCGCCTGCTTTAATGTTTACAATTTCTTTTTCCCCTGTAAAGGGATGGCTAATCCATTCCAATATACTCTTCGCATTATCATCTAAGTCATTCCATTTTAAAGGATGAAATGCAGATATATTACCATCTTCATCAAATTCAGCTTTATGTATATTGCAAAAATTCTCTATTGCATCTTCAGGTATCTCTTCTGCTTCAAGGTCAATTTTCATTGCTTTTGCAATCTCACATATCTGTCCTCTGGCTTCATCCTTTGCCCTTAATTCCTTATCCCCGTAACCCTTATCAATTGCTCTTTCATATAAATCATTCCACTTCATAAACTAAATCTCCTTTTAATCCTACGATATATTCATAGTCATTTACTTCTAATTTCTCTTCTATATATTCCTGTATGGCATCATAAGTCTTTGAAAATTGCAGCTTATTTAACATTACAGGAATAAACCCGGTTTTACTGTATATACTTAGTCTCTCATAAATATCCATTCTATTTTCTGTATTATATAATTCATCCAGTAACTTTATTGTTTTTGTCCATTTCTGTTTTTTCAATTTATCTTTCATCTTTACAACAGCATAAATTCCTGCATTATCCAGTTCTATATCGTAATAAGCATAGAATTTGTACTCAAAAGCTTCATTTTCCCTATCCGGAACATCTAATATCCTTTTAAGCATATTTATATGTTTTATCCTAATATATAGGACATTTTCTTCTGATATCATATAATCATCCTTTAAGGTTAATGAAAATGTATCTGAATTATTCCATCCATTCCAGTAATTACTCAAATAGCTCCTTTTAAATACTTCTGCCTGCTCTCCTGTAAGAGAATCATTAATACTTTTATGAATATCTATTACCTTTGAGTATATATCCTTATCTTTATATGTTCTGGTTTCATCTTCTTTTAATAAAATCAGTTTAAACAACTGTGCAGCTGTTTTATAATCCTTATTTTTATAAGCCTTTTCTATATGGGTTGTTACTTTTCTTAAATATTCTATAAAAGAGTCTTCATATTTTGTATTAATACTGTTGGTAACATCTAAATCCTGTATCTTCATACTGCTATACACTCTTTCTTCTCTTTGGCTAATTCTTTATGAAGTCTGTCTATTTCATCCCTTAATCGTTCTATCTCTCTTACATTCCTATAATCGAAATCTTCCCATTTAGATTCATCTATTGATAGGAATTTACTCTCGCCCCATGTAGCTTTTTGTATATTATAGAAACTTCCATATTTATTAATTAGATGCGCTTCTAATGCCTGTAAATCAGTCTGTGACACTTCCAACATCTGATACTCAACCTTAAGTATCCTGTCATTTATCCAATCAAAGGTTTTTAGTTCCTTATTTATTCTTGTCCTTAAACTATGTCCTGCGTATACAATCCCAACATATACTATTTCTTCTGTGATTATATCCGTATATCTATATATATAAGATTTCTGCATTTACTCCTACTGCCTTCTTTTCTGTCTGATTTAAAATATCTATATACTTAAATAGTGTGAATTTATTTAATAAAAATCAGCAGAAATTCTCATATCTTTATAAAAAAATTAAATAAAAAAAGACAGTAGCTTATAACTTTAAATTCATAAGTACTGCCTTGGTTTTTATATTTTATTATTTACTTGATTTTTCATCTGTCTTAGCTTTTTTAGTTCACAAAGCATGTTCCAATTCTTTTGAAATTGCTCCATATAACTTTTAATCTGTTTAAAATCAATACCCTGTGGCAATTCAAAATTATCTGTTATGCCATCCTTGGATATCTCAAATACAGTTTTACTTACATACTGTTTAAGTATTTTTCCATTATATTCATTATCATCAAGCCACTTAATAACTGATTTTTCTTCTTTTGATAAATCCCATTTAGCATTAGTTATATCAATCATATTAATCTTCCTTCTTTTTATATTGTTGTTTTATTTCATCTAACAGTTCATCAATGGAAAATTCTCCATATTGGATATAACAGTTAATTGCCTGTTCTAAATCATCAGCATTTTCTGCATCTGTTGGAACACAAAGGTCTACATCCGATAAGGCATCAAAGACTGCCTGTGTAGCATCATTTAATTCAATGCTTTTCTTTCTTGCTTTTTGTATAAGCTTTCTTAGCTCTGAAAAGGAATTGTTATTCATATTAATTTTTCTCCTTCAGATAATTTTTACATCTTTTTTCATTGCAATGTATAAAAGGAATCACTTCTCTATTTATTACCATACAGATATATGAATAGTCCGGATGGTCAAATACATCTGCATGATATGGTGTTATATCTTCAATTTTTAAATTCTTACAGTCTTCCATATTAATCCCTCTTTAAAATGATTTAATAATGTTCTGCTTCATTATATCCTAATTTTTCATAAGAAAACTTATACTCTGCAATAACTTCATATTTCTTACCACATATATCACACTCTTTTTCAATTGATATCTGGCAATCTGAATTATTCGCATATATAACTTCCTGCTTTATTATCTTATCATCGTTTCCATCACTATGTCCACAAAAAGGACATCTAATATATCCCATAATAATCTCCTAACTCTGCACTCATAACTAAATAAGCTTCTAACTCATAACTTAAGAATCGAACTCTCCTGCTATATACAGTTTAGCAAGGTTATGTCCTTCTTTCAACTGCCTTGAAGTAAACTCAGTTATATTCTTAAATTCACCTGATGAATCTCTTATATAGATTTCAGGTCTGTTAAGTTCATTATCCCAAGCATATGTATTATCAAAGGCAAAAATTGAATTAGTATAAATAACTGAATTAGGTTCTTTTTCTTTAATAGCATCTAACTTAAATATATTAGCCCTTACTCCTTCAGCGGCATTTACATGATAATCACAAAATGGTGGGTTATCTAATCTTCCATCTTCAAAATATATTTTCATATTTTATCTCCTTATGACATATAATAGCCATCCTTCTTTACTTTCTCAAATTCACTCTTCCAGAACATCTTCTTTGTTCTTTCAGTAACACCATAGCATACAGATGTTAAATCTACTTCCAATAATGTCTCTTTAGGTTCATAACCACAATGCTTTATGAAGCCTTCTGTAACATCTGTAACTGAATGTATTTCCTTTATATAGCTTTCTAACAAATTCATGTTAATCTCCTTTCTTGTCTTGAAACTTAGATTTTTTAGCCATTAAATAACATATAGGATTTTTACCACACAATTCATTTTCTAACATATTTCAGGTTCATATTTACATTCCAGTTCTCTGCCACCCGGAGTCAGATGCTTTATCCTGTTTATATCCTTATGTATACCTATAACAAAATAGCTGTTTATTACGCATAGATAATCACTATCGTTATAGCTATTATTTCTTGGAATAGCTACACAATTTTTACAATTGGCACAGCATTTTATCATTATCTCACCCGCCTAATAAATCAAGATAGTCTTCTAATTCTTCTAAAGTATCATACCTGTCAACAAAGTCAACATTACATATACAATGCTTACCGTCTGAATCTTCAAAATAAGTTAAATCCATTTTCTCCGCTTTATCTATTACTTTTTTTAACCTGCTGTCTATATTTGTATGTGTATTACAATTCTTCATATATTTCTCCTTTAGATAGCTTCCTTATTCACATTGGCATCTGGTTAATGATTAGGGATATATTTAATAGAACCATCTGGATTTTTCTTTTTCCACAATACATTGATATATATAGCTCTTTCATAATAAAGTTTATCTAAAAGAACAATATCATCAATATCCCATTTAACAGGATATACCCCACTGTATTCAACAATAGCTTCTACATTACTTAATTCATACCAGTCATCATTTAAGTTATAACAGCCTTCAACTGTATCAACTGTTTCAATAGAGTATCCGTTTCTTAATAAAAGGCTTTCTAATTCTTCTTTTACACTTTTATTCAATAAAAGAATCTGAAGTAAACAGATAGTTGTTTCATTATTTGATACTCTGTCATTTATCATATTCTGTATAGTTGTTTTATTATCCATATTAGCTCCTTTAATCATGCTTTATAATTAAACCTTTGACTATTTTTATCTGTTATAATCATAATCACAATCATAGTTTTCTCTTGATGCAGCATCTTTGTCAATCACATATAAATAATTTCCTTCATCTACGATAGTAAGGTATTCATTATCTCCTTCATCAAAATTTCCATTCTCGTCTAAATAAGCTTGGTCTGTTCCAAAATACCGTCTGCCGGTAGGGTTGGTTTCAGTAGCATATTCACTATCATCTTCTATTTCATTAATTACTAATTCATGGTAAGATGTTCCCCCTGAATACTCATCTAAACATACAACTTTGTCTCCAACCTTTAAATCTAAAAAATTTTTAAATGCCATAATAAACTCCTTTATATTTATATATTATTCCTTAGCCAGATTCTTATAGAAACCAACTGTCATAAGTTCTTCTCTTAGCTCATCATACATTTTATGTAATCTGGGATTTACATAAGACATCCAGAGCTTCCTATCATCTTTAGCCATAGCGGTTCTGACCATTGTAGCAGAAATAGGCATATCATAGCGGTTCATAATAAGTTCTGCTGTATTAGCAAGGTCTTTCTTATCAAACCAATTGCTTCGGGATTCATCATTTCCATAAATCATTATTTCAGGATTCTTATGAATGTATCTATCAGTATTATTAAGTAAGTATCTGCCCCATTCCGGACGAATATCATTTTCATCTGTCAAATCAGCTAAACCATAAATCATCACTTCCGGTCTATCGCCATATATCTCTCTAAGAATCTTAGTCCTTGTATTAATATTAAAAGGATTTCGCTCTGTGCCACATTCCTGTGCAGAGCCTATCAATATTAATAACCGGTCACACAACAATAATCCTGTATCTACAAGGCGTTCATGTCCTTTATGAAATGTCTGAAATCGTCCACATATTAATCCTGTATCATAAACTTTCATGTACTTTTCTCCTTTTTCTTTCAATTTTTTTAACCAAAAATAGGACTTAACCATCTATCTTCTTTTTTAATACCTGCTTGTTCATCAAGGAATTTGCTTATATCGCAATGATACTCACCCCTTTCGGCATATTTTGTATATTTATATTTATTGATTAAAACCATTTTTATCTCCAATTTCTATAAAAATTACCTGTAATGTTTCTATTGCTAATTTATCTTTTATCTCTGATTCTGAAAGATAATCTAAAATAGCATTTACTTCATCATTTTTAAACCTATCTTTGATAAGAGTACCAAATTTCATCTGCCAACTATAACCTTTTCGATGAATTTTAGAGATACTTTAGTCTAAATCAATGTCATTTATTTCTTCATTTTCATCAGACTCTTTAGCTAATTTACACTCTTTTTGCTTAAAATACTCATCCAACAGAGACATAAACATCTCTCCATTATCTCCGTCTCCACCACATTTGAAGCAGAACGCATCCCCATTTACAAAGTCCACCTCACTGATGAAATCATAAATTTCTTTTGATTTCGGATTATGCTCAACGCTCATTCCATAATTCTCAATCTTTGGCAGATTGTGAGCAGCTCTGTATTCTTCCAGTGTTATTAAGGTTTCTTTATCCATAACTAATTTCATACTTTTTCTCCTTTATAATGGTTCACATTTCTCTGTAATCACAATCCATACAGTTATCAGCATCACATTCCCTTGAAATTTCAATATTACTATTTAGCATCTTGTCAGCATCATTTTTCATGGTGATTATTTCCTTATTTACAATAATTTCAGCCTCTTGGATAGCCGTAATGATACTTTTACTCTCCAATTTCATATTTGATATTCCAACACAGTTTGAGGATAGATAAAATGTATCACCACGACCAGAAAATTTATTTTTCCGATATAAATGGATAGTGATATCAACTAATCCGCATTTCCCCTCGAAAATTGTTCCGCTTTCTACAGAAGTATTCATCTTTGCATTACTTACATATTTCATGTTATTATTTCCTCCATTTTATTTTTATTTTTCATACTACTCATACTTTTCCTTTAACCTCTTCAATTCAGCTAATTCCTGTTCTTGCTGTTTTTGTTCTTCTTCTCGTAGCCTTTCCTGCTCTGCCTGCTCCTGCTTGTTTTTATACCAGTCTTTATGCTGTTCTTCATCTTCAAACAGAAAATCTAAAGGAAAAGAGCCACCTCTTGAGTCATACAAATCATAATGGCTGTCATATGCAGTTACATAAACTGTATCTTTTCCAAAATCGGTTTTTTCTGATTCAAATGCATCAAACTCCTCATTTGTAAAGCCAATCTCATCAATTACTTCTGCTACTCTATCCATGATTTTTTCATAATTTTCTAATGTTTGTAATACCTGTTCTTTTGTCAAATTAAACATAAGTTCCCTTTCTGCTATTAAGCCATCATTCATCTGTTATTATAATTCATCTCTATTCGTTATCATATTCCTTTAATAATTTATCTGTTTCATTAATAATGTCCATGCTTTGCTTTATTAGATTCTGAAGCTCTGGGTCATTCTTAAGCTTTTCTTCTCTTTCTTCATAAGTTTCATAGTTCTCGTCTTCGCCATGTAGATACATTTCATACATAATCGCATTAATCAAACACATTTCTTTCATAATTATTCCCTTTCGTTAATTACTACTCTATTATTCCATGTATTAATTATCTTTTCTTTATCAAAACTATTGCCAGTCATAATACAACAGTCGTCACAATATATATAATATCCTTCCTGATTATCATATATCATTGTTGCATGTCCACCACAAAAAGGGCAGGATTTAAGTTTAATGTTAATTTCACTTTCCATAAATTCACCTTTTTATTCTTATCTAAAATCCTTCTGTTTTATTCCAATCAAAAGCTTTTATATAATTAGGATTCATAGCGTTTTTAATTTCATTTATACCATCATCTATTGCTCCATTATAAATAGTTGCATCTTTAATATCTTTATCATCTAAATATTCCAAACCTATTTTTTGAAAATTCACTCCATCTATAAGCTTCTGCATATCAACAATAGTATCTTGTGCTTGAATATAATTGATTACTTCTGTAAGTAATTTCTTTGCATTATTGCCTTTTACCAATTTTCCCCAAATTATTATATTTTTTAATAAATAATTTCTATCAATTAAATCCATATTTTTTACTTTCCTTTTTATTTCTATCTAAAATTATCTCGTTCAAAATTCTTATTAACAGCTTTCATATTTGATAAAGCAGACTTTATAATTAAATTCATAAAAATTCATCATCATCTTCATCATCAGTGCAATCCATTCCAAGCACCTGATGGACTTTATCAGGATTAAGTTTATGATTTACTTCTTTTCTAAAAAGCTTTTCTGCTTCTTCAATTGATTCTACATTATCAAATGCCTTACTGCATGATACTGTAACTAAAACTCTCATACATTTCTCCTTTATATCCTTTTTAACTAAACAGTAAATCATCGTTTCAAGTCTTATTCCCACCCAATATCTCTTGGTGTAATTTTAATATAACAATTAGCTGACTTTGATTTTCCAATATTTACACCAATAAGAATATCTGTGCTTCTTAGTTCCATTTCTGTGCTAGAAATTTTACAAAATTTTGTAATATACCAAGGAAGTTTATTTTTAATCCAAGTCATTCTCATTGACATATTGCCCTCAAGTTTTTCATACAAAGAATACATTTCATTTTTCTGTGTGACATATTTTTGTTTATCATCAACAATTTCTTTCATACATTCATTCTTCATTGCACCATACATATTCCCAAGACTATCTGATAATGATGTAAGTTGTTCTTGGATATTTTTTAATTGTTCATAGCTTTTCATTTTATCTACCTCACTTTCTTCTTGTGAAATCATCGTTTCATTCTACATTTCCTATTGCATTAACATAACACTCATGAAATACAGTCACTTTTTGATTATTTGTATCAAAAGTGTCTACCCATGCAGATAAAATTCTATAATTTTGTTTACCTTTTTCTATGATTTTAATTGCTTCTTCAAAACTAATACACCCATCTGACATTGCACAAAGCCAAGGTTTAGTATTTTCTTTATCTTGAATAAGTAGTGATACCCAATATAATTTCATATCTTCTCTCCTTCCTTTATGAAAAAATTATGTTTAAAACACCATCCGACAGAATGTAATCTATCTAATGTTTGGTCAAATGTACTTCCAATCACACAATTATCCTCATAACAAAATCCTTTCTCTTTATCAAAATAAATATATTCATAGTCATCCAATCCATCAGAAAATAACTTATCAGTTCGACCTATTTGCAAAGCGTTAAGTCCTTCCTGTAAAGAAACTCTAATATATTCATCCGTTGGTACAAATTCCATTTTAATCACCTCATCCCTTGTAAATCCTCATTTCATAGGTATATACATAGGCGGTTCACTAACTGATTCTTCTGCTTCAAAAAATGTTATTCCGTCTCTAACAATAGGTGCAGTTTCCAATGATAAAATTTCTTTTATAAAATCATTTTCCGTACAATTCCACATATCAATAAGTTCACTGCCGTATGCTCCAAGTGGGTCAACTTGATAGCCAATACTTCCGTTATCGCACAGAAATATATAAATATCTCCCCAGTTAATACGAATCCAATCAGCATCTGTTCCACCAACTAAAGGACTTTCTATTTCTGCGAACTGTTTTGCATATTCCTGTATTTCTTTTGACTTATTGTGTTCGACAATGTCATTTGCTATTGCATTACAATAACGAAATTGTTTTACTAAATTTTCTTTCAACATAAATATTCCTCCATTCCAAAGTCCATAGGAAACTCTTGTTTACTCATGCATACTTGTAAATCATCGCTTCATCTTTTCTTAAATTTTTTATGTTCTTCTATCAATTCTTCTAAAATATCCAACGGAACAATATTTTTTAAATCATCAACATAAACTCTTATATGTTCAAACTTTCCATTCAGATAATTGTATCCACACTCAATACATGTTCCACAATTAAAGCCTAGTTTATTTTTACATATCGGACATTCCATTTTATCACTCCTATCTAATTTAATTCCTGTTTGCATTCTTCTAACAAATCATCTACTATTAATTAAAGATTCAACAATTGATTCTAAATTATAGTCAATTCCTTCGATGTAAACTGCATTAGAATACCATTCGATGCCATAGGAACATTCGTACATCAACCTGTCAATATCTTTGTCAAAAAACTTTTCAGCATGTTCTAATGCTCTTAAATCTTTTTCGGATTTAGTACAATAATATCTCTCTTGAAGTTTGCTAATCCAAATGTCTTTTAATGATTTATGAGGAAAAATTGCACAAAACATTTCTGTTCTATGCTTTCTCATATATTCCCTGACTTCTGGGTGACAAGAAATAAATACTATATAGCCTTGTTTTGATAAGGATTCTGCCATTTGACAATAGTAAACATACCAATCACTAGGTCTTGTTTTATTACCATCTTCATCAAATTTCCAAAAAAATGAACTTTCTAAATCAATAATGTCCTGTCTTCTCTTTGCTAATGTACTCTTTCCAATTCCTTGATAACCTGTAATAATCATAATTTTCCTCCAATCTTCTATTGAAACACTTATTTACTCATCAAGAATACCTATCATAGATGGTATCTGACACACTTTTAGCTCACCATCAAATAATTCTCTATGTTCTCTGGATTCAAAATATCTTTTTGCTTTATTATAAGCATCTCTTTTTGAATCTGCTTTTACTTCAATCATTCTATCGTAGAATATTGCTATATAATTTCCATCTTTAATTTTTACCATAATACATCTTTCCTTATAACAAATACTGAGTATTATAAATCATTGTTTCATATCCAAATTTACTTTAATCATTTCCATTGCATTTTCTTTAATTTCATTACGAACCCTTTGCAATTCATCCCATGTTATATTTTTCATGCAACAATCACCATAATTACAGTACATGTATTCTGTGACTGTATCAATAATACTCATAATTACTTCATCACTTGCTACAGTTCCAATTTTTCTCATAGGCTCATTTAATGACATCTTATAAATTTTATTATTTTCTATATGATAAAGTCCATTTTCCATATTTTTACTCCTATACTATCTCAAAATCTTCATCAAATGATTTCATATTTGTTTTATATCCATATTTATTTATATCTTATATATAAGTAGTGTGAAATTACTAAAAAAAATAAGGCTAAAAATTAGAATTTAGCCTTATAAATATATATTTTTTGGAGAATAACCATATTTTCTTTCTTTCTAAAAATCAATATAATGACAAGGAACTCCCACCTTATCTCCATGCTTGGTTGTAACTGTTAGCGTTCCCCATTCATCAAATTTCACTTCAGTATTTTGGATTCTTTCATTCATAGAGAACATATCTTCATGGTCAATATATGTCGCCCCTACAACATATCCACAATCCCTAAATACACATAGCTCTCCTACATGTGTCTGCTTCAAACAAAATTCTCCTACTGTCATAATCTTACTCCTTTATTTTAAAATGAGATACTAATAGATTTCCTATCTTTTTGTTTCCATCTTCATCTGCATAGAACATAGCATATTCATCACCGTCAGAGTCTTTCCATATAGATGCTGTATCCATATAATATGTATTACCGGGGATAATCTGATTTGTTATCTTTGGTCTGGGACTAATACATATTACTTTTCTTGTAAAAGCAGCCCTTTTAAGTTTTTCATTTAACATTTTTGCTATCATATATTTATTTTCATAATCCATATAGTTTATTTCCTTTTAAATCAAAGTATGTAATTATTCTATTTCTAAAATTTTCTTTAATAATTCAATTTTACTGCATATATCTTCTAATTCTCTTTGTTCATTATCTAATTCCTCTTCACTCATATATTTATAAGTTGAAGGGAATTTTTTAGGTGCTTGTTCCATATATTTCTTCTTATGGACAAGATTATGATATTCTCTCATTGCATTTTTTCTTACATTTACCATTTCTATCCCTCATTTCTTTTAAAGCTTTTTATTCATTCTCTAATTCCTTTTCTAAGTATGTCGCCTTTTCATTGGATTCTAATAAATAAGTTTTGTGCCACATTCTGGACAATGTTTTGGTCGCATTTCTGCATAATCATCATTTCTTGCAACTTCATATTTGCATATAGGACACTCAATACCATCCATTTCATCATCCCCTTGATAGTTTACATGCATACCATCAATAAATTGGTTTTCTAAAAGCACAACTCTATGTGCTGTTTTTACTAAAGTTTGAGAAGCTTCCTCCATAAGTTCTGTTGTTCCTTCTACTTCTCTCCCATATGGCGGTTCTTTATATGCTTTTATATATTTCTGCAATTTATTTAATAATTCATCCATATTATTTACCTACCTTTCTAAACTAAGAAATCATCGTTTCATTCCTCATTTGCATATACAACACAATACATACAACTGTCACAACTGCCATTGTCACATTCTTCAGATGTAACCTCACTACAATCTTTATCATGTTCATCACAATATAGCATATAAATTCCTCCGTTTTCTATTGAAACTCTTGTTTACTTATGCACCTGTAAATCATCGTTTCATTAACTTTTCCCCATATTCCAAATATGCATCCGTTTATCTTCACTTACATATTCATCGCCTTCTTTCGAGGATTTAGTCCATATAGACACTTTTTCTACCTCTTTCTTTCCATATACAAATTCGACATCTGCAAGAAGCTCTGGTAGCGTATCTATAAAACCATAACCACCGTTTCCTGTGTCTACTTCAATTCTATATTCGTTATTCATAATATTTTTTCTCCAATTCTTATAAAATGATTCTTTATCTTTTCTACAGCTAGTTTGTTTACTTACTATGTATCATTTTTAAGCTTATTGCAGAACTTCCAAAGCTAAGTGTATATGAAAATGTCTTTACCTTAGACAGATATGCCTTTATGGAATCCGTACTATCCTTAAAATTTTTAATATATAATGGTAAAAACGGTTTATCTAATATCTTTATCTTAATTGTCTCATGTAAACAGTCTAAGATACTCATTATTATGGGATTAAGTTCATTTCGGTCTGCCACTTTAAATTCATATGTATCATTATCACTCTCTAAACCCAGCTTACTTAAATCATAAGAGAATTCTTCATTTGTATCTATATGTACCTTTAAAATATAATAACTCATATTACTCCTCTGTTTTATTTATATATTTTCTGATTTCTTCCTGTATATCTTTATTATCAACAAAATCCTGATAGTCTTTAAGATTACCAAGTCTTAACAATGGTCCATATACATCCTCAAGTTCTTCAAAATATATTGGAAAAATAGGATGTAAATTTTCATTTTCCGTTAATGCACAATGAACAAATCCGGATACCCATAATGCTTTATCGCTGACAGCTAAAACTATTCTTAAAAAGCTCTGGTCTTTCCTATTACAGATAATATCTCCTTTTTTAAATTCTTTTGGATTTCTACTCGTCCATCTGCTTTTATTATTTTCCATATTTTTAATCCTCTCTGTTATTATCTATCTCATCTTTACATATAAATAGTGTCGAATTACTGCCTAAAATTAGAAAAAACCCACCTTAATTGATAATTTTTTTATCAAAAAAAGTGAGTTTTATAAATAAATGTAAATGCAAATGTAAGTGTAAGTTAATATATTATCTTTACTTATTAACTGCTAAATCCGTAAGTAATCCAAAGAATGCATCGGGTTTACTCTCAATAATATATTTAGGAGCAAAGGTCTGTAGTTTCTCTAATAAAACCTTCTTATCTGTATCTTTATATTTAGGGATATTTTCTAAAATATAATCAGCTATTACTCCATAAGCGGATTCTTCCATATTAAAGCCTAACTCAATATCAACAGCTGCAAAGAAAATATTATCAATATTATCATAAAGGTCTGTATCTGTACGGTTCTTATATGCCCCGAATAATGCTACGGCAATGATATCTCTATCCTGTAATTTAATGGGTTTCCATTCATGGCTTTCATATGTATGGACTTCAGTAAGGACCTGCATTACCATATTATAAATTTCAAAGGTCTTATCTGTCCACTTAGCAAATACTCTCTGATTTATAATGTCATAATCTTCCAATCCTTTATAAGTATCCTTATATTCTTTTATCAAATCCAATAACATATATATCTTTTTACTTATCTTGGGAAATACATCATTAAGTATATATGCTCTTACTTCTAAGCCTCTTAATGTATATATATCTTTTCCCCATAATGCATTTTCATAATCTACCGGATTAAATGTCTTTGTCTCCATAATTTCCCCTTTCCTTCATATAAATACTTTGTATTTTATCCTTATCTTCTTTATTTATAATGTCATCTATATTGACATCAGCTTTCTGTACTTCACTTAACTTATCTATAAACTTAAATCCCTTAGTATATTTATTTAAAATATCATCAATATCTGTTGTGTCTTCTTTTGATAAGCTGGATATTAAATCATCACTTTCCTGTTCATCCAGTCCTAAATCCATAGCAATTATCATCTTGAAGATATAATTTGTATTATCCTGAAGCTCATTATGTGTTTCCTTCCAGAATTTAAACAGTCCTAAAATAATAATTACTATACTTATAAGGATAATCCCTATGACCTTTAATACTCTGGATTCCTTCATCTGTATTAATTTTGACTGTAATCTTATAACTGCTGCCGGCATATTTTCTCCTTATGTTTTATCAAACTCTATTTCTTCTTTATCGTTATTATTTATGAAATCTTCGATAGGAATTCCTCTTTTTTTATATAAGCCCTATCTCTAATAGTGATTTATAATAATTTCTTTCATTATAAGGGTGATTATCTTTATTATATTTACTTAATATTCTAAAATACTCATCATGTCTAAATCCAACATTATTAAAGTATTTATCATAATCCTGCAATTGTTTTATAGATAATCCATAATAATCAATATCACTAAATGGTTTATCTTCTAACCACTCTATTACATTAGGTATTATTTCATCCGGCAATAATGAAAAGTTGCTTTTATAAAAATTTGATGCCTGTATTGGACTATATCCATAATTTTCATCATTTGATAACTTATCTATTATTCTATTCTTATAATCTGAAATCCTCATATCTTTGTCTCCTTTTTAATCAGGTATTCCTATCAATCTCATAACATTTTATATAATCCACAAAGTTATTTACGCTCACAGGCTTACTAAAATAATACCCTTGGATATAATCTACTCCTAATTCAGTCATTTTATCCAACTGCTCCTTAGTCTCAACTCCTTCAGCTACTACCTTTAAGCCTAATCCATGTATCATCTTTAAAGTATGCTCTATAACGGTTCTTGCTTTATCATTAGTAAAATAACTCTGTGTCATATCCTTATCAAATTTAACAATAGATACAGGCATATCTATTATATAATTAAGATTGCTCTCGCCACTTCCGAAATCATCTAGTGAAAATGTAAATCCATAATCTATAAGGTTATGCATATTATTCATTAAGATATCCTTCTTATGCATGGATGTACTCTCTGTTATTTCCAGATTGATATACTTAGCATCTATTTTGTATTCATTCAGAACAGCTTTATATTCACTGGTTAATGCTTCCGATTCTCCCTTTCGTATAGATAAATTAAGCTCAAGGTATTTAAGCCCCAGACTATCTAATGGATGTTCTTTTATAAACTTACATACTTTTTTTAATATTACCGACTCCAATTCGATTATAAGCCCGGAGTTTTCCGCAGCTTCCATAAATGCACCGGGATAGATAATATTCCCATCTAAATCTCTTAATCTTACAAGGACTTCTGCTGATACATGTTTTTTAGCCTGTATTGAATAAATAGGCTGTAAAAATACTAAGACATTATCTGTCTCTATTGCTTTTCTTATTAATGCAAGAGCTTCTTCAGTATTCCTTGATTTATCAAAATCTCCCTTTATTATTTTTGCAGTAACTCCACTCTTATTATATAAGAAGTTTTCTTCCCTGAATTTCTCTATGAATTTCATTAAGGAATCTATATCTGAACAGTCAGTGTCTTCCACAAGCAGATAAGCCGGTAAGTATTCATTTCCTAATTTAAGCTGCTTTATCTTTCCTGTAATTGCTTCACTTATTTTCTTATATTTTCTCTCTAAATCAATATCTTCTCTATAAACAACTACAAATACATTTCCTAAATGCTTAAATGCAGCTCCTTCTTTCTGATGTAATAATTCCTCTGATATTATCTGTTTTAACTGCATTGTATGCTGATAATTATGAAAATTCGTATCAATAAGCAGAATATTATAAGCCTTATCATTAATCCTGCAATCATCCAGATATTCCCTGAAAGCAGGTGTATTAAATAATCCGGTTTCTTTATCTATGAATTCTAATGGATTTTCAAACTGAAAAAATAAACATATCAGAATTACTGTATTTACTATTCCTATCACGGGAAGCTTCAATGTTATCATCTCTATGAATAATCCGGTTATATATATTACAATTATAAAATTTAAAATATTGAGCTTCTTCTGAGTAATAGGCTTCTCTCTGTGATTTATTATTACAAAAACCATACCTAAAAATAAAATACATATCCCATATGTAATATAACAGTTATATCCATATACAATAGCGTTATCCTTTATCTGTACAGGAAGTATTATAATAGCAGCTATGCCAATTATATATAATCCCATCCATGTTCTTATTACAGTCTTAAATCTCTCTTTTCCATTGGTTTCATACAATATGTATAACACCATTAAAAGCACCATTGTTAATACATTTATAAGTATTGTCTTCTGTAATAGAGCCTGTAGGCTTTCATATTGTCCTGTCTGCATTAAGGATGTCACTATTGCTGTTAATCCTATACAGGAGAATCCGGATATTAAATATCCTTTAAATAGTTGTCTTGAATATGTATTCAGCTTCTTATTCGATATATACAATATAAAAATTAATGTACACATTGCTAAACTACATATCTGCGCTGTGATTAGCATATCTTTATGTCTTTCTTTCGTAGTATAGCAGCTAATCTGTAACGGTTTCTTATCATCTGTTATTTTTCATTGCTACACATATTTAATTCAATTCGGAATTAAATAAATTCATAATTCCTAATTAATTTAAGTAGTGTATAATAAAAATATTTTAGCAAACTAAATTGTGATATTAAAAGAAAATATATTAATATGAATTTCTGAGTTGACATTATCTCTTTCTTATATACTAAACTGCATATAGCAGATGATACGGCGTAAAAAATCCCCATTTTGGATAACGGATAGTTCTTACTAATCCCGAATCGGTTATCTCTAATATTCCAATATCCTGCCTATATGGAAAATTATCTTTTAAAAACTCAATAGCAAGCCCTATAAGATTAGTAGGAACAGCTATGTAATTACTCATTCCGGCAAAATTTAGTCCATGTCCTGAATAGAAATCTGATGCAGCCTGTTTTATCTCAACAATTATTGAATCCTGTTTTCTTCCGTCTATGATAATTTCTTTATAAAAATCAGGAATATTTCCATTTTTCATGTGATATTCATGCTCCAGTTCAATTCCATATTTATCTATGAAATACTTATATATTGTATTTTCTATATATACAGTCTTATCTGTTTTATGTCCTTTTCTTGTAATCATCAGTCATTATCCTTTTTCTTATAATCATAATGTTACTATCACATCTAAACTACCTGTTATCTGTATAGATATTTTGTCTTTATTATCCGGATTGAATAATATAGGTAAAATATCATAATCATACAGGGTATCTATATATACCTTATCATCTTTAATATACATGGTCTTAACCTTATAACCTTCAGGACCGTTATCTATGGTCGTTATAATGGCATTTCCAATTTCTATTACCTGCTTTAATCTGATTCGTGTATTTAGCTCTTCATTAAGGTCTAAGAAACTTCTTATTACAAGACATATTGCAATAACACATAAAACAGAAAATATCATAGGGTATAAAATATCCTTAAGTATTATGGCTGGAATAATGACGAATAATATTATTCCTATAAATACTACTCCTGTGTTCTGTAAGGTTTTCTTTGTTATTTTATCTCTTTTAGTTTTAATTAATGCGTCCATATAGTCTTTCCTTTAGTCTAACTCTATATTCTCTTCATACTCTATATTAAATCCAAACTCAATAGCTTTTTCCTTATATGCTGTTTCAGCCGCATAATCTGAAGTCAAATCATTCTTAAGAGGAAATGCTAACAAGCTGTCTGTATCTGTAATCTCCGCTTTATATGCCTCTACTTCTTTTTCAAAACTGCTTTTTGAAGCATTTATTAATTCTTCTTTTGATGTGTAAACTTCAAACCATTCACATTTACGATTTCCTATAAAACTTTCAGTTCCTTTAAAGCTTTCATTTGTATCATTCATATCCCCTTCTAAACAAATTACTGACTCAGACTTAGACATTACAAACCCATATACAATACGATTTGTTCTCCAATCTGAAAACCATAACTTATCTCCAATTTTAATATTATTCATATCTACCATAACTAATCTCCTTTTATTTCTAAATTTATAATTAAATCTTTATACTTAAATAGTGTGAAAACACTAAAAAAAAAGGCTAAAAAATAAATTCCAGCCTTATAAAAATTTTAATCTTTTTTCTCTGTTATTCATTATCAATATAGATATAGTGAGCATCTTTTATTGTGTCATACTTAGTATTCTTATCTGTAAATACAACCGGTCTAAACTTTGTTTCTTCTTCTGAATAATAATCATCTAAATAATCTATTTGTCCTTTATAATCAAAAGGGCAAAAGCATGTTCCTGAATATATTTTATATTTATAATAGTAATCCTCATCCAATATTATAGGCTTATTAAACACTTCTCTATATGTATTAATAAGCTGAATCATATCTTCATTTGTAAATGACCAACAATATTCGCTATGTATTACTTCGTGAGTTAATAATAATAATACACAATCAATCTCTTTACAAATAAGCCGGTCAACCAGATAATAAGTATAATCTCTATCTGTTGTTATAATACCTTTATCTATCAACGCTCTTACTTCATCTGATGTTATTGGTAAATCTGCGTAACGCTTCATTGTTTTGCATTTAGATATAAAATTATATATTCCGCTTATAATGCTTCCACTTATGATGGATATAAGAACAACTAAACAAATAAGCTGTATTACTAGCAATAGAATAATAAGTAATGATAGTATTTCTAGCCAAAATGTAATAAATACTTTGAAAGCAAAAGAAAAATTGTTACCATCAAATAAAAAGTTAATAGCCCCGTTACAAATTCCTGATTTCACAAAAACAACTGCACTAATAGCAATAATAGTAATTGCAGCTATAATACTTAAAACAATACCTGCTATATGAAATTCTTTTTTATAGCTTTCATAAAAAACTCTGCCGAATGTTTTCTTCCTTCTTATTTCTTCCATATATCCCCCTTAATTTGCTTTAATATGCAGCACATTTTTATCTTTATAGATAAAGAGACACTTGAATCTCTTCATTTCTACATAAGTTGTATCTGCATCATACTTTGTCTCATTTATTGCAACTTCTTCTGTCTTGCCTGTATCATCAGTAATTCTTATTACTTTATCACCCCATTCTTCTCTTTCTGTTTCCTGTATATGTGTTACCGGAATTGTGTAGGCTTCAAAGTTATCTTCTCTTTTTATTCTGCCTGAAACTATTACTGTAAAAATTAATAAGATAATGCCGGCAATAAATGTTATTAAAGCTGCTTTATCATGGCCGTCACTTAAAAGAAATATCACAATTGCAATACTTATCAAAAAAATAATAGCTACTATTGAAGAAAAAGTATAAATATCCATATTTTTTATCCTCTAATCTCTTTCTATATTCTTCTAAATATCTTCATAGTTTAATCCCATATGTAAAACATTCTTATCTTCGTATAAGAACCACCACTTATATCTTTTCATTTCTATATATGTTTTATCAGAATCATACTCTGTAGCACTAATTACAACTTTATTCACATTACCAGAATCATCTGTATATTTAACTCTGTCTCCGCTTGTTTGTCTCTCTATATTCTGTATTGATGTCACAGAAACATTATATGTATCAACATTGCCAGCACGTTTCATGTTTTCAGCAGGTATTATAACAATAAATAAACAAAGACATGTAACTAAAGCTAATGAGCTTAAAAATTTTACAGTACTTATTTTTCTACTGAATCCAATATAAGCCAGTGTCAAACATATAATTAAATCAATAATAGTCGCCATTACATATAATATATTAATATTCATAATATTTTCTCCTTTAATTTAGTCTTTATATTTAATATAAGGAATCAAATGATATTCCCATATCCCTATAGGCATCGCCAAGTTTCATTATTGAAGAATAATCTAAATCTGATTCTTCTGCTATTTCCAATAATGTGCTTGGATGCTCGTTTATGTGGTATATTAATAATGCTGCAATTCTATACTGATATATTTTTTCAGTATCATCCGTCTTTTCATTTATACGATTTATCAAATCGTGACGCTTATTATAAAATTCGTTTATACAATTTTTTGAAGTCTGCTTTAAAAGACATTCTGAAAATGTATTATCTATTCCAAAATCAGCTTCCCTATAATGAATATCAAAATCCTTTAAAAACTGTTCATACTCAATTAATGTCATGCTTATAATCCTTTCTACTTATTCTTTAATGGCAAATTCAAACTTTCATCACTATCATTATTATCATCAGCCTTTGTTATCTTGATATATTTATTATTATCAATATCCTTAATAATCTCTATGCTGTATTTTTCATTATTGTATAAGAAGCTTCCGTCATTAAGCATGGTACTGTACTTATACTCATACACATTTCCATATTCAGCCTTTATAGCTGGCTTAATTATATTTTTATAGTGTCTTGTAGGAATTAAATAGCCCAATAGGAATATTACAAAAGATATCAGACATATACCTAACCAAATAAAATCATATTTTATTTCCTTTGCATATGCTTTCTTTGCTTTCTGCTTTAAGCTTTCTTCATCAACTTTCTGTATTTCTGCTTTACAACAACTACAATCGTCATGCAGCATTATAATTCCAACTATAAAAAACACTATTGAAAGACATACTAAAAATGCACATAAAAATATTATTGCTCCCATAATGTATCTCCTTAATTATTATTTATAAATTCCTGTGGCTCATGTAATACATAGCTATCTTCATAAAGAAATAGAAATGTTTTTCTTGCTTTTTCAATATATGTAGTATCTGAATCGTAAGCTATTTCTTTAATAGTTATCTTTCTATTAATATCTTCTGTATCCGTATATGTAACATTAAACAATGTATCAGAGTTATCCTTTGGACTTATTTTATTTATTTCCAGTACTGAAATTTGTGATGTTGATGATGTATGAGAAAACACATCAAAAGACATTACCGGTATAACTGCTATAATTGCAATAACACTAGAAATCAAACCGGACATTAAATATATCAATACATCTTCAAAATGTATTGAAAAAATCATAGTTAGAAACATTGCTCCAAAAAATATTATTAGAATAATTCCAGTGTATAAATCTGTACTCATACTTATTTTCTCCTTTCTTAGTTAAGCAGTGATGTATCTATAATCTGAAAGTTAGCTCTATGAATGTATAATGCCTTACCATCTACAGACAGCTTAGTTGTCTTTGGAAGGTCTTCACACACTTCATAATATACACTGTCGCCTGAATAAGCACATATAGGGTCTCCAAGCTGTGACTGGATTACTACAACTCTTGGCTTGCCAAACATATTCTTATACTTGTTTACAATACCGGCGACAAATGTACTCTCACTTACACTGCCATCTGAACTGCTGTTGATGTTCTTTATATTATCCATAGTAAAGTCTACATCCGGCTTTAATCCTTCTTCTGCAAAGATTGCTGTGCTACCACAGTTTTCAACTTCCTTACCGTCAATAGTTATTGTTACAACTGAAGAGAGGACCTTATTATATCCACCATTTACATAATCATATTCCCTTACGGTATTAGGGCTTAAATCAATGCATTCTCCGTGCATTGTCATAAATTTTTCTCCATCGTTTGAATAAAAGGATGCTATATATTCATTACCTGATATACTTCCTTTCATACTCTGTACCTTACTATTCATAAATTCACATCCAGTTATTGTAAATATACTTGTTGTTGCTAATGCAACTACTGTAATTCGTTTTAAATATTTTAGTTTTTTTCATATAATTCTCCTATTTTTAATGGTACTATTCTTTTTTATTAAAACCTATATTATTCCCTTAAACCATTAACGGTATTTTTATTATCAATACATATAAAATTAAGAATAGTAACCCCAGTAATATTATATTTTCTTTCTATATAATTTTTTAATGTATTTATCCAATTCTGACAGTCATCTATGCTATCGCAATCTGTTATTTTTGTATTGATTCCAAATACTATATTCCCGCTTCCACCATTACATAAAAAAGATACAAAATACTTATTATTCATAATAAAAAACACTCCTATTTCTTTAATTCTTTCTGATTATTATATTTTCTTTAAAATGCATCAAATAACATATCCCAACTATCGGTCTTTGTCATATCACTCCCATCTACTGCATCTATTTTTAAATCCTCACAATAACTATTTCTTAGTGTTTCAACAACCTCTGCTAATGTGTCTGCTTTAAATGCAGGATACCATGAATTGTTATACCTTTTAGTATCAAGCTTATATACCTGATATTTTTTATAATTATCCCATAGTAGTCTGGATACCCTATATTTATCATCATTATAAGTAAATGTTTTTCATATTTTCTTAGAGAGATTATCCAGTCTGTGTTTATAGACGGTTTTCCTTCTGTTTTATTATCATGCAAGTCTCCTTTCTTATTTTTCCTTACACTTAAATAGTGTAGAATTACTACCAAAAATCAGGACAAAATAAAAAGAACCCGATATTTTTTATCAGGCTCTTCTTTATTCCTTATTCATCAATGTCTTCATCAGTATCTTCTTCTGACTTTGATTTATCCGCATTCTTCTTCTCTTCTATTCTAAGATACATATACTCCTTCATAAACTTATCAAAATTAATATTTATCTCTGTATCTTCAATTCCTACTTCTACAGGAAGCACTGTCTCCATAATAGGGTTCTGCTTACTTTTATCCCAAGATGCTACAAATACAGGTAAACTCTGCCCCCTGCAAAATGAAGAGAAATCTCTTAACAGCTTCCTTGTATTATTAATCCCCTCTTCATTAACACTTATACAACTCTTCTCCATATATGAACTCTTACCCTTTCTAGTCTAATAAATTCTCTAATAATGATAATACATCAATTTCAGTGTTATTAATTCCGGTATCATTAAAGCCTGTATTATCAGGGATTGAGTTCTCTGATTGTGAATTAAAGGACTTTATTTCATCTTTATTATTCTTTTCAAGATTTTCTTCAGTCTCTTTTATAGTAGAATTACGCTTTACTGTTCTTGTAATTACATCATTGGCTTTCTTTATTGTGTCTTTCTTCTGCTTTACACTCTTTTTCTTTGTACTAAAACTTACTCTGTCTACAGTATTTGGGAATACAATTACTCCATTTGGTGTATATACCGGAACTGTTTTAATAAGTTCCATATCCAGCATACATGATAAAGTAGGAATAACACCTATATAGAATCTCATCGCTGTCTTTATAAATCCATTAAACTGTCTGGGCTTTACATGCGATATGAGTTCCCTTATGTCTTCATCCTTTTTCGACTGTATTGATAATCGGACCATCTTTACTTTTTCATATTCATCCTCAAGCGATGGCTTAAATTCAGGAATAACTACTTTAGGAACATAGCCCGGTCTTGTAAGCACTCTTAGCGCATCCTTAGCTATGTCTCTAAAGCCCTTTAATCCTGCTTCTTTTAATAATCCGCACAGGTCACTATCATGCGTTGGATACAGATATAATGATTTTACATTTTCCATATCTGTCCTCTCTTAAAAACTAACTTAATTCAGAATTAGTTAAGTTCTTTCTTTAACTTTGCATGACGGAATGAATAATATCCGATTACATTACTGAATGAAAATGGTAAATCCGGATAACTCATATTTCCCGGCAGAACTGTCAGATTAGGAATACCACTTAACATCTTCTTAATCTGTTCAAATCTGCATTCTCCTGTACCGCCTGTTACAATCAGATACTTATAGTCTAACAGGTTATCATAATCCTGCATGAGTCTTCTAATACTCTTATCACATAATTCTTCGTTCTTCTTAACCAAGATATTACTGAAATCTACAGGCTCTACCTGAAATGTATCAGGGTCAAATACCTGCAATGCTCCACTTTCCAAGTAATTCTGTAATTCAAATACCTTAGTTTCAATAGGGTAATTCTTCTTAAGTTCTCTTAATGTTTCATCAAATACACTTCTCATTCCCGTATCAGAATATGTCTGATGACCATTCTTGTATCCTGCTCTGATAGCAAAGATATCTTCTGTTCCAAATCCAATATCAAGAATAATGGCATTACTTGTAAGAATATCAATTCCCTGTGATGTAGGTCCTTCCGGTCCATATGCACATCCACATAATGTACCCTGTGGCTGTTCCATTACAAAAATATGGTCTTTAGGGAGTGTAAATACAAAGTTTAACCAGTCATGGTTTCCTAACTTAATAGAGATATCATAATCTCCTGCCAATGCATCCTTAATCTTTGATTCATCTCTATCCTTATAGGCAGCAGGCAGTCCTGTCTGAAGGAAAATCTCATTGTCTCCTGCTCCGATACATCCGATAGCAAGTCCTGTTGCCATTACCGCCTTGTAAATCTCACTGTTATATCTATATCGTGTATAGATAGACGCATCTGTTGTTCCGTCCAAGTCGTCCTTATCAATAAGACTCATTGCTGACTGTCCAACAAGATAGATTTCTCCGGTCTTATTATTCTTAAACTGAATATCAAAGGACTTTACAGCTGCTACAGTTTCTAATTCCTTATCAATCTTCTTAGCATATGATGGGAAAATAAAAGCTCTTTCCGGGCTTACTCCCTTAACTGCTGAATAACCGCCGTCCAATGCAATTAATGTCTTTCCCTTATGCTGGTTATTACCAATAATTCTTGGCATCTTTCTCTGCAATACTTCTGATTTTGTCTTATAACTAGATAAATTCATCTACACTATCTCTCCTTTACATCTTACAAATATCAGGCTTATTAAACTCAGTTAAATATCAAAAATATATCTAAGAATTTATTTAAGCCTACTTAAATAGTGTAGGATTACTAACTTTTTTTTACGAAAACTGACTTTTTTATGAGAAAAAATTATATTTTTTTATATACATTAAATAAGCGGTGGTTATCTTCTATCCATTCATCAAGATTGAAGTTCTTACACATGTAAGGCATCTGCCCCCTTCTGAATATCCAGCTGTGACCAAGTGGCATATGCAATATTGTATCCGGTGTCTTATTAGCTCTTAATCCTATGGCTTTTGCTGTTTCGGGAGAATTAGTACCCGTAAAGATTAAAGTGTCGCAATTATCTATTATTGTATTTGCACTGTTCTCCCCATAGATACCTGCCAACTGGGAAGGAGACTGAATAACAATCGTTACACTTATCTTTCGACTACGGATATTTGCTGATTTAATATCAAAATCCGGAATCTTCATAGATGGGAAGTCATCTAAGAAAAACCTTGTAGGAACTGGTAATCTACTGTCTTCCCTGCTATCTGCATATAAACATAGCTCATTAAAAGCCTGCGTAAAAAGTGTATTAATAAGTGGCTGCATTGATTTATCTGTATCAGAAATCTCAATAAACAGCGCACATTTTTGTCTTCCTATATCTGAAAATACCAAATCATTAGAAGATAACATGCTTCTTATCTCCTTAGTATCATAAATAGAGAATTTACTAAGACAATTGCTGACTACCGTATCATAGGTTTTATTAGGTGCTGTATAAACATTCATATACTGTTCATAAGCCCAACTGTCAGGATACTTTTCTTTATGTCTCTTTATAATTTCAAGATATTTACATGATTTAGTATTAGCATCTGTTCTTCCACAGGCTCTTAATAAATTAATAGCTGTCGGAATATTATTATTATTAGGGTTATCTTCTTTTGATTCATAAAGGTATGCAAATATGGAATTCATCAAAAATACAGACTGATTATTCCAGTATGGGTCTGGTACAATTTTATCTTCTTTATTAGAAAATATAAGGTTATATACTAATTTCTGTATATCTAAAGTTGTCTTAATGTAAGCTAGGGGATTATAATGTATAGACTGTTCTGGATTAATAAATGACATTCTCTTTACGGTATATAATTTTGCCTTTTGTAAATATCCTGCATATTTATTATAGAGATTACCTTTTGGGTCTGTAATGATATAGCTTCCTACTCCTTCTAATAGATTCGGAATAATAAAGTTTCTTGTTTTTAAACTTCCTGATGTACCACATACAATAACATTATTATTTAACATGGTAATACGCTCATTCATACTTACCATTTTTCCATCCGGCAAAACAAAAGCTCCATCAGGTACTTTTAATGGTTCATTCTGTTTTATAACATTATCCATATTCATTCCCTCACTTTCCATAAATACTTATTGGGTATTCATTACTGGGTAAAATCTATTGTATTGATTATCTCATCACATATTCCAAACTCAACGGCTTCTTTTGATGATAGGAAATTATCAAACCCTGTAGCCTTATCTATTTCCTCTATGGTTTTCCCAGTATTTTCTGCCATAAGATTATTAAGTGTCTCTTTCATCCTTAATAAATCTTCTGAAAAACTCTTAACCGAGCTTGCGCTTCCACCTATACGATTAACTAATGGTTCATGTATCATAACTCTGCTATGGGGAAGTATAAATCTTTTACCCTTGCTACATCCCATAAGTATTATAGCCGCCATACTTGCAGCCATTCCTACTACATATCCTTCTATATCGCATGAGCTTCCTTGTATTAAATCATATATTGTAAGTCCTGCATAGACTTCTCCGCCTACTGAATTTATTAGTATTTTTATCGGGTCATTACTAAGTTGCTGAAGATATAACAGCTTCATTGCAAAGTCATTAGCTGTATCTGTGGTTATTTCTCCAAAAATGAATATGGTCCTATTTTTTAAATATTCTGATGCAAGTGAATATTCTGATATACCATTAAAGCTTTCCTTTTGAATTATAATTTTATTTTCGCCCATAGCCATTTCCCCCTTTATTTTCTTTTAAAAAAAATTCTATATTCGTCAGCTTATTATACTGGAAAAAAATGGAAATAACAACAATTACATATTTATATAAAAATAAGAGGACAATTTATGCCCTCTTAAAATCACCTCTTAGTATTCATATAATATTCTTCTAATCGTGAATATGGTCTGTCTACAGGTACTTTTGTTTTATTAATACTCTTCTGAATTAGCTTTTTTATTACCATATACAAAACATTAACTACCGCTATAATAGCACAATACATTAACAGCTCCGCTATAAATACTGATATGTGTTCTATTGGAAACAGACTCATTATCATAAATACGACTATTAATATATTTACTGCTCCAAAAAATAACTTCATACCTTTCTTTAATTTAAGCTTTGCTATACTTGCTTCTGTTTTTATAGTACTTCTAATTTCCCCCATAACAGACTCCCTTCTTCTTATCATATATACTAAACTAAATATAGTCTAATATATATGATAGAAAATGTCCATTCTATTTAAGTAAAATGTAAAATAGTATCTGTATATTCCTTATTAGAAAGAATATAATCAATAAAGCCTTCATTTAGTGCAAGCCACGGCATATCAGACTGTAAAATAACCTGCTTAACCAACTGCTTCTTCTTATCAGCTTCCGTATCTTTCTTCTCTTCATTCTTATCATTACAAATGCGGGCAGATTTAACACCGTATTCTTTTATTGATGATAACTTTTCATTGAACGCTACTGCATCTTTAACTGAAACAAATAATGATGTTCCGAACATCTTTAAAAATAAAGTATGACTGAATACTCCCTCACAGTTAAAAAATGTCTTATAGTTACTATTATTCTTCAGCGTAACCGTCTTATCTGTTAAATTTGATACTACAATCGGAATGAATCTTTCTCTTTCAAAATCAACAGTATAAAGTGTTGTTCCCTGCTTTAAATCTAGTGTCTTTTCCATAATCTTAGTCTCCTTATTATCTATATCTATCTTTATATCTAAATAGTGTGTAATTACTAACTTTTTTAACGAAAAATCCGGATATTATATAAGAATATTTATATTTTTATATTCTTAATCTTCTCCTTCATCATCATCATATATAATGCTCTCAATAATATTAATAGCCCTGTCTGCATATATAACTTCTTCTTCATCATCATTCGAGTATCCATCTTCATCATATGTACCTTCAGTCCACCAGCTGCAGAGAAGAGCTTTCTTAGAGGCTTCCTTAACTTCTTCTATTAAGGTATTTTTTACTGTATCTAATATGCGTCTTTCATTTTCTGATTCTGCTTTTCCGATTAATTCATTTATTACATTAAGTGTCTTCATAACTATTACTCCTTTATTATTTCTGTAAATCCGTATTTAGACAGGTATTTAGCAATTTCTTTCTGTTTTTTCTCAATTTTCCTAATCTGCTCTGGAGCTTTCTGTATATAAAGTTTCTGCCGTTCTATATCTTCATCATAACTCTTTTTTAAGCATTTATTTGCTTCTTCAACTCTTTCATATTCCTTATCAAATATCTTTTTTAAATACTGCTTAGACACAAATAAGCTGAAAAAGAAATCCAGTATCCTGACACTGCATGTCTTATCTTTGTTAAACAAACAATGTTGTGCATTAGCCAGTCTCTTTCTTAATGTGTAATTTTCGTATCTTTTTAAAATACCCTGTATTTCATAAGGCTCATACTCAGGTTCATCATTCATTATTTTATTATAATATTTGATGCAATCGTCAATAATCTTGTAAGTATGATTTATGAAATCTATGCACATAATATTTTGACTGTGAAATTCGTCAAATGAAGAAATCTTAACCGTTACATTATCAATATCTGAATAAGGTGTTAAAAATATATCATCATTATTAAATATTTCAATCTGCTTTAAATATTCTATCATGGCAGCATGAAATGTTTTACCATTAACAGTTATATTCCTAAACAAAAAATCATAATCGCTTACTTCATATGCTGATAAATCAGACATAATTAATTCAGGATTATTAATAAACTTTTCCAAAACATCCAGTTCATGTCTGGCATCCTTTAATTCAATGCTCATAAATTTTCCTCCTCATAAAAAATCAAAAATTCTTGGTACTTTTATTGATTACTCTTCTGCATCTTCTTCTAAGTAATCAAGTGAGTTATATCCACTTTCTACTGCATTTTTTACAACTAATGGTTCATCAGACTCTAATGTAATTTCTCCTTCTTCGATTGTTCCGTATACTTCACTATGTTTTCCAAGAATTTCTCCGAAATATACGTCCTTACCAATCGCATTATCCACTTCTTCTTTTGTCGCCTTGAATATACCTTCGACTTCGCCCTGTCTACCACAATCCCAATAAAAACGCCATAGACATTCTGTTTCACCTTCAACAATTGTTTCAATATCATATTCTGTTGCACACTCATATTCAATTTTACAACCACGCATTTTATCCCATCCATCAACAAAATATGCGATATCTGCCATTGCTAATAATTCAATGGACTTTGCAAGATACCAAAGCGGTTTTGCATCAACTGGTGCGTCTTTGAAAAAGCTATCAATAACCTCTACATCTTCTCCAATTTTTGTTTTTGCTGCTTCTACTGCTCTTTTTCTTTCTAACAAAATTTCCTCATCTGTTTTACCTCTCATTGGTTGACTAATAAATAATTTTTTCATAATATAATTCTCCTTTCTTACATCACATAAAACCAATAATTCTTGCTTGTTTATTCTCTTCTTACATCTACTTCGTAGCTGCTCATCTTGTATGACTAATTACTCAGGACAGTTTTTCTGAAGCTTTTGCTTATATAAGATTTCATCAACTATATCTGTAAAATTATAACCAAAATAATTATCATTCAGATAAGGATACATATTACTATAACTGCATTCTATCTCTGCCTCAAATTCTAATTTATACAAAAAAGTATCAACAAATGAATAATCATCCTGAAGCCAGATATTAAGATAAAGGTCATTTATCACATAAATTCTAATGTCTTTATCTTCGCATTCGTATGTCCAACACATAAAAGTATATTTACCTTCTATGTATTTCTTTAACTCTAACAGATAAAAATATCTGTATACCCAAAAAGAATAGTCTTCATCTGAAGTGGTATCTGAATGTAACTCTCGTTTACATACATCTACCTTTTCATTTATATCAGTCAGTATCTTACACTTTAACTTATTAACTTTCTCCTGTCTTTTTAGTTCATCTGAAATCTTTTCATAACCATTCATGGTATTCTCCTTTATATAATTTTTCTTTTTATACTTAAATAGTGTAAAATTACTACCTAAAATCTTATATATCCGGGAAAAATCTTTAAAAATAAAAAAGAGCCTGAATAAATCAGACTCCTTTATCACTATATATTTTTTTGTTATATATGATTACTGTATTACAAATTCTTTTATGACGTTAATTACTTCATCTTCAGATAAAGTAGCTGTTCCCTTTAAGCTCACATACATCTCAATATATGTTGAATTACCTGCATCTTCATATGCATAAATAGCATTATCATTAAAAAATCTATCTTTAGTGAAATATCCATAGTAAATAGTCTTTCCATTTATATCTGTTGATTTTATTTCTCCTGATAAATCGTTATGCAATTTCTGTACTTTTTCAAGGCTTACTCCATCACTATCTACAGCGATTGATGAATCTGAATATGTACAATGGTAATCCTCATAATCGCAAAATACTAAATCTCTATACTTTTTTTCAGTATCATCTGTAAAATAATGATACTCCTTACCCGGCTGTACAGGTATATAGCATCGGCTTCCATCATAATTTAAAATATAAAATGTTCCTTCTTTTTCATCCTCTTCTGAAGAACTCTCTATTGTCTTTTCATCTGCTTTCTTTGTTGTATTCTCTTTTTCTTCCACAGATGCTACAGTGTCATTAGTAGGACTATTATTATCTGTTTTATCAGAACCACCGCATCCGAATAAAGACATTACAGCTATAGCCATACACAGACAGCTTATAAATTTTTTTTTCATAAAAATCTCTCCCTTTTATAATATTATTTTTTTAATTATACTATTATATAGAAGATATGTCCTGTTATTTTTTTATATTTTCATCAAAATCTTTATCTGCTGCGTATCTTAATACCATATTTCCTATGCAATATACGGCATCTACTATAATAATAGCTTTTCCTAATGGTAAACATATATCACTAGGCATTCCTAATTCATAGAGGATACCGGTTAATACAAGAATTTTAATGATATTAACCAATAGATGTATAACATCCTGTATAAAGAAATCATTTTGTGTAAAAAACTTTTTATTCCTCATAATTATTCTCCTACATTAACCATTTTTTCTACCAGTTCCTTGTTCTTTGTAAGCTCTTTATTAATATTATCCGTAACTTCCTTCTGATAGTGTGTTAATGCAGTTATAGCTGTAATGGAAGCTATTCCTGCAAGAATAACTGTTATGACTGTCACTGATATATCTGTTAATGTAATTGAATACTTGAAAAAATACAGATTGATACAGTGTATTACTGTCGCTATTACTACCACGGAATTTCCCCATACGGTTAATCCTTCCTTATAATCTTATCTGCTCCTTGGTCTCTTTGAGTGCCATTTATCTTTAGGCAGTTTCTTTTCTAATTCCTTCATACAGCTATCCAGTGTCTTCTTTGTTTCCACTGTCTTTATATCTGCTTTGCTTATCTGTCTTACATGCTGTTTTGCCAGTGCTTCATCTGCATAATAGGTCTGTGTGGATTCATTATATTTTGATATTAAAACTTTCTCTTCTTTTATATTGCCAAATACTGCACTTAATTTGTCTGTAAGCTCTGAAGCCTTATAGTTATCTATCATCTGGTGTCCTTTCATTCATCTTCAACATCTTTATTGTTATCAACCATATCTACAATCATTACAGGTGATGTATAAGCAATAACATCTCCCCAATTATCACATTTCTTTTTATGTATACATTCATCACAATTTATATTCACACTCTTGCAATAATCTGCTAATTCTCTTATTTTCATATATTACATACCTCACTTAAATATGTGGATAATCTCTTCCATTATTTTGATATGCAGCTTTTGGAAGCTCTCCGGATTTAACCTTATATAAATACTGCCTCATCATACATATATCGCATCTGTCACAATCAGAGTTTCCTTCTATCTCTATCTTTTTACAGTCAAGCACCGGGAGAGCATCATCTAAAAATAATAGAAAGGCATCCATAATCTCTTTCTTAGTAAATTTCATATAGTTCCTTTCTTTTAAATCCATATTTTAATATCGTGACAATAATCTATTTTTACATGTTTTATTAAAGCATACCGGTGGTATTTTAAATACTTAAGACTATCCATGTATAGTATCTTTCCTTTATCATATATAGCTTCAGATTTTTTTATAAAACCATGATAAATAAATACATGGCAGGAAGATGAAGGGCTTGTTTTTAAATACTCTTCAATAAAAGTTTTTACTTCATATGGATAATCTATTTTGATTTTCTTATTAACCATTTTTATTCTCCTTATAATTTATAAGTAAATATCTATTTTTAAGAAATCCACCTTTTAAAAGTTTCTTTCACGGATTCTTTATCATTTTCATGTCCATATTCTTGAGTAAAAAACTGAAATTCATCACACTCAGTTTTACGCTGACATTTACTACAATCACTATTTATACTTTCACAATAGTGGGCTAAATTTATCAAGCATATATATTTATATTTTAAGCTTGTACTTTTTTGTCCGCCTACAATTTTTATCATTAATTATATTTCCTTCCTATAACCACTCTTCTTCTACTACATTAAAATACAATGGTGCTTCAGAACAATCATACCAACAGAACTCCACAGCTCTTAAATCTTCTTTTCTTACATCAGGATATATCTGACTGAATAAAGCAAGATACTTAACTGCTTCATTATCCGTAAGATATCTGGATTTTCCCCAGTCTCCACCATCATAACTAACCTTTGATTCTAAAACATAATCCAAATAGTTCTCTTCTTCTACAGGGGCTTTTTCAAAATAATTAGATTGGCTTATATCAAATAATTCAGGAAACTTATCCTCTAAATCCCAAATAGATGATACTCCTGCCTTATTCATATCCATCTTACAGCGGATAACTCTCATATACCTATAATCACTCATGTATTTATTCTCCTATTTGTTGTAATCTACATAATCATACTGTATTCCATCTGTCCAAACACCATGTCCGGCACCTGCATGTCTAAGAAACTGCAAGTATTCATCCGGTATATCAAAATACAATGAAACTTTATCAATATCACAGGCATTTTGCTTTAAGAAAATAAATTCGTTTGTATTTCTTAATAAACTCAATGTTTGTTCATTTAAAAATGCCGAAAAACTAATAGCGTAAAAAGAAGTTAGCCCCCAATGCTGTCTTGTACGCTTATATAAATATGACAGATAATTACAGATTCCTTCTGTTAAAGAAGCACGGCTTATTTTAGTAAATAAGCAAGTATATATACCTTTATCCCCATTTTTCCATATTTTGTCCTTAGCCATTTTTAATGCCAGTAAATATGCAATATTTTTTAATCGGCAATCACCAAGGTCAAAGCAAACAAAATTATTATTCAATTTATTCATGGCATTATAGCTATTTTCATAAATTGAAAGTTTCTTAAGCACTTCTAAGATTGATGCCGTTTCATTATCTAGTTCCAGTAAACGCTGAATAAAATTACTGATTGTATTTGATTCATTGTTCTTTCTCATTTCATCCAATGCCTCATACAAAGTACTTTGCTGATGAGGAGTAATATAACCATGTCCTAAATCTTCAAAGATAGCAGTTATGATGTCAAACACTTCACAATAACTTTGGTTATCTGATTCCTGCAAAGACCCAAATACAATTTCGTCAAAACATGCAAAGATTTCTTTTGCAGTAATAATTGCTCCCCCTAGCTTCTTAACAGTTTCTATAAATTGTCCGCCATCAATATCAATAACAACAATATTATCATCCTTGGTATTGTTGGCAATAGTTGTAATTTCTTTTTCCATAACGGAAGATATTCCTGAACCGGGTAATCCAAATGTAAGCTTATGTACAGCACTTCTGTTTTCTAAGTAAAAAGGTTTATTGTTATTCATAAAAATTCTCCTTAATTTTGAAATTTTATCTGCATATCTTCAATGTTATTATTTCGATAAGTATAAGTAACGATTATACAATCATCTATATAAGTTTTATCGTATATATACTGAGATACACGAAATTCTTTCCCGTCATCAAAAAGAAGATAATATTTTGTAATAGGAACAATTGCTTTTCCTGAATACCGATAAGTTGTTTCTTCTCTTTTATCAACTACCTGCATAACACAATCTTCATAAGTAACAGGATATTTCTTGTTTATATGAAAATAGATAACAGCCATACCTGCAATTAAAGCAATTCCAATAAATACCATAGCTATAATTTTAACAATAGTATTCCTGATAGTCTTCCTGTTTTCCTGACATTCATCACATAATCCCTTTTTAAAGTTTCTTTCAGCAAGTAAACAACCGCATTTCTTACATTTTGTATATTCTTTATTGTTCATTATGTATTACCTTTCTTTCTACACTTCTGCCTTTCTGTTTAAGCATTGTTGGATATATGCTCTTATATCTTTAAGATGATTTTTATATCATATTTTCTTGTATACTTTAAGATATTTTTAAAATGCTCTGAATATCTTTTACTTACAGGCGGATGATAACTAAAATCTATCACTCCTGATATCTTATCCTTATAATGCTTAAATCTATGATGTCTATAGGAGTATTCTTCAATATCTTCAAGGTAGCGTTTATACTCTTCCGGTGTAAAATCTAATAAGAAAAATTCATCTAATATACAAACCTTATTTATCTTCTTTCTTGATTTCTTATACTGTCTTTTATTCATAGTACTCCTTCGCTTTAATTACAGCATCTATCATATCATCCGGTATTTTTGTTATAATCTGTCCACATTTAGGACACACATAATATTTAGGGTTTATGATAAGTCTGTCAGCTTTTTTCTTTTCATTTTAAAAATCAAACAATCTTCTTCTACTTCTTCTGTATAATTAACAATTAAAGCATTCATATTATGGTCCATACCCGGACTATATAATCCTCTCATATTAGGTTTATATATCATTTCTACATTACAAAATTGACATTTCATAAAACTCTCCTTCTTAAGCATTTAATATCCATACACCATAAGACACTCTTTTTATCTTATTTTCTCTTTTTAACATCTGCTGTGCAGCTCTTAACTGATGGTACTTTTCACTGTCAGGTGTGGCTTTAAAATGCTTTCTCATATCTTCATTACTATGAGCCTTTCCGTCTGAATAATAATTTAATAAATGTGTCTTCATATTTCTTTTCCTTTCATTAAAATGTTAATAAACAGTTAGTAGTTATCTCCCGATATATACTTAACTATTGTCTCTCCATTCTTAATCACAAGAGTATTATTAACAACTTCAAAACTGTAATTCTCATTATCAGAAGAAAAATATCCGCTGTCAGATTTTACTGCTATATTTTCAGCGTTGTTATAGTTATCTCTAATAGCTGTTTTTATGTTATTTTCAGATTGATTAAACATATTATAATTAGCAAGAAAAGGTTCTATCGCAAGACATGCCATAAGTAGCAAAGCAGGGATAATTGTTAATGAAAGAATTCCTTTATCATGGTAATAGTTTCCCTTTGCAAAAATAATTAACATAACTATTCCCAATATAATTACTATCCCTATAAAAATATAAAACCAAATATAGTTCATTGTTCCAAACATAATTTTCCTTACCTTTCATAATTCTTCTGAAGCTACTTAATTGTATCTTTTCAACAGATTGCGAAATATATCTGCATTAGTCGGTGACTTATCAGTTTTTAAACACTGTTCTTTTTTAATGTCAGAAATTAAATCAAGCAAAACTTCTTTTCTGAATGTCAATGCTGTAGTATCAAATCCTAAATTAACCTTTATCGGCTTTAAATAGTCTAGCTTGTAAATTAATGTATCAACAAACTCTTCTACAGCTTCTTTTCTTGCTTTTATAATGTCTTTCTTATGCTGTTCAGTTATTTTTATATTGGTAGCTCTTATATAATTCATTGTCGTTTCATTTTCTGCTATTTCCGATTTTAAATTATCTTCAAGCTGCCTGTATAAAGCTATTAATTCATCTTTTTTCAGACTTTTTAAATAAGCGTCTGAATATGTAGTAAACTTCATATATTTATTTCCTTTCCATTTCTTCAGTAGTCAGACATACTGAATTATAAAATTTTACATATTCTTTTCTTTCATTAATAGCTTTAAAACAGCCTTCCACAAAAATGACTAAACTTAAAACTAAAATTAATGATAAAGCAACATTGCTTAATATTTTTAGAAACTTATTATTTTTTAAATTTGCATTAATTAAATACAAACCACTTATAACTACTATGCAAAGAAGTGTACCTGATAATACCATTTCTATTGGATTCATAATTCTCACTTTCTGTTTTTACTCATATCAAAAATATAAACACATATAAAGCATCAATTATTAAGAATAATATCCCTGCTCTGAATAAATACGGAGCAAGCATATAATTAAATATTGAATACCGGATAGATATACCCATAGAAATAAAAAAAAGTCCTAATATAAGTATGATTATCCCTATTACTATACCTATAACTGCCATATTTATATTCCTCCTTTAATTCAAATAGATGTATTTAATAAGCTTCTTGTCCTGTTTTATGAATAAAATGTTATCTTCTACTTCAAAGTTATAATTTTCATTGTTATAAATAAAAATACCATGCTGTAAATCATTCTCATTACTAATTATTTCAGCTTCAGGATAATTCTGCATCAAAGCAACTTTTATAGCACTATTTGCTGCCAATTCCGTCTGTGTTTTTGTAATACTCTCTGCTTTGGTATCAACTTCAATTAAAGATTCATTTTCAATATTTATAATTCCTATTAACATTATCCCTATAGCTATAATAAACAAAAAACTTGATAGAGAATCCCTTTTATCTATCATAAGTATTGCTATTAAAACTATAATAAATCCAATTGCAAATATAATTATTCCTAATAGTAAATTCATAATTTTCACCTCATCTTTTCTAATTTACATATAAATAATCAACGGTCTTATTGTCCTTATTTATGAAAAGGATATTATCATCTAATTCATAGCTGTATTTCTCCTGCTCATAAATAAAAAAGCCTTTATCTGGTTTATCACTGCTTATAATTTCAGCACCGGAATATTTATTTAAAATGGCAACTTTAATATCGCTTGTTTTAACTGATTGTGTTTCAGTAACAGCTTCTATTTCAGTACTGTTTTCATTTATGGTTTTATTTTCATTAATGTTTTTATCTGACAATGCTACTGCTATCATTAGTATTCCTAAAATTATGCCTATCCATCCCCATACAAATAAGACAATATACATATCATCATCAATTATATATCCAGCTATAAGCCCACAAACTCCTATTATCAGTACAATAACTCCAATTATATAACACATAATTTCTTCCCTATCCTTTCAATTCAAATAAATAAAATCAATCGTTTTATTATCTTTTTCTTTATATCTAAATAGTGTGAAACTACTACCTAAAATTAACGATTTTTAAGCAAAAAAACAAAAAAAGCATCACATTTAGAAATGTAATGCTCTCTTTATCCTATGGTATCTATTTATAATCTCATCTTAATACGAACCGTAATAATAATCATCATTATAGCCATAATCAAAATCCTCTCCTGATTCATAAATATTTGGATTAAGATTTAATAACTGATATGTAAAAGTCTTCTCCTGCAAATCACATAATGCGTCAATTGGGTCTTTCCCTCTTAATAAATCTCTCTTAAACTCTAAATCAGCTATTGTTCCTTTATAACTAAACCCTTCATCATCATCAGGATATCCTTTATGAAATTTAGCATGTGACTTTTCAACACCCATCTTAGCAATCTGTTTTCTATAATAATCCATCTGCTTACCAGTATTCTTTTTAGGTATTAATGCTCTCTTTCTATTTATTGACATATATTATCCTTCCATATATATTTTTTTAATTTATCCCTACTATAAACTAAGATTAATTTCCTTTTCGATTGTATTTTTAGGAACATACAGCTTAATTTCTTTAATACCTAATGAAGCCTTCTTTATTACGGCATAAGCCTGTTCATCATTGTTTAATGTCTCATAGATTGTTACTTTATCTCTGTTCATCTTGAAATACTTCTTACCGCCATCTTCTGTAACCTGATAAGCAGTTATATACTCCTGTGAACCAATACTTCCCGAACCTAATACAAACGAACCTTCGTATTCCTTATCCGTACTGATACTGTAAAGCTGAACCTCTTCTGTGGTTTCCTTTGAAAACTCCTTTATTTCATTCCTAAGTCCAAGGAACAATGCTGTTATAATTGAAATAAGTGTAATTCCAAACATTAAACGTATAACTAAATTAAAAATTTTATCTGCATTCATTCTATATACTCCTTTTTATTCGATAGTCTGAATCAAAGAACCTTCGTCCATATCAAAAGTTACTACTTTGCCTTCTTCCAACTGGCAAAATAAATCAGCTCTGTCATCTCCAAATGGAAGATAATCATAACTTTCTATTTCATTCCTGATAAGAAAATCTTTATTAAGCTTAAATGATTCATTCCATATTTCCTTTACCGTTTTGGTTATTATTTTCATATCATCAATTGAAAAGATTACACTGCCACCTAAATACTTCATCTGCTTTGTAAAGTAGTCTATATAACTTTCAGGAGTATCTTCAAATAAGCCTGCATTTATAGATTCTTTAACTTCATCTGCTGTAAGAGGCAGATATGTGTATCGTTTTACGGCTGTTATATGTGTTATTCCGGTTACTATTGCTATTACAATTATGCCTATAATAGCAAAAGCAATTAACAGCACGAAAATAATGCCAAATAGATACATGCCACCTATGGCTGTTTTTATCAAAAATATTGTAAACTTACTGCTTACATCTTCTATATACGGATTTATTTCTTTTCCATTTATGTATGGCAATATCAGACCTGTAATGGCAGATAAAGCAATGTATATCATAATTGCTCCGACTACTATTACTCCTTCACACTCATTAAAAAATTCTTTCCAAAATGATTTCTTTTTCTTAAATTTCATAGTTTATCTCCTTTTTAGTATTGGTTCATATATTTTTAAATCTATCTCTTCTGTAATAAGGAATCCATTCTTATAAGACTCCTTATACTTAAGTGATTTTAAAAATGTTATCTGCTCTTCCCTTGATAACTGCTTTTTAAAGGTAATAATCTCATCATGGCTGCAATCAGTACACTGCTCAATAAGACTATATAAAAATGACTTCTCTTTTACTCTGTCAATTAAATCAATAATTGATTTAAACAGCATTATTACCATAAAAGTTACAACAAACGAAAGTATAATAATCTTCATAAATAGCCTCCATTTATTATCTTCTATCTAAATAATGTAAAATCCACACTATATTATATTTAAGTAGTGTATATGTACTAACTTAAATTAAAGAAAAATCACTATATATTGTAATATTTTTATCATATTTCTAATAGCCGCCATGCTGTTCAATATATTTCATTAATTCGGGCGAAAATAAACACATCCCTTTAATGCCCTGCTTATCAAGTTTCTTTTTTACCTTTTTTAATTTTTGCATATCAAGAACCCTGCCGTCCTTATTTACATAGAATGAATTATCAGAAGTAAAATTATTACAATCTGATGTAAACCATTCCCCGGATTTATCCTTAAAAATATATCCCCAATATCCGGTTCTCTGTGCTATTTTCCTTGCTTCTTTTCTAGCTTCTTTAAACGTCATTATTTTTCTCCTAAAAAAGACATATCCAAATTCTTTATATCAGCTTCATACCCATTAGGAATATCCCTTAAGGTTATATTCTTAGATATTTCTTTTAATTTTGTCTGCTGTTTTTCATCCGGATGTCGCATTGATTCAAGAAAACCAACAGCATCATTTTCTGTAAGCTTCATATAAACTCTCCGTAGTCAATTATCATATAAAATAGTCTTTATTGTCTTTTCTTAAAAGGCTGGCTTTTACCTTGTTAATATCAGCCATTTAGCCCATACTGGTATGTCAGAGCTACATATTATATAAACATAAGAAAATATAATAAGAGCTATAATAATGGTTATTCCTAATGCTGGTAATATATTTTTAATTTTCTTTATTCTGTAATTTTTCTGTTTCATAGTTTTATCTCCTTCCTAAGAATTGGTTCATATTTTTTTAAATCCTCATCATTATGAATTAATGAAATCTGCTCAATTATTGGCATACCATTCTCTCTAGTAGCAGATTCTTTATTCATTTTTACTGACTTTAGAAATTTAATTTGTTCCTCACGGCTCATGCACTTTTTAAAACCAGTTAAATCCTGTTGCCATACATGAATTAATTCATTATATAAGATAGTCTTTATTGCCTTTCTTTCAAAAAACTTAGTAAATGTAACCCATATATTAATTATTGTACCTATAATTAAAAAAATCATAATAATATAAGGATTATTTATTTCAAATGCAGCCCTTATAATTGATACTAATATAAGCCATGAAAATAAAATCCCTGCTTTATCTGAATAAGGGTTTTCATTGTTAAAAGAATGATATCTAATTGACTTTATAGAAAAATAAATATATAAAACAAATGAAACACACATCATTAATATCATTAATTTAACTAATATATTCATTGCCTTATTTTTCCTTTCTAAGAATTGGTTCATACTCTGCTAATTCTTCATCATTTTCAATTAAAGGTACTTGCTGTATTACTATCTTGGTTGTAATAACCTTATTACCGTTCTCATCAGTGGACTCTTCCTTTTCTGCTGATTCTACAGTTGTAATAACAGACTTTAGAAAAGCAATCTGTTTATTACGGCTCATATGTCTGAATTTCTTTAAATTATCCTGTGATATGTCATAAAGCAAACAATCATAAAGAATTTCTTTTTCATGTTCTTTCTCAAAAAATTTTGTAAAAGCTATCCATATAAGAGTCGTTACACTGACTAACAAGGTTATCACTGTAGCTATAGAATTTTTAAGACTTGCATTAACAACTACCGGTAATATTCCCATAAGCAAGGACATAAACGCCTTATCCATAAGAGTCATATCGTATATGTTTGCAGTCACAAAATAAAAACTAAGCATAATCAATGAAACAACAAAGACTACATTTGCAAATATAGTTATAATCATCTTATTTTCTCCTTCTTAAGTATTGGTTCAAAAAGTTTTAATTGTGCATCATCAGCAATTAAATGTATTTCATCATATATCTTTTCTTCCTTTTCATTTAATCTGATGGTCCGTGTCTTCTTAATGGATTTTAAGAATGCAATCTGTTCTTCACGGCTCATATGCTTTTGGAAGTCTGTTAAATCTTCCTGATTCCAGACATATATTAATTCTCTATATAGTCTGTTCTTTTCTTCATGGTTATAAAAAACATTGGTAAATATAGTCCATATAAGTAATATAATTGTAAGACCCAATATCACTATAAGAACAACTAAATTCTTTATCTCTAATAAATCCACACACATCAATAAAAGTACTCCGACTAAACATATGCCAGCCTTGCATTCATAAGGCATCCAGTCTGCATTAAGCGGATACCTGAATGCAATACTACGATACCTAAATGCATTTACCAGATAGAATGCAAAGCATATTATAAAAATAACAGGCATTATTCTTAATAATATAAAGCTTATCACTTCTATACTCATAACTCTCTCCTTTACTTAACCACACTAAGCAATGTATAGGTACTTACATTACGCATCTGTGCTTCCTTAACAGTCATAACGAATATACAGTAATCAGGCGATACTGATACTATGTACTTCCCCGGCTTATTTTCATGCAGCCATTGTCTAATACGGGATGCTAAGGTATTCATTGCTTCAGCAATTTCATTGTGTGAGTATTCATCTTCATAATCATCAACCATAAGAAATCTATTAAAGGTTATCCCTCTATCCATATCTTCTAAGAATATTTCGTACTCTTCATTAATAATCTCTTCCATAATAATCTCCTAAAATATTTATTTTTCTATCTCTTCAGGATGCTCTGTATCTATACCAAAAAATCCACTATAAGGCTCAATTTCTTTGTCTTTCCAGTTAGATGTATTAGTTGCATATTCGACAATTTCAGCTTCCTTTTTAGTAAGCTCTACATATCCAGATGAATATTCTTCAGCCATTAAACAAACATTGTATCTGTATTTTTTATCTTCCATATATCTTTCTCCTTATAAATTCCTTACACTTAAATAGTGTAGAATTACTACTTAAAATCTTGATAAACTTAAATAAAAATAAAAAAAGCTGTCTATATTTTCATATAAACAGCCCTTTTTAAATATTCTTATTATGTAAACTACTCCGGTTTAATGTCCTGCTATTCCAAGAACAGCCATAAAGGTAACAGCTAACCCTGCATAAATAATAGTAATTTTTCCAAACAGTATTAATAACCTATAATAGTATCCCGGATTGCCTAAATACTTATTATCAGCCTTTACACAATTATGTTCTGCCCTATAAAAAGCAAATAATACCAAATCTGCTACCAGTAGTGTTAAAAATGTAAATATCATTCCTATAGTAGCGAAGCTTAATAATACCATATTTTTCTCTCCATTTTATTTTTTGTACTTTTTTGTGTCTATTTTGTATCTATGTTAAATTTAATATATCTAAAACCTTTCACATACATCCATTTTCTGAATGCGAGTTTTGTACCTATGCTAATTTTAATATATCTAAAACCTCAAATTCTATAGATACTATTAGCATAGATTTTAGTGAGTGGTTAATTATAAAAAGATTTATAATCAATCCTATATATATTTAAAATTCAGAGTTACATATCTTTAAACAAATAAACTAACAATTCTTCATTCCGAATTCCTAATTCTGAATTGATTAAGCCCTCACCCTTCAGGTGCAAAATCACCTGCAATCTTTCGATTGATTGATTTTATAATTTTATATTAATCAGGCTTTTTTATCTTTCTTAAATAAATCTCCCAGTAAGCCAACACAGTTATCATCCAGCGTACACACAGCTTCTACAGGAATAAGCATCATGTTACTTCCCCTTATGAATACTTTCTGCTGCTTATTAGGAATCTTTTCTAACTCTTTGATTAATTCATATATATTCATATATTATCTCCTTAAATAATTATACTTATTTGTGTTTATTTATAGACAAACGTATTTATGATACACTGTCTAACCAATAAATTTTATTGTATTTCCAAAGCACTCTACATTTTCTAACATTTACCTTTTTACAATGTTTTGTTGGACTTTGAAAATTTAATGCATTAAGTTCAGGGTATAATGCAGTTACATAACCGGTATGTAGTTCACCATTTTTGTAAACGTAAGAAACTAAATCTCTGTGTTTAATTCCTAATACATTATCTGTTTTTGCTTTACTCTGCCTACGCATTGGTTTTATAATCCAATCTTTTACATTACATGAATCAGGCTGTAAATCTATGATGCAGACTGCATCATTCGAATGAGATTTTTCAATATTCCAATCAATCCGTTTGTTTGCTGTATTTCCACCCGTTGTAAGATTCAGCACTCCTAACTGTGACAACTGTTTTCTTAACCATGTTTTGCCTATCATTACATAACTAGCATAATTGAGATTTTTGTTATCAGAAGATTCCAATATATTAAAGTAATGCTGCATATATTGTTCTTCTTTACCTTCAGTTTTTTGATGACAAGATTCACATAATGTAATAAGATTACCCAATGTATTAGACCCATTTAATCGTCTTGGTTTAATATGATGTACTTCTAATCTGCAATTAGACTGTCCACACTCCATACATCTACATCCATCTCGTAAAATTACAGCTTTTCGTATATTTTCATCCAGTCTGTTTGATTTTTGATATTGCCAACCATAAGAACTAAAACCATCTGTTAATACTCTGACATCAATAGCAACATCTTCAAGCCAGTAGCTTGTAATGTTAATCCATTTATTAAGCTGTGTTATAACTCTTAATGTAGCCTGACGCTTTTGTAATATACTTGGGGCAATCCTGTCAGTTCTTTTAGATGAACTTCGGTTATTGATGCGTTTGGGTCTGTATCTTTTATGATATCGGCGACATCTTCTATAATCCCATCTAACTTTCATGAGATGCTTTACATCATTTCGCTGTTCAATAGTCCCCTTAAATAAAGTCTTGTTTTTAGTCTGACATTTTTGGACAAGTGCTATACCAACATGCAAGCCACCATCATCAATACCACAACGAATTTCATCTTTACAAATATTATCATTTGAAACAATTTTATTTAGCTGTATAACCATTGGGTATTTACTAACCAATATCGCCCGTTTCTTGCGAATAAGATACCAAGCTTTTTTCTCTTTTGTTGGCGATAATTGTTTACTTTCTGCATCTAATACAAATGCATAATTTTCACAATTTGTCATTTCTGACCCCTTCCTTTCGGAGAATTTTTCTTCTTGACAATGTCATACAGAGGTTATGTGTTTCCCTGTTATCAATGCAGGACATTAGCATTGTTTCTTGGTTGGCACTCACAGAGTTTCAGACTGAAGATTACATCTAAAAGTGTGTTTTTACCTTACTGTACAACGTAGTTCATATCTGCAACATGCCTTTCGGTAGTAGCAGTCACTTAGCCTTGAAACCTATTATTAAGCCACAAGCAGAAGACTTAATGTGTCCACTTCTGTCTATGTTTTGGATTGCTTAATAATTAGTCCTTATTAATTTATTCTTATTATCTGTTCATATAAGCATATGTCCTTTTCATTAATGGCTCTGTTTACATGCATATGGCCAAAGAAATGTTTCTTATATTCAGTCATAGCTTTTATATCTTCCAGATAGTCTGTTAATATATCCGGCTCATATAAGCCTTTACCACCCATTAATATAAGTTCTGATGTGGATGGGCTGTTATATAAATAGCCATATTATTACCTCTTACATACTAAAATCTCAACATCTGTGTCTGTAAAAACACTTTTTATCTGCTCTGAAACATCCGCCCAGTTTAGTCTATCCAAACCACAGCCAATTACAGGCATTGCAATCTTCTTGATATTATTCTCTAAACAAATCTGCTTCATCTTTTCAAGTGCAAGCCTCATTGTAATTATTGTTGGTTTGTGGAAATATCTCTCTTTTGTTATAAGATTCAATATTCTATCTTCTAATAGACAATCTCCACCAATTCTTTTATGAGTGTACTGATTAATATAATCCGGGTACTTTAATTGTAACTTTCTTTTCATGTCGAATCTTTTATTAAACTCAACAACAATCCCCTTACCCATTCCAAAATCAGCACTGATACAGTGTGCTAAATAATAATCTTCCGGAACAGTAAATAAATCTTTAACTTCTTCTTTATAAATCATAGTTCCCCTCATTTATATGTCTTACTTTCTCTTCTCTTTAATCTTAACTACATCTATGTATGGAGTTTGTCCGGTTGCAGATGAACCTTCTACCAGTTTTTTATACTCTGTTCCCTCATAATCCATAATAGACACTTTATATCCATCAAATGCTGCTTTTTTAGCTTGCAGTGTATCATAAATTGTATTTTTTCTCATTCATTTTCTTTTCATCAGTAATTCCTTCCTTTACTCAAGTCCTGTTATCTTATATTTTGCAGTATCATTATCATATTTCTTAATTTGAATTGTTGCATTTACATATTCTCCAACCCTATTTGAATATTTCTTATATGTAGGCTGACCATAAAAACTAAATTCTGCACCATTATACTCAACATCAATTCTATAAACAGCAGGGTTTATATCTATTACAATTGTTTCTAGGTTCAAATCATAACGTGATATCGAATACTCTGGTGTATAATATTTATTTATCACTTTAACCTGCACAGTTGATGTTTCTGTACTTATACACTTTGCACAGCCGGGTAGAATGAAAGCTAATGTAACTATTAATGCCGTGCTGTATAAAATTTTCTTCATACCTTTCATAGTTGTTATAATCTCCTTATCAAAAATAGATGTAAAAATACTAAATCATCTGTATGATGTCTAATATAACGCAAACTGAAAAACATAATCCTGATAAAGCCCATAAAATCTTAGATAATTTATTCTTTTTAGTACTGATATTATCTATACAAATAATCACTAACAAAGCATGTAATAGTAAGTTCATTCGCATTACTCCCATTAAAACTCTAAATCAATGTCATTCTTATCTGTTTTCCTATCCGCATCTTTTGGTAAGAAAGATTTTGAATAATCTTCTTTAACCTTAACAAGCTCCGGATTATCAACAATATTTCCAATTACTTTGATATCATAAAAATCTCCATAAGGGTTTTGTAGCATAAGAGGAATGACATCATATTTATTTAAGCCTGTATAATCATATCCATCATATACACACTTATTTGCATCAATTGCTGTCATAGCACTCATTTCCTTATTCCACCATAAAAGGTATCTGTCAGGGTTCTTATCATTCTTTCTATGCTGAAACTCAACAATATCATTTGTAAATATCAGCTTATAATTATTATCTTCCATGCCTGTACACTGGCATATTGTGTCTTTCTTAATAGGAACACTTTTTCCAAGAGTATCTGCATTCACTGAAATAATCATATATACCTGATTAAGTTTAATAAGATATCCATGTACCCATTCATTGTTGTCTGTTCTCTTTGCTTTATACATATATCTGCTATCCGTATTCTTCATAATTAGTTTTGCTCCTTATTTTACTTCTGATATTTTATATAATTCATCTATAATTTATTCCCAGTCGTTTTTAGTTTCCCCGACTATTATTATCCTGATTTCTTCGTTACGTCTTCTTAATTCATTGACAGCTTCCTGTGTCGTTTTTGAAACCGTGAAATATGTTCGCTTAATATCATTTTCATCTTCATAAATAATATGATAATTTCGATATGCCATTTTTCTTCTCCTAATAATAAAACTCCTCTGATATTCCATAAATATCATCAATATCACAATAATCATAATTATCATATGAATGGCTTAAAGGCACTCTTTTGGCTTTATCAAAGTTCTCATTGATAATCTTCCAACACTGTCTCTTTGTTAAGCTTTCAAAGTTTTTATGCAATCTATTATTAATAAAAAGTATCGTATTCTTCTGCTTTTCAGTTGGCAACAGTTTTTTAGGTATTTCCCATTTATCATTTCTTCTGTCTTCATTATATTTTATCTTACAATCAGGACAACGATATATATTATAATCATAATATAAGTCGTAATCTGCTGTTCCACTAAGGTCAAGTATGAATCCGGTCTCTCTTTTTACTTTCATTTTTCTATCACAGTTTGGACAAATCATACAATCACTCTCCTCTATTTATTAATAGATATCTGCATCTTCATAGCCTATTTTATAGCCTGTCTGTAATAATTTGGCTTTTTTTGAAGCATTATCTAAGGTAGTACCGGATGTAATTTCTTTATTAAAATCTATATCACATACAGCAAAATAGTTTTTACTCAGCTTAATAACATAAAAATGTCCAAAAGATAATACCTGAACTCTTTCCAATTTTCTATTTTTATTCATTCGGGATATCTCTATCCATTCACTTCTTATCTTCATTACTTAATCTCCTTATACTTAAATAGTGTATAATTACTACTTAAAATCAGACATTTTTACGCTAGAAAATAAAAAAAAGACGCACAATTAAGTACGCCTTAATTTAAAATTACTTATCTTTCAATGTCTTCTTCTAAATTCTGAGTATTGTTCCATTTATCCGGAAGTTTTCCTTCGACCAATACAAGTTCACCTATTTTAAACTTATTACAAATAAGTGTATCAAAATAGGTATCATTTATGTTAGGGTTTAAGTCTACAATCTTTCCAGTAGATGTTTCTTTAGCTTTTATCTGAACTGACTCTTCTGACTGACTTAAAAATTTGCTCTTTAACTTTTCTTCTTCACATACTGAATATCCACCTATGCCTCTTTCAAATACAATAACCTCATTTAAACCAAAACCTAGTGGAATATAAGCAGCTAATGGACAAAATAACTTATCTTTACAAACAACTTTGTAAAGCAAAAAATCCTTGTAATAATCCATATCATCTTTTTTTGATATTAATAAAGCTGAAAATATTATGATGCAGTTATAATTATAGAAATCATCCTCTGCTCTTTTCATTTCTTCTATGCTCTGATAGATGACAAATCTGTTAATCTGCTTCGGATTGTGATTTAATAGTCTGCTCTCTATTCCACTTCCGTAACTTCCTATAACTAATATTTTCTCTGCTTTTGTTTTTATATGTTTACTTATTTTTATTTTCTTCATCATACTTAATTTTATCTCCTATCCTTATTTTTTTATTCAAAAATCAATAAACTAAAACTCCGAACTCATAATTCAAAACTGAATCCTACCAGTCATCTCCTACTAATATATCAATGCCAGTATTAACACCCATTGGTATATTTTGGAACTCTTCAAAGCCTATTACTTTGAAATCATCATAATAAATATCTCCATCAAGAGGATAAATCTTACCATCAGCCCATCTAAAGATACCGTAAAATCCAACAATGTCTTTTTTACCATCTCCGATATCAATAATCTGAGTAGAATGTAGCTGTACTGCATCAAAATTTCTACCCTTAAACATATCTTTAAAACATGCAGGTTTATCAGGTAATGTAAATTTCTTATAACGGTCAGATGCTTCTAAAATATCTTTTAATTCATCACTCATAAAAAGCTCTCCTTTTATCTTAGTAAAATGTTTGCATTAAACATGGGAATATATACGCTTGAATTATCATCCCAGTCAGGAATATCTTCATATTCTACAAACTCTAATACCGGTTTAAAAATTCCTTCAGGATTTTCTGAAAAACCAACAGAGTTCTTATTCCAACGCATAATCTGCCAAATATTATCTATAGAAAACCATAATGACTGCACATATTCTTTTAATAGCGGAAGCTCATCTTCTTCAGGATATCTGCCTGTTATTGAAAATATTCTATTTAAAGTATGAGCAACCTGTTCTAATGAATTTGTAAAATCATTATCATGTATCGTTATCTTTAAATATCTGTTATTGCATTTATTCTGTGTTGTATTAATTAGACTGCCCATAATTAATTTCCCTTTCTTATTATTTCTCCCAGTAAGCTGACAATTTCCTGAGCATTTAAAACTTTGCATAATCCCCGTTCCATAACTCTTTAGCTGCTTTCTTCCAGTCCCTAGCCTGCTTCTGCTTATCATCTACAATCGTATCAAGAAGCCTGTAAAGCTTGTTCTCTTCACGCTTGGATGTAATTGGAAACTCTATAATTATTGAACTTCTGTTAGGTTTTTCATAACATTTGCTTGGGTCAATCCCTATAAGGAATCCATCAGCCCAAGGATAACCGCCTATACATATTCCGTTATTTTTTAAACAGGGTAAGCAATTATATATGTAGTAGTCTGATATATCATCATCTGTTATATTCTCAAAAAATTCATTATCATAACACCACTTATAAAACCTTACAAGCTGCTTATCCGGTGTATTATCTCTTAGTCCAACTGTATTAAAAAATCTGTTGTATTCTTCTGTATCAAAATACAATCTGTTTTTCATATTAACTCCCTCTACTGTCTTTACTATTTATTAGTAAGTATATTTATAAATAATAAATCATCTTTCTTTAATGTAATATCATAAGCTTCCCATTTTTCAAAAAGGTCTCTTGTGTCAAATCCATGAGGAACGACAATTGCATAACCATGAGGAGTTTTATGTAATTCATGGCTATCTATATTTAATTCTGAATAAAAATAAATATCATCAATAAAATCTTCTACTTTTTCTTCATCATCTATATCAAAATCAAACAGCCACTTATTTTCATCACGATTTTCTTTCTGCATTGCAACGGATGTTAGTACACTGTTAATATTAGTCATACTTGGCTTATCTTTTATTAACCGGATAGTAAGAGCTTCCCTGATTTTTTCTTCATTACGGGAATTTACAGACCTGTAAAGTCTTGTTTTCTCTCCAGAAACTCCTTTTGCTACAAAATCTTTATAGTTTTCAATTACTTTGTCTCCATTTTCTTTATACTCTAAGATAATTTTAGTACGCTGTTTAAATCCCGGAACATCTTTATTATCTTTATTTCTTGAGCAGAACATATATACATATAAATCCGACATTCGATATCTCCTTTTTTGATTATTATTTATTCCTCAATTAAATAGTGTATAATTACTATCATTTATCAGCTATTTTTAAGAAAAAAATGCATAAAAAAAGACATACTATATAAGCATGTCTTTAGCTATATGTATGATTTCTTCCTCAGACTTCTACTGAATCTTTCTGCTATCGACAGAACGCTCTACAAATTATCCCTGCTATAGTCAAGAATTAATTTGGTGTATAACTATATGTATTAATCTTCAGTAACATCGTCATGCACTTACTAATTAAGACTTATTATACTTAAACTAGGAAGAATGCCCTCTATGGGAGTTGAACCCATACTCCTTATGGAACTAGAACCTAAATCTAGCGTGTCTGCCTATTCCACCAAAAGGGCTTGTATATACCTTTGGATATTACTACCTCAATTGTTCTATTAGCCAATAATTTTAATCTGATAATCAAGTCGTTAATGTGGTTTAACTTGACTCCCAATGTTTGACAACCGAATTGAACGGTACTTTAACCACACCACACTAGCCATAAGAATTACATTGGATTCCTTATCATATTAATTAAAACCTAATTGGAAGATGATAAACTATCATCTACTTTTCGGCTTAGTTGGAATGACCGGATTTGAACCGACAATTTCTTGAACCCAAATCAAGCGTCTTAGCCAAATTAGACCACATTCCAATAATAAGGGGAATTGACGAGACCCCCCAAGTACCTTATATTGTCATCATAAAGTGTGCCTTTGTACGGGCAGTGCTGATTGAGAGACTCGAACTCACGAACCCAAGGGAACTGATTTACAGTCAGCCTGCTTTAACCTCTTGCATACCCACCGAGAATGCTTATGATATTCAATTAATAATAATTATAGTCTCCATCCATAGTGGGTACTCCTTTCTAAATATTAGTTGCTTTGTACAACAATACAATTGATAAGCTTTTCTACCAATATCCAATCAACTTGCCTTGCACAATGTCTACAGTGCATTAAATATTGTACTACAAAGAACAATCTTTCTTTTACTTCAATCCTTTCATTTTCGTGTAAACAATCTTCATACTTTGACAGCAACTCAATTACATCACTTCTTACAGGTCCATAATCACTATGTTTACTACCAAGAAACATTTCGTTTACTTTCTTATTAAATTCAATTCTTTTATTTAGATTAAACATTGCAATCTCCTTTCTTAATAAAAGAACAATGGCTAGTAAAGGAAGCTCCTCGGGCAGGACTCGAACCTGCGACCCTCTGATTAACAGTCAGATGCTACTACCAACTGAGCTACCGAGGAATATAAGTGAGGGAACTAGGAGTCGAACCTAGAGTGCCGAAGCCACGGATTTACAGTCCGCTGCAATGCCAATTCTGCTCATTCCCCCATAAATTTCTTTAGGTACTTTCTTAAAATGTTTAAATTTCATCTCACTGTTATTAGCTTCTTTTCTTATGTGCTTATTTGCTAATCTTTTGTCAGTTCTTGATGATTTCTCTATTGTATATTCGGGATTTTTCTTATAAGATTTACTCATGCTGTCTTTTTCCTTTCTATACAGAGCAGCATACCGGATTTGAACCGGCGCATCTGATTTGGAAGACCAGTGTACTAGCCAACTATACTAATGCTGCATTTAGCTATTTTCGTCACAAGGTTGCCGCCCTAAGATGCTTTTTACTCTCGCCTAAGTCTTGCCTTCTGCCCTCAACAGGGTTTCTGCATCTCAAACTCAGCGGCGTATCATTAGTTTTACATATGCTATTACTTCATACAACGCCTCACTATTCACTGATGCTCTTTAAACTCAGCAGTTTCTACTGCATAGTTACAAGATTGACAGTCTCGTAACAATGTGTCACACGGGATTTGAACCCGTGACCCTCAGATTAAAAGTCTGATGCTCTACCGACTGAGCTAGTGACACAAAAAATGTCTCTACTTGTAGGATGATTTTCGAGACAATAACAGATGTTTTGTTCCTACTTTTGTCATCTGTTTTTACTAACGATTATGTTTGTTACCATAACCGTCTAACGCCCTCAATGGGAATCGAACCCATATCTCTGCCGTGACAGGGCAGTGTTATAACCACTAAACTATGAAGGCAAAAATACATAGCATGTAAACTACAACTTAAACTATAATATCTGTTACATACCGGCTACTACAATCACGGTATTGCTTTATCTATAACAGATTAAGTTTTTATAGCCCTAATCGCTGTAGAACTTCAGGACTACCATTCTTAGTAGAAAAATTAGTAAAATCAATAATTATAAAAAATAAAACAGATAGACCTTCGCCTTATCCTATACAGTCCGCTATTATTATGCTACATAGATGATAAGTCTGAGCTTAAAGGAGCGACCTCTAAACTTCTTACCACAGGATTTCTCCCCAATGCTATGACAGGACTTTCTACCTGCAACTTTCACCCATCATTCAGAATAACCTATCATTTTTTTGTCCGCAAACAAAAGTTATTTTCTCTTCAACGCCTATGGGCTACTTGTCCGCTGTTGTGTGTTATAGTTGTATTTCTACAACATCATAGCGAAGGAGATTGGTTGGTATTCCTTAAGCTGCTCAATCCCACCACAGGACTAAGACTTAAGGTTCTTCTCTTCTCAAGCGTCTATTGCTCTCCCCACACTGTTGCGGCATTATATTAAACTGTATAGATACACCATTCCTAACTATTGGTACTTTCCGTAACCTTCAAGCTCCATCTTCTTAATAAGTAGTGGACTTATCAATTATAATGTCACTTAAGCCCTATATTAAAAGGTATCCTTCTTAATACAGACTACTCTAAGAATGTCCTAGCAGGGTGACAGCCCTTCTTCACTAGGGTATCTGTTATTTTTAATTACGGCTTATCCAATACTATTACTGATTATTGCAAGCAAGTTCTCAATAATAATACCGATATCACCGATTCTGACTTAAAGGAATCGAACCCTTAATTTCCTGTATTTGACTACAGGTGTTTTATCATTAAACTAAATCAGAACGAATTTAATCTAATTCAAATAGGCTGTCGGGGAACAACCAGTAGCGGGAACAGGATTTGAACCTGTGACCTCTAGGTTATGAACCTAGCGAGCTTCCAACTGCTCTATCCCGCATTATTTAATATAATCAGATATATATTGCTGAAGAAATAGTCTGATATATCTGATTTTGTTTCGCACTTGATTGTAAAGAACTCAGACAATTACATTTACAATCACTTCAGCAGTGCTAATGGATTGTATTGGTGTCGAACCAATTCCTTCTGTTCTTCAGACAGACGCTTCTACCGAGTTAGCTTACAATCCTTTTATACTCCTATTGAATTTCTAAAGTCACTAAACATATTTAATCACCTCCTTTTATTATGTTTTTTATTTTCTTATATTATAATAGTGTGTAATTACTTTCGTTTATTGAATAAAAATTGTATTTATTTAAGTACAATCTGAAAATATTTTTTAGTAAACTAATTATCATTCTTATAAAGTGATATACTAATTTAAAAACTAAGGAGCAGACTATGGAAATCCAACAGCTTATTGATGTTATATGTCAGTTTTCATCTAATGGTACAATTATTCCACTCAAATTAAGATTCCCGGATGAAGACGGAGAAATGAATGAATACAAAGTATTATCATACAGGCAGAATAAATCAACCTTAAACCATATAACATCTTTTGACTGTAAGATTAACTCTTATAATAAAGCTACAATTGTGACCATTTATTTTTCATCATATGAGAAAAAATGGTATAAAAATAAGATGTAATCATATTTATCTCTATTAAAGCAGACAACATAATTACATCTTATATTATTTTTTTATAAGTTCTAAAATATACAAATAATTCTAATCTAGTTCAATTTCCTGATTTCTGTCATTATTATTCCCCTGCATATAATTATAAGATTTTTTTATTTTTCCGTTACAATATACTACTTCATCCCCATAATCAAGCGTTACATTAGTCGCAAAAGGATAAGAAATATCTATATTTTTATCATTTAATGCTTCTACCTGACTATCAGAAAGTTCAGCTTCAATTATGACTTTGGCTTTATCAGACTGTTCCCTTTCATTACAGATTCCAAAAAGATTATCAAATTCTTCCTTAGTCAGTGGTCTCTTAAGGACATATTCATATTCAGGTTCACATAATACCTGTTTTCCATATGGGTCATTCTTATCAGCCGGCTTTACATAAAAATACTCCTGTCCTTTCTCATACGCCTGTTTTGAAAATTCATCTAAATCAGGATGCCTGTACCACTGTCTCTTTCCTTTATCATCTGTAACAATACATTCATTAGTAGTTCTGCGTCTTAATAATCGTTTTAAATCATCAAAGTTTTCAACCAGTGCTTCCTTTTTTATTAGCTTAATAGTCTTCTGCATCTCATTAATGCTCTTCTTAATATCAAAATCACCCATATTATCCTCTCCTGCTTGATTTTATCTTTCTATTTCTTCAATATCATGTATATTTTTTAAACTCTTCCTCTTTGGCTTTTTATCTTTATCAGATAAAAAATAGTTTCGGATTGAATCACAGGTTACTTCATTATCCCCATGAGAAACATGAGCATCAATCCAAGGAGCTTGTCCACATGTTATATCTGTAAGAAGAACTGCTGAATAATCCTTGAAATAATCAAGCAAATCATTAATAAGTCTTAAGTCCTTTTTAGATGTCGTCAGTTTAAATCTATTAATATTAGACTTATCTTTAGATGTGGGTATATCAAAACTACCCCATTGTATAAATTTTCTATATACTTCCGGTACGACTACTCCAAAATCCCATGCAATTATTTTATCAGCAAATAATCTTTTATCTCTTGTAATCAACCATTCAGCCTGTAAAAGATACAATATCTTCTGAAGCTTAAGACATGATATACCATAGTCTTTAATATTACTGTAATATATTATATATTCGCTTAAATCCATGATATCTACCATTATGTCTGCTCTCCTTTATAAAATGGTAACTATTATTGCTATAACTATTATAACAAATGCTATTATAGTTGTTGTAATTCCAATCTTCTGTACAGATTTTAAATATCCCTGTTCATTCATCCCTAATTTTTCACCTTGTTCAATACCGTCACAATATCCTAATGTGTATTCATCAGTAAACCTAGATGCTTTTAATGGACATTTCTTTTTGCAGTTACCCATACTTTATTTACCTTTCTTATTTTTGTTTTCATTAACTGATTTTTATGTAACAATTAAATCATCTATTTTTGAAGCATATGGAGTTATTATATCTCCATATGTAATATCAAGGTCTCCTGTTTTACATATCTGGTTCATAACAGTTAGATGTTCTGTATTAAACCCTTTATCTTCGGTTTCTTTCTTGTCAGAATTAGTCCATTCGTGAGAATGCCATACTCCTTCAGCCCATTCATCACTTTCAAAAATAAATTCATCTTTATCAAAGAAATAATGTAAGGTTAATGCACATGCTGGCTTATCCTTTGTCATATGTGTCTCAATTGGAATATTAAGTGTTATATGCTGCTCTTTAAGACCTTCTGCCTGTAGTCCTATTTTTACATGCAGCATTTTAAGTTTCTGATTATCCAGTTTGAAAATGTATGGATATCCAACCTTACTTAATCTCCTGCCGTATTTCTTTGTAATAGTCTGATATGATTTATTAGGATATCTGTGATTGATAACCTTATCATTAAATATCTGTCCATCAAATTCAAAATCAAAGAAAAGATGGTCTGCATCTTCATATGGATAATAACATCCAAAATCGAATACAATACAACATTCATCTTCCTTTAGTTTTATCTCATTATTAAAAACTTCTCCAAACATACTTACCTCTCTAAATAATTATCTTCCTTAAGCTTTTCATAATACATATCAAGGGCATCTTCAATAATACTTGTTTCTTCCATATAAGCAGATGAAAATGATGTGCCATACTCATCTCTAAAATCATCTAATGCATTTAATACTCTTTCCTTATCTATCATAATATTACCTTTCAAAGTCATTACCATCTTTACAATATGTTTCTTCTCTTTTATTTACCAGTTCAGGATTATCAAAAATGTTACCGATAACCTCATAGTCAACAGCTTTTCTATATTCTTTAAAATCATTGGTTTTCCAATCACATATCAATGGCTCCCATTTTCCTATTGGAATATTGTGAAACTTATTTAATACAATATCAAATCTTGAACAAGATTCATTCCATTTAACGACGAAATAATTTCCATTATGGAGAATATCATTCTCCCAAATCTGTTTCCCATTTTCGTCTTTTAAGCCTGTACAACGGCAAATTGTGTTCGGGTCTATCTCTATAGCATATAAGTCCGATGCATAATCAGGGACAATGTAATATTTTTCTTTGCCAGTTAAACCATATCTCACTAATCCGCCTACAACCCATTCTCCATCAACTCTCTTAGCCCTAAATAAATATTTATCTTCCATAATTATCTCCTTCTCTTTACCTAGCCATTACCCAATCATCTTTCGGCTTTGGTGTTTTAGTAATCTTATTTTTTGTTATTTCCTTTAACTTCTGCTCTGCTTCTGATTATCATTTGCTTTTTCCTGTTCTAAAGCCTCAATAAAACCTATAATTAGACAGTCATATAGTACATATTCATTCATAGAAATAATCAGGTCAAATCCATATCCATCATTATCAATACATAGTTCTAAATAACGCAATGCAGTATTGTAATTATGATTTATAATATTTAATAAAGTCTGTTTTGCACAAAAAGCTTGTCTCGTTGATAAAAACTGGTCTAATTTATCAGAATAATTATATGTATCAATAAGTTTAAGACATCTTTTGAGTGCATTAACAATTTCTTTATTTGTAAATTGTCTGCATCCATCAGCATACTTTCCATTTATTAGCAGTTTATTCATTAATGTACGCCCTGTAATAAGAGGATGTTTATCTGTTGAATCAGGCTTTAAATACTCTCTTCTCATTGTGCCTGAAGATTTACCACCTATGATTATTCCATTTTTTGCTCTTACATTATTTTTAAATATGTTCATATCTTATCCTCTCTATGAAATTATTTTTGACATTACATGCTATCAAATAAATCATTAAACATGGAGTTTATTTCACGCTTATATTTCCTATCGGCTCTGCTCATAGGTGCATGTTTAAGCTGGCTTTTTTGAGCCTGTCTTTCTTTTGTGTATATCATTTTTTCAATTATTTCAGCAGCTTCAAAAATTTCATCATTTTCACCATCTGGCATCATACTTGATAATTCCTCATAAGCTACTTTTAATGCTTCTAATTGAGTCATATATTTTCTCCTTACATAATTCCTGTATATAACAAATCCTTCACTTCTTCATCTGATAAAGTTACCATTACATACTCATCAAATCTTATTTCATAGTCGTTACCAAATCGTGTTACATTAAGCCAATGTCCATTAGCATAATCCTTATAATCCTTAATTTCTCTCTTATAATAGATAATAGCTTTAATATCCAATATCATTATTATAATAAGAAAAGCTATTCCAACCCATTTAACAGAAATAATCTTAGAACAATAAAACAATAATGGTATTCCAAATAAGCCTATAGATGCAAAATTATACAACAAATCTATAATGCACTCTTTATAATTTCTTTTCTTCCACTTTTCATACCCATATTTAATGACTTTCTCTTTTTCATGTGCTGTCATATATAATTTCCTTTCTTATATTAAAGCTCCATTTCAGATTCATCCCTCTGCTTAAAATTACAACTAATAACCGGATATTTTTCTTCACAATCTACATAAGAAGTCCTACACCGCTTATCATTAAATTTTCCATCATCATATGAGCCACCCAATACAATCTCTTTATATCGTTCTGGGTTTTCTTTAGCTAAAACCAACATAACACTATTATCTATAATCTCTAAAATTGTATGATTGTCGGGAATACCACACCAATTACCATACTTATCATAATAAGCTGTTTCACTCATAGGATTTGGATTTCGTCCAATTGTACTGACAACTTCATAATATCTGCCTTTTATCAAATCATCTTCATTTAATAAGTTGTATCGTTTCATTGTTGCCCTCCTATATCAATAATTTCTTTGCATTCAACAATTTCAAAATCTCTATCCCAAGAAGAACAACCGCTTTCAGCCTGTTTTGCTGTTCTGTATGTTTTAATTGCCGTATCTTTCAATTCATCAACTTTGACAAAATGAAATTCTCTTGATAAACCGCACCATATTTCAGTGCGATTTCGTCTCATAACGACATATCTTGTCCTTTCTATTCTCAAAACGGACATTCATCTCCTTTCCTTAAAACCCGTTCTTATTCCGCTTCTGACTTAAGCCATTCAGAAATATCACTAAAATTTATAGTTGTTTCATTATCATCAACGCAAAGAGAGATAAATGGGCTTCCATTCTCTACACCAGAACTTACACTCTGCAACAAATCTCCCAACTCTTCATCCGACATATTCCTTATTATGTCAGCATTAGTCTGTCTGCTATTACACCGGCAACAAGGCTCATTATCTCTATCTGCATCCGCTTCCTCACTCCATGCTTCAAAGTGCATATTCAAATTTCTCACTTTGACATTGACTTCATTTACACCTTCATCTTGTTCAGATAAATAACAAGCTATTTCAAGCATATTGTGTACAATATCTTCTTTTGACATATTTGTTCTTATTTCTGCCATAATTATTCCTCACTTTGTATTTGTTTATTTTTACATTTAATTATTATTTACATACCTCTTTGTAAAATTCAGTCATCTATTTTAAGAATGCCACATATTATGCTGTCAATACAGGCGCTTTCGCTAGAATATCATACGCATCTGGTGTCCAGTCAGAGTTTCCGTAATCGTAGCTTAGGGTTTCTTCGATGTTGCCATATCTGGCTGTATCGTGCATTCTTCTGTGTTTTGCCTGTGATAATATACCTTCACGGTTTAATCGCATGAACGTCTTATCTAAGTCTGAAGGCTTACACTTAAGAACTTTTGCAATTTCTTCTTTTGTAATGTATGGATATCTGCCGTGTGATTCATCAATTGGTATTTGTTTGTTGATATAATCTATTGTAAAGTCATATAGGTATTTATCATCATATGATTTGCGTGATTTAAGTAGCTTGTGCGTCTGGTTATTATCAAACTTAGCCATTTCTGATTTCCAAAAGTCTAAATCAGCCATGAACTCATATATTTTCTGGTCGTTTTGATGAGCTTTACGTTCAGTACGTTTTAAGACTTTGATTTTATCAGATATTCTTGCAATTTCACGTTTTACTTCTGATTGATATTTGTCATTATAAATTTTTGGCATACGCACTTCAAATTGTGTTTTATCTAAAGACTGATTGTATGTGTATAATCTGTTACCATTTCTCATACATATTAATTCCTTTCGTAATTTTCTTTTCAAATTCTAATCTTTTCGGTCTTAGCGACAGGTATGCTAATCAAGTACACCTAACTCTTTAGCCCGTTTTATATAGGCTCTTATAGCAGCAACCCGTCTGTCATCTTTTTCACGGACACCTTTGATTGCATCATCTTTGGTCTTGTACATATTATTCCATATTGCACCAGATGAACCTATGAAGCTGTTATCATCACGGTTTACACCATCAAGACGCACACCGTTGTTTGAAATTTTTGTCACGATTCCGTATATTATTCTGTCAGTCCAGCTTTCCTGAAACCAGATTTTATCTCCAATTCTTACTTCATTTTTGTTCATAAGCTACTCCTTTATCAAATATGGTTTTCCTTTTGCATCATACTTTAATGTAAGCATCAATCTTTCTGTCTTACCTGTAGCTGGATTTTCCAGTAATGCATATACCTTTGATGACTGTAAGGCTTTAATTGTCTGTTTCCCAAGTTTATTAAACAATGTATACCAAGTCATATTTTTCTCCTTTTACTGAATAACAGTCGTTCCACTATGTGAAAACCAGTAACCTACTTCTCCGTTTTCCCATTTATCATAGAAGGCTCTTGGAAATGAAATATCCATCTCTTCTATAAAATGTTTTTCTATATATTCCTTTGACAGTTCATCTAATCTTGGATTTCTTAATAAATACTCCTTAAGAGAAGCCTTTATTCTTTCTCTTAACCAGTCATAATCATATTCTATTACTGTATATGCAATGTTTGGGTTAAGAATCCAATTACTCTTTTCCTGTGCATTCTCATATGCTTTGATACATGATACTGATATTTTTTTATCAAGTTGCACAGATAAATCATATAAGATATTCAAATTGAATAGCTTAAGATATTTTTCAACTAATTCCTGATAATCATTGTCTTTAAAATCAATTCTTATAATCATAGTATTATCTCCTTTAACATTTAAGTTCTACATAGTAGAAGCGTTTGTACACATCATATTAAAATAAATCTCCCTGCTTAATGAATTGGCATATATAGCATCAACCGTACCATTCATCCCGGTTTCCTGCTTTAAGGAGTCTATAGTGATACCATAAATCCTTGTAAACTGGGAATAACTCTTACTAAGCACTGCATTTGATATACTGTTTTCTTTCTTTGCTATATATGCAGCCAGTTTATAGACCTTATCCTTATATTCTTTAACAGTACAGTTCTTAACTTCTGATTTGATGATTTCTTTCATTTCAGCTTCACTACATGTATTATTTCCCCAGAGTGTTGAGTTGTTAGATTTAAAGGATTGTACCGGTTGTGATACAGGCTTAATTGATGTTCTCTTTTCAAGGCTGTCTATACGTTCTGCTAAATGAACATTCATACTCATAAGCTCATCCATCTTCTTTAATAACACTGAATTTGCCATACCAAGGTCTTCTACCATTGCAAGCAGGTTCTTATTGATTGTTTCAATATTATCTATTACATTCAGACTCTCAAAGGACTTATACTTATCTTCCTTAAAAACATTATCCTTATTTTCAATATCATTTTCTGTAATATTATCTTCTGTATTTGAACCCGGATGAAGTGTTACTATTGGTACTTCCCCACATGTATCCTTTACATCTTCATATGTAGGTTCTTTTACATAATCACTATCTTCTTTAAATGCCTGCCTTCCTAACATCTTATTAAGATACTCCCCTGATACTCCTATAAGTAACATAGGAGAACAATCAAGGGTATTACATATTTTCTCAAGTGTTTCAACAGAAGGATTTGCCCTGCCTGCTTTATAATCACAAATCGTACTAGCTGAACGCTTAATTACTCTGCATAAATCAGCAAGGTGGATTTCTTTATTATCAAGACATTCCTGAAAATAATCACTATTCCATTTAGCTTCAGGAATACTTGTAGCTTTATAATCACTAGGTTTCTTCTTAGTCTCATTAATAGCTGTTTTAGGATTTATCCCTAATAAAGAACAAATTTCTTCCAGTTCTGACATGACTATTGTTTTCTTACCATGAATTATTAAAGATAATTTATCTTCTCTTATATCCACCATCTTACATAAATCAGACTGGGTAATATTATTGTTTCTGATTGCGTTTTGTAATACTGCTCCTTTTACATATACTCTTGTTGTATCAGTATATTTATCTGTATTTTCCATGTACTATTTCCCCTTTTAATCTTAATTGATATATTCCTTATAATTAAATAGTGTGGAATTACTACATAAAATTAACTATTTTCCTTAAATAAAAGCAAAAAAAATAGACTAGGAAATAATTTTCCTAATCTATCATATCTTCCTCATACACAGGGTCATAGGTTTCTTCTTCATAATTATTATCCTGTGTATCATCCGTATACTCAGTATCTTCTTCAATGGCTTCTTCTGCATATACATTATCTGTATCTACATCTTTAGCAGGAGGATTAATAAATGTATATACAACAATGGCAAGTCCTACAATAAGACCGACAGCCATGATTTTTATTGCTGTCTTTGCCAGATTAATAACAATTCTTATCCCTACAACCACTAATATGCCTGCTATTAATATTATTAATGCTGTCTGTCCAATCTGTCCTAAATAATCCTTTATATTCATAATAATCACCTTGCCTATTTATATCTCTATCTTTTTCTATTTTTTATCTTTAATTATCATCTTCTACTTAAGTAGTGTGTAATTACCACCTAAAATTAAAGAAAAACTACCATATATTGTAAAGTTTTTTATTATACACTACAATTTGTAGGTATTAATGTAAAAATATATCACTCCTGCACATTACAGCATCCTTTATAAGCAGGACATATATAAGCTGTATCCGTATCCTCTATCCCCTGTAATATGCCTATAGTCTTGCCTGTACTTCTTAATCCTGTAACAAGGAGTACCCTGCGTCCTATTGATTGTAAATATTCCTGTACCTTTGATACAAAATCTCTTGGTGCTGATATCCCTATAGTTTCTGCTTTAATATAATCATTTATTTCTTCTGGTTTTACTACTAATATTTCCATATTCCTTACCCCTCTTATTATACTTCAACGCCTGCTCTTATTCTTTATTATATCATAACTCCTATTATAATAGTGTGATTTTAATACATAAAAAGAGAGCCATATCAACTCCACTCCATTGATACAGCTCCCTGCGTCTAGTAATTTGCTAACTTCACTGATTAATTATTATCAGCCATTATCTTCTTTGAATATGTCTGTTTAATCTCTGTCTTGGTTACATCCCACTCCTGTAATACCTCAACAGTATCATTCATTACATACTCGCCTTTATCATTTGTCTTATAGTTCTTATTAAACCATGCACTGTTTATATCCTTTGCATTATCCCTTGTTATATAAGTTCCTAATGCTATCTTGGTTAATACATTTGCATCTGTACGGATTGAATTAGCTGATATGAAGCTTTGTAATGTTACAGGCTTTCTTTTACTCCAGCTTGAATACAAATTTACTTCTTCATCACCGTTTAATGAACCGGTAATTTTGTATTCTTCTCTGTACATCTTTGCAGCTTCTTCAGATAACTCACCTGTACATAAGACACTCTTATCAAAATCCGGTTTATCATCTTTCATATGTGCTGTCTTTGCATAATCTTTATCCTTTGTAAAGAATGTAAATGTAAATCCCGGTCTTACAGGGCTATCTAATACCTTAATCATACTCTCATATCCGATTATGATGCTTGTATCATATGTCTTATCTGTAGCTTTCTTATTTGCTGATGCCGTTGTATCTACTGTCCTCTCTTTCGCACTACCATCAATTTTCTTTTCCAGTAATGTTACTCTCTTTACAGCAGTTCCCCCATTTGCCCTGAAATTAACAGTATATCTGTTTTCCTTCCAAAGCATTGTATAAGCAACAGCATCACCCTTAACTGATGTAAGATTTGTACCGATATCAGATGCCTTACTAACATCATCAGCTTCATCATAGCTTCTGTTGAGACTGTTTAGATATATAATATCACTCTTTCCAGTCTTACCTACATTCTTAAAGCCTGTTGTTGTCCAGCCTGTTAAACCTGCAAATTCTGCACTGTCAGGAATACTCCATACTTTATCATATACTAATACTGTTTTATAATATCCCGTATATGTATCATATACCCACTTATTTGTATCAGACGATACTGTATTATAAGTGTTTATGTCTTCTGTAGCCTTAACTGGTTTATTCAGATAAACCTTTAATGTATAAGCATTTGGAGTCCATTTAGTATATAATGTATCGTTTCCTTTAGCTTCCCATTCTGTTAAACTCTCTGGATTAACACTATTATCTGTACCTATTACAGTCTGTTTATCTTCATCTATGATATTGCTTCCAAGAGCAATTTCATGTGACCAATGCATTGATACTCCATCAGTGTCACTTTCTGTATCGTGATACCCGGTTCTTTCTGCATGTACATTTGTAAGGTTATAAGTATTTCCCTTACGGATAAGCTTCTGTATGGTATTCTGTCCATTCTCTTGTATTAAACCATCATTAGCATTTAATGTTAAACTACAAAATGTAAGGTCATTGTTAGGAGTAACATTTCCGTTTGCATCTATTGCTATTGTTGTTTTACTTATATTTCCTGCCTTATCTTCAGCAAATATATAGTAGTAATTTGCTTCTCCTACAGTCCTTTCAAGATTAACTGAATACCCTTCATCTTTTACAATCTCTGTTACTGTACGGCTGTTACCATTTCCATTATAAACAGGATTCTTACCAAACCAGTATGCTGCTATATCACTACCGGTCTTCTCTCCATGCTTCCTTATATACTCTAAGTTCTTGCCTTCAAAGTCTTTATCTGTTAAGTCAGCATCAAGGTCATATAGATTAAACTTAATTGTCTGGCTGTCTGCATCCTTATTACTTACATCTGTTATAACAACTAATGGATTTATGGTATCTTTCCATATAGCGTAATAGGTCTTATTACCATCAGCCTTAATACTTATGATGCCTGTCTTTCCTTTTCTGTCTGTACTCCATCCAAGGAAATCAACTCCATTTCTTTTAGTTACAGGTGTAATACTCTTTCCTGCTTCATTAATACTAATGTATGTACTCAAGGTCTCCGGTACTGATGTAAAATCTGATTCAATTACATTTTTTCCGTCTGATGATACAATGTTGTTCTTATTTGTATTTAATGTTGTCTGATAAAACGTAATGGTCTTTTTGCTTACCTTTCCGTTCTTATCTTTAACACTAAATATATAAGTACCTGATGCATTTACTTTTCTTGTAAATGTTACTGAACCATCATCGTTACATGTAACCTTTTCATATTTTTCATCTTTTCCAAAGCTTATATAATTTATACCGCTTCCATAATCCCTAGCTGTAAGTGTAACTGTCTGTGTGGTTGCAAAATCATTTGTACTGCTTATATTAATCTCTTCCGGTGCATTATCTTCCCATATTGCATAAAGATTTATTACATCTAAGTTTTTATCAGTAAGATTTATTACTGTCTCTCCATAAGCATAATCAGCTGTTCCATTACCATCTGTACTTGGCTTTGTCATCCAGCCGTCTTTTCTTGTATATCCTGCTAAATTAAACTTATTTGTAGCTATATTCTGACTTTCATTATAAATAAACTCCTGCTTAATTTCATCTATAACCTGTACATTATAAAGTGAACTAGGGTCAGTAGGTTTATTGCCATTATATACTACTGTATAAGAATTATTTGTAGCTTTTACACCAAGTTTTACATTTCTTGCAGGCATATTAAACTTAATTGTCTGTGAATTATATGTTGTATTGTCTGTTAAGATACCGTCAACACCTGAATTGTTTCTGCTATACCAGCCTGTAGGATACTTAATGCTGCTTATACAGTCATCTGTATCATGCCAGTGATAACCGGTTTTTAAATTAGCTGTAAGCGTTACCTTCTGCTCATATTCATATGTCTTTAATCCGCTTACACTGCTTATTCCGTTACCATATTCAACATTGGCATTTATGTTACCACCATTTATTGTATATGTATTTCTTGTATAATACACATCAATTACTGTTGTACCGTCAGGCTTCACATAAGCCGTACCTTCACTTGGAAGAACTCCTTTATATGTAAATCCTTTCAGTGTCCTTACAACAGGCTTTACCCAGCTGTATGCCTTGCCGTTTAAATATTCAGCATCATACATTGTATAATTGCTGTCATTTAAACTGTTTTCATTATAAGTCTTACTGTCAGTATTAACATTCTTCTTCCAGTGCCTTACAAGATACTTGGTATCTTTTGCATTTATTGTAACTGTTACAGTTTTGCCTTCAGCCGGCATTTTAAAGCTTACATTATCGTTATCAATAATACTATATCCACTTTCAGCTGTTGTAATAATGCTTATACTGCTTCCATAGTAAACTTCATTACAGTAATCAGTAACTTTATTTCCTACAACAGTTCCATTTACAGTAACAACCGCTGTACCGGCTGTGTGTCTGTCTTCTGCTCCTGTTATCGGATTTTTTACTACGTCTACAAGATTTCCTCTTAGTGTTCCATTTATAAGCCCGTTAAGGTCTAATGTATATTTGTTTCTTGTATAGTAGTATTTTACTACCGTAGTTCCGTCACCTTTGATTGTAACAGTCTGTGTACTTGGGCTTGTAAAGCCTTCATACGTTTTAACTGCCGGTGTAACAGAAGTATCTGTTGTGCCTTTAAGATTATCTGTATCTGCAAGTGTATAAGTTGTTCCATCAAGGTTCATCTTATAATGTTCAACCGTATACTTAGTACCTGTGTTTGCTGTCCAGTTAGCTTTATAGGTTCTGTTGCCTGTACTACCTTTATATATACTTACATTTTTCTGTGGTGTTGTAGTACCATTACTGTCTGTCCATCCGACAAACACATATCCTAATCTGACTGGATTATTAAGTGTAAATGTAGGTGTTTCAATATTGTAACTTGTAGGATTACTTACCGCAACTGCTCCACCATTAAGGTCATAGCTAATTGTATATTTTGCTGGTGTTGTCTTTGCTGTAAGTACTGTATCAGTATTTGGCATTGTATAATTAAAATTCATTTTATCTGATACTAATGTACTACCGTTGTACCATCCGGCAAAAGTATAACCATTATTAAGTTTTGCATTTACATTTATTGAACTTCCTATATTCTCAGATGTCTTATTAGGATGTGATGTAGATGCAATACCTGTATCACCTGTTGTCTGAAAATTTGCTGTAGCTACATTCCATACAGCTGTAAATGTAACTGTCTTTCCTTCTGTTGAAGCAAGATTCTTAAAGCTTGCACCTGTTTCGCCTGTCCATGCAGATGCATTGTGTCCTGATGTCTCTGTATCATACCCTGTGATTGTCCAGCCTGCAAATATGCAGTTTTCCTTTGCAGGATTTGATATCTTTACATCTTCATTATAACTTGTACTTGTTGGATGAAAAGCTCCAAAAACTCCACCATTCAGATTATAAGCAATACTGTAAGTAATCGGTGTTGAATTTGCCTGAATAAGTGCGCCCCATGTTGAACCAGCTCCATTATTATATGTATGTGTCACTCCCTGCATATCTTCACTGGTGAGTGTATAATTATATGGATTGGCTGTTGATAATACCGTACCAAGGTTATAATCAAGCTTACTTGTCCAGTTCTTAAATTTATAACCCTTCTGCATTACTGCTGAAAGCTTAATTGTTGCTCCAACATAGTCTCTTTCATAATCACCTGCTATCGGGTCAGTACTCTTAATTCCTTCATCCTTATACAGAATTACTCTTGCCATCTTTCTTGAATATCTATACTCAATTACATTCTGTCCACTGTCTGAACTGACTGTAATAGTCTTTAAAGACGGCTTATTATATAGTTTTCCATAATCTTTAGTATTTGGTGTCACACTGCTTCCAATATTTGCTGTCAGATTTTCAGTTTCATCAGGCACAGATGGATAATTACCATTCACATCCATCTTATAATGCTTAACAGTATACTTAGCTGTCTTAGGAGCTTCCTTACTCCATATAGCAGTAAATGTAACTATTGCTCCGTCTGTTGCAGTTAAATTCTTATAAGATGTACCGGTTTCGCCTGTCCATGTACTTCCTGTATGTCCTGAAGTAGTACTGTCATACCCTGTAATAGTCCATCCTGTAAATGTATATCCTGATTTTGACGGATTATCTATTGTTACCATTGTATCATAGTTTGCACTGTCCGGATGTGATGTACCATATGTACCACCATCTAAGTTGTATGCTATCTTATAAGTATTAGCTTTCCATCTTGCATACAGGTCTACTGTTGCTCCATCTTCAGTTGTAAGATTCCAGTTTTTCTCAGCCCAGTCAGGATATTCTGCTTCCGTATTATTGCATGGTGCTGATACTGTATTACCGCCTGTTTTTTCCGTATACCAGTTACTTCTGCTTATCAGATGATATCCCTTAAGTGAATATACATCCGGTGATAACATATCCTGCGAATCATCATATGTAAGTTCTCTTGAAAAGCTATTGCTGTCGTAAATGTATGATGATATTCCATTCTGATGAAGCACCTGTAATGTACTTTCTGTATCAGGTACATTTGCATGAAGTCTTACAGTGTAATCAATTCCTGTTCTGGTAAAATGTGGTGATAAACTGTATGAAGTTTTACCCTGTCCGATATTATAATTATTCTTATATGTAAGTTTTCCTAATCCGTCTGTAAGGTAATTTAATTTTTTATGATGCCATCCATTAAAGATGTATTTGTATCCGTTACTATTAGGAATACTTGCTGTTACCTTTAAATCAGGATTTGTACCTTCATAATCGTGATACGCTCCATCTGTTCCCTTATAAAAGAAACAGCTTCCATATACCTGATACAGGTTGTTATCTATACCATCATTAATATTATTATTAATTGTTACAGTCTGACCGGCGGTATTAGACGGGGCGATGTCTGTGTAATTAAACACTGTTGTATATCCCATCCAGTGCGGATAAAGATTAACAATTCCACTGTTATCCTTTGATATCTCATACAGATTGTTATAGGTCTTTTCTCCTCTGCCTATATCTGTACCACCTGATGCTGATGTCCACCAGTTATACAATACCTTTGTAGGATTCTTTGTCTTATCCTGTACAAAATACTTGTCTGTTACTTTGCTGCCTACTGATTCATAATTATTAGCACTGAAGAACTTATTTACTCCCGGAAGGTAATTATTTTCATTCTGTATAAATGCCTTTGAAAAATATCTGCCGTTCTCATTCCATGTCCATCCTTCAGTTGATGCTGTTTCTGTCAGCTCTGCCAGTTCTGATGACGGGATATCGCCTGTGTTAAGACGTACTGTATATGTGTTTGCTTTCCAGTGTGCATATACGGTTAAATCATTAGTTCCCTGCCACTGATTATTTTTCCAATAATTACAGTCATTATTACATTTTCCTGATGCATCATATACCATTACGCTTGCATTGCTGTCATTAGGTGTTGTCCACCATCCGTCAAATGTATAGCCTGCTCTTTCCGGTATATCATTACTCATTGATGAATATGTATCTGTACCATATGTTACCGTAACTTTATTACTGTAATTTCCGCTTGGGTTATTGATATTTGTTCCCGGTGTCTTTAATTCTCCGCCATTTGCATCAAATGTTATCTTATTATCTGAATTGTACTTTCCTATGCCTATGATGTAGCTGTAAGTCTGTGTCTGACCTGCTGCAATTGTTCTGTTTTTCCATGCAATTGAAAAACCTGAATCCAGTTCACCTTCTCCTGATGTTCCGCCATGTGCATACTTGTTATAATTCGTTGCCTTATCACCAAGTACATTGTTTGACCATATATGCTCTTTTCTGTATACAAAATGCCCTATATATACTGCATCCGCATCAGTTACATATCCCGGTACATCCTTCGCATATACATTAAGTGTTGCTGTAGGAATTGTGCCAAACGGATAATTGTCTGATGTTTCACAGTACATGTTTGTCATTGTAAAGCCGTTACCATTAAAGAATGTAGCTGCATTATCATCATCTGCAACCTGTATATCACTGCATGTTGCCAGTGATATTTCTTTTGCATATGAATTGGTGTTCTTAACGCTTATGTTAATCTGTAAGAACTTATCTCCCTTTATCTGGACAGGTACAATTGCAAGATTTGAAAGCTTTATTCCTTCAAATTCATCCCTGTACCAGTCGTCAAATCCATTTCCATTTGCATATGAAGACCGTCCATACCAGTACTCATTGTATGTTTTGTCATTATGTTCTGTCCTTAACATTATTTCATAACCGCCGAAGTCTTTATCTTCCTGATTATCTCCATAACAGGTTTCCCTGTACCTGTTTTCCTGTAGTTTATAGTAAATTGAATAAATCGGTGCAGGAGACCTTCCAAGGTCATCCCTTAAATTGCTCCAAGATGCTTCATTTCCATTGCTTGAATGATAATGCTTTGAGCTTGTTACGAGGTTATCCCAGTCATAAGACACATCTGCTGAAGATGATACAGATGTATATATGTCCACGTTTCTGTTATTGTGCATTGTCCATGTATCATAGCATAAGCTTCCTGACGTATATGTATAATCAGTCCAGTCTTTATTTTCCTGTCTTGAAAAGAATGATTTGACTGTTGCACCATTCCTAAGCTTTACATATGTATAAGCCTTAGAACCTGCCTGAAATGTCTTTGAACCGCCTTTTTCCCATCTGTCAGTACCATTCCTATCAGTAGCAACCCATTCAACGCCATCATCCCAGTTAAGCGTTAAGGTATAAGTCGTGGCTGCATATGCAAGTGTTCCTGAATCAATAAGTATGCCTGATACAACACTCATTACTGTTGCGATTATCATTAACAGTGTCTTAAAATTTCTCTTTAATTTCATAATCTCTCTTTCTCCTTCCTGCTAAGTCTTTCTCCTAGCTGACTTGGCTATATTAAGCCTGTATTATAATAGTGTAAGATATTATTTTTTTAAGGGATAAATTTACATATCTATTTTAAAATATCTTCCTACAACTACTACATTTTATATATGACAGACACTATAATCATTTTTGATGAATTTTATGTAAAAATATCTGCCTATAATAGTTATGTTACATTTTTTAGTATCTTTATGTGTTGCATTAAGGCTTTTTTATTATTCAGGGCATAAAAAAAGACTGCCTGAAATTAATCAGACAGCCTATAAACTTATAAAATAATATTCTTATTGTTATTCAAAATTTAATAAAAAAATCAACTTGTTCTTGTTAAAACTTCTAATAAATACAATTCATGTGCAATAGATAAAATATTAATATTTCCTTCAGATACAGCAAAATAAATTTCATTTGAATAATTAGTTAAATAATCTCCATGATTAACTAAGTTATCTGACGGTATTTTAATTTTTTCATCATACTTTGCTACTAAAATACCTGCTTGAGCTTTATCTATTTTATTTTCTTTTTCTTTTTGCTTTATCACGGAAATTGCAAATGCTCTAACCAAGGATAATCCTACAGTAATTGCTAACATTTCATTAATTGCTAATGGAATAGTATCTCCATCAATTTTTTTAACAATTCTCATTGGTCGTATTGTAGCTATAGCAATCATATAACATGCCGCCACTTTATGACGGTCTATTTTTCCATCAAAGGACTTCATATAATTATTTTTGCAATAATTATTTAATGAAACATATTTATTCCAAATTTCTTCTTCAACATTAGGTATTATTTGAATATAGTTTCCGTATATTCGTTGATAATTTCTGATTTCTTTTTGAATCACGGTATCCCAAATTTTAACATAGCTTTCTTTATCTGGATGCATTTCTTCCATTTATTTTTTTCTCCATTATTTAAAAATTTATTGAGAATTTATTCCATTTGTTAATTTTAAATATTTTACTGCTTCTCGAATTGAAGCATCACTGTTTTCTAAACAACCTAAATAAATATTTTGAAATCCGTTATCTTTTAATTGTTTTGCATTATTGCTAGTAACTATAAAAGATGTAATTATGACAATTAAAATAAGAATTGCAATTCCAACTATTGTAATAATGATTTCCATTGTTTTACTTATTACCTTTCCTTTCTTTCAATTCCGTTCTTAATATTTCAGTAATTAAATTTTCTCTTATTGATGTAAACACTACTTGAGTTAAATCCTGAATAGTATATGATACCGCAGGAAGAAATAACACAGATTTGATTATTTTTAAAACCATTCCACTAAAATTAGAAAAATCAGCCTGAATCATGCAAAAACAAATTGGACTTACTAAAATACATAACCATTCATTAATCATAGACCAAATAATCAAAAATATAGGCTTATATGATTCATTCTTATGCGATAATCCGTCAATAATTTTATTTATTAAAAATACAAATAATGTTACAAAATAAGCTTTATTATCACCATTTAAAGTCATTAACATTAATAAAAGTGATATCAATAAGAAAATAACCCTGAATACACTTAAAATTTCATTTTCTTTTTCCATTAGTATTTTTCTCTCAATATAGTATTTTAAATTGCTTATCATAATTATTTTATGCTGATTTGAATTGGGATATCCTTATTTTAAAAGGATTTTTCTGGAATGTTTTAGAATATTATTTATTTAACAAAATAGTCGCTTATTCTTATGCAAACAAAAGTTATTAATCTTTAATAACAATATATAAATATTAAATGATATTCTATTTTTTTAAATAAATATATATAAATCACGATAAAAACAAAAATATACAAAAATTGCAAAAACTTAAAAAGCTTACTAAAAAATATCCTAAAGAAATATCCAAAAACAAAATCCAATACTTAACCGAATAAAATAAATTATAAAATCAAACAAAATTTCTAAAAATTATTTTTCATTGTCGTTTATATCCTTTAGACCGTGCTATAGTTAGCTTATTCATATATATGCACCTCCTTATAATTCATATAAATATATATAAGTTTTTATAATATTACCATGATATCTAATATTTTACAATGATTTTTTTATTAAATTGCATAAAAACAAGAGGCTATGCTGATATGTTAAATATCATTTTCACAACCCCTTACTTATTGTTTTATATATTTTACCTATCATAGTCTGAGATAGCGAAATGCTACTTCTGTATAGTTACCAATTTCTTTCTTCTAAAATAATTACATTCACCATATTAATAATTTCCTATGCTGTATGAATATCCCTATATGTTTTTCTCATAATATTGTCTCCTTTGCTATTATCTTCTTATCAAGAGACTGCCATTTATGCAATACGCACTTATGACAGTCTCATTGTTTCATTATTATTCTATTTATTCATCAGATATCATAATAGATAAGCATATAATAAACTGCATGTGTAGCCCCTCTCCAATCTGACATACTAACATATGTATATCCGGGTATATGCCAATTATGTTCTATCATATTATACTCTTCTCCTGTATGTGCGATACTCATTTTCACTGACTTAGGTTTAATTTCATCAATTATTTCTTCTGAACCGTCATCATATCTTACCTTAACATTAATTAATGCTCCGTTAAGCATAAGGCTTTCTGCTTCTGATTCAGTGATTTCACCGTTAATATATTTCTTAAAAATATATTCACCAACTCCACCTTCTGTATCTTCATATCCGTCACTTGTTCTGAAATTCATCATACAATATACTGGTGTTTTAGTCTGCACATCAGGTTCTTCTGGCTCAGGTGTTGGCTCAGGAGTAGGTTCTGGCTGTGGTTCAGGTTCAACTGGTGTAGGTGTTGGTTCAGGAGTAGGCTGTGGCTCTGGAGTAGGTTCAGGTGTAGGTTCTACTGTACCATTATCTGAACTACCATTATCTGACTGTTCAGGTACATCAGTCTTATTGTCTGAAGTATTATCTCCTACAATTACATTGTTATCAGCCTTGCTTTCTTCTTCCTTAGCTGTCTCTACTTCTTTAATTACATCTTCTGATACCTTTACATCTGAAGTTTCTGAACTACCAGTGCTTTCTTCTGCTTTCTCAGTCTTAGTATCTGTTGTAATCTTGATTTCAGTACCATCTGCCTTTACAAGTGTTCCTGCATCCTTTACCTTCACATCTGTTACAGTAATCTTATCATCTTTAACATTCCCCTTACCTGTGAATGTCACCTTATTACCTGCATTGTCAGTAACTTCTATTTCAGCACTTCCATCTGCCTGTACTACTGCTTTACCCTCAAGTGTTACAGTATTACCGTCTGTATCTGTTGCTGTAAATGTTACAATGCCTGTCTTTGTCTTAGCTGTATTATTATCAGCTACACTTGGCTGTTCCTGCTTAACCTGTGTAGCGTCAGTGTTATCTGTCTTTTTATTACCACAGGCTGTCATGCCAAAAGCTGCTGTAAGTACTGCCATTGCTATTACTGTTGTTTTAAATATGTTCTTTCTCATATTGTATGTTCCTTTCTATTAAAAAGTGGCAATTTATTTCTTATATGTAAATAGTGTATAATTACTAACTTTTTTTTGGACTAAATTATGATATTTTGAAATATTTTTTTTAAATATTTATCCCATTTTCATATAATATAACATACTGTAATAAATCAAGTTCGTCAAGTTTATTTATTACCATTCATTCAAGACAGTCTGAATAAAAAATAGTGTAATATATTTATATATTATACATCATAATTATTCTAATTACCTATTATTCTTACCTTACCCTTATACTTCTCTATACCAAAACCTTACATACCCATTTTCTATCCCAATATACACCATACTTTTTTATTCAATCTACAGTATATATTATAACAGATAGTCTGAAATTATTTTACTATGTTTCTTTTGCATATTAGGGTTTCTTATATTACCTATCTTAAACCTATTATATATCAATTATATCAAATAAATAATAAAAAAGGGAGTAACATATACTTGTCTACTCCTATACTTAATACTAATAAATAATATCAGTTTTTTATCTTTATTTTAAATATTTTTCCAGCTTTACCTGAAGCTTGTTTTTCTCTTCTGTAAGCTGTTTAATTTCCCTTTCCTTTTCATTTATCATTTCCTTTGCTAGTATCCTTATACTTGCCTGCTTCTTATCTTCATAAGCGTATTTTGTCATTCCTTTACCATATTTTGAAGAGACAACATGGTAAATAACTGTAGTATTCATATCTTCATTAACATTTTCAATTTCTATTTTTCCATTTTCATATAATGAAATATCTATAATCTTTCTCATACTCTCCACCTGCCTATTTTATCCTTTCTAAAAGTGTCCGCCTGTTCCTATGTTATATTCAGTATTATAAGATGTATGACTATTGTTAAAATTACTGGTAGCTGATGTATCAATTTTCATTATTCCGGTAACTATAGCTATCATCATTATTAATAGACAGATAACGCTTACTCTAAAGCTTGGCATTATTTCATCATCTTCTGAATAAAATCTTTTCATGTATAAATTCTCCTTTTAATACAATATTCTTATTACATATAAGTAGTGTATAAACACTAAAAAAAATCCCCCCTTTTTTTTACAAAAGAGGGAAGTTTTTTATCTTTTTTTATAAATATTTACTCTTCAGAACAAGCATCTGAAAATGCCTTACCAAAAACATTATCAATCTTATCAGAATCTACAGCTTCAGATAATTTATTTGAAGCATCTTTAAACATTTCAGATGATTCATTTATGTTACCGCTTAAGTTCACATTCTTAGTAGTCTTTGCATCATATGTATTAGCCTTCATTACTTCTGTAAGGTCAAAACCGGTTGTTTCCTTAACGGATTCAATTGTCTTAGCAAGAACTGACGGTACATTACTACTGAATGAACCTACTCCGGTTTCTCCATTACCACTGTCAATAATAGTTACCTTATCAATAGCTTCTAATGGCTTTGCAATAGCTCCTGCCATTTCAGGAAGTACCTTGATAATCATTTCAGTCATGGCAGCCTTACCATACTTAGCCATTGCATCTGCTTTCTTCTCCATAGCTTCAGCCTCAGCTAATCCCTTTGCCTTAATACTTTCAGCATCAGCAACACCTTTTGCCTTAATGCTCTCTGCTTCAGCAAATCCCTGTGCCTTAACTGCTTCAGCTTCCTGCTCCTTAGCAAATCTGTCTGCTTCTGCCTGTGATTTCTTAGCTTCAGCCTGCTTCTGAATTTCAAACTGCTTTGCTTCTGCTTCCTTCTGTCTCTGATAAAGTTCTGCATCTGCCTTCTGCTGTGCTGCATACTTTTCAGCTTCAGCCTGCTTACGGATATCAGCATCAAGTGTCTTTTCCTTAACAGTGATTTCCTTTTCTCTTAACTCAATTTCCTTTTCCTGCTTTGCAATATTAGCATTGGCAGTTGTAATTTCAATTGTCTTTCTCTGTTCCTGCTGCTGGATTTCATATGCAGCATCAGCCTCAGCCTTCTTGACATCTGCTGCTCTCTTTAATTCCTGCTTCTTAATCTCAAGTTCATTATTTCTTTCTGCAATAGCTGTCTCAGCTTCAATCCTTGCATCATTAGCCTGCTTTTCAGCATTAGCCTTTGCAACTGCAATATCTCTTTCTGATTCTGCTCTTGATATCTGTGCTGATTTACTGATGCTTACAACCCTGTCAATACCAAGGTTCTCAATAACATTACCTTCATCAGTAACATTCTGGACATTAAAGCTTACAATTTCAAGACCCATTCTTTCCATATCAGGCGCAGCATTCTCCTGTACCTTTTCAGCAAATAACTTTCTGTCCTGTACAATATCCTCAAGCTTCATCTGTCCTATAATTTCACGGACATTACCTTCAAGTACATCTACAACTGATTCTCTGATATAATCTGAATTTTTATTTAGGAAATTACTTGCAGCCTTTCCAAGCATTTCAGGTGATGAACCTATCTTAATCTTTACAGCAGAATCAATATTAACATTGATATACTCATTTGTTGGTACTGATTCCTTTGTCTTGACATCAACAGAAATCATCTTTAAATCAAGTTTATCAACTCTCTGTAAAAATGGTATCTTAAGTGATGACTTACCAATAACAAACTTAGGATTCTTTCTAAGTCCTGATACAATAAGTGCCTTGTCTGTTGGAGCTTTAATATAACTTGCAAATAATAACGCAATTAATGCAACTGCTATAACTCCAATAATAATTCCAATTTCCATACGATTTTTTCCTTTCTTCTATAATTATATTTTCGTATACTTATATAGTGTGGAATTACTAACTTTTTTCAGGCAAAAATCATATGATATTAATATTATTTTTGAAATTTATAAAAAACAGTTAAATATTTTCTTACTTTATCACAATTATAATCATATATAATTTTAGCTATATAATCCTATTACAGTGAAATAACAAAAGCAGAATAATAAAGAATTGCTTCAGCATTAATCTAGTCATTCTTAATAAAAGAAACCCCCAATAAACAGAAAAAAAGAAGAGATATAAGTACCAATTTATTATTAGTACAAAACCTCTTCTTTTTATTTTAATATTAAAAATATAAACCTTAATCTCTTTCTTCATCTTCCCATCTGTCATCGTCTTTTTCTTCATCTATTTTAGAGGATACAGCACTTTCCCCTATCTGTGAACAAATATCATCTATCCGTGAACAAATAATATCATATTCATTGTCTACCTGTCTTAAAAGTCCGTCAACCTTATCAAAATAATCCTTCTGCTTTATAATATTAGGAGTATCTTTTCTTCTTTCAGTATTATAAAAATCTATGCTATGCCCGCAAAACATTCTTAAATCAAATACTGTAGCTATTAAGTCTAAACACTGGTCTTTTGTCAGGCTTTTAAATTCATTGTATTCCTTCTTATATTTTCCAACTATTCCGACTTCTAAAAGCCTTGATGTAGAAACCATACATTCGATATTATTAAGCTTAAAATGTATTGAATTTGAATAAAGTTTTATATCTGTACTTTCCGGGAATATATTTTTTATCAGACAAGAACAAAGTATTTTATTGCATCTAATTTCATCTATTTCCATAAGTTCATGCCATTGTTTTTCATTAGGAGCAAACTTTTCAAAATTTATTGATGTTAGAAACTCCTGCTGCTTTATTATTTTATTCTTCTCATCTTCCAATCCATATATTACTTTACTTACTTCTGTTTTCCAATCATTCATAATACTATATCCTTTCCTTATGTATTCTTAATAATAATAGTGGTATCAGGATTTAATAAAAGTAATAGGAAATCTAGTATTTTCACAAATTAATTCAAATATCGTTTTTTTTAACTACACATAAATATCTCTATTCACTGTTTTTATCTTTACTTATTATATCAATAATTTTATTGTAAAAAAAAGAGAAGCCCATATAAGCAATGTCATTAAGTTAAGGTTAGAAAAATAAAAATCACTCGATACAAGGATTCTCCCTAAAGTACCGAGTGGTTTTTTATTTTACCTTAATAACCATATTTTACTTCGATTTTCTTTTCTTCGTTTTCTATCCTCAAACAGAGAAGTTATTAGCATCATATGATTTCCGTCTTTTGATTGGATTCTATTTATCCGTTCTTGAAATTGTTCTTCTGATTCAAGATAGTAATTATTTTTGTAATTGTACCAAATGGTTAAAACCAATGTTACCAATATCAATAGAGAATCTTTCTGATAAAGGAAATGATTTCTCATAGATTTGTTTGATACTATTTTTATAGTCTGTATATTGATAATGTTGTAATCTTAACATATCTGCCACCTATAACCTCTGCGTTATGCGAATCATTTCTGTTGCTTCATCTGACAACTTCCATTTACCACGAGTCACCATTGAGATATAGCCTGCTTCTTTAAGTTCTGTAAAAATTTTATTCACGACTGCTCTTGATAGTCCTAACTCGTCAGCAATCTCGCCCTGTCCAAGAGGGCAGTATTCTTTATCTGCAATAGAAAGTGTGTTGTCATACATGACTTCAAGCACTTTGTATTGATTTGTAGTAAACATAGTGTTCATTGTGTTACCTCTATTCTTAAATGCCATTATTACATCATACCTTTCTTTACCTTTTCTAACGTATGGTTTACTGAATTAATGCAATTTGATTTTTTATGCACCTATTGATAAATTCTTCTGTTAATGGTTCTTCTTCTCCATAGATGTTATATATGTGTTCACACTTTATTAAAACGTGTTTTCCGTTCATTGTATTTAATACAAAACTATCGTTGTTATTTATATCTTGAACAACGCCAGCAATCCAATCTTTTCCTTCTTTATCCATAGTTACTGCACATTTATCACCTATTTTTATACTGTAATTAAAATCTTCATCATTAAAATAGCAAATCTCTTTAAAATCATCTTCAATATGTGTGTATGGTATGTCTATCATGTGATTTTTTCCTCTCTAAAATTCAGTTTTTTGATTTATTTTCTCTTTAGTCAAATTCATATTTTTCAACTGCTTCTTGAATAGAATGTGCCAGTTCATTTCTCAATCCATTTTCTGAACCTTTAAGATAAGAAAATTGCCACTTATCATCCCAGAATTTAACAACATCAAAAAATTGTTCAATATTACAGTTTCCAAAACAAAATACTTTTGGGTGTGGAATTTCAAGTAATTCAAATCCTTCTATATTATATCCATCATCTGCGATAAGTTTAACAATCATATCAAAATCATCTTTTTTAACATCTTCATTCCAACTTTCCAAATGTACATATTCTTCTGTTATTTCTGAAACATCGCACATATGAAAATTACTTCCAAACCCCATAATCTCTTTTACTTTTTCTATTGTATTCATATCCGTTCCTTCCTCTAAACTTTACTTTTGTCTGTTACCGTGAGGTTTACACTGTATTTGTTTCTTAAAATAGATAGGCTGTATCAGAGTCTACATATACTATGTTTTTAAAACCTATATTTTTTGCTTTATCACAACTATTCCAAAAAGGAATACCTTTAATTTCTAAATTGTTTTCTATGATAGTATTTCTTAACATTGCTCTATCGGAAGAATCTGTATAGTCTAAGCCATACCATATGCCATCTATGCAGATATCCCATTCTTCGCATGTTTTGCTTTTGCTTAAAACAACAGCATTTTCTATAATATCCATTATTGTTTTTCTCCCTTCTGTTAATTAACTAACTTTCGATTTAGCTAATTTAAAATGCCATCTATAGTTTCATTTGTCTCAATAGATTTTTGTTTTGATTTTTCTAAATAATCGTAATAAGCATCTTCGGTAATTTCGCCGTCATACCATTTTTTTCGCATAAGACGGTCTAGTTCGAACCAATACAAGGTAATATAGAACCGCATTCTTTACATTTTTTTCATTTTAGTCCTTTCTGCTTATAAGCAGATAAATAGTGTATAGAAATATTTACTTTCAATATTATATGTAAAAGAAAAGTAAAAACCTCTGTTCTTAACATTTATTTTATATCACATTACATTTAATGTCAATATTTATATACATTAAAACACGCAAACTTATTCCTTAAATTATAACATATATTGACACTATCAATTGATTTCTTAAGGATTTGGGTGTATTATGTAAGATAAGTATAAATATAAGAAAAGCACCAGACTTATGCTTTGGTCGGCTTGTCTGATGCTTTTGGTTATTAACAACGGTACTCTGTGTACCAATTCGTTACATATTAGATTTGCTTTTGAACTACACCGATTATAAGCCTTCATATAAGGTTTTGTCAAGAGTAACTTGATATCTTAGGTTGCTTTCTATCAATTTCTATGCATTAAGTATAGCACATTTCTTTGCAAATCCCAACTTTTGTAACAAATTCACAGATGCCGTCTGGCAAAAGGCGGTGATTAACTTGAACTACGCTGACCAACAAAAGGCATTGTTGGATTCTATTATCAATAATGCCGTATCTCAAAGAGAGTTACTTGTAAATCCAAATACCGACTTTATCAGAGATAGGAAACTATCTCTTGAAACTATGCTTAAAATCATTATTTCTATGCAGGGTGGTTCTATCAATCGTGAACTTTATGATTATGATAAGAATATTGATGTTACATCATCAGCATTTATCCAACAAAGAGATAAAATCACGCCAGAAATGTTCCGTTATATTTTTCAAGAATACAATAAAATTAGTAACGACACCAAAACTCATAAAGGCTATAAGCTCCTTGCGGTAGATGGTTCCGATGTAAATATTGCTTACAATCCCAATTCAGAAATCTATATGCCTAATGGTGTTAATAACAATAAAGGATACAACCAGTTTCATATAAATGCAATCTATGACGTTCTGAATAAGACCTATTTTGATTGTATTATTCAACCAAAACCTAAGTGTAACGAAACGGGTGCTTGTGCTGATATGGTCAAAACAAACACATTTGAGAAATCAATTCTTCTCGCTGATAGAGGTTATGGTTCTCTTAATCTGCTCGAAACTATTCACAGAACGGACAACCTTGAGTATCTGTTTCGTATCAAGAATGATTGGCTTACAGAGGTTAAGGCGTTGCCGATGAAAGAATTGGATACAGAAATTACATTTGAACTTCGCACCACCCAAACTAAAGCTGATAAGGAACTTTATATGCAAGGTAAAGCCAAATGGATTAGTGGTAAATCAAAGTTTGGTAAATACAAGAAATCTACGACTTGGGAATATGAATCTCCATTCAGAATGACACTCCGAATCGTTAGATTTAAAATTACAGATAACACATACGAAACCATAGTAACCTCGCTTAACCGATTTGAATTTCCCTTAGAGGAAATTAAGCATCTATACCACCTTCGATGGGGCATTGAAACAAGTTTTAGAGAACTCAAATATGCCATCGGTCTTATAAACTTCCACGCAAAGAAAGAATCTGCAATTATGCAAGAAATCTTTGCAAGGCTTATTATGTATAATTTCTGCGAAAGAATTACTATGAATGTTGTTGTGTATCAAGATAAAAGTCGTAAGTGGTCTTACCAAGTAAACTATACAATGGCAATTCACATCTGTCGTGATTTTTACAGGCATTATAGAAGCGAGCCACCACCTAATGTGGAACTACTGATTAAAAAATATATCTTACCTGTCAGACCTAATCGCAAGGATAGTCGTAAGATGAAACCTAAGTCGGTAGTGTATTTCTTATATCGTGTTGCGTAAGAGAGAAGAAATTCTCTCCATTTGTGCTGTCTTAAATTATGACAAAGCATAGCGAAAGAGCCTACTCCGTATTTGGAATAGACTCTTTTAATTTAGAGTTGTCTTAACTTAATGGATTATTGTCAGCCTAGCACAATGTCAGATAATATTTTGTATTTCAAACACTTAACTTAATGACATTGCCCATATAAGCCTCTCTTTTCTTAAGGTTAATTATTTATATACTCTTTTACAACCTTTGAAGCCTGTTTACCATCCAAGCTATCCTTAAAATGTTCTTTAAGAGTCTTCATACATATTCCCATATTCTTATCAATATTATTAGTAACCAGATAATCTCTTATCTCATCAGCTTCAGCCATTTTAGGCAAAATACCCTTCGCTAAATCAATCTTTCTATTGGCTTCCTCATATTTATCTGAATTCTGTTCACAATATTCTAAGAAGTCAGTAAGCTGCTTTATCTCTTTCTTAGCTGAAGCTATAATATAACTATCATTTACTTCCTCTTTCTTTTCCTTAGCAAGCTTCTGGGCGTTTTCTAAAATACTCTTATAGGTAAGTTTAGCCTCTTCTTTATGATTCTTCATCGCTTCTTTAATTAATTCTCTTAATTTCTGTTCTAACATATTTTTCTCCTTTTTATTCATAGTTTTATATCTTACTTTAGTAGTGTGATTTTATTATTAAAAATTTCACTTTTCTCTTATAATCTCTAGCTGGCTGAATATTGCACATAATACATCAACCACTATTGCATTACCAAAACACTGATATAGTTTACTATTACTAAGCACCTTACCCATACTGTCAATTACAGCGTCATCTACTCCCATAAGTCTGCCACATTCTTTAGGAGTTAGCTTTCTTACACGATATTGCGTATATATGTGAGGATTGGCATATCCGTGGCATCCGGCTGATAATGTTGGAAATAAGCCTTCATCACTTACTACTGTTCCACATTGACTATTATCACTGCTTATTTGTTCAACTCTTTCTATTATTTTCTTTCCATTACGCAACGCACTATTCCCACAAGTAGGAGTTATTGTTCCAATTCTACTCTGTTCATCCGGTATGTTATTATTATAATCATCATAAATTATATTTTCCAGTACTAAATTATCCTTCTGTACTGTTGTAAGTGTATTGCTAATACCCTCTTTATTTATTTCTAATCTCTGCTTTGTAGGAAGCCCCGCTATTTGCAAATTAGGATTACAAACAGGTCTTCCTCTCATAGCTACTATTGTTTTAAATCCTTGCCTATTTGCTCTTAATGCCGGAGAATATTTTTTATAAATTCTTGCTTCTCTTGAATTATATATATCATCTACAATAATCTTAGGTTCGTGATTTCCACCATTACAGGTATTAAGTGTTGGGCTACATGCATTTTTATCATATACTCTGCCACACTGAGGATTTTTAAAGCCATTCTCTTCCATTATATTCCCTAACTGAATAGGCTTTTTTTCAACTATAACATTTCCTTCTGATGCACGATTAGATATTCCTCTATCCTGTCTTGCTGTAATACAATTACTAATACTTTTTATTTTAGGATTATTAATACCTCCATCAGCACAAAACACATTTCTATCAGACAATTCTCCCCTATCTATAAGTGATTGTATAAGCTCTTTAGCTTTTGGAGTATTAATATAATATTTCTCATCTACATCTGTCTCTAAAATATCATCTACACATCTTGTTAGAGGAATGGCTTCTGGAAATTCATAAGATACATCTTTTAAAATGCTTACCATAAAACATCTCTTCCTGCTTTGCGGTACTTCAAAATCAGCAGCATCTAATATCTTCACAAAATTTTTATATCCAAGAGATGATAAAAAATTCTTCCAATCTTCAAAGTCCTCTTTATTCTTACCAGAACATACCTGTGGTACATTCTCCATAAGCAGCACATCTGGTAACTCAAGCCCTTTATCTGTACTTTCTTGTAATAATCTTTCTACTTCCCAAAGTAACCCTGACCTTGTACCACTACCCTTCTTCATACCAGCCTGCTTACCCGCTAATGAAAGGTCTTGGCAAGGAAAGCTATAAGTCATATAATAATCATACTTATCTTTCTCGGTAATCTTTAAGTCTTCAGCATGGATATTAGTTATACTTCCAAGATTATGTGTATAATAAAAACTATTTAAAATATCTCTCTGCCATTTTTCGTTCTTCCGTTTAAGGGTCTTTTTAAGTAACGGGTTTTTCCCATCTAATGATAATCCTAATGCTATTAATTTATCTTCAACCTCTACTCTGGTTAATCCATCTGTGTAATCTATTTCTTCTGGTATATCATTTACAGCTTTAAGCATTGCCCTGTAAGCTATATTTGATGGGATATTCCAATCACTTATTAAATAACTCTCTACATCTGCCCCAATTCTTTTTAATGCCTGATATTGAGTACCTATACCTGCAAATAGTTCTATTAGTCTTATTGTTTTTTTATTCACTTTCTACTATTCCTGTAAGAAGAAAAAGTTGATTAAACTCTTTCTATATCTGATACTTAAATAGTGGAAAGATTTATTATTTCCGGGCAAAAAATAAGCACCTAATACGGGGAAATTCCCATACTAAGTGCTAAAAATATTTTATTTAATTGTTATATTTTAATATTCAATTATGTCTGTTTCTGCTGCTACGCAACAATACTGATATGTTTAATATCTGTTTTGTTTCATCTGTCATATTCTTCTTCCTCACGAACACAATCTATATTACTATTACTTGCTTCTACTATCTCTATTGCCTTATTTAGCTGGATTACTTTATGCGTTTTATGAAACTTCACATTGTTATCTCTTTTATACATTTCAGCCATGTCTTTATAGGTATCAACAACAACTCTGATACCCTTAGTATAATCTGTCTTATATACAAAATCAAACAGCTTCTTACTCTCTGCAATAGTGATATGACTATCCTTTGCTAATAGTCTATTTAACTGCTCTTTAAAATTAACATCAATAAGGTTTTTATACTTATTTAAGTCTTCTACTCTTGTCTCAAATGCAGCTCTCTGTCTGTATACTTCTTCTCTGTTCCATTTTACAGATTTCTCTTCATCTATAATCGTTCCTATCTTTGGATAAGGAAACTCATCCCTATCAGGCTTACATGAAAAATTACCTAAGAAATCCTCATAAGCTGAAACTAATGTTACAAGGTCCTTTTCTGCTTTAATGCTTCTTACTACTTCCTGTAAATCTTTATTATCCTTTACTTCTAAATAACTCATGTTTTCTATTCTCCTTTTTATCCATATACTCTTTTACATACCCGGCTGTACAGGTATAATACACATCATTTTTAGGTAATTTATCTGAAGGAAAGTCTTCAGTCTTATATTCATGTACCTTTAACCTATCAGTATCTTCATATGTCATATATATAATTCCGAAACTTAATAATGCTGTTGTTATTGGAATTTTCTTCTCTAACATATCAATAAGAACAGGCTTCTTTATTTTAGCAAAGATATATTCCTCTTCATAATAATCTACCGTCATAAACAAATATTTATTATACAAATCATCTTCACATGTAAATAGAACTGTTTGTGTTCCAACAATCAGCTCCTCTTCAATATATAAATTCCCAATGCCTTCTATATTTTTCCATATTTCCTTATCCATAATATCAGTCCTTATCTGTCTAAATAATAATCTTCATCTTTCTCATCAAGTATTTCCTGCTGCTTAAAATTAGGGTTTCTTATTAATCCTCTTTTATAATTATCATATGTTTTATGCTCAACAATAGTACCATCATCAAACTGAATATCTATATTAAAGCAATTTCTGTATTCGATTATTTTAGCTTTCTGACCATTATTCATAACTCTAATCTCATCCTTTTTAGGCTTCATTATACTGCCCTTTTTAAAATTACTATAATTTTTATGTAAAGCAACAGCACCATCCTCGAATTGAATATCAATATCATTAAAACCTCTATAAATCATAATAGTTGCTTTTTCTCCGTTATTCATTGTTCTTTCTTCGCCTTTATGAATGACAGATGGCTTATTGTGTTTTTTATTCAGTTCCCGGTCTGATATTTTATTAGGATTTCTTATACTTCCGTTTAAAAATGTATTATAGCTTCTATGTGTAACAATTGTACCGTCTTCAAATTCAACATCTATATCAGTTGCTTTTCTATATTCCTTAATAACCGCAGATTGCCCGTTATTCATTTGTCTTACTTCATTTAAACGGATATTAGGGTTTTTTATGCAGCCATTTAAAAATGAGCCATACTGTTTATGATAGACTATTGTGCCGTCTTCAAATTGTATATCTATATCAGGTGAACTTCTATAAGCAATAATAGTAGCCTTCATACCATTATGCATCTGTCTTACCTCATCTATATGATTATTAGGATTCTTTATATTTCCGTTTTTGAACGAATTATACGCTTTATTAGAGACTATTGTTCCATCTTCAAATCTGACATCTATATCAGCAGACCCTCTATAAGCTATAATAGTAGCCTTTTGCCCGTTATTCATAGCCTATGTTTCATTAATACGGTCCTGTTCTTTATTAGTACTCATAATTATCTCCTATAATATATATCTATTTTTTTTGCTTATTTTAATAGTGTATCTTCTTCTATTAAATCAGCTGTATTTATTCTGTAATAATTATCCTCATTGCTTAAAAGGTCATTGGTAATATTACTCTTATCTGTTTCATCTGTTATCTCGGTCACTTCCCAAATAACAGAATGGCAATTAACTCCTTCACTTGTATGACCTTTTATTTCTTTATCTTCAAAAATAAAGACTTTATCATTTGCAATCATTAACTGTGCATTATCTTTTAAATTCCTTGATAAAATAATATCTTCAGGTAAACTGGGTCCTATTGGATAGTAGCTACTAGAAGCGTAAATATTATGCAATTGTATAAAATATTCAGAAGGTTCTGAATTAGAAAATTTATAGATAGAAATGTTTTCCTTACTAAGTCCATTAAATTCCGGGTTATCCTTTTCTTCCTCATACTTCATCTTATTTTCTTTATATGCTGTTAATCCATTACTAGACCAAACACCTAATCCGGCTACTGATATAATAATAAGTAGCATAATAATTGTAATAATTTCCTTACCCTTCATCTATATGCTACCTCTCAACACAATCATCTGCCTGAATCTCTTCATATTCTCCTTTACTTTTCCCAATGATATCATCTTTATCAGGAGTATCTATATCTTTACATAAGCCCCATTTCTTCTCAAAAGCTTCTATTCTTTTTAAGATTTCTTTATCATTATCATAAGCTGATTTCATATTCTCAAGCAAATCATTCCCATCTTTATCAGTTAATATAAAGCTATCCCCGTAGCTTCCACTATTCATATATAATTTAAAATTACTACCATCTATATTGTCTGTTATATTATAACAACATAGATTATCTGTCGGTGAATAAAATGACATCTTAGCTGTATAATTACCGGGAATTATATCAAGATAGTCCATTACTATCATAGACGCTGTAGTTATCTCTGAAGCTTTTTTTGCTTCTTTAAAATACTCTGTGTATAAACCTTTATTATTCATATTTAAAACTATCCTTTCTTATTAAACCATTTCCTCTCCATTATCAACTGGAGATTTATCATTATCTTCATAGATTGATTCATCTGCCTGAATTTCTTCATATTCCCCTTCTATATAATCAGCTACAATATTCTTCTTTGCCGTATCTACAGCACTCATTTCAGCATATTCAGTATTTACATAGGTCTCTTCTTTCATAAAATCCTTTACAAATGTTACCGGATTATATGGATTTGAAACTCCTAACTTCTCCGCATACTTTTGTAAAAGGTAACATAAGTTTTCTTCTATAACCCAGTTTTCTGTTCCAAATTTCTCAAATACTTCTTTATTTAACATAATTTTTACCTCATCCTTTAATTTTTGCATAGACTTGCTTTGAAACATATGCTTTCTTTGTTATATCTTTAAATACAGACCACTGTTTCTCTTCAATTACTACTTTCATGTTATTTTCATCTAAATAGAGCTTTTCAATATTATCAATTTGGATTTTTTTAATTTCATTTGTATCAGCCTTAGTTGTAAAGACATAATAAAATTTACCATCTTTTATGACATCATCTTCTGAAAAACAATATTCCTTATAATTTATATGGTCAGAATGTGACATCCCTTCTACCGGAATGATAATTAATATTAATGCAATTATACCAATAGGAACTATTGATATTACAATTTCAAAATATGTAAGAATAAAGGCTAATAGTGCTACAGCAGCAGCAATTACAATAATTATATATAATCCTATTTCCATACCTTCTTTATTTTCCTCCTAAAACTTTCCCTTTTATTTACTTATTTTCCATACATGAATTTACTATTTTTTCTAATGTCCTTGGAGTATAATCCATATAAGGTAACATGCAACCTACATTATAAAAATGGTAATCCTTATCTGGGAAAAGAGCCTTTATATCCTTTGCTACAGACTGCATAATCTGATATTCCATTCCATTATGTACATGACCATATAAATGATACCAGCCCCAGTAATGATTTTTAAAACATGGTATCGGATAATGAGACAAAACAATGCTTGTCTTCTTATCAATAAATAATTCCTTGTAATCACAAACTTCACAAAAAAGGTCTTTTAAAGCTTTATTTAATTTATCATGATTACCTTTAATAAGATGTAATCTGCCATTAAGCTGTTTAAATATTTCTATTGTCTTATCTGTATCATACCAACTAATATCGCCTAAGATATATACATCATCAGTACTCTTAACTGTATTATTCCAGTTATCTATAATCTTTCTGTCCTGTTCTTCTACTGTCTTAAAAGGTCTGTTATCAAACCTTAAACATTTTGTATGACCTAAATGCAGGTCTGATATAAAATAGTTCATTCCTTATCTCCTACATTTACATTTAATTTTTCCATATCAAAATCTCCTTTTAGTTAAACAGTCTGTTATATGTATCTTTTGTTATATACAACTTATCTGTCTGCTTCTTAATGAACAAATATGTATGTATTGTTTTCTCATAAGTCTCACGCTGATTATCATCTATAATCTCTATATCTGTATAATCCGGTATCAGCTCTATATTCTTATGATTATCTGATGTTACAAAGGTTAGATGAACATTATTTAAAAGTGTTTCCGGTTTATAGGTTTCACTGTCTGGGACTATCATCGTTGTTATAATGGTAGTATTTATCTGCTCTGGGTGTGAAAACTTCACATGAATACTGCCAAATGTTGCACCGAAGATAATTATAAACGCTCCTAATATAATTTCTGTTATTACGAAATTTCTCTTATACTCAAACAAGCTATAACAGATAGCTACACCTATTACAGCCAGCATAAGAATTATTATAAAAAAGGTTGTTATTGCAAAAAATAATTCTATTGACATAATTAATCTCCTTTAAAATATTATTTTTTCTTATACTTAAGTAGTGTAAAATTACTATCTATTTTTTAGAGTTTTTATAAAAAAATTCAGATAAAACAAAAAATAGCAATATGACTGTACATGCCATACTGCTATTATCTGTATTATTACTAAGCTATTTTTGTATGATACCCTTAATGTATACTGTTTATGTTTCTTTATCTATATTCTTTCCCTTACACCATAATAGGTATTCACATGATTCATAATCGCACTCTTCACATCTAAAGGGTTGTATAATCAACTTAATATCTTCTTTATTCGGCTTATTTTCTTTCATGGTTATTCTTTCCTAAATCCTAAATACTCTCTAAGCAGATTAATTCTTTCGCATATGGAAGCGATTCTATCCATTTAATAAATGCTTCCGCCCACTCTGTAAGCTTATGGTTCTTACGCTGAAAATACATATTATGGATATTTTCATAGGTCATTGTAACCGTCCTTGTCTGATTATAACTTTCAGGAAGAAGCTGTATTATACTGTACCATAATGACTTATCTTTAGTAATAACATAATCTTTTCTTAAACCTTCAAGAAAATCAATATTCTTCTGCATCATATCAAGTGCTGCATCAGTCATATGGTCTGTACTGAAATCAGACATCTCAAAAGGCTTGCTGTGAA